GATAGTTATTTTTGCATTTTAACTTAAAATCGATCTTTTGTCAATAAAAGATTTTTAAATGGATTTAGAATGATGTAATCATATCATAATAAAAAAAAGCCGCAACATAAATTGCGGCTTTTTTTTATTATATAGTTAAGAAACTTACTATCAAACCAGATGAAATTGGAACACCGGCAAATAACGAATCTTTAGAAATTACAGAAACGGTTTTAGTACTATCTGTACATGCATGTCGAATTCTAAGATATGTTCCCGCTGTAGATTGTATTGCTACTGAAAAATCTACTTGTTTCATTTCATTTGTAGTACTAGAACTTAATGTAACTATTCTATTTGAACCTGTAACTGGTGTCCATGTCGTTCCATCAGGACTTGTTTCCAAAAACATCATCCAATAAACATCACCACCACCAGTTACTTCTCTAATGATTTGAGCACTTATGCATAACATCATTCCTTGTGTGACATTTGATAAGAATGTTCCAGTACTGGTGTTAGCAGTTATAATACTCGCCGCAGCAGTTATAGTATTGACCAATAAAGTCTGGGGTGTATTAGATGTAGTTAATGTTTGTTTAGAATCAGAACCAGCGGTGGTTAAATAGCTTGCTCTAAATGCACTTACCGTAGGTTTGTTTCCAGTACTATACAATGTATAAGTATTTGCACCAACCTTGACCGTAGGATTAACTGAAGAATTAATATTTGTTGGAATTGATGTATTACCAATTTGTGAAATATTAGAACTATCAATTTTTATCAAATCTAATGCTGTATTTGAAGTATTTTTAGATTGTATTCCTATGTTATTGTTGATAATTAAGTTAGATGACCCCAATTGCAATATCGTAGTTCCAGCTATTTGCATATTTATGTTGGATGAAGTACCATTTAGAGTTAATGCAGTACTGGTTCCTGATGTAATAGAATTGCTATATGTTATACTCCACGGAGTTCCAACCGCCGCCGAGTTTTTACCCGTTGTTGCTGGACTAAATGCACTAGATGTGTATGTATATGTGGTTACACCAGAATTTTGTAAATTTATAGTACCTGATGTTGAATTTAAATAAAGCTGTGCTGATGTACCAGATGTTAATGTATTAGTATAAGTAGTACTCCACGGTGTACCAACAGCACCTAACACTTTTCCAGTACTTGATGCGTACATCCCAGTACTATCAACTGTATACGCACTATTCAAAAATGAAGCATTTCCTGTATTAGAAAATGTTCCAGAAATTTGAGTATTACCATTGACTGACCACCCAGTACTATTACCATAAATTTGCACATTACTTACAGTATCACCCATCGGTCGTAGATACAGACCAGCAGGGGATGCATCAGATGCTGAATTGGACGTGATGATTAATGATTTTGATCCATTATCTCGCATAAAAGCAGAAGCACCCAAATTAATAGTACTCGTACCTGATACACCAACAACTAAGTTTCCTTGTATAGTTTGAGTAGATGACCACGTATTCGCCGTGCTTAATAACGGAACCGTTGCACCAGATGTACCAGTGTTAACGACCGCTGAGGTTCCTAATCCCAGATTAGTTCTTGCAGTCGGTGCATCAGTTGCACCAGTCCCACCACTAGCTAATGCTAATGCAGATCCTAATGTTAAACTTCCACTTATGTTAACACTTGTCCCAGTCATCGTCAATGTTCCAGCCGGAGAATATAATATTTGAGAGGTAGAAACGTTATCCCCAGCTGGTCTTAAATATATTCCTTGCTGAGCACTAATAACTAACGAATTTCCTGCATTAGATCTTAAAACTGAATTATTTAAATTAATGCGTGGTTCATTACCACTATATAGTATATTTAATCCCTGAAACGTAGGACTATCACCAGTACCCAATCCAAATGCAGTGTTTGCTGCGGCGACAGTATTAGCTCCAGTACCACCACTAGTTATTGGAACAATATCAGTTTTTAAATAAGAATACTTATCTGCAATATATAGTACTTTCCATAGTGGACTATCCGATGTTGGGGTATTTGATATAGTTGTATATGGTAAAACACCAGTATAATAATATGCAGCATTCATACCATTAGTATCTGTGTATGATAGAAGTTGATTAGGTGAAGTGATATACACCCCACTCCTAAAAGTTCCTGAATTAATCAACATACTTTTTGAGTTTGTTGAGTTTAAGTTAGATAATGACATAATCGATAAATCCTATTTATTTTATTAATTACCAAGTATTTATAGGTGTCCTCTTCCAAGTATTAGCTGATGTACATATATATAGATATGCATCATCCGATGCCCATTGGCCTATTATACCAGCACTTGTACTTGTTGATGGTACCGATACTTTCACTGATAATATATTTCCATCTGTTGCCGAGGTTGGGTCTGAACCATATTTGTTTCTCAATGTATTATCACCACCTGACCATATACGATGCGTGCCTACACGAAAAACTGATGAAGAATAATTACCAACAACTCCTAATCCTAATACTCCCATTGTTATTCCCGGATATGCGGCTAATTGTTGTATGCCATGTGTTGGATCTGCTGAACCATTCCCTAATAAAATTTTTCCTGGATTTATTTGAACTCTATCATAGCTCTCAGAACTTATATTAAGTTTTATCCCGATAGATGTATCTGCTGATACTGTTTTAGTTAATGGTAAACCTGTACCAACTTGAACTTCATTTTGATTCGCAAAATTTTGAGTAATTACATTAATTTCTCCTAATACGTAAGAATATAAAGGATCAATTGCATCATTTATAAATCCTGAAATAGTAGCCCCATTTCTTAAGTTTATACAATATCCACATCTTGCTGATGTTGAGCCTGATGTTGCTTGATATGCTTTATGAACATTATTAGAAACAATATGTCCTCTTCCATAATTCAAATCTATATTATGATATGTCCCTGTGCTTTCAGTGCTATTATTCCAAAAAATATTATTAGTAATTATAGTACCGGCTGGTTGGGCATAAGGTAAAGAACATGATATTCCATGTTGACCATTACTATTGATAGTATTACCAATTATTTTGATAAATGACATTCCAGTTGGTTGTTGATAAAAAATACCAGATAATTTATTAAAATATGAGTCGCAATTAGAAATATAATTATTTTCATTTAATATTTCCAAACCATATGATTCTAATGATCTACCAATTGCACAATGTGATATTCTCCAATCAACACCATCTATTCTAACACAAGATTTACCAGAACTTTCAAATTGGCAATCTTTTAGAATACCAAATGATTTAGAACCACCACCATACAAATTATTCCCACTAAATCCAGAAACATTACAATTATACATTTGAAGACCTGATTGATATACTCCGCTATTATTATCATTAGCACCAACACCAGTTAGTCTTTGTCCATCTACAAATGATAATGTTATTCCTCTTGCATCAACCGTAAGATCGTAAAATGTAACTGTACTAGATGTAGTTAATAATATTAATGTTCCTGTATGAATGAATGATTCTGCTGGAACATTACCATATGGAACAATAGCACCATCTTGTCTTCTACCTAACCCTTTAAATGTCATAGCATGAGGAACTACTAAATTTTTTGTTCTATATTTTTTACCATTGCTAAAAATTAATGTTTTATTTTTGGAAAAATTAATTGCATTTTGTAATGAATTTGTATCGTCTGTAATACCATCCCCTATGGCCCCAAACATTTCTGGTGTTACATATACAATTGCATCTTGAATATTTCCACCCGGATAAAATCCAACATTATCTGCTCCAGATGTATCTAATAGTTCTGATTTTAATACATAATTAGATAAATCACTAGATAACGCAAAATTAATACTAGAAATTGGAACATTAGATAGATAAAATTGAATATTATCTCCTTTATTCAAAACTTCACTAAATTGAATTATATTTTCCACAATCTTATAAGAACCAGTACTTAAATTTTGTAAAACACCATTAATAAAAATATCAACACTTGTAAAGTCATATGGAATATTAATATTTTTTTCACCATCTGTTTGAACAATATAATTATATTTTATTATATCACGTTGGAGATGTAATTGTGTGAATGGTACATCTGGTATAGTTCCTAATGTTCCAACACCACCCCATACAGTACCGTCAGTATATAACCAGTACTGGGAAGATGAACTGGTAGAACCTGTCGTCCAAACTTTCAATGAACCTTTTGGTAATCCATATGCAACTTCAACAGTTGGTAAATGTGCTGTACCTGATAATGTGATATTTTCTGATTTTAATTTATCATATAAATTTGAAGTAATGTAAGATTCCCATGATGTACTTGAAATACCACCATCGGTTTGTGGTGAATTACCATTAATTGTATGAGGTAAATTACCCAACCAACGATATCCAGTACTATTACCGTACTGGTCTGTATAAAATACAAGTTCATTTCGTGTTCTGATAATTTTACCCGTACTAAATGGACCAGAATTTATTAATAATGAATCACCATTACTAGGTGAAAGTTGAATTAATGACATTTAATAAACCTCTTTATAACGTTTTTATTATGTATTTAGTAAAAATAAAAGCACCCGAAGGTGCTTTTATTTTTTAAAGATCATTCATTGTTGTATAAACCCAGCCATAACCAACTATGTATTTATATAAGCGTTTAGTAGTACTATCAAAATATTCAGCACCTGCATATCCATATGATGTTTTTGATGTTGGTGCTGATGATATATCATTTCTTGATATGGTATTGAAACCAGTTACACCCATAATTATGGCTTGTGTTGTATTTAAAAAATACACTTGAATTACGTTGGGTAGCCACATTTTAAATGATTTTCCATCTGGACATATTAAATTTGTATTATGAGTAAATGATATTTCAGACGCACTGAATTGAATACTTATCGTTTTACCTACTAAAATAGATGGGCAAGTTATCTGAGAAATAGATGATGTATTAGCTACAACAGATGTTGGTAATGTAAATGTATTCCCAACCGCTGGTGCTCGACTTAATGTTAATACACCAGATGATAATGTTGCGGAAGATATTCTACCCAATCCAACACTAGCACCATTATTTCCGATTGATGTTTTATTATCTGGTCTAAAATATTGAAAATATGAACTCGTTGTCCATGAAGCAGCGGATTGTAATATTTCATTGGAACTTTCAATGATAGTAACATTTGTAGTCCCATTAAATCCATAAGCTGGTTGAGTCATACCATCTAACCAATATATGTTACCAGTTGAACTAAAATATGCATTAGATAAAGAACTGTTGAATTGATACACTGGTGTTGTTTTATCTGAATTTGTACCAGTTCCAACCAACACAGATGTATACGTATTATTATTGTGTTGAAAGCCTTGAACTCCTCCTAATTCCAATACACCATTAACAGCTTTTGAACTACTATGTCTACTTTGAACATCGTTATTGGAAAATACCAATCTACAAACATCTTTTACATAAAGTGCTTGATAACAGTTGAAATGGTTATTAATAATTCGGAATAATGGTGGTAGATATGAACTGCTGGTAAGACCTTCGTTGACAATTCTAACACCAGTTCCAGCCCCCATAAACTCACCACCTTCAATTAGTAAACCTTCACAGCCAAGCTGTCCCTGATTGACGATTTTGATAACATCAGAGGTAGTGTATATCTCACAATTAACAATTTGTACACCCATCGCATGTGCGGTCGCTCCGTTAGTAAGCGAACTTTCCAAATAAAAACCGATATTTGCTTGTAGTAAGCAGCGGTGGAATGTTGAAAGGTTAATACATGATGCATAGACACCATAACCGAATTTATTACCTGTAAAACCAACTTTTAAGTCTGTTACTGAACATGATTTATCTAAAGTGTCATCACTTATATCCAGTGCTGCATATTGGGAACCATCTGCTGTGGTTCCCCAATCAGCCATAATACGAGCACCATTAGCTTCAATATTTAAATGTTGTTTATTGATAAAAAATTTCAATGCAGTCATTGGCGTTTTCACCAAAATCCATGCATCTGGTGAAAAAACTAATCGCAACCCTTTTGTCATTGAAATATCAACAGTTTTATCTAAAATATATCGACCAGCAGGAATACGAACTTCACCAATACCATTTGCCATTGCTTTATTACAAGCACTTGTTAGTGCAGTGCCAAATGTTTGATATGGGGTATCATTCACCATTTGAGGTGTAATGTAGGTGATAGCTTCATCCAATGTTCCACCTTGTGTTAAACCAATATAACTGGAACCACTGGTTGAATTTAAATTGGTTTTGGTGTAATAGTTATTTAAATCTGATTGTAATGCATATATAATATTTGTAGTATGAACATTACTAATAACAACATGAATAACATCACCAGCTTTTAATGAACCATTTAAAGTAACAGTACTGCCATTAACTACATAACCACCGGTACTTTTATTCTGTAATAATCCATTAATGAAAACTGATATATTTGTGAATTCATACGGTACAGTAAATTGGTTTTGTCCTTCTGTTGCAATTGTACTCCACTCTATTACATTATTTTGTGGTACAATTTGCTTAAAAGGTACATCTGGGATACTACCAAGAACACCAACCCCATTCCATACGGTACCATCCCCAGGGTATAACCAATAATCATTATCAGTACTAATCGTACCTTCTTCCCATATTTTTAGTGATTTATGTGGTAAATTGTAAGAAACTTCAACTGTTGGTAAGTGTGCTTTCCAACTTAAATCAATTCCCTCTTTTGATAATTTTTCAATAAAACCACTACCAACAATACTACACCAAGCAGTATCTGAAATACCACCATCTGTATTTGGATCATTTGTTGTTGTTGTGTGAGGCAAAAGTCCCTTCCACTGATAACCTACTTTATTTCCATTTTCATCAGTGAAGTACAAAATCTGATTTGATGTTTGGATATAAACACCACTTCTGAATTCCCCATAATCAAGAAATGCCCCATTACTATTGCTTGAGCTTAAATTACTTAAAGACATGTCAAAACCTCTTAGTTTGCATTTGCTTTCATGTATTTAGTTCTAATGAGCATCATAAATAATACTATACATAAACTTTTAGATGAGGTTTAATATGTCATTGAACAATTTAAGTGCAACAAATATTTCAGGTGCACTAATTGATGCTGGTGACTTTGTTATTAACAAACGATTAGTATCAAACAACCAAATTTTATATTATACAGATCCAGTAACTTCAATTAAAACTGGATATGTATGGAAAGGTACATTACCTCATATTACCAGTACTAATAATCCAAATACAGATGGTGGTATTTCAGATACCGCTTGGGTTCCGGTTATATACAGCAAATTAAAAGAAAAAATGGAAACAGAGGGTTTAACTCTGGACTGGAACGCACATCTCCCTACTGTTGAAGTTGCTTATGGACTAACTAAAAATTCATTAAAAATGTGGAAATCTGGTACTACTGCAACATCAGATGATTATTGGTTATACACTGATGGTACAGTGTGGAATGGGGTTGGTGTTCTTGGTAGTACCCCTGAAACCAGTACTGGTTTTGAAAAAATTACTCCAAATTTTAATGCAAGTATTAAAACATATTCTGCATCAGCAACCGATGGTCAAACTGATTTTAATATTCCATTCACATTCAGTACTATAACTGTATTTGTTAATGGTTCAATTCAGTTACCCGGATTGAATTACACTGTATCTGGTAGCACATTAACATTCACTACTGAATTAGAAGCTGGTGATTTGTTGTATGTTTTTATTGGCAATCCGAATATCAGTACTAATGATAAACTTAATAGAATTTATACAGCTAATGCAATGCAAGGCCAAACAACAATTCAGGTACCATATGATTTCAGTACTGCAATTGTTTATATTAATGGTGTTTTACAGAATCCCAGTACTGCATATAGTATAGGTGCAGATAAAATAATTACATTTTCTGAAGAACTTTATCAAAATGATGAAATTATTATAATGCTTGGTGATGTTGTTGTACAAAGTGATGAATATGTTTTGAAAAATGATTTATTATCACCTGATGCTTCTGATAACATTAATACAAATGACGGGACTTCTGTACAGCAAAATATTGATAATTTTTCTAACTTTAATAATTTATTTTCCAATGATAATGGATTGAGTAATATAAATTATAAAAGTTCTTTGTTTTCTAATAATTATAAATCTACTCTATATGATTTATATCAAAATAAGCTGTCATTATTTGAATTCATACCACCAGAATTACATGATGGTATTAGAAATTATACATATAAAGGTGATTTGTCTGTATATATACAAAATGCCATCGATCAAGCAAATTTATTAGGTGGAGCGGTAATTGAATGTCCACCTGGACAATATTATTGTAATGTAGTTACTAAACAATATGTGGTGCTTATTGGTAGTAGAAATGGTTCAGTTCGTCGTTCCTTACCTTGGACTTATGGCACGCCGGGAAACCCATCTAGACCATATGGAACGAGATTCAGGAATTTTTCCAATGATTGGATTATAAAATCAGAAACTAATAGCCAAAATGATGTATCATCCAGAAGTTTTGGTATTATTGGAATAGATTTTGATGCTACTGATGCTATTAATAGTACCGGTGGGGTAAGATTACGTGGTCCTGAATTTTGCGTTAAATCTTGTAGTTTTTATGGTTTTCAAGATCAAGGTTTAGAAGTTAGTGGTAATATTGGATTAATAGAGGATGTTATCGCCAACGAATGTTTAAAAAATAGAATCAGAACTGATTATGTCGGAACTATTGAAATATCAGGTGCATCAGATTGTCAAATACACAGAATTGAGGGAAATGCCCAAGTAAAAGGACTTAACTCAATTACCAATTCGTCTCCTTATATATGTGGAATTAAAATATCAGGAAATAATCATTATATTTCAGGATTAATGGGTGAAATATCAGAAACTGGTATATATATATCTGCTAGTTCCGTTCATCATAAAATTTCTGATTCACGTGCAGATAATAATGTTGGTCCTGGTTATCTTTTAAATGGTGTACAAATGGTTAATTGTCATTCATATAATAATTCTAGAACTGGTGATGGCCTATATCCAGCTTTTGGAGCATTGGATTCTGCATCAAGATTATTATTAAGTAATTGTTTAGCATGGACTGACAATGCACCAGTTGATGGAACTGGTACACAACGTTTGCATAGTTATGGATTTGATTTTTCTAATGTTGATTATCTATCACTTAGATTAAAACCTTGGATAAATCAATGCTTTTCTTATGGTGATAAAAATGGATGGATAAATTCTCCATTGACATATGGTGTTGAATATACACCAACTAATGGATTATTAACAATTTCATCGAATGCTACCACAACACCAAATGTAGATGGTGTTAGTGTTATTTCTATTTCAACAACATCGTTATCACAAATAACAGGATTTGTTGGTGGTATGATAGGTCAGGAAGTTGATGTATATTTAAATGCTACTGCATCCGTGACGTTGGTTAATAGTTCAACATTCTTAATTAATAATTTTGCAAAAAATTCAAATAAAACAATGGTGGTTGGTAGAGTTTATAAATTTATAAAAACATCCGCTACTATATGGAGAGAAGTTGGAGATGTAGTGCGTGTTTATTCTGGTACTACCGCTGAGAGACCTTCAACGGCTGCAACAACTGGGATGCAATATTTTGACACTACTATAAACAAACCTATTTGGAGAAATGCTGACAATACTGGATGGGTGGATTCTTCAGGAACTTCAGTATAAAAAAGCCCCCTTAGTGGGGCTTTTTTATTATAAATATTAGTATATTGTAAATTGAGGTTAATATAATGATAAACGGATTAATTCAACCAAAAGGCTCTGTTTCTAAAGAAACAAATAAAAATAGCATAGCATTAAGTTTGGGATTAAAATTTTCCGAAGTTGAATATTTAAGTACTGAAATATTAATTGATTCATTTGTAGCAGTTTATGATCCTGTATCAGAAATGACATTTTATGTAGGTACAGCAGTTGGTAATCCAATAACATGGAATATTAATGGTGATGGAAATTTATCAGTGGTCACTGATGTTGGTACTTATACTTTATTAAAAATAGGATTAAGTAATCCAGATGCTTCCCTTAAAATAGGATACAAACGAAAAAAAATTAATGATTCTTTATCATCAATTGCATCAGTTGCTGGTTATATGAATAGTAATTTTGTATCTATTATGGAATTCCAACATTTAATTACAAGTAAACCCAATTTAAATGATATGGAAACTTGGGATTGGTCTCCAGCACTGGACGCTGCTATTTCTTATGTACAATCCTATATTCCACAAACAGCGGTGAATTCACAAATGTACGGTGTAATGCCAATCGTTTTTCCTCCTGGGGTTTTTCAGTACAGTACTGAAATGAAATTCACAAAATATTTAAACAGTACTGGATCTTTAAGTACGTGTTATACTTTAATTGGTTCTGGTATGACTTCTACTGTTCTACAACCAATTACACAAGGTCAAAATGCTTTTACTGCAACACAATGTAAAATAAATTTAATTAATATTGGATTTAGATCTGGTGCTTCATATCAAACTGGTGCAGTACTAGGAAGTTCAACTGCATGGCTGCCAGTGGTACATAGTAATTGGCGTTGTGTCGGTTTTTCTGGATTTGCACGAGGTGTAGTAGCTAATTTATTATTTGATAGTACTTTTGAAGATATCTTTATACAAAATATTTCAAATATGCAATCAACATCTGATGTTTCTTATGGATTTACTTTTGAAGTTTATACTGGCCCAGCAAATGGTGGTACAACTGGTGACGGTAGTGGAGATGATTCAAACCAAATAACGTTTATTAGACCAACAATTGAAACCTCAAATGCTGATAATGCAATTTTATTCAATGCTTCATCAATTAATAGTTCTTATCCACATCATGCGATTAACGTGTTTGGTGGACATATTGAAACTCATAATTTAAAAGCTAAATGCTATAATTTAAAAAACTGTTTTAATGTTAATTTTTATGGAACTATATTTTCACAAAATGGTTCGGCAGTTGATACCAATTATCGATTAGGTTATATTGAAGCTTGTTATAATATAAATTTCAAAAATTGCCGACAAGTAACAACGAATCGTTTAACTGCTTATTCAAGTACTGATGTTAAATCAATTAAAATAACAGGAAACAGTAAAAACATCATTTTTGATAATAACCATTTTATTAACCCGTATTACAGTCTTAACACATATAATAAAGGTCCATCGTATAATATCGATTCAGACACCGCAACTGTGCTGGATGATTCTTATTTGGTAATTAATTGCACATTTAATACATATACAAATAGAAATATAACTTCAAAGATTTCAATTTCGAATAAAAATATATGCAATAAAAATCATATATTAACTGTGAATGATAATGGTGAATTGGTTGTCAGTTACACTACATCAACTGATTATAGTGTTACACCTACAGATATTTTGTCTTTTACTAATACCGGACAAATAAAAACCAATGGTAACATTCAGCTTGGAATTTATAACGGAACCGCTGGTTCAAAAAGTATTGATTTTTATTCTAATGGTGACAAAACAACATCAATGGCTAGGATTTTGGTTGATAGCTCAGGAAGATTATATATACGTTCATTTAATGGTTCACAAGAATGGGTCTTTGGTAGTAATGCAATAACACCAACAACAACGGCTGTTTATTCAATAGGTTCACCATCATTGACTGTTAACAATTTATATGTTCAAAATCCAGTAACTGTTGTTTCAGATGAAAATTACAAATCCAATATACAAAAAATACCAGATGAACTTCTTGATGCATGGGAAAATGTTGAATTTAATATGTGGAAAATGAAAGCCGCAATCAATGTAAAAGGGGCAACCGATGCAAGATGGCATGTGGGGTATATAGCACAAAAAATTAAATCAGCGTTAGAAAATGCAGGATTAAATTGGCAAGATTATGGCTTAATAACTTATGAATCATGGATAGAATCAGAAGAAACATATGATCAAAATGGTAATGTATTATCTCCATATAAAGCCGAGGGAGAAATATATATGCTCAGAATGGAAGAGTGTTTAGCCGTGGAAATGGCCTATCAACGTAGAAAACTTGATAGAATTGAAAAACAATTACAAAAATAGGATTAAAATATGGGAAATTTTATACAACCTAAAGGTTCAACTTCTACTGAAATCGCCAGAGAAATTTTATCTAAAACTTATTCAATAAATTATTCTGAAATAGATTTTATAAAACAAAATCTTTCAGTTACTGGTTTAAAACTTCTTATTGATCCAAATACTCAATATATATGGGGGACTATTTCAAGTTCAGAAACTGGAACAATTTCATCATGGAGTATAGATAGTACTGGTGAAATTATGACTGTATTAACTACTAATGGCACGTTAACATTAAGAAAAATTTCTGTTTCTACTTCAACAACAACCGCAAATTCTATATATAATTTTATGACATCTGATGATATTTACAACATAAAAAATGTAGTTGGGATTGAAATTAATGTCGATTATGCTTTACAAAAAGCAATAAATTCTGGATTAATGTCAATTTATTATCCACCATCTAAAGGTATATATGTACATAGTAATGTATGTACATTACCATCAGGATTCAATATGTATGGTCAAAGTAGAAAACCATACACTGTTTCTAATGATGCATCATTTAATAATTGCGGGACTGTTATTAGATTAGCATCTGGTTCGCCTGGTATTTTTGTTCTTTCAGGGAGACATACTTTCGACAATATTGTATTTGATGGTAGAAACAACACAGTAGGTTCTATGAATGCTACATCACAAGTTTCTGGGTGTAGATTCGAAAAATGTGGATTTTATCGATGGGGTATTGGTTTAGGAAGAACTAGTGGGTATGTAGCAACCGTTTATGCTCGTGGTTGTAATTTTAGTGGTAATAATACAGCAATGCAAGACTGGATTGACTCGCGTGCAGTTGATTGTACAATAAATGCACAAGTCTCTCGTGGTATTGCGATGCGAACCGGAGCTAATAATAATGCATGGGTTGGGTGCCGAGTAGAATGGAATGGAACCGATGGTTTTTATTTTTATCAATCAGTAGGTAATGTAATTACTGGGGAATTGATTGACCGTAACGGATATGCAGGAATTACTGTTGCCGATGGTGCAAGTGTATCAGTTACAACCTGCTCAATACAACGAAACGGTAGAATATCCTCTAATACAAATAATGGGGCTAATATATTAATTAATGATTCTGGAATAATTTTATTAAATGGTAATAGATTTACTTCTGGTGTAGATGATGGTGGTACTGGTGTATTAACACCAGATTATGATATTATATGTGCTGGTGGTACTGGAAAAATCCTTATTGCTTCGGGAAATTCGTTTTCTGGTGGAAACTTAGGGTATATGAAAGAAGTGACTATAGCTAATAAAGTAATAACCGGAAACTATGGTTTACCTGATATAATTAATACAGGGACATATCAAAAATCATCTGGCTTGGTTAAAATGGGGAATACATCTACCGGAACATTACCCCCAGCAGCATCAAATGGAACATTAACATTATCATTAAGCAGACCAGCAATGACACAATATATGATTCCACAAAAAATAGTTCTTGAAATATCAGCAAGAGATACTATAGGTGGAAGAGCTGAATATTTCACAGTTCCTCTATTGTGTTCATGGGAAAGCACCGTACCCGTAATTAATATGATATCATCGAAATTAGATACATATCCAGACAATGTATGGGGTCCAAGTACAAATACACCTACTGGGGTTCAAGTATCTGTTAGTACAACATCTGATGGTTCTACTATTACTATCAACTTAGTATCTATGGATACAAGAAATAGACAAATACAAGCTTATATTAGAGGTGCATAATAGATTAAAAAAATAAAGCCCAGCTTGGGCTTTATTTTTTATTAAATACTTTATAGATTTTTAATTTAAAAGGAATTATGACATGGCATTTAAATTTAAAGGCTCACTATCGGCTGTTGATGCTACACTTAAAGGTGGTGTGAAATTTGATAATGAAAAATTACCAGATTCTAAAAATATGCCTGAAGGTAAATTCACAATTAATGAAATTGATAATTCAAGTACTACTGATATTGCCAGTAACACATTGGTGACAAATTTTGGAAAACCTGACAATGTTGCTGGTATGCTCTCTTTTAATACTGGTGATTGGGAAAATAATAATTCAGCACCAGTTAAACTTATGATGCGAGTAGTTAATAATAATAATGATTCTGATTGGGTTACTATATTTGATTCATCAAAGACTACAGTTACATGGAGTTCTGTTGCTTCGGCTGGACAATCAGTTTTTACAGTTCCTAATTTAGATTTCAAAAAGGCAATAATTTATATTAATGGAATTTTACAATATCCCGGTATATCATATCAAACATTTGGTGGTACAGTAACATTCTCAAATTATCTACAATCTGGTGATAATGTTTATATTGTTGTTGGTAAAGATTCAGATAATACAACTAACATACAATATATTAGTACTGCTACTACCGAACAAAATACAATCACACTTCCATATAGTAGAAGTAGTAATTATGTGTATATTAATGGTATTTTGCAGTATCCTAGTACTTTTACTATTTCAAATGATATTATCACATTGAACTCATCAATGCAAGAAGGTGATAACATATTTGTATTAAGTAATGATAAATCTGTCTCTAATTATACGTCAGTTGCTGTGCAAGATCAGACTGATTTCACTATATCTGGTACTATAGTTGAACCAACAGTATATGTAAATGGAGTATTACAATATGATGATTATTATAACATATCCGGTAACACATTATCATTTGTTGGTAAATTATTTGAAGGAGACCAAGTATTAGTATTTTTGGACAATCCACAATTAATAGATGATGTTAATACTGAATATACCAATATCATTGATGATACTAATAATAGTAATAAAATAAATATTCCTTATTTTCATTTTAGTGAATTACAGGTTTTTATTAATGGTATTCTACAAAATCCAGATAATGGGGCTTATGATTTAAATGGAACAGAAGTTACATTAAGCTCACCACTACAGGAAGGTGATGATATACATGTTATTGTATATAATTCTCCTATACAAGATGACAATATAGTTACTAAAGCTGATTTAAGTTCTTATGCATCCATTAATGAATTAAACTTATTAAAAGATTCGTTGAAAACTGAGGGTATTAATTTAAAATGGCAACCACATTTACCTAGTATTGAAGTAGCATTTGGGTTGCCACGAAGATCGTTGAAAATTTGGAAAGCTGGTAATACATCAACGGCTAACCAGTACTGGTTATATCCAGTGGATGGTACCGTTTGGGCTGGTGTTGGTATCCTTGGAACTGTACCAGATGTTCCTTTTTATAAATTGGATTCTAATAAAGATGTTATAACTTGGACATATACGGCAACTAGTGATAATATTAACAGAATTTTCGTTCCATATAATTTTGGAAGTATCAATATTTTTATAAATGGTGTATTTCAAAGCGTTGAACTTGGACATTATACATACACTGGTCAATATATAAATTTAAATGGTGCATTACAAACTGGTGACAACTTAATTGCTATTTTGGGTAAATTGATTTTAAACACCAATCCGTATTTAACAATAGAGTCGGCCTCGAAATTTATAACTAAATCTGATATTTATAATACCGATGGTGCTGAAAAAATAGGCACGTCTGATGGAAGAAATGTTCAAATTAATTTAAATGAAGTTTCTGATTTTAATAAAAATTTGGAATCAAATAATCAAAATTTGGGTGCAAATCTAATAAACACTGAAATTGATATCTCCGTTGGAAAATGGATTAAAAATACAGTAATAACACCTGATATGTTTTTTGATAGTGTTAACGACGTGGATTGGCTACCTGCATTTACTAAGGCGGCAGCAGTTTCAATGCAATTAAAATTACCAGTAACACTATTACCTCGTGACTACACATTTTTATCTGCTCTTAATATGTCTATGTTTGGATATGGTATTGTTTGTGACATGTCCAGGAATAATAAAGTTGTATTAAAAGCATTAGCAAACAATACAAATGCTGAAGTTTTCATTACGATGAAAAATGTAGATAGACGAAAAACTGGTGGGTTTTTGATTGATGCCAATAATTTATATGATGTAGCATTTGATACCACTTGGGATTTGACTGGCGGCCCATCTTTGATGATGGTATGGGAAAAAATTCAAATACAAGGGTGGAAAAAAATAGGCTGGAGAGCTAATAATAATAATGATGTTTGGAATAAAAACATTACTATATTAGAACCAGGAGCAGATGTTTCATCTGATGCAGTATCTTATTATAATCATAGTGCTGGCGGTCCCATTTCATTTGAAGGTTGTAGTTTTCAAGGAGGTAGAATACAAGTAACTGCACAACATATTAGTGCTTCATATTGTGTATTCAGGGGAGTTGAAATAAAAACTGGTGGTAGTGGTTGGAACACATTTGCGGCGATAGGGTGTCATTTCTTCAAAGATACGTATTATAATTCATGTTTTGTTTTAGGTGGAAATATACAGGGTTTCACTGTAATGGGTGGATTGGTTGAACCAACAGATGGTGGTTCTGTGTTTAGGGGATTAGGTACTGGGTATTTTAACTGTGGTCAACTTGAACTGCTAAACACAAGAATAAGCTCATATAATAGTTCTAATCCAGCAGTATTGGCATCCGGTACTATGCTTTCAGTTTATGGAAATACTACTATTAAAATTACTGGTGGTATTGCTGAACTTTCATCGTATGATCCATCAACTATGGGGTGGGTTAATACACTAATTTGTGATAAAGTATTATTGAATCAGTTAAATAATACTCCAATTACCCGTATTTTTACTGGTTCATTATGTAAATATAACACACCAACAATTTCCTCTGTTAGCATGGCTAGTGCTACAGCAACATCTTGTATGGTTACTGATATGCTTAGTACACTATCAACTACCAGTAGAAACTTTGGTAATATTTCTGCATTAGATGGTTCAAAAACAACAATAAGTGGTGGTACTATTAGATTGTCATATTCAGACGGTGGTGGATTTGCAGAGTTTAGATATACAAGAACATCATCAACGAATTCAACATTTACATTAATTTCAGAATCTTATATTGATAGTTCAAGACAACTAACCTTGTATAATTCAGGTACACAATATGTATATGTTGCCAATAGTCGTGCTGCTGGTACTACTGGCTCTTCTTGGACATTGTTAATCTCATTTAGTGGTTATTTAGATTATATACCATAATAAAAAAAAGCCTCCAAATGGAGGCTTTTTTTATTATAAATATTATTATAATTATATTTGGAGAATTATAATGACAAATAAATTAACTCAGCCAAAAGGCTCAGTATCAAAACAGTTAAATATACAAACCATTTCTAGAATATGTGGTTGTAATGAAAATGAAGTTTCTTATATATATAATCAACTGGATATTTTTAATATAAAATATTTGTATGATCCTATATCTGAAAAGATATGTATATCTAATGGTTCTGGTCTTGTTTTATCATATACTGTTAGTGAAAACAGTATTATGGTAATTACCACTATTCAGACTTATTATTTTCCTATATTAGATGTTGCTGTTAATATTAATTCGGTAGATGGGTTGACTAAAATAGGAAGAGGAAAAACCTCATTAGAATTGAAAAATTATGAACCTACATATGATAATGAATATATTTTCTGTGACATTAATGGGTTGGATTTTTGGTATTATGATCCATTAGATGTTAATACACCAGATAATGGATATTTTTGTGTTGTTACAAATTCAGGAAAAAGATGGAAAAGAAAAAATAGTAATGATTATATTGATTTAAATTGGTTTGGGTTAAAATTTGATGGGGAACTTTCTTTAATTTGGCAAAATGCTATAGATATAATTCATAATATGGCAATTTCTGCAAATTCTATATATAATTTACCTTATATAAAAATTAATGGAGGAAATTATACGCTGTCGAAAAATGTAACAATTGCTCCTTATATTTCAACTGTTTTCACAAAAGACACTAAAATTGTATGTGATAATATTTTAGACAATACGGACGAAGCCGCAATAACAATATATAGTAATGATTCAATAAATTTATATGATAATAATAGAAGTGCTTCATTCCCAAAATGTATATCTAATACAAGTGGCAAAACTAAATTAATTCGTAATGGTACTCGTTCGTTAACTAATCCAAAAGGGTTGTATACAAAAGGTGCTTCATCGACTTCTCATGCAATTAATATGAGAATAAGTGATTTGGAAGTTCAAGGTGCATTTTCTTCAGGTCATTCCAATACTGCCACCCGCACCTGGTTAATGAGATTTGAAAATTGTATTTTTAATGGATTTTATGCAATTTCGTATTTAGGAACAAACACCGATAGTGGTGAAAGAATAACATATAGCAATTGTGTTATGTCAGGTGGTTATGGTGATGTAAATACTAAAACTATATATCTAGAAAGCTCAGGGATAAATTTACATCTATTATCGTGTAGTATTGATTTTACAGGAGGAGATGTTATATATCTATCAGATACTGCTAAATGGTGTACTATATGTATAGAAGATTCACATATAGAAAGTTGGAATGGTTATTTAGTGAATTCAGTTAATACATCAAACATAGCAAGATATATTACATTTAGATCAACAAATATTTTACCAACAGGTTCATTGGGTTTTTCACAATCATTATCTCGAAAATTAATAAATGGTCAAGCATGTACTATATTATTTGATGATTGTTTTATTTCATGGACAGTATATCCATATGACTCATACGATAGTATTACAACAGATACTTCTAATGTTATAATTAGAACTAAAAATCATAAAGATTTATCATTAGGATTGCATCCATTTTCTAATAAAAATAGATTAAATAAAATTTATAATTTTTCATCTGAAACAGTGGGTAATACTTTATCTGGTACAACAAATACAACAACCGTTAGAAAATATGGAACCAGTTTTTCAAACGTCACTGCGGTTATATCATCTATCGATAATAGCTTAATTGATACTGCTTTAGGTGCTGGTTCAACCAATGTTTTATCATTAACATGGAATACCGGAGGATATGCTTATATAGAAACTGTTGAAAAAGTACGAGTCATTCCTGGTTTTGATTATAGTTTTAAAGCTACAATTGTAATGCCTAACTTAACTAGTACTATGAATATTTCTCCTGCAATTGCATGGTATGATGAAAATGATACATTAATATCAAAAACTGAAATCTATTATAGTGATATGAAAACTATAGTCAATACTGCTATTTCTAGTATTCCTATATATACATCCAGAACTAATAAACGCGTTGCTTGTAGAACATCAATAATGACTGCACCACAGGGTGCTGCATACGCACGTGGAGTTATTGAATGTACAAATGGAACAACAGGTTCGGTATATTATATTACTGATTATAATTTATTTTATTCGCCAACTAATTAAAACGAGGACAATATGTCAAATAATTTAATCCAACCCAAAGGTTCAGTTTCAAAAGAAACTAATATACAAAGTATAGCTAGAATTAATGGAGTTAAGATTTCAGAAGTAAAATATTTAGAAGATGGTCTTGATGTTACTGGTCTAAAATATCTATATGATTCCAGTACTGAAACTGTTTGGAAACTAAATGGTGATGAAACTGGTTTGATTGATGACTGGTTTATACAAGATGAAACGATGACAATACAAACAAATATTAATACTTATTATATTAAACAAATTTATTTGGGATTATTTTTAGAAACCAAAATTATAACCGATCCAGATGGTTATACCAAGATTGGTGGATTTTTTAATGCTGAAGGATTATCATTAGTTGGAAGTTCCTATGGTTCTGTGTATGATCGAATTAAACAGCGTGGGCAATATGATATTTTATCTGGATTTGCAGATCCAAAAGGAATAGCGGGAATAACATTTGGTGGAGATTCGAATAAAGGTACTATTATTATTGATGAAAGAGGAAGAATTCAAACATATGCAGTTAAAGATAACATCACCACCGGATCTAGATTATCTTTACCATATAGTGAATTATATGGTCAAGGAGAAAATGGTTTAAATGGTAATATATTAAGAATACCATTTGCAGGTGCAGAAGATGATTCACTGCATTCTAGCTTAATTTTCATACCAACACAGTCTGGTTCATCTGATATGTATATTGCTGGACCGGGCCAATATACTAATTTTTCATCACCATATGAAGATTCCAAAATTGTATCTCCAAGAGTTGTCACCACCCAAGATATAATTGAACCAATGTTACAAGGAATGATAAATCCAACTGATCAAAATTCATCAACGATGTGGGTAGAATTATTTACAGTTAATACTGGTATTAGTAATTCTGGTCCGAATTTTACAGGATTATACACCGTGGGCGGCCCGTTATCAGAATCTATTTACACGTACTTGATTGAGTGTAATGATGTTTTTGTTTCATCACTAACAACTGCAACTAACAAACATGTATTGCGAGTAACAAATTTAAGAGATGATAGTGATTATAGGTATACTACTACAAATTTACCATCATTTGGGTATGTCTATGATAATATTAATGGAAAACTTATAGTATATGCAAAATTGGCAACTAGAAATGAAGGTGCCACGTTGATACCTATAAGAATATCGAAAAAATCGTCTGATGGTAAAGATAAAGTAATAATAAACAAAAATGAAAATTCATATTCATCCACTGAACCAACTGGGATTGTTTATGTTAATACTGCTAAATCATTAACATCAAATACATATGTTCCTACAAATTCAGGTGAGGTTGTAAAAACTACTGGGGCGGTTGTGAGAATTTGTAATGGAATATCATCATCAACTAAAAGTCCAGTTAGGGATGGTTTTATTCAAAATGATCAATATTCAGCAATTAATAGGGGTTATGCTGGATTGGGGTTGATAACCGTAAATAAAACAGCAACTGGTACTTATACTATATCTGGTGCAACTACTGGTACTGCTAGTAATTTGTGGAAGATTAAAAACCCGTTACAAACCACCAATGGTGGATTACAACAATTGGTTGCTACTATTATTTCTGATACAAATAATTTAATAACAATTGAAGTTAGGAATATAATTTATACCGTCACTGGTTCAACCGTTTCACAAACATTAGGAAATCTAGTTGATATACCATCTAGCAGTTGGCTTGATGTTCATACTACATTATTATAAGGAAATATATATGAATTTTTATTATGTTGACACATCTAGGAATATTAATGGTGATGGTTCTATAACTAATCCATTTAATAGTATGAGCAATTTAATTAATGCAGGAGTTCAATTTCCATATACTATTAGTATTAAAAAAGGTACTGTTATTGAATGGTCATATCAAGATTTGACTAATAGTTCTATATTTTATAATACATCAAATCAACAATGCCACTTTACCTCATATGGTGAAGGTAAAAAACCAATATGGATTTCAACTGGTATTGATAAAAGACATTTATATGCTAAAATGATGAATGTTGCAATTCATGATTTACAAATTTCACCACCTCCTGGGGGCGTATTTACGGGAGGATATCTATATGGTGTACCATATGGTGATCCTTCTAACAATAATGAATGTAATTTGGAATTTTATAATTTGGACTTTATAGGAACACCTGAATCAATAGGGGGATCTGCTGGAAGTAAAGAAATTTCTATGATTTTATTATTAGTTGATAATGGTGGTTCTTCTAATGTTGCACATAAAATTTATATACATGATATTATTGGTGATCATGTTAATTGTGGTATTTTTGTTAGAGGAAACCCACACTTATCAGATCCTACCACATATAAGGGTGATCAAAAGAAAAGTTATGGGGTTCGTGTAATAGATGTTTCATTCACCAATATTATTAATTACGGAATACTTTTAGCTGGTTGTGCCAGCAAAAATAAAAATAGAGACGTAAGAAATGATGATATGGAATCTGGATTTGATGGGGTGTATTATTCATCGTATAAAACCAACGTATATAATCCATACTCTGATCCATATGCGTATACTACTGCTAGATATGATGTACCATTGTGGATGACGATGTGTGCTTATGTAACCGGGCAAAATTTTGAAGTTCATGGTTCTGGACCAGGAAAACCAGATAGATATGCATTAGATTTTGATTGGCATTGTAATAATTGTTTGATGAGATGGGGGTATACAACAAATAATGCTAAATCCTTTATGTTTATCCAAGGTCCATTTTCAAATAGTTGGTATTCATCACATGGATATACCCCATTAAGTAATGATCCATATACATTATATTATACTTATGGTGCTGGATGTTATGATAATGTATATGAATATATAGTTTCATATAATGATGGTATTGGCAGGACTCATAGAAAATCTGATATATTTTGGAAAAAAGCAGCGGCATACAGATATTGTTATAATAATATTGCAAGAAATATTGTTTTTATTGATACAGTATCCACATCAAATGATTATATTTTAGCATGTAATCCACAAACAGATGACAATAGCAATTCCACATCAATGACAGTTGATAGTTGTATATTTTATTGGAAAAATAGGGATTCTTCCAATTTAATTTCAGACATTGATGTTAGTAATTTTGGTAATTTATTATCAAAATTTAAATTTTCAAATTCTATAATGTATTCAGAAAAATGGAATGGTATTAATCCAGAAATACCTAATGTTTCATTAACTAATATAATTTATCAAAATCCATTATTTAAATATGATATACCGACGGTACCACCTTCTGGGATGAAAGAAGTTAAAGAACTCTTAAAATTAAGCAATAATTCAGTTGCGTTAGATTCAGGTACTCAGAATAATAATAAAGATATATATGGTAATACTGGTAATAATATCGGTTGGTACCAATAAAATAAAAAGCCTCCATATATGGAGGCTTTTATTATTTACCACCGTGCTTAGACCATTCTACTGCACGAAGTTGTTTAAGTGCTTCTTCATGTGTTGGATGTGTACCCAATACCTTTTTACCAGTACTGTCAGTAACTTCCCACTTATCACCACGTTTACGAATTTTTTCAGTAATCAAATCACTATATTTCATTAGAAATCTTTCCCTTTATATAAAATACGTTGATTGCTAGAACCTCTATATGGAAGTGATAAGTCTTTTAGTTCTTCTTCAAATTTACCATCGACAAGAACATCAATATATTCTAATATAGAGGCTGCATGATTATTTATAATTTCATCAAGTGTGAAACCACTCCAACACCAAATGGTTTTGTCTGGGTATTTTTCTTTAACAACTTTACATAGTTCGATTACAGTACTGCAATTTTTAAGAGCAAGTGGATCGCCACCAAGTAATGATAAACCAGATACATATGATTTAGATAATTCATTTAGTATCAGTTTGACTTGTTCAGTACCGAATTCAGTACCGCTTCTATAATCCCATGCTTTTTCATTGTAGCAATTTTTACAACCCATTGAACATCCCGAAACAAAAAGGGAGCATCTAACTCCCTCCCCATTTATTAAGTCATCTTTAATTATTGTTTGATAATTCATCTAATAATGCACTCACTATTTCCACAAGAACATCACCATGACATGATTTAGGCTTACAAAAACATCCTAATTTTTTACCAGATAATTCTAGTAACTCATCAATGGTAATTTCACCATTTTCAATTTTATTAAATATCCATTCTCTATATTTTGAAATAGATTCTTCTCTGGTATTGACAATAAACTCAGCTTTCGTATCACGATTTTTTATGTGAGTAAACGGATTACCCCATTTTGAACCTCTTCCAATATATACATCATATGGTTCTTTATACTTATTAACCACGATTGGATATATATTTTCATCATTATATTCAAAAAACATTACATTAGAACTTAGTAGTGAAAGTTCGTGAAATTACATCATTTTGTTGTTCTTTCGTAAGAGAATTAAAACGAACTGCATATCCAGAAACACGAATAGTAAGTTGAGGATATTTTTCAGGAAATTTCTGTGCTTCTTCTAATTGAGAACGTGATAATACATTTACATTTAAATGTTGACCACCTTCAATTTTTGGTTGTTCTTGAATATCAACTTCACGCATTTCTTCATTTTCAAAAGTACTGAATAATACTTCATCATCTTCTGAAAATGTTTTTGATACTAAAATACGTGCATATTCATCATCGTGTAAAAAGATTGTTCCAGTATGTTCGCCTGATAAAATTTGTTTTGCTTTAATTGTCATAATTGACTCCTTATTTTTGATAATTACATTTATATTCTACATTATCACTTATTCATTTAGTCGTTTTTATATAGATTACATATGACGAATTCTTTCGATCACTTCGGCTTGTTTCCCCTTATTGAATGGGCGACTATTTGGTGCACCAAGATAACCTGAAACACGTCTAATAACTGATATAGTACTTTCATCATTATTACCACAGTGTGGGCAATTATATCCATTTTTATCTACGTTGAACTGACCATCATATCCACATTTATAGCAGTGGTCAACTGGTTGATTGATACCGAAATATTGTACTTTCATACTGGCATAATCAACTATAGTTTCTAATGCTTTTAAATTATTAGAAAGATTTGGAGTTTCAACATAACTAATATTACCACCTGAACTGATATTTCCAAATAAACTTTCATATTGAAATTTATCGAAAATTGAAATATCATAATGAACTGGATAATGAAATGAATTACTAATGTAATCTCTATTCAATACAGAGGGGTATTTCTCATTAATAATTTTTGCAAATTTATAACACAAACTTTCGGCTGGTGTTCCATATAAACTATATGCGATATTAGTTTCTTCTTTATATTGATTGCATTTCATTTGCATATATTTTAGTACTTTTAATCCAAAATCTTTGTCTATTTTTCCTTTAAGAATTTCAGAACATTCAGATAAACCAACATACCCAATACTAATGGAACTTCTGCCATTGTAAAATAGTTGCTCAATAGTCTCATCTGGATCTAAACGAGCTAAGGCTCCGTACATGTACAGTACTGGATTCTGTCGGGCTTTTGTGCCTTTTAAACGCTCGACACGAAGCGATAAGAAGCGATATGCCATGTCCATGTGATGGTGTAACTTGTCAAAGAAAACGTCGTCTGACGTACTTTCAAGAGCGATTAACGGTAGGTTGATTGATGCCACCCCTAAATTGCAGCGGCCATTATATTGCTCTTCACCATCTTCATTTATCCATTTGGAAAGGAATGAACGACAACCCATTGGAGTAACAGCTTCAGAAGTACTACCTGTGGTTTCTTTATTCAATGTAACACTAACGAAATCAGGATAAATTCTTTTAGAACTACAATGTAATGCTTGTTGTTTTAAATCATAATTTGGATCAGTACTATTAGTATTAATACCATCTTCTAAAAAGAAAATAACTTTCGGAAATACTGGAGTAATGCCATCTTTACCTAAACCTTTTTCATGAACTTTTAAATATTGTTCAGTAATTAAACGTCCAAATTTAGTAGTACTTAAACCTAAACTAATAGATATGAAAGGGGTTTGACCTGACACGGACACAGTACTGTTTAATTGATATAAAAATGTTTGACACCCATCATAAACTTCTTTTTTTAATTCGTCTTCAATGAATTCGGTACTTAAATTATATTTCTTTTGTTTTTCTAATAGTTTATTCCATGACATTTGAACATATGGTTCTAAATATTTGTCAATGTGAGCTAATGATTGTCCACCATATTGTGAACTTGCAACCGCTTGCACAATCTGTGTTAGTACCGTACAAGCCACAGAAAAACTTTTTGGTTCTTCAATGTTAGCACTACCAATTTTAAAACCATTTCTAAGCATATCTGGATAATTAATAAGGCAGCAATTTGTTAATGGTGAGATCCAGTAATCTAAATCGTGGCAGTGTCCATAACCATCATTGTGCCATTTAATAAATTCTTCTGGGATAGTATCTTGGGCGTAATGTTTAGAAAGGATACCAGCAAATAAATCTCTATGTGTATTAACTACTTTGGCATCTTTATTAGCATTTTCAGTAGTAATATCTTTATTTGTATTATTAATAAAATTTTCAATATCTTCATATAATTTATTTGAATTCATTTTTCTTCCTTGATTTTTTTTATTATGTGGTAGATTTATTTAAATGCTACGTAACATATTATATCACTAAAAGGTGATTTTATTCTTGATTTAAATCAATAAAAAGTCACTTAGATTATATTTTGTACAAATGGAAAAAAGCACCACTAGGGTGCTTTTATTCGTCGTCAGTACTGTAAAGTGCAATATATATAATTGCAAATACCATAGCTATAATATAATGATTGGAAAAATAATAAGTACATAATCCTATGATTGCAGAAAAGAACATAATAAGATCACGCATTATTCTGGCTTCCATTTAATACTTACAACAAATGTACCTTCCTGAAATCCGTATTCATCGACTGGGATATCAATCATTTCTGGATTGAATACTGTACTGAATGCTTCAACAACATCTCGTTGAACATCGCAAAGGCTTTCACCATCATATTCTTTTTTAAAAATATTTTTCATGTATAAATCACCCTTTTTACACCATATTCTTTTATAGCCAGTTCACAAACAGAACATGGCTTTGCTGGAACAGGAAGACCTTCTTTGTTAATTCTGGCAATTAGTAATGTATGAACATCTTTTCTTGCAGCTAACAAACAACGAATTTCTGCATGGAGCCATACAGCTTCACACCGTCCAGCCCTAACTGCAAACTTCTTCTGTACTGGATGTGTTTGTGTGTATGAATTGGTTTTGGTACTGAGTACACGTCCCTTTTTATCTAATGCACGTGCAATAACTAAGAAACGTTTAAACGAACCAACTTGTTCAATTTTCGGCATATTCCGTAGGTCTTCAACTAATTTTGAAAGATCTTTATTCATAGATCCAAATCCACCATAAATTTAATACTCATTTCATTCGCAAAAATGTCATGTTCTACGTTTTTTATATCTTTGTCAATTACTTTGTGCATTTCTTTTGGTGAATTTCTTTTGAATTCGATCAATGAATTTAAAGTTCCTTTTAATTCTTTAATTTTTTTTTCATAATAACCAACCGTGTTATGATTATAGCATTCCGCTTCTTCATCTGGCAAAATTTTATCATTTACGTATTCAAACATGTCTTCATGAATTTTAGATAAAATATATGACATTGTTGCACTACCAAACTTGGATTTGTTGTAATTATATACTTCATCCTCCTTTTTGTCAAGTTCTTCTTGTGTATAATTTCCATATTCATTTAGTACTGAATTATATAAGCAGTCAATTGCTTCATCTATGGTGTCGCCACCACAATCGAGTTTGTAATCATGTGCAATTTCCCATTTCCCATCTTCTTGCACTGGGATATAAAATTCAATCCAGTACTGGACTTTTGTATTCAAATATTCATACGATTCAATTCTGTTGGTTTGTGGACATACATTATGTGGTTCAATTTCGATTTTTGGTACAATGTAATTTTTATTTACAAATTTTGGATGGTTCATAATGAACCAGTACTTATCTGCTGTTGTTTTAATATTCATTATTAATGTCCATTAAGAATATCTACGAAATATAAAAGTGCGAAAACAATATTAACAAACGGGATGAATTGTAAAAGAATAAAGAATTTACAAATTGATGGAGATTCTATACTAAACATTGAAACTAATTTACCATCTTTTGTACTATGAAAGCAATATCCTTCTTTCTTTTCAATTCTTAAATAAATCAAACAATTAAAAAACCCCAACAGTACTGTAATAATTAATAAAATCATAATATTTCTCAACTAAAAAGGTGAAAGTACTACCACCCTCAACTTTGGTAGATCTCAAGGAGTAGGGAGATTGTTGAGTATTGACATTGTGCTTTACGGACTTATACTGATTTTACCCAGATGCACGGTGACAGTACTTTCTTGTTTGTTAAAAACTATTTAATTATAACACACTCATTTCATAAATACCAACGGAAACTTCTCCACGTTCTTCATCATTTTCGATATATGTTTTACATGTATTAACGTTAGTAATTTTAATATCATATGTAGTTTTTACATAATTAAGTGCATCGTCTAAATTTAAAAATAATTTACGAATTTTTTGATTGTCGTATTCTTCAGTATAAAAATCAATTTCCTGAACAGCATAGATGATCATTAATAATCCTCATTGTAAGCAAATGGATAATGTGAAATCAACTTATCACAGTAAGTGACAATAGTATACTGTTCACCATTATCATCTTCAAAGATTCGGTACTCAATTTTACCCCATTTTTCTTTCTTGATGCGTTTTGCTTTTTGTACATTGTATTCTGATTTCAAGAATGCTTTACAATCATCCGTACTTTTGATATCCAATGCTTCAGTACTGAATAATGAACGTGCAATTACTTCAGACATAAAAGTAGTAATGCCTTTATTTTTGCTTTCATCAATGTCAATGTGGCTTTCAAAAGTACCAATTTCAATCAACCCTGAATTTTCAAGTACACTCCAATCTTTAAGCAAAATGTTATTAAGAAGACAGTAATCATTTTCAAGGAAACCATCGTTGGTTTTCATACCAAGCATTAGATAAGTTCCATCGTTTTCTGTATCTGGTTTACCAAGAACAATAGATCCATCACAGCTTTTCAATGCACATTCAAGTTCTTCAACATCACAATCATCGTCAGAATTTTTTCGAATAGTATTTAGTACCCATTGTTTATCATGCAATGGAAGTACAAAATCATCATTATTCAAATCAGATAAAGATACTTCTTCTTGTTTTGTATCTTTTTCTTTCAAATGTTCATCACGACTAATATCAGAAATAAATTCAACACGTTCTGCATTATAAATTACTTTAATCATTTCAGTGCTTTCATTATCTAGCACTTCTAATACTGGTACAATACCAGCATCATAATATTCTTTGAATTTATCAGAAAAATATAAATCTTCTACTGCTTTTTCACCTTCTAGTACTGCATTTCCTTCCCATTGTGCATCATAAAAATACACCACATCGTTAAAAGAAACATACAGTACTGAATTAGATTCTGTAATTTCTGGTCGCTTGCTATTTTCAGCAATACGAGTAAGATTGGCAGTTGCATTTGCTAAATTCATTTTATATGATTGCTCGTTAATATCACCTTTAGCAAGAAGTTCATCAAGACCAGCAGTAATTTCAGCAATATCAGCTTTCAATTGTACTTGTGCAATAGCATAATGTACTGGATCGGATTCATATTCATCATATACAGTTGTACTATTAAAATTCGCAGCCAATGAACGAGTTGGACTTGGACAATTCAGTGTTTCACGTTGATGTTTGAATTTTGGTTTCTGGCAATGCTTACAAAGTTTCATTAAATTTACCTTTAAATGTATCGCTTCTTTTTATAATCATACCCGATGTGTTTATAAAAGTCAAACACATTTTGATGCTCAATACATGGTACTAAATTGTAAGGATGTTCATATGAAGGATCATATTTTTTCATACGATTAGTTGATAACTGTGTATCACGTTCCCATTCAGTTAATCGATATAAATGACACAATAAACCAACAAGTGGTTTCTTTTTAACACATCTAATTTGATAATATCTTTCGGACTCACGATTGTTGAATGCATCAATACTAACTACACTATTATACCATCCCTTCTCATTATACGCTGGCATACGAATAATGTGCTTTTCAATTACAGTACCATCCTTTAATAAAAATGCTACATAATCAATTTTACGCATTATTCTTCACCACCTATGAATATAATATCTTTAGTACTTACAGGCCATTTATATGGGGTAGAACCAGTTAAATATTGAGAACGAGATGAACCTTCTTGTAATTCTTCTCCTTTATTGCATATTGTAATATAAGTACAATCAATAACTTCTCCATAGTCATTCATTATTACAACTTCAGATTCTGGATTTTCTAAAAGAAGTTTTGCTAATTCTTTGGCTTTCATATTAATATCCACTTTGTTTAATTTTTTTAATACAAATTAAACCTAAATTATTTTACTTTATTGCAAATATATTCAAATGAAGGAATACCATTAATAACAATAATATCGCTATTCGCAAGATAACAATTTACTGGTGCATTAGCACTAAATGGTAAGTATTGTGTATAAGTATCGCATCTGAAATCACTAACACATCCACTTAACAGTAATGTACCAATCAAGACTATGCCAAAAATAAATTTATTCATTGTATTGACTTTCTCCATTTAGCTAGTTTGATGTTCATGTATGTTAAAAATTCACGCTCAATTTCATCAGCACTCATACCTGGACATTCCAATGCAAACATATCCATAGCACAAATTGCTAAATCAACGGCTTCACCTTTTACACCATCTTTCCCTGCTTCTTTATATGATAACCCATCTGCTACATTCATTTCAAGTGTCATTTCACCCAATTCTTCATTAATTTTACGAAGAACATAATCCCATGTTCTGGATTTATCATAACCTTTTTCACCAAGCATAGAACTCATTTGGAACATATTATTAAGTACTACATCACCGAAATCAATATCATTTAGATGAGAATTTTTGGATTGAATTTTTTCAGTACTGAATACTGGATGAATAGCTTGTTTTAATGTATCACCGACAGCTTTCGCTTCTTCAATATAAACCGTTTTATTATAGTTTTCTTTATAATAATTAATTGCTTTCACTTCATTTTTAGTACAATTCTTTTTGAAGTTATCAATATCCAGAGAATACTGTTTCAATACTTTTGTTAATTGTTCCATCCTTTTCACATGTTTAGAAGTATCTCTGTGATTCTTATGTGCATAAGCTAAACGATAAATGGCTAAACGAACTTCACCTGTTTCGGTGATTTTATACTGATGAAATGCTATGTCATAATATTCAGAACTATCATTATGTTTATAATCACTCCACAAACTATTAGTTTCCCATGTAAGAAATTTACACTTCAAAAGGTTATCAATACATGTCTGAGTATGACCAATATAATCACAACTTTGTAAAGTAAATGATCCATTATGTAATGCGTGATATAGAATTTTTTCTTCAGTAATATGATTCATTTATATTTCTCGATATATTTGATTAACTTTTCTTTGTTGGATTCGTTTAAAGTTTTACATCTTAATAAACGTTCCATTTCTTTTTGCTCTTTAGTTCTTAATTTATCTTCTTCGTACTGAACTCTTGTATTAAATTCTTCATCAGTTTCTAAACAATCACGGATAATATAATATTCATCATATCCACCATAAGGATCTAAACCACAAGAACCATATTCAACACGTAATTCTTCATTTGGGTATTGTTCTTTCCAGTGTAATAGTACTGAAATAATATCATCCAAATTATCATCTTCAAGTGATTCAGTATGGATTATTTTTGATAAAATTTTCTTTTTATATTTTGACATTGATATTGTCCAATAGAAAAAGGAGAACGTGAATGTTCTCCTTTTGAATTATTTGTATTGATGTTTGCGTTTTGTACTATACTTCCATCCAGTACCGTGACGAGTTTTTTTATCATCCCACAACGTTGGAATAGAACGTACCTTACGTTTACCTCGAAATTCAGGTTCACCTTCTTCTTTTAATACTGCACATGATGCTCTACGAGCATTCATTGTTTGCGGGTGTTTATAACGAGTGTTATTGTGTTTATGAACCCATGATCTATTATGTTTGAAATGCATAGTACGAGTATGATTTCTCTGTTCCCAGTACTTATTCCAGATTACTTCATATTCGCCATAAAATAAATCAGGAGAAATAAGTAATCCTTTTTCATTACAAAGAAAAAAGCCTATATGATTTGTGAATTCATAATCAAAATATCCGTTAGGACGATAATACTTTCTTTTTCGTTCTTCAAAAGAACCTAAATTAAATTTCATTAGACTATGAAATTTTTCTGAACCACCATATTTCTTTACTGTTTTTAATAAATCATCAGTAATTTCTACATTACCGTTGTCATGATACAAAACGAAAGTTTGGTTGAAAAACATGTATATGATCTCCATTAAGTTAGTTTAACTTAATGAAATGTCATTCTACCTCTGATTAATTTTTTCATTATACTCCTTATGCAGTGAGGAAATATCCAATTGTCAATAACAAGATAATACCAAGAAAAATGATAGTACTTTTCTTAGTAGATGGAATAACACAGGTAACAATATCCAAAAAAGCTTCAAATAAATGGTGCATACTCATTGTCCTTATATAAGGAAAATCCCCACTTTTGTGGGGATTTAATGTGAAGTACTGTAATATAATTACAGTACTATAAAATTATATTAGATACGATGCCATTGTTGGAGTTTGTGAACTACAACTTTTTTGTCGCCTTTTTTCTCCACTTCATAGGTATTTACCAGTGGTACACCTTTGACACCACCAAGACCTTTTGTGTACGCAATCATGCGTTGTTGGCGGCGGGTCAGCACACCTTTCTTACGTAGGGTTTGGAGAGTTGTTTGTGCTTCGGCTTTGTATAGTGCACTTACGCGTTCTTCTTTGGACAGTTTTTCAGTTTTTGCTTTTTTAACTTTAACTGGAGCTTCTTGAACTTTTTTCTTTGCTTGTTTAGCCATTTTTTATTTCCTCTTTTATTGTTTCTGTGTTTCGTGTTGATGAGATTATTATAGGATACAACGATTGATATGTCAAATGTTTTTTTAATTATTTTAAATTTCGGTACTGAGTGTTGTTCAGTACCGAAAATATTATTACATATTTTTCTCAGCAAATTCGGCTAATGGTGAACGCACAACACCTTCTAACTCGATGATACGACAACCGGACCAATCTTTAAATTTTTCAGTAACATATGTTAAACCACTATTCACTGCACTAATAAATTTATTATCAATTTGTGATAGGTTTCCCATAATGATTACTTTACAGTTTTGTCCAGCACGTGTCAAGATTGTCTTCGCTTGTGCGGGTGAAATATTTTGGAATTCGTCGATAACAAGAATTGTATCAGTGAAACTACGACCACGAACGAAGTTCAATGCTTTAAATTGAATAACATTACGTTTCATAATTTCTTCAATACTACCTTGTGGATCACGGTCATCACGATGTAAAAACTCTAATGCATCAATTGCTGCACCACAGAAAGGAATTACTTTTTCACTTTCTGATCCTGGTAGGAAACCAATATCTTCAAACTGTGAATCTTGAGTTTTTGAGAAAATAATACGAGAATATTTTTTCTTCTCTAGTACTAATTCAAGTGCACTTGCAATTGTAATTAGTGTTTTACCAGTACCAGCAGAACCAAGAAGTACAGTAAGATGTACGTCAGGATCGAGAATACTATTAATTGCTAATGATTGTTGGATATTTTTTGATTTAATATCCCAAACTTTAGCACGTAAAGCAACCGATTGTCCTACATCTTGAAATACAAAAAACTCACCTTCAATTGCATTACCTTCTGAATCATCAAGCTCAACAATACCATCATATACAAACAATACATCAGAATTATCATACAAATAATCACCAATATACATATTTGTTGGTAACGAATCTTTTAATAGTTCAGTACTGATATAGTGATACAATTTTCTACCAATTTGATTGGATTTAATTTCTGCATCAGGAATATCTTTAAACATTTCCCAAAAATCAATGTCAAGATGATGTTGACCGACATGAATAAGATCACTATCTTCTAGTACTACATCATGACGATAATCTTGAACCTCAACACCATAAGATAGTGCTTTTAGACGCATATTGATATCTTTTGTAACTAGTACTGAATCAGTTGCTAGTGCTACTAAAATGATTTTATCATCAGGAACTGTACTTTTTAGAAGAGTTACTAATTTTTCTTCTTTATCTTGTGTACGAATTAAAGCTTCTGCTTCTTCATCGGTAATTACAAATAATTTACTGGAAACACTCATATTCGTATGTACTTTTGAAATATCAACACCAGTATTTCTAATCTCTTCATAAGTTGCATCAGCTAGAATTGCATCAATATTTCGGATTGCAAAACGTGCATCACGAGATACGTCAACATTGCGACTTTTAATAGAATCTAGTTCTTCTAGTACTTTAAATGGAAGAATAACAGATGTACCATCAAACGCAGTGATTGCATTTGGATCAGAAAGTACTACGTTAGTGTCAATAGTATATTTTTTCATAAGATATTCCTTATCTTAGTTGGGGAGAATATTATGTTGTTCTCATATGTATTTAGAACTGCTAAAATACAACTTTTTTACTGCTTACTCGTTTGGTAATTTACATAACATCTATCACCACGAGCCTTTTCTGTCCAGCACATTTGATAAACAATTTGACCAATTGAAACTGGATTATCTGAAATTGCAAATTGGGTAGAATTTCCATCTTCGTACCAAAAAGAACACTCGGTACTCGAACTTTTATTAGAACATTGACCAATACCAACAACTTTAACTGAATTATATCTAATATTGTGTTTTTCGTACCTCATTGAATTATACCACAATCCAGCAACAACCGAACAGATACATATACTAATAAAACATGCAAAAATATGATTACCAATCTTCATTACATATTTTCTCTTAGATATTTAAAACCAGCTTTTAGATAAGAATCGATATTATCTGCACCTACTGGATTTGAGCTATGAATATTATATTTGAATTCAGTACTGATGCCATTATCAATCATATAATCAATCAAAAATTTAGCAAATGAATAACCAGTTTTTTCATTATCAGAAGTATCTCCAAGGTCATGGTCAAAACTGATAAATTCTGGAATTCCATGTTCTTCTACATATTTGACAGCTTCATCATAAGATCTACATAGTACCATTTCAGTACTATAATATTTTGATGGGTAACGAATATCATCTAAAAATAACTGGTATCCCATTATCATTCCTTCAAATAACTAATTAATAGATTTTCTGTCTCTACAAGGTACATAAATTCTTCTTTTGATGTACCACTCCAGTGTTGTTCTAATAATACATTATATCCACATTCGTTTCCATAACCTTTTGTGTATCTTGAAATATGTAAAAGATTCACACCAGCACATTCTGGATTGAAATGTATTCCTCTATAAGCACCATCTCTAATGCTTTGTAATTCATTGTAATCAACTTCATAACTATAGCTATGGCAATGGCTGCCTGATGGTAAACGCAAGCTTAGAAGTGGTTTTAAATGTGTTAAATCAACAGTATAACCAATTTCTTCCAGTACTTCACGCTGTACAGCTTCTTCTAATGAATTATCATCACTTTCCACCATACCACCACACGCCCCAATGCAACCATCAAAACGTAATTGTGCTAGTACTAAATTTACTTTATCAATTCCAAGTTGATCATCATATCCAGAGTATGGAGTACAATCTCGGGCAAAAATCCAACAAAAAGCAAAATCGGCTCTGGTACTTCTTGTACCGAAATCAATTTTTTCCACTATACCATCCTTTTTGAAATTATTCCAGATAAATCTAATACAGATTTGGAACAAGATTTATAAATTCGTTCATTGAAACGATGATCGTTTTCATTTTTTCTTATATTGATTAGTACTGTGTAACATTTCTCATTTATTAAATGGCTCCATTTCAGTACTGAATCAGAACTTCCAATTACTACTACAGTATCATTTTCATTTAATGATTTTAGTATTTCATTTCGTTCTTCATAAATTGGGATTTTATATCCATAAAAATAACTATGGAACTCACCAATTAATGTAACACCTGGTTTAGAAAAAATACCACTACATGGAATATATGGTTCATAACCTAATTCTTTTATTTCTATTTCAGAACCATCAGCGGTATAGTTTTCTATAACCTCTTTAATATTACCATGCAATTTTAATTCGGTACCACCAATTCTTGTATATAAATCATCTACATTACTGGTCATGTGTAAAAAGTTATCACCATACTCATCTTGTAATGATTTAATATAGTAATGCATTTCGTTTGGTTCAATATCTTTTAATTTAACTCTAAGAGTATTATAATAAGAATGAACTACGTGATATTTTGTACCTAAACTGGCAATATTACACACATCATTTATCTGAAAATTATCAGGAATGTCATATAAGTCAAAACCACTATCCATTGACAATCCATTTCCAGAAATGATTAGTAATCTTTTATCACCAGCTTTTTTAATGAATTTAGTACTAATCATCAATCAATTCCTAATGAATTACATAATATACACCAAAAAATCCAACAATATATAAGATATACACTAAGTACAATAAACATCTAATAAACTTGAGTAGTAATGATGGTTTATTCTCACTTTTGGCATAGGAAATACCAAGATTAATATCACTATGTAAAAATGCACACATTGTAATTACCAAGCCACCTAAGTAAAACAAGACCAGTTCTGCAATAATGAACTTAGCTTGTTTTTCAATGTTTACAGTACAGAAAAAATCCAAAAGATGTTGGAACATTTTTTGATATCCGTTGTTAATTGTTGATATCTATACTATATCTTATGAAGAAAAAAATGTCAACATTTTTCATATAAAATATGAAAATATAACTGGTATGATCAAAAAACCAAGTACTGCAATCGATAATAAACAAACGTCTACTAAGAAATTATCTGAAGAGAATTTAGTACTGATTTCTTCAATTATTTGATATGTAATAAACCATATAAAGAAGATAATAACTATTTTAAAACCAATAAACACATTATATACCTTTATTACTTTAATTAAAAAGATTGGAGAGCCATAATGACTCTCCAAAATATATTAGATACCTACGTTAGCACGCTCACGAACTTCATCAAAAGTACTGAAATTCATAATTTTACCGCAGTCATACATTGGTACAAGTAGATTTTCAATGAAATGATTAACTTTATCAAGATCATCACGATCAACAAAAATCTTACCAGATACTTTACATTTCCAGGTTACTACACGCCCTTTATGTGAACGTTTGCCTGGTTCACCTGCTGGATCTTTGAATAGGTCTTGCCATTCACGTTCATCTTCGATGTGTTGTGCAGTACCTTTCATTGACCAACTATAAAGATCACGACCACGTTCAGGGTTAACCAATTTGGTACCACAACCAAATACAATGTTTTCAAGGGATAATTTCTTTTCATCAAGAATATCTAGAATTTCATGAATACTATCGAAATTAACACCATCACCTTGAATTACTCCAATATATGGTGGTAGTACTTTGTAACCATGTTCGTTAATAGTATAACCAAACTTTTCCATTAGAATTTCGATTACATCAATACAAATTTCTTTAGGAATTCGTGAATCAGGACGAAGAACAAAGCGACCACCTCGTTTGCCAATTTCAACAATACGGTCTTTTAATTTAGTACCGATAAAGTCACGGACAAAGCGATAATCATTATAAGTATCAATAACACATGAAGTTACTGGTACACCTAATCCATCTTCTTCCCACATTGTAACTTGTTCTTCCCAATGATCTACCGCCATTACTGCTGCACCATAATCATTGCGATGTTCAGCATCACTATTACTGCACATAACGCTATGTTCAGTAGCGTCAACTGAACTCAGATACGCTTTGGTAGTATTATAGTGAGCTTTAATATAACGATTTGAAGTTAAACTATCCGAACCATTGAACATAATTGCATGTGCCATACCAGCTACATATGCATGTTCAAAACAAGTTGCACTACGATCTCCAAAGTTGTGGAAATGATAATCTACATTCTTATGACCAGCATGACGTTGCATTACATCAGCAAGAATTTTTTTCATTGCACGACATTCAGATGCTACAGTACTGCTATACCATACACCACGTTGAATACAAGTTTCAATATAACTAGCCAAAAATGCAAACTCATCTTTAGCTTCAACAACACAAACTACTGATTGAACTGGAACAACTGTACCTTCTTTAATAGCACTAATTTTTACTGGAACTTTACCACCAAACTCATTGACGATTTTATCCCAAATAGTTCTATCAAAACGTGAACCTTGTTCACGAATTTCAATTTCAGCTTCATCAACATCTTCTTTGGTAATCTGAATATTGATATAGGTATTAATTGTGTATTGCAAACCAGCCACAACTACATGGTTGCTATGTGGAGAGCTTTTACGAGGTACAATAGTACTGTAATAACCATCAACATGCTTTTTGAGCATTTTTCTATGTTGAATCTTATAGCTGTCGCAGTTTAAAATAAAGTTTACATTTGGATTTACGTTTTTCATTTTCTAAGACTCCCTTAGTTTAAGTTAGAGAACTACTACGTTCTCTGATTTATTATTACTCTGTGTAATAATTCTTTTTACTTGATGATACCCTCTCGCGTCAATATTTCTTTTGGGTCTTCATCATAACGAATTCTTATCAGTCTGATGTTGTTATCTTTACAGTACTGATTTTTAATTTGATCATTTTTCAATGTTTGTTCATAATTTTTATTTCCACCGAATATTTCAACAGGTTGAAAATGTTGTATACCATCATATTCTATTAGAACATTTACATCATTAATAAAAAAATCAAATGGTAATTGTTTTTTGTTTCTACAATTTTTAAATTTTTTTTGAAATTCAAATTTTATATTATTATGTAATAATAGTTCCTTTATTTTTCGTTCACCTTTGGATATTTTACAATGAGGACAACCAGTTCCTCCGTTCACATAAGAATGAATATTTGTTGTATTCCATTCAGTTTCACAATAAGAACATTTCAAATATAAATAATCATCTTTGCCATTAATATTAAATGGTATATATGTTATGTATATACCAGTATATTCGGGTGGTCTTTTTTGATAAACAAATTTTGTTAAATTATACATATCATAAGCTATTTGATTAGTGCATTTTGGACATTTTTTATTTTGAAAGAATTTATTTAATGTTATATAATATTCATGTCCATCTTTAGTACATCTAACTTTAATATAATCTTTAGCTCGTATTTTCTTTTTATTTGGTATATCAATAATTTCTAAATGGTTAGTACTTAGTGGTCTTTTTGAATATAAGTAATAATATATATTTTCATTATTACATTCTACTCTTCCAGTAAACTTACCAGTACTAATTAAATTATTATATAATATGATGTAATATATATTATGATATGCAACTAAAATTTTTGTTTTGGTTGCTTTATATTCATTTTCATGTTTTATAAAAAAACCAATAACAGTTAAATTTTGTATTTTTATATTATTAATATTATCTATCAATTTTTGTGGTTCTTGATATCTAGAATTATAATTGATTATATCTTGTGGTAACATATAATAAAAATCATAATTATAATCAGTTTTTATTATTCTATACATTATGAACATCCATGTTCTATTTTTTTATTATAATTTTAGCATAATTTGTAAGATACTATAGTGATCTTCAAAAAATTGATCACGATATTTTTCAACATCACTCAGTGGGATCCATTGAGCATGTTTTAGATCATCACTCCCTTTTACTTTTGGTAATGTAGTGTCTGGTAACTGGATCAGTACTGCTTTAGTGAGAATACGCCAACGCAAGGAACGATTCATATCAGAAAAATCCATTACGTTTACTATATTACCACGAAGTACTTTTTCTGGTACATCAATTTTTGTTTCTTCTTTAAGTTCACGAATAGCCGTATCAATTTGATCTTTATCAGAAAATGCCTGTATGAATCCCCCAGGGATACAGAGGTTATTCAAGCCTGGTTGAGTTCTTCGACGTCCCAAGAGTACATGTCCCGCAGCCACAACGATAGCATCACCCGTCAAAAATGGAATATCATAAGGTAGTGCTTCTTTCATTTGTTCAATATAACGATTAATGAATTCATATTCTTTAATAAGATTATCGAATACATCTGGTTTAGTACTGACAAAATTTTCTAGAAATTCTGTTGTTTCTTTTGAAACAAATTCAGTTGGAACTTTACCAGAGACAAAGAAAGCTTCGCGTAGTTCAGTACTACTAATAGTACCCTTTGCATTACTTTGTACTTCGTTAATGAAGTCATTTTTCCATTGAGGAAAATAGTTAAGATATTCAGTACTGTTATCACCATTTTTACGACAACCAGTAATAGTAATATCATTACTTGAAGTACATGTTTTAACATTATCCTGTACTTCTTTTAGCCATGCATTATTATCATATACATAATCATGTAATGGCATAATATCGATTTTAACAGTTCGACCTTTATTCCATTCATCTTGAGCTACACGTTTTGTAATTTCTTCTAGTACTGACTTACGTTCTTCAAACGTGAATGGGTTTTTTGGATCACGAGCCAGTTCACTTGAACCGACCTGAATGATAACACGATCTGCAATTTTGATCGCATGTTTGAGGACTTCTTCATGACCAATATGTGGAATTTGGAAACGTCCAATATATACATAAACTTTTTCTTTCATTGTCTTAGTACTCCCTAAGCTATATAAAAGAGAGCTACATCACTCTCTGTTTAATTATTATATCACAAATGATATTCTTGTACAGATTTATTTTTCTAAAATGCCCCACATTTGGAGTTGTTTTTTTGTTATTTGATAAGAATCAGCTCCGTGCATAGTGCTTGTTCTCATCAGGATTTCACCTGGAATACCAACATATGCATATAAACTATACATAGCTGCTACGATTTCTGATGTATCTTTCATTAAATCCATGGCAGTATTGATAGATATGGTTTCATTACCAGAAATATCATCATTAGCCACAACCGAAACATTATGAATAGCAATAATAGCATCTTTATCCATAACTCTGTTTTGTTTATCAGCAGCAAAAAATATAACTGTACATGCACTTGCACAGTACTGTGGTACATGAACTTTAATATTATGGTCAGAAGCAAAGACTGCTAATTCGAAACTAGAATTCACATCACCTCCCGGTGAGGTAATAGAAATGGTTTTGTACTTATATTTCTTATATAATGTTTCCGCTCTTTGTACTGATTCGTCGTTTATTTTCGTATTAAAAATTAATACGTTACTATCGTTTACAGTTACATTCTGTTGAATATCATGTGATGGGAAAATAAGTGAAAAAGCAATTAATGTATTATATAAAAATTCTTTTAGTACAATAAACATATTTCCTCTAAATTGGTAAATAATAGTAAGGTTATATAAAATTTTATAATAAACATAAATTTAATAACGTTTACAAGTTTTTATAAAAGGGAGAAAATAATGGCACGTGTTATCGCAAAACAAAACCATTATCCGTTTGTTGTTGATGGATTGAAAGTCACTGCGGCAAATGTTAATGGTACAGTTCATGTTGGCGACCTATTTGTATACAAACAAAGAACTTTTGATGTGTATGATTTGATTTCCACAGATGGAACTGTTTATACATTTATTAGACTAGTTCACCGCGATTCAAATCTGGTAGCACTAAAATATTCCGATGCTGACGAAGATATTGCTGATTCACTAGCAGTAAATACCTTTTGTATCAAAGAATCTGACCCAAAAACCGGTGTCGAGGGATTCAGTATACTCTACCAACTCAACAAAGTCAAGTTGGACAATGGTGGATTTATTTTTAGACGCACTAACGTAAAACCACCAGTCGTTCATGTAGAAAGCGTTACCGTTTCACCAAAAACGCTTACTGGTGCTGTAGGTGGTACTGAACAATTGAGTATCTCAGTACTACCATTGGATGCAACCGATAAATCTGTTACATGGTCTTCCAGTGCAGAGGGTGTTTGTACTGTAGATAGTACTGGACTAGTTTCATATGTAGCTACTGGTACTGCAACTATAACTGTAACCACCAATGATGGAAACAAAACTGATACTGTTGAAGTCACAGTAGAATAATTTAAAAATTAAGGAGAACTTTATAGTTCTCCTTTTTTTGTATTATTTTAACTCAAAAGATACTAATTGTATATAATCCAAAAGTACATTTATTATGTTAAAATAATTATTCCAAATCTGATAATTTATTAACTGTAATACCAGCATCTTTTAAAACTTCAATTGCTTCGGGTGGTGTACGTGGGTATTCTTTTTCATAAATTACATTAGTAATACCACTTCCTGCAATTAATTTAGAACAGGTATAGCAGGGTTGCATTGTACTATAAAGAGTTGCACCCTGTCGTTCTTGTGGAGAGCTATACAATAAAGCATTCATTTCTGCGTGAATTTCATGAATATTACTCCACTCATGATGTTCATGTTTAGCTTCATCTGATACCCAATTTTGAAATTCATTATTATGAATTAAATGACTATTCGCATCACAACAATTAACTGCCCCAGAACTTGTACCATTATACCCAGTACTGAGAATCCTGTTATTCTTTACAATTACTGCACCAACTTTGTGTGAAATACATTTACTTTCCTCTGCAACCGCTTTAGCAATATTTAACCATGTTTTATGCTTCATTATATTTCTCTATATTATAATGTTGTACTAAAAATGATACATGTTCAAAAATTTTCAAATCATATTCATCAATAGTATATGGAATTGAACCATATTTTTTTATTTTTTCTAATGTTCTATACAAATCATACATACTATCATATTGTAAACCAAAATGCATTGCATGAATTACCAAATTTATACTTTCGGTACTTAAATCAATACCAGTTAATTTTTGGATTTTATTAATTTTTAATTTATAAACCCATCCAGACATATTGCGTGGTGTTACATATTGATACATTTTATTTCTTATTTCTAACCCAGTATCGTTAGCAATAGATGCTAAAAACTTTTTATATGATAAAACACCAAATTTCATATACCATGGTAGGTTATTAAAATTCAGTTTATAAAAAGTATACCAAGAATTTAAAATATTACATGCATCTGTATGAATTTTTTTATGATAGTCCAGAACCGCTTCTAAATTGTTAAAGTATTCAGTACTTTGTTCTTCAGTTAAATGATATATCATTTATTGTAATCCGCTAAAATTGATTCCATATTGTCAATCTCTCTTTCCCAGCGTGTAATTCGGGATAAATCTGAATCTTCATATACTATATCACCCAATTCAGAAATAATACGGAATTTTTTATAAAAATCAAAGTCTTTATTATGATCTACAAAAATTTGACCTACTGTATCAGCACGATGAATAAAATCATCATCCTTTTCGTTGGTTATAGTATATTTGACTTTAAACCACAAAGCATCAACAAATATCACCCTAGTAACACCTGGATTGGTCTGATTAACTACATCAAGTACAATTTTCTTTTTGGTACTATAGAATCCTCCACCACCAAACAAATCTTTCTCAAAACTATCAAAAGATTGTGGTTTGAATTGAAGTGTATTTAAAATACTATATTTGAAATTTTTTTCATATTCGGCATATAACCCTTTAACTAAATTATATGCTTTAGTACTAATTTCATATGCAAGTTCAATTCTACGCTTATGCAAGTATTCAATTTTAGTACTAATGTTTTTTACATCTGCATTTTTTAATTTCATTTTAATTCAGTCCTTTCATAATCATACATTGAGGTATAAAATACACGCCATTCTGGGTGTTCTTTTTTAATTTGTGAAGCACACAAAAAAGCTAAAGTACTCAGGTATTCTTTGGTACTGAATGATCCAGGAAAAGAATATGCAGAAAATACAGATTTGTATTTTGAACTATGAAAACTTTCCCATGTGGATTGGAATAGAGTTAAACTGTGTAGTACTTCATTACTCAAAACATCCTCGTAATCAGTCAAACATTCATTGATGAATGAAATACTTTCTGGTTCATCTACATCTTCAATTCCTAACCACAGAGGATCAGCGGAATAATCCATATCAACACAAATAATTTTACGCATATTACAATTACCTCAAAAATACCACATAGAGTGTAGTACTGGATCTATTTTACTCTTTATTTGCAATTACTGGCTTTGGTGTGTAATTATATTGCTCACAATCCTGTGCCGTTAATACACCTTCATCATAACCATATTGGAGAACATAGTCAAATGCTTCATCCACCATAGTGAGCACGTCTTTATAACGCTTGATTTCACTTGTACGCGTTTCAATGTGCTTAGCAATACCAAACATCAACCAACGGCCTTCATTACTATGTAAGCGATGGTATCGTGGGCGTTTCATTGCACTCATGATATCAACCCATGTTGGTTTGAAAATTTCTGGACGTTTTGGAACATCGAAGAGTACAGTGGGGAAAATGTTGTTATTTCGTAGCATCGCTGCTTGTTGTGCAGCCTTATATCCAGTACGAAATAGTGGATTACATTGTTTAAGTTCTTCCTGAGTATATACAATACCGTTGTTGAAAGATACTTTACCTAGTTCATATTGTTCTTGTTGTGACATATTCTAATTCCTTTTAATTGATGTTAGTCTTTATTAATTGCTTTCTTGTCATGAAAAGTTCCCTTTTCTTGACGTAGATTTTCTGCATGAATAAAAGCATTTTTTGGATTGATATTATTTTTAAGAAGTACTTCACTAAGAAGTTCAAGAATATCTGAAAAACCATCAAGTAATTTATCAGTTGCATCAACTTCTTTGAGATTTAATGCAGTAGTACTGATCTGTTCTAATGCAGTACTGAGAAATTCAGTATCATCTAGAATTTCGGATTCTTCATTTGTATTGTTTCGAATTAATTGTTTCATATTACTCTCTATACAAAATACCCTCCAATTGGAGGGTTTTAATTATTCAGTACTAAATTATTTGACCCACTCTTCTACGCCACCGCGACGACGAACTAGGAATTCACCTTTTTCATTTTTAGCACTAAGAATAATACCATCAATGAAACCCTTAGTACCATAATTTAGTGACTCTTCAGCATTTAGCCACAAGTCACGGTCAGCATCTTCAAGTAGTTGTTCATATGAAACACCAACACTTTCAGCAATGCGTTTCATCAGTAGTTCATTAAGGCGTTCAGTATGCTTTAGAGCAATCTTCTGATCAGTAATTAGACCTTTAGTGCCTGAAGATACTTGGTGACACATAATCATAGCAGATTCGCCAGCAAAACGATGACCTGGAGTACCTACTGTACTTTGTGTAAACGCACCCATACTGGCGGCATATCCCATTACAATAGTACGAATTGGAGAGCGACAGTATTTCGCAACGTCAGCAATACCTAGACCATCATGAACAGAACCACCAGGTGATGATACATACAATACAATTGGTGCATCATCCTGTGAGTCAAGCCAAAGTAGTTGCATTTTTAGAATGTGTGCCATTTGTGGATTGAAATCAGAATCGATGAAAATAATACGTTCTTTCATCATACGAGAAGACAAGTCATAAGAACGCTCTTGCCCATTTTCTTTTTCTACCACAATTGGAACACTGTAGTTAGTAATTTGTGTACCGGATGAGTAACCACCGAATGTGAATTGATCTAGCATTTGTATTTCCTCGTGTTTATTAATCAATTTATAGAGACATTGTAACATAAACAAATAAAATGTCAATCATTATTTTGTTCTGATTCCACCATATTTTTCATAGATTTGAATAATATTTTCTATATTTTCCAATAGTGTGGTTTCAGTATAACCATCAAATAGTTGTTCTTTTGTTAAAACATTTTTATAAATTGATTTACAATATCGTTCAGCATCTTTACATTGTTCAGTACTGAAAAATTTGTAAATGTGCGGTTGAACCATCTTATATAAATTTTTACTATTTTGAAATTCAATCCTTATGTGTGGTGCATTTGCAATTCCAAATTTTATAGCTACTGGTTTATTTTCATTATATACAACATTTATATATGCATGTTTTTGTGTTTGACCAGCACATTTAGCACAACCTTTATGACCATGGAGAAAATCATTTATTGCTATAGTATAACTTTTATGTTGGGTACCATCATCATCTGAATTTATACATCCAATTATAATTTTACTTCCATTATTTTTATATCCTTCAGGATCAACCCATCCAATAAAATAATTTTCTAGACCACGTTCATCGATTTCTTTTTGTATTTGATATTCTCGTTGTTCTTGTGTCCACCTATATGTCGGAGCACATCTACAATTACGTTTTCCTAATTTTAGTTTTTGACATTCACCTTCGAATACACCAGAACATAAACCATGTTCAACAAATTCATCATGTGAACATTTGGGGCATTTATAATTCCAATATGGATATGATATTACACCTTTATTGTTCTTTTGTCTAGTAGTTGAACGAGAAAATATTGTTCCTGGTAAAAATTTACCAGTATTTAAAAACTTATCTATATGAAATAGGTCATCCTTCTGATTTCCCTTTCCTGTTACTTTCATACAAATCCTTTGTATATTTTAATCTATTAAATTGTAAGTATTTTGAGACAAAATGCTCACCTTATGGTGAGCTTATTGATTATTTTTTTATAATAACAGCAGTTTCTTCTTATGTCAAATTAATCATAGTATATTCTCCATTTTACATATACGTATTTTAATACTGCAATCATTACAATCACTATATCACAAATTTTTACATTTGTCAAGAATTAAAGCGATTTCATTGCAAAAATAAAATCCCATAATAGTACTGGTTCAATCACCCTCAAATCAAATTTCAATAATTTAGTACTGAATGGTAATCCAATTATATCAGTCAGCATATATGAATACACTAAACTACTATTTGGTATTGCTACATAATAATTTTTATCGTAATCAAATGCATACTCATATAATCCACCATTGATAATACCAACATTGTTATTATATCTTGATTTTTCAACGAAATGAAATTCAGGATTATTTGAATCAAAAATTGTAGATACATCACAATGATACATAATACCAGAAGGTAGATTATTCATATTCAAATACGACTGTGGTGATTCAGTTGATGTAAATATAAAATCATTATTACTAAAATTTAGCATTTTTATGTACATAAAAAGTTAGAGAGTACTTAGTACTCTCTATTCCTGTTCATTATTTGATTGATTCTAATAGTTTAGTACTGAATACTTCAATACTACTTTCTTTGATTTCTTGAATTCTACTATATGTATCAGCAGTATTTTTATCTTCACGAATTTCAACAAATACTGGTAAGAATAAACTAGGAACTTTTGTACGCTTATCCAGTACTATATCATTTGCTTCAACTGCTACGATTTTGTAAAGAAGATTATCTCTGTTTTTCCAGATTTCGTCAAGCATTTTATCAGTGAAACCAGTCCCACAGTTGGTCACTAATTGACCATCATCACTTTGTAGAATAATAGAACCAAGTGTTCCTTTACGTTTTCCTACACCTTTTTCAAATCCAACAATTTTCAAATCAACTTCCATCTTGAGTTTGACTTTAAGTTGTGTTGGTGATGTATGTGATTTGAAAATATTGTCTTCAGACTTGATGATAGTACCTTCGGAACCTTGTGTCATCACTTCTGTATTATAATCAAATGCTTCTTTGAATGAATGAACTATTCTGTACTCAGTCATTTTAACAAAGTTAGAATTTAATTCATTTAATGTATTTTCTAATAGTTCTCGGCGTTCCTTTCTAATAACATCCCACTCACCTTCAATGAACGCATCATATGGAACAACATCCCATAGTTTAAAGAATACTCTGTGGGCTTCGTCAATAGTACCGCCATTTTTACCAAATTTCTGAATAATACCATTACCAGTAGTTCTTGGTTCTGGGTTAATCATGTCAGTACTGTATACTAATGCTTCACCCATCACAACAACACCGGAACTAAAACGAGAGTCGGAACTTTGAATAAGTTCAGCAAGTTTTAGCATATCATCATCTTTAGTTCCATAAAAGTCATATATTTTGGAGTTGCGACTGGTACTCGTGACTTTTCCATCTTTGATAATATGCGAAAGATATTGACCATCATGTTTTAATTCACTAACTGCATAACCAAACTTTTTAAAATTAATTTTTTTTGCCGTTTTTGCAGTAAGTAGATCACAACGCATATAACTTTCATCGAGAACGATATTACCAAAAACAGCATTTGCCATTTTTGCTTGAATACCATTATCTAGATTTTTAACCAATACTTTACGTAGTACTTCAGCATCATCTTTATTAACTGAACCAAGGACTGATGCAATAAAATCACGGCCAGCATGACCAGTAAATTCACGACTAGCAATACGGTCAAGTGCGTCCAGTGCATCATTAAGGCTCATTTTGAAACCGTCTGAGACTGGTTCTGGAAGCTTTTTATATCCATAAACTTTAAGAGGATCCAATGCGTATTTGATTACCTTTTGTAGTAAAATATTATTTTTATTTTCTCTTAGGATATCTTTTTTTGCATTAGTACTGCTGGTATTTTTAATTTCATTTAGAATGGACAGAATGCTCATTTTTACTTTCCTTGTAGATAATAACGACCAACTTTTAGTACTGTATTAGATGGATCAAGATGAATTAGTTCCTTTTTGTTTTTATAACTGGTACTATATGCGTCATAACGCTTGGATGGTGGATAGAATGGTGATTTATATGCACCCCACATAGCAAAAGAATAATGACTATTAATGTCAACATCCATTTCTAATGTATTTTCTGACACAGTACATGGGTATGCACAGTAAATCTCAAAATTACCAGAATTGATTATATCATAATCATTACTATAATGTCGGTATACACCTGGCTTATAGTTTTTATTAAGACCAAAGAACACTCTATATGTGTTATTATTATATTCTGCTAAGTATAATAAATTAGAACAAAAATAATTTACACCGTTTGACATTTCTGAATAAGAAATATCATTGTACTGAATACGTAAGTCGGATTTCTTGAATGATTTGGTATGAATTAGTACTGGTTCTCTTTGGTCGGAAAGAGGTGCATATTCTTTTTTGACTGTACTTTGAAAATATGTATTTGCTTTCTGTACTTCTGTTTCTAAATCAGTTTTTGTATTAAGAAGTGCTCTTTGTTCAATTTGGTACTTACTCAAATCATTACACAAAGAATAGAGTTTCTTGCCAATATCATATACTAAATCATATGAACGACTTTTATCAGTTAATGTATAATCTTTGTTTGCATGAACACTAATTGCATGAACTTTACCACAGTAATAGAATTCATTTTTCAGATAAACAAAACCACTACCACATTTAAGATTTTCTTTTGTATTTTTGTTCTTCTCTTTGATTTCTTCGCGTTTTTTCATTTTTTCAAACGCTTCAGTATTACTGTTGATTAGTTGTAATTTATCATCGAAGTACATTTCATCAACAAATGAACCATTGATGATATTATTGTTAGCAATCAAATCAATCATATTTTGTACTGAAATACTAAATTCAAAACCTCTTGGGTGATGAATAGAAAAAAAACATTCACGGCTGACATAACTATATTGTTTGACTACGCTGAACCCCTTTGTTGGGACATTATCCAGTTCAAGTGAAGCCAGTGTATTATGTCGGTGGCGTTGATCTACTCTGGATTTTTTATCCTGATATGCTTTAGTATGATCTTTTGTTGCATCGATTATACTTCCATTTATTTTATCTGTTCCAGCATATGAACGTGCTACGTATAATTTACTAGGTATACTCATTATTAATCCTTATAATTTCTTCAAATAGTTCCTGTAGTGATCCTGTACTAAAATGGTTAAAATTTACTTCATCAAAAAGAATAAAAATATCATCTTTTACAATTATATGCTTATTTTTACCATGCAAAATGAATTTCAGTTCAGAATTTTTCTTGGGAAGGTACTTTATAAGTTCCTCAAATAATTCAGTACTGTAATAATCAAAATTATCATATAAAATATATGATGTTGCGATGTTGGTAATCCAAATATATACACCATTCATACTAAAGAAAGAATAATGCGTTGAGGAATTACCATCTAATTCACACAAATGAAATAAAACTGAACCTAACTGGTTTTCTATTTCTTTTAATACAAATTCCTTTTGTGTTTCTAAATCGGTTATTAGTTGTAAATAACTTTTTATTCCCAAATTGTGCTTTATTTTGTTTACATTTAAGGATGCTTCCATCCAGTTACTGTAAGCGGTGTAATGTTCTTTTGATAATTCAGTTTTTGCCTTTTTGATGTATAATTCGTTGGTTCGTTTTATTTCATTTCTAAGTACTGGATTGTTTTTGAGTTTCTTAACTTTACTTTTTAAGTAATTAATTTCAGAATTATACAATTTTATAACATTATTATAAAGTTTAGTTTCTTTATTATAAATTTTCATTAATCCGCAGTTCTCATGGTACTCATGTCAGTTAGGATTTCTTCTAATTCACAACCATATTTTACACCAAAAAATCCAGGAACATCATCATATAAACCATCACGCATGTGTTTCATATCTTCCACCATTTCAGTACTGGCGAGTACTGCAATTGCAGTCATGGTACCATCCAGTCCGGGTTCACAGAAAACATCGTATGGAACTGTTTGTTGTGCGTCAAGAATGGTCTCATAATAATGAAGCATATCTGAATTACCAGCATTCAGTACTACTACTGTTTTATGATTATTGTACCAATCGGTGATCATATCAACACATTTGGTACCATAGGTTGAATCATCATGGTATTTCATGAGTAGATCAAAACCAGCGTGCATTGCCTGAATATATGCTTGTTTACCAGTACAATAACTGTTAACTAATAGATATAGTTTCATATTTTATCCTTATTAATAACCACGTTTACGATCAAAAGAATATGCATCCTTTTCTCTTCTAAAATATCTCAGTTTTCCACTGTTTGGTTGTACTACATTCAAATCTCCAGTACTAAATTGTGAATCAATCCACCATCGGTTTCCATAAATTAGTGGATCAAATACAGGGGAATGTCCTGAAATGACATAATCAATATTGGAAATTCTTGGTGAATGATAAGTGTTGTTTTGTTTTGCATAGTCAAAATCATTTCTGGACCAAATGCATTCTTCAACAATTTTTGGAGATAACGTTGAACTATCAGTTAAAAATTCGTTCCAGTCTGTATAACGTAAAGGACAGCAACCGTGTACTAATCCAATTTTCATACCACGATAACGTATTTCTATGATCATGGGTAAATCTTTTAAGTACTGAGCAAAGAATTCTACACCAGTATGACCAAGTTCTTCGTATAGTTTGTCTCCACCATTACTAATATGACAATGATACCATTCACGATTAGTCAATCCATCAACGAGCATGGATTCGTGATTACCGTTAATCATATAACGATTGTCTTGAAAAAGAAATTCAAATAGTAATTTGGAATTATTTTTACCACGATCCACAATATCACCTAGACTGAATACTACATCATTATCAGTGATTCCAAATTCTTTTTTAGTTAAATCCCACAGTCTTGCATTCCCATGGATATCACCAACAATATATAATTCCTTTTCATCCGGTACGGTTACTTGTAAATAATGTCTCATATTAATCCTTAATATATTTTACTTAAATAAAAAGAAGCCCTTATTTGGGCTTCTTTTGTTTATTAATCACATGAAGAACTTGAAGAACTGTCACAACTTCCAGAATCGTATGAAGAGCTACTATCCACTGAACTACTCTCCGTTAGGATTTGGGTTGTAATAACAGCACCGGCTACACCAGGTACGATTGAAGTACTATCAATACTATCATTGTTGTTTGATGTATTTTTAGTACTGGAATCATCAACAACAGTTTTAGTTGTTTTTGTTTGTTTAGTTGCACCAACAACAGTACTTGATTTCTTTTTAACAGTACGTGCTTTTTTCGCTTGTTGTGCTCTCTTTTGTTTAGTAACTGGTACTGGATTCGTATTATCTTCTTTTGGAGAAGATTCAACAACCTCATTTACTACTTCAGATACTTCGGTTGCTTCTACGGGTTCAAGACTTTGATCTTTTTTTTTTATCAGATTCGTCTTCTTTTTCCAGTACAGTAGTATCAGTTGTTACTTGTACTTCTGATGGAGTAGTACCGTTGGTATGAATTACGATGTTCTGAATTGGTTGCATATTTTGTGGTTGTGTTGCAACAACTTTTTTACCAGCACAAAGAAGCACAATTGCACCAATCAGTGGTGACAAAATTAGTGACAACAGACCGAATAAAATACCACTACGACCCCATGCATTAGCCCAAACACCGACAAGAATAACCATAATAAACCAGATAGCGATCATTTTTATTTCCTCTTTTATATGTTTATAACACTATATCATTGATACGAAAAATATTCAATTTTTATTTTACATCCATCAGTGAGACTGATACACAGACTATACAACACAATAGAAGCTATTGCAATATTTTTTGTTATTTTTTGATCACAAAATCATGATATTCTGAGTTTAAATGACCAAACCAACCGTTACTGTACTGAACACTTATCATTAATGTAGCGTCTTTATCCGAAATATCAAATAATAAAATATTTCCCTCTTCATCATATAAATTCTGTTTATGTGAATCTATTAATACATTGGTGTTTTTATAAGTATTATTCATGTGCTCCAATTGTTCATTTACTAATGACATAAGTAAATTGAAATATTCTATATCAGTTTTTAAATTCATGATAACCCCACATATTAATATTCTTTTATTTCATAATATTCACTGAAAAAAATTTCTGAATTATGATCCAGTTCTATTTTAAATTTTATTCCAAATGGTGTCACATTTATTGATTTAATGGTTCCTAGTTTTGAAGGACTCATTGAATATGATATTATAAGTTCAACTTTAGTTCCTTTGATATAACCATTCAGTACTGAAAAATAATTTTTATATACTTCAGAATAAACATTTGAATAGTTACCTGGATAAAAATCATCAGTTAAGTCAAAAAGCATTTCCCAAGTATGGTATACATCATTTATTTTATTCATCAAATTTTATACTTTCGAAGTTATATGTTTTGTAACTTAAATTTAAATTAATCATTATAGTAATCTGGAACTATAATGTACCCATGAATCAAGTATAGAATTTATAACAGAATTAATACATTTGTAGTTAGTATAATAAGTGACCAATAATACACCAACTCTCACTAATTCAAGATTATATAAATACGTATCATCAATATCCATAAATTATTTTCCTTTAATAATAAAATTACTTTCTGTAACAAATCTCTTTATAATTGAATTACATCTTTTATTGAAATAGTCTCCTGTTTTATGTTTTGTTGCTATCTGTTTTAGCACCCCATACATTTTTATGTTTTCTGTGAATTCATCAAGCAGCTTATGATATTTGTAATCTTGATGTTGATTCATCTGAATCTTCCCAGAAAACCACGCAAATAATCATCAAATTTTTCTTTATTATATTTGCGTTCTTTTTGTTCGCCGCGACGTGATAGTACTGAAGAAACTAGTAAATCAATAATCAATTCATCTAAATAAGAATCCATTACAATATCCTCTGGTAGTATAATATGTTTTTAATTTCCAAATTTAATCTTGCATTCCAGAAATTATAGTACTGTGTAGTATATTTCCTTTTATAACACACTATAATGAAGTATATTCTCCTTTCTATATCATCCTGAATACTATTCAATATATACATCCTTTAATTCTATAAAATTGTATGTTTTGTTGTGATACAAATAACATAAAACATCACCGTTTTTGGATACATAAAACCCATTTATGGTTGAGCATACTTTTTCTTTGTCATGAATAAAATAACATTTATTATCAACATATTTGGTAATTTTATTATAATATATTGAATTAAGTAAATCTTGACAAAGTGGGTTACTAAAAGTATGTTCTTTCAGTACTGATAATAATTTGAAATTAATATCTTCTTTGAGTGATTTCATAAGAACTCAATTTTTAATGGATTAACATAACGATAACTATAAAATGATTTGGTATTCTCAGTCACTTTATATACTAAACCAGAAATAGAACTAAACAATATTGAATCAATTGTAGCTTTGAATTCAACACCAGATGGTTTAACAATACAGTCACTACCAATAAGTATTGTATTAAGTTCTTGTATTAAATTCTCTGTATAATCGACTATAACTTTATAAAAAGAGTCATCTGTATGATCTTTGATATAAAATAGGGTATAAGCAATATCAAGTGACTTTATTTTATTCATACGAGTTTTGAGTATTTCATATAGACATTATGATAATCATTTTCAAATGTTACTGTACATTTTAATTCACCGCGTATCGAACGATAAACATCATAAATTACACAGTAACCTAAACCATACACGAAAAGTTCTCTGTTTTTTAGTTTTTTATTCAGTTCATCAATATACAAATTTAGATGTTTATGAAAAATACCCATTACTATATTTAAATATTCAGAATTATCACAAAATTCCTCAAACATACGATCATTCACTGAATCTAAAAATTTAGTCAATTTTACACATTCTGATAAATTCATTAAATTAAATCTCGCAATTTTACATCCATTCTGTATAAATTCGAATATATTGTACAAAATAATTCATCATCATAAAAAGAATAAACTCTTGTAATTCTACATTCGCCGAGTACGTTGTGTTGAACTGTTTGTCCTTTTAATGATGAAGTAGCTTCATATAAAAAATGATTATACAATTCATTGATACAACCGGAATAATATCTATTCCAGTAAAACGACTCTGTACTATTAAACAACATTTTCCAGTGCTCATAAAATTGTTTCATTTTCTTATCCCAAGTACTGAGTCTTGATTATTTTTTTCTATTTGTAGTTCTATTTTATCAAAAGAAGAGAAGGGGGTCAAGTGTTCCCCTTCAATAATTATCAAAAATTACCAAAATCAACTTGAAAAACTTTCAATTTCAATAATTTACGCCACATCGTGCACACTTGTTGGCGGTCATCATAAACTTTAACAACATTATAATATGGTGCAACATGATTCATGTACAATTCATATTTTACCACATCATCAGGGCGATTGTCATTTTCTGAACGCATGAAAAGATATTCAAATGGAACTCCATTTTCATGGAGCCACAAACGAGTGTCTTTTGCACAAGTTTCATGACGACCACTCATGATAATAACCTTTCGTTTATGATGGTTCACTTCAGCCAGTACTGAACGAATAACTTCAAGATCTGGTGTATCTTCCAGTACAGTACTTTCATCATATGGGTTGCGATTTCCCCTATGTGCTAAAGTACCATCAATATCAACAATGATATATTCAGTATTAAAATCATACATCGAATCTTTCTGAATAGAAGGAACTGGCATAGTACTATACAAATAAGAATCAGCCATTGTATCAATTACCGATTCCGGTACTGATTTGTAGCGAAGTAAATTATAGTCTTTGCATTGTTTTACAAATTCTTTAATTTTAAAGTACTGATGAACATCAGCACCCGAAGTATCCTTTGCTACAAAATCATTAAAGAAATTCTTTTCTTTATAATCATAATCATTCGCTTTGGCCCAATCTTTCCATTTCTTTCGGATAGACAACTTCAGGTTTGTATCTGAAATAATAATATTCCATTTGTTGTTTGCTGCTGTATCTGCCGCTGCAATTTGCATTGCGTCGATATACTTCTCATTTTCATCTTTGAACTTATAATTCTTATGAGAACCAGCCATACTTTCACGTAAATCATCGCGGTTGATGTTTACTGTTTTACTTTTAGATCTTCGAACTTCTTCAACAGCCCATGTAGTCTTGCCACATCCGGGAAGTCCAACTGTTAATGTGATTGTTGGCATTATTATGTCCTTTAAATAAACGTTACTTCAGTATAATCCACATATATATTATTATACAGTAGAAAAATAATAGTACTTTCTTCATCTCTGAATACATTTTGAATTCTATATTCATTATTTTTATAAAGTACTGGACGATTTATAAAGTATCTATGTACAGAATTAAATGCAGAAACTTCTAATTCCGCATTCATGGTTTCAAGCATAGTTACGTATTGTTCGTACTGCTTAATTATTTTAGATGAATTGCACAAAATCTTTTGCCTCATATATATAATCTAAGTATCCACCTTCTGAACGAACAAGAAATTGAAAATCATAAGGTAGGTTTACATTTTCAGAAAACAACTCGACAATATATCCTTCTGTGCCATCCTTAAATAATGCTTTCTTATTCAAAAATAAATTTTGTACTTGATATTCAACATCTAACTTAATTTTTTCAAGAATTACTAAAGTGTTATTTAAATTTTCAATAGTACTAATAGCTTGTTCTGTATTCATTTTTATTCTCAAAGAAATATAAGATCATCTATTTCTAAATCTTGTAAGTCATCATCACCGTGCTCTACATCAAAAAATAGGCAATCATCGAATACAGTGACTGCATATATAGTCCATACAATATCATCCTCTGATTCCAATTCGAGTTCCTCAAGGAGTTCAGAAGAAATTTGTACTTTTTTTCCAGTGTAATACCTTATAATTTCTTTGTCAGTGTCGTCAATCAACCTATGAAGCATTTCTTTAGTTGATATAAATTTTTCATACATAATCATTTCCCAATCCCGAAACGTTTGCTAAATTTATGTAGTACCAATTCATTCACTCTGATACTGGCAGTATCAAGAACTGAACTGTATTTTATCATATCATATTCTAAACATGAATTATCGAGAAAGTCAATACATCTAAAAAAATCATGAAGATTGTTAAATCTAACCACTGACATGTCTTGAACAATACTGTGCTGAATTTGTACTTTCATAATAATCTCCCGTTTAAGCTTCTCTTGTATGGCGTTCTAAAGAATATATACGTTCTTTCTTTTTAGTATTAATTTTATTTCTGTTTTTTCGTACTCCTGAACTGGATTTTTCTTTGTGTATTGTATCAAAATAACACTGAATCTTCCTATATTCTTCAGGAGTACTCCACGAATTCCTTTTCTTCATTTGGTGTCCTTATTAGAAATCTTTTAATACTTCTTTGCTGTATTTGATCATGTTTTCCTTTAAATCAAACGGTTTATTGTTATACAAAGAGAAAGCATAACCCTGATGATTTAATTCTTTTGGTAGAAGTTTCTGTACTTTTAGTGCATATTCTTTGCGTTCTAAATGTTTAAATTCATTGTAAAAATCATTAACAAATTTTTCAAAAGAATTATAAGTACTGAATACTAAATCTTCCATCCTTTTAATCTTATCAAGACAATACTGATCATTAGAGAACATTTGCCTTAAATCATCACTTGCACCTTGTAGCACTGATTCGTAAAGTCTAGAATCAACATTAATACTATCCTTATTGAAATGCAAAGCACAGTACCAATCTGTTTTAATTTTAAACATTGTGCCATCTTTCAGTACTGCTACAAATCCTTCAATGTCTCGCATTCCTTTTACTGCTTCCACAGTTTCAAGTACTGTAGTACGCATTGGAAAATTACTTGCAATGTTCTGACCATTTATCATATTAGTGCTACGCATAGCGAGCATAGGAAACTTCTGACGCAGTTTTTCACCACACAGTAGTTCACCAGTGATTCGATGGCGAACGTTCAATATAGTCAGTTTCTCGCTCTGATATGGCAATACAATACGATATTCAGGTGAAGTATATTCGAGGTTCACGGTATATTGTTGAAGTTCAGCTTCTTCTACGTATTGATATAAACTAGAACCAGGAAGCATGATAGCATTACTATTAATTGCGTGTTCTGAAGATAGAGAAGTGTGAGATTTACAACGAATAATTCCGTCATTATCTCTGAAAGTACTGATAATAGAACCGTCGCGTTTATCCATCGCCACTTCAATTTCAGTACTAAGCATATTTTTATCAAACATCGTGAATGGGTTTTCATATGCATTAAAAAACTTATTCATAGTACGTGCTGCACAACGAATCATTTTACCATCTTCACTAATTTCCCACATTGAACCACGTGTTTCTTTAGCATTTGGTTCGCAGAAATCAGTATATGAGGCCATTCGATAAGAAAAGATTCTATACAAACCACCACCAATTGAACGCTGATCTTTATATTCAAATGCTTCATTATTTTGTACTAAATTCATTAAATCATTATAAATTTCTACTACACTCATTCAACCACCTCAATATGTTGATTACAAACGTAATATTCACGACCTTCGTCGATTTTCACTGTAATAGTTAGATCATATTCATATAAAGTAATATTAGTAACAATTCCAGTTACTTCAACTTCACGCATATCGAAATAATCACCATCATTCATATATACCTTACATTTGATTTTCTTATTCATAAGATTATTTTTTAATTCATCAAATGTGTCATCAACCATTTGTAGAAGTTGGGTGATTAATTGTATTCTATTAAAATGTTCATTCATCTAGGTATATCTCACTTAATTTTAATACTATTGTTTGTGGTTTGCTCTCTATTATTGTTTCGATTGTAGCAAAAAGGGTACCGTATGTGAAGCAAAATATATCAATAATAATTCCAATACCAAATCTCGTATGCACAAGTTTTCTTTTATATAATTTTTGTACCTCTGATATCACAAGATTTACTTCATTGAGAAAAACAGATGAATACAAATCCTTATAACTACCATTCCATCTTCCATGACTTTGTAAGTACTCATAGCTATATGCTTTTAAAAATAATAATGCTTTGTGTAATTTATCCATAATATTCTGTATTACCAAATAGATAAAAATCAAAGAAACTCAATATCATCTAATGAAATTATAAGAGCAAAATCATTTTCAGGTACTTTTACACCAAAAAATGCAAAATATCTTCCTATATTAAGTTCAATGATAGTACCGATAATATCAAGGCTTTTTACTCGAACTATTTTAGAAATAGTAGCTTTTTCTATTTCCATTACATTCTTTTTCCATGTAACATAAATGCAACATTCATAATGTGTACCATCAAGAAAATCTTCCATATAATCAAATACTTTCTTATAAAGAATAACTTGGTCTATTAATTTCATTCAATCAATTCCAAAAAAGATACATTAACCAATAAATTTCCATTATTAGTATAAACGAATGCAAAAATTTTCTTATCTAGATGGCGAATTTGATTAATATATCCCTGATAACCATTAAAAATAATAGTTACTCGTTTACCAGACAATAACCTATTCATTCTACTAAATTCAATTTCTCTATTTAAAAAATTAGCATATTCATAACGTTTATCAATATCATAAAAAGCATTTACATACGCTTTTCCAAATAAATTGACTTTTTGTAATATATTCAATTTTTTACCTTAAAAAAAATGTCCAGTACTTATATTGTACTGGACTGCTAATCAGAAGTAAATCATACCAAGTAACACTGATTCATCAGGTCGTTGATAAGAATGTTTCTTTATCTTAAAATAAAATGATTCTTCTTGTTTTAAATTATAACGTTTCTTTAAACATCTGGTATAAGTTGAATTATTTGGATGTACCCATTGATATATATCAATACCATCTTTATTATAACCAACTATATTACTAATATTAGAAGAATGTTTTTTGAAGTTTTTACTCTTTTCAGTAAATTCTTTAACTTTCACTGTACTGGGAGTTTCGTATTTAAAATCTACTTCAGTACAACGAAAATAGTAATATTCTTCATCTTCATCAAATCCCACGAGCACTGTCTTGGTAGAACGTACATTGTATTGATTTAGACTTTTTTGTTCATTACTATATACATCTTGAAGTATTTCATCAAATACTTGTACTGCGTCTTTATCTGGATTAGAAACACCACTAATCCTACGCTCAATAATAAAATCAGTCCATTCTGGTTCTTCTTTTATTACATCAAGCATATACAACTGTACAAACTTATCCCTATACATTTTAACACTGTATTGGGTACTTTGTACAGTACTGAATACATCAGCCAATAAATTTGCTGATCCAACTTGTTCACCACAGGTGGCATGAGCAACAGCATATTCCGCCATCACTGGCGTAAGACTCTGAAAATTGCTCATGTTCAACTGATTAGCCATTTCGGATGCAAATGCTAAATTATCTATCATCTTTGACTCTCCTTGTGCTTATGTAAAATCCTTTTACATATAGTATTATATCACAAGGAGAAATGTTTATTCAATATCGATTTTAAATCTTTTCAACATAAAGCCAACTAAGTGTTATATTTTTTGATTTCATCTGCATATAGATATACCAGTTTATAAGACAAACAGACAACACTGATGAATGCAATTAAAGTCAAAATCCAGTAGAAAATCAACATATCCGGTTTAATAATGAGATATCCAGCAAAAATTGAAATAGCAGTGAACCAAATGAAACCAAAAATAATAAATGCAAATTCTAAAACTATTTTCATTTTAATAAATTCCTGATAGTACTGACTTCGGTATTCAACATGAATTTTAGAACTTCATAAGCTGAACGCTGATTGAACATAACTTTGGATTTTTTTATCATATCAAAGAAATACTTATCAGTTTCATCACAATAACTTATAATTTTTTCTGTACTGAATACACCAGGTGCGGTACTCAAATTGTGCACTCTATCTACTAGTTTTACAATTGAACATACTTGACAATTAGAAAGCTGATTAAAGTATCCATAGTATGAATCTTCATCAGTATTTGAATCTTTAAATTTAGCCAGTTTACGACTATATTGGATTACATCAGGGAATAACATCTCAAGCGTTTCAGAAGCTTCTGGATAGTCTTCGATTAAATCATGAGATACAATTGCCATGTATACTTCAAACGGCTTACACAGCGATTCATGAAGCGTAAGAGCCAATCCAAGCATTTGCAATTGATGAGAGAATTCTTCAGAACCATCTTTTCGTGTATTACAATGATATTGTTCGGCGAATGCAAGTAAACGACGCAATTCATAGTACTTTGGATCGATTAGAGATAGCCCCTCTATAATTCCATAAAGTTTTGTTCTTAGTTTTGAATAATCTGTTTTCATTTAAATTTAGCCCTATGAAAATAGCAAGTGTAACGTATACCGTATAAAGCAAATATACGCCCATATGTTATAACAATACCATTACATTTGTGTCGGATATTGTTTTTTGTGAATGTTTTTCCAGTATATAACACATTTAGTTCATCTTCTATGTTATCTAAAATACTTCTAATACATAGTGAATAGTTAAAATGTGTGTTATTCATATTCAGTACTGAATTAGTCAAGTAATAAACCACTTTACAATATAATAATTGTTTGTTCATTATAAATCCGTATGCAGAACCAAATGAGTATAATATTCAGTACTCATTACATATAAAAATCCTCTATCATCAAATGATAAATTGAGTATTTTGTACTTTTTATTACAATAAGTATATACGGTATTTTTATAAAATAATGTTAATTCTTTTTCAATGTATAACAATATATCACGTATTACAGTACTGAATTGATGATGTTTATTTTTCGTAAATTCATTACAAATAGTCGTTCCTAAGTAGTGAATACAATGATAATGTGGTTTAATCATTCCTGTACCGAATTACAATTCAAACAATATAGAAACTCAAAATCTGGTCTCCAACTATTATCAAAATCTTTCAGTTGTTCTTCAGTATATTCTGAATCATCATTAACTGGGTAGAAATCACCACAACCAACGGCCCAATCAGAATCTAATCGAAAACGTGCAATTTGAGTAGATCCACAACACGAACATTTTTTCATTAATTTACTCTCATTTTTGATGGATATTCATATAAATTTTTTACAGTACTTTCTGTTAATTCGAAATAGCCGTATGAAGTTGTAATATGGACACTTCCATTTGAACTACATATAGTAAAGCCGTGAATTTTGTAAAAGTTACCATATTTTAAATATAATTTAGTACTGAAATATTCTTCAAAAATAACCTCAGTACTTAATAATAATTCTTCTTTGAACAAGGTTGGCATATTGGTATTGTGTGCTAAATCGAAAATTACCTTACATGTCATTTGTATAAATTCTATTTTCTTTTTCACACATTCATTACCATTCATCCCTAAGAACCTCATCTTTTAAATCTTTGATATCTATAACTTTACTAACCATATCATTTTTAGTGCATATATATAACCTTGCTGGTTTTACAATTGCTTTGATATAATAGCACTTGAATTTTTTATTCATGTAATAATGATAGATTTCAGTTGTCATATTCTTGTATATATCAGAGATTTCATTTTTATATAAAGGATCATCTCTGAAAATATAGTTAATTTGTATTTTGTTATTAAGAAGTAATAAAAAGTTATGTACTAAGATGTGCGAACCAATCAAAATAGTTACCATATTCATAAAAAAGATCATCATAAACCTGCACTAATATTTTATGATAAGGATTATTGTCAAAATACTCTAATAGTGCAGTTGTATTTTCTATAAAGCAATAAAAATCATCAATCGTCTTCGTCATCACCCAAGTCCAACCACTCAGTATTATCATCATCAAAATGTTCAACAATAACACCTGGCACATTCATTTTATAAAACATTGCATCATATTTTTCATCACTTGGGATAAGGAAGAAATCTTTCATTGGTGCAATTTCTGGTACTTGATCTTCACTGATACCACTGCGTAATAGTGCTTGATAAATTTTATCACGATAAGAAATGAATTTTTCTTCAGTACTAAAATCCATAATTAATTGTGCAACATAACCATCTTCAGTACCAAAAGTAATTCCAAGTTGTTCTTCAGTGCTTACCATGCACCAAACTGGCTTGCTCAGATTGCTTTCAATATATTTTTGTACTGCAAGTACTGTTTCATGACGATCTGAATTAGCAATACAATCAAGATTATCAATTGCATTCATCATTGAAGTTGCATCATTATCTTTTTCAAATTCACCAAAATCATTAAGTACGTATTGTACATTTTCACAATGAACAGCCCACGCGTATTCAAAATCTTCCAGATCATCACAATAACCACGTACTGGACGAAGAGATAGACCCAGACGTAGATAACGAAAATAAGTATTACTATTAGTATTCATTTTTATTCCTTAAATGTATTCAATTTTTACTAGATAAAATATACAACCATCGTCTAAGTATATTATTTTACCATCGTAATTAATGTTTTTTGTTTTAATGGTACAAGGTAGAGAATTTTTATATGCGTGATATAATTTATGTTTTAATTCTACTGAGAATTTTTTTTGGCTCTTGATTAACCACAATTCAGTAAATTCAATGATAGCCAGTTCATCTCGAAGCTCAAGCCATGATTCATTGAATATAGATGAAATATCTATTTTAGACATTTATGGATTCCAGAAAATCAAGAACATCGGAATGTTCCATTACGATATCTTGTTCTAAAAAATCCATAATAGGTACTATAATTTTGTACAATTCAACAAGAAATTCAACTTCATCTTTTGTATATGAATAACCCATAGGTACCACTTGTGTCATCCATTGATTATTCGTTTTATTTGCAATAATATTCAATACATTGTTTGATTTATATAGTACTGAAATTTTCCTGAATCCAGTTTTTTCATTTTCATCCCAATGTAGTGCATTGGTGTTAAACAGAATCATTTTTGTACTCCCAAATACAGTCGAACATCTTCAAATAGCTGTTCTTTTAAATAAACATCTTTTCCAGGTAAAAAGGTACTAAATGAGTTGTAATCACCATCAAGTGCATACGAACGCATTACAGTACTACTATATTTGCTACATTCTCTTTCAATCCCAGCCTGAATTACTTGTATTGAATCGAAATTATATAATTTTCCATTAGCACTGTCAAGTGCTTTTTTAAAGGAATTTATTCTATCTGATCCACAAACAAAAATAATATCATTGTACTTAGAATCCAAATCTTGCATAATATTAATTACATTACTTTCAGTACTCAATACATCTTTAATGTTTGGATAAAAATTTGAAGTGTAATATTGTTTTAGATTAGGTGGAAGTGGATTTTTCTTTGGATCTTGTGTAGTACTGAGATAAATTCGAAAATCTGCATTTAATTCAGTACTAATATCTTGTACTTTATTGAATAAAATCCCATGACCTAAATGAATTGGATTTATTCTACCAAAAGTAATTATACATTTATTCATATGTTAACCATAGTGTTTCCTAAAGATTTTAGGCAATCTATTTTCGCTTGTGTTAGATTCTTATCCAGTACTATAATACATGAAGGAAATGGTGCTGATGTTAGTTTATCATTCGGTTTTAGTGGATTACCAAATTTAAGCCTTCCTTTTATAAAACACATAGCATCACAAAAAGGAGAAGCAAAATTCTGAAAAGCTCTGGTATCAGTTCTTGCTGGAACCAAAATCAAACCAGTAGCACCTCTGTTATAGTCTTCAACGCTTTTTGATAACCAAGGAGATAAATCACTATAAGGTGGATTTAACCAAAATGTTTCGTTACTCCAGTCCTGTGATAAACCATCATCTTCTGGTGTGTAGTGTTTAAGACACAAAGCTGTTTCATTACTGCAAGCAACATCTACTGTAAAATTCCACAAAGCATTTAGTTTATCAAACAATGGTTTTGGTGTTGTCCATAGATCATTTTTTCTTGTACTGAAATGTACCGCGTGTTTATTTTTCTTCTTTTCCATGAAATTGTTTTCCTTATTTGAACTCAGTGTTTGAATTTCTTTTTATTTAAATCATTGCGTATATAGCCACGTTTGAGGCAATTTTCATATACGTAATTAAAATATTCTGTTTTAAATTTTATTTCTTTTATTAATTTGAAGTGAGAACCATATCGCATTAATATATTAAATTCTTCATCTTCTTTAAATTCGTAATGCATAAATTCCTCATCGGTTCCATTAAAACCAATGAATTCTTTTATTTCTTTAGTACAATCACCATTTCCATCATAGAATTCTCTTAGTGTTAAATTCCCATCTGAATCATATTTCTTGTATTCACCAATTAGTACGCTTTTATAAAATGTATAATGAAGAGAAATGTTTCCATTGGCATATCTCTCTTCAAAATATTGTTTATATCTAGCTCCGAGTATTGTTGGTGTTTGAGTTGGTCTGAAGTTAATAATTCCTATTTCAGTACCATTTTCATACTCGCTTATATTAGATAATGTATTTTGTTCTGTTCGTATTCTGTAACCACAAAAAGAGCTATCTGGATTATGAACTATTTGAAATTCCTTATTCAAGTACTTAATATCAATTCCTTTCTTTTGTTTTCTTGAAGCGATTTTTTTCTGTTCTTCTAAATTCATTTCTTTAAAACCATAATAATATTAATTATTGAATTCAATAATGTTTTAAAGTGCTATGTATCAACTCGTTGTCACTTCGTTGATACATGCAGAAATTACTTGTTCTCACGTCTCACTGTCGTTCGACTACAGAACAAGTAATTTCAATTCACTTCGTGAATTTCAATACTTGAAGGCGTTTGCACGAGATATTTTCATCCCCCCACAGGGAGGGGAAGAGAAATAAAAAGCTAAGCCTTGAAGCTCGTAGCTGTCGAAATTCCTTGAATTGCGAATTCTAATAAATTTAATTTATTAGGCAGAGGCGGGTTGCCCGGTTTCCCCTTATCGCAGTCACATGCAACGGTCACAAGTTTAAACATACTTGCACTTCAGTACCGAACTATTCAAGCAATTCAATACTGTGATTATTTCCAAAATATCTAAAAGAAAATAATCTCCCTTTTACACTTAATGTCCAGACTTAACTGGATTCGCGTCCTATCAATCTCCTGAGAGATTGGGGCAATCGTGCTACCTTTGCCCTTTAACGTGTCGACTCGCCTAAACGGGTATCCTCTACACGGCGTATTGTTGGTATACTCATCTGCCCTCTACTTGTTTCGAGTGGATCAGGTTTTTAGTGTATGCACATCCTGTGCATCCAACATCCTTGTAATTATAAACATTATATCTTAAATCTATTTTTCGTTCAGATATTTATGTATTAAAAAAGGACGGTTTTTACGCCGTCCTTGGTTTATTTTTGTCCTGTGTTCTTCCAATACTCAGAATTACTGTCAGTAAATGCAGAATATGAATCATTATACCACGCTTGTAGCAATCTATCATCATTATTACTTATACGCATTAACTTTTTATTTTCTACATATAGTTCATCATTATTCAACCACGAATGATATAGAACTTCAATATCATCGGGATATAGTTTCATCTTGTGTTTAGAAACCTCGCCATATTTCATTACTCTAGGTGGAAATATGATGCTATTACGTAATGAATTGGTTTCAAAACCAATTGGTTCTTTTTCGCTAAGATGATTTAACAGGCGTTTATATTTCTTATAAACAATATCAAGGTAGTATGGTTTAAGTACTTCCAAAATTTCATTATAACCATTATCTGGTTTTAACTCCACTTGATAAGTTTCTCTTTTTCTTCTTTCTTCTTCTGATACACGAAAATCTAAAATAAAATCATTATCATTTTCTATATAACCATAAGATTTTCTATAATTACCTTCATCAGACGCTAACTCATCATTGGTACTTGAAACATATACAATGGAACTATCGTGAGTTCCAAGCATAATGCGTTTAGTTCTGTAGTTATAAACAACTAAGTCATAGTCTTCCAGACCCATTAACATGAACTGAAATACGTATTCGTCTGGAATATCAATTAAAGGTAATTCCCATGGGTGATCTAAATTATCAAATTCAGATGAGAAAATTTTATATTGCATAAACATGAATAAATTATTATAAAACTCATGTGGGTGTTTTTGATGCCTGGTATGTGATGAGATTCCATCACTTTCTGCAACTTCTGCAAATCCATACATATCTTCAGCAAAAGAAAATAAAAAATATAATTTCATATATCTACTAAACCTTATTTTGTTTTAAATTAAAAATTGGCAGAGAAGTACATCTCTGCCTTTAATATATTAACTACGTGTTTGGTATGCGTAGCACTGTTTTAAACCTTCAAGATCATTAACTTCAGGTTTCAGTACTGTAACGGTGACGTCATATGGTGTACCATCTTGCATATAATGGACTTCTGTGTATTTTGATTCAATAAACGATTCATATTCCTCCTGCGTTCTGGTTGGTTTGCGGGCAATCATTGAACGTTTTGTATTAGCAACAAGTTGTGTACTTACTTGTTCACTCTCTTCACCTTCTTCAATTTTAATAAAATCGTATTCCATATCCATATCTTGTTCTTTCATTATTATATTCCTTTATGTTTTTTTGTTAATTAGTACTGCAAAGTTCCATTACGAAAACTATCCAGATTTTGTAATACAATATATTTCTCCAGTACTTCAGGTACTTCTTCATTTAGTTGTTCACAGACAGCAACGATAAAGTCCCAATCATTATCAGAACGACTGTGTACTTCCTGAATTGTTTTCCATGAATTGCTGATTTCACCTGAAGCATCACGGTATGTAGGCCATTTAAGACCATAATCTTCAACTTCTTTATTATTCAGCACTCGGATAGCATTGAAGAGTGATCCAATATCAAAGAATTTTGATTTTTTTAGATCTTCCATAGCACAAAGTTTTGGTTCTCCTTTTACATCAATAATAAGAACACCACCGATTGCTTTTAGAATTTTACTTGTCTTTTCATCACGCATAATTTTAATCCTTCTTGTTAGTTTAGTTTGTTCCAATTACGATATTTGACCATTCAGAATAATCACTCATTGCTAATCTGAACATATTTTCATCCTGGAATTCAAGAATATATTCATTATACAAGTACTCAAAATATTTGTTATAAACGTCTGAATTTGCATTCTTGATATGCATTAGGAATAAATCAAGTGCATCTTGTTCTGTGCTTTCAACCAAATACAGTTCAGTACCATCTGGGTGTTGTACTTTCTTCGCATTATAAGGAATGAATCTCTTTCCAAGGTATGGAATTAAAAATTCCTTGAATACAATTTTAAAATTAGTTTCCATCTTTGTTCCTCTTAATATTTTCTAACACAATACTGATTATGGGTAATTCTGATTTATAATACTCTAATATTTTTTCCAGATAAATTAATGAATTTTTAAAATGATAATAATCGGTTTTACCAAACAACAATTCAGATTGAAATGTGTATAGTGTATTATATAAATGCATAATACTTGCATCTGGAGTATCTAATTCAAATACCAATCTATCATCATAATTCCATTTCATTTCAAATAATGTGTTACTATCTTTTGTTTCTTTCTTTAGATTAACGTGAACACTTGTTAATAATTTATTATTATTTTCTTTTGGTATACTAATATCAAAATTAGATTCGAATACAAATCCAGTACTAATTTTAGATTTTTCTAAAATTTGAAAATTTCTGTTGAAGAATTCTGATTCAATTGCAGTTGCACTTATATTATTGATATCACTATATAATGAACGAATGCAGTAATTATAGTCAGTAAGAATTCGGTTGTATTTGATTTTATCAGAAATACTGTGATATCTTACACTTGCATTAAATGTGTTTTTTGCATAATCAATACCATTTAATGTGAATTGTTTGTAAGACAATTCATTTGTGTATAAATCTTTTCTGTACGAATAATCATGTGAACAATAAGAACTATAATTTCTTGATTCAACTAATGAATAACACGGTAGATTAAATGAATGATCCTGAATACTAAATTCAGTACTATCACCGTCGTGTTTATAAAAACAAATATCATAGTCCATTAGTTCATAAATTATTGCATTTCTATAAGTTTTTTTATGAATTGAATTAAATGGTGGATTGCTTAAAGAGCTTCCTTTAATTATATCAAAGTGCTCTTTTACAGATAGTACAGAGAAATTTAAAAAGTCTTTCATATTATTTTATTCTTCTCGAAATTTAGGCGAAAAATTAGCGGAAGTATTCACTCCCGCCTTTGTGTTTGATTTTACCCTTTTTGAATTCTTTTTTACGATCTACGTGAGTTTGAGCTTTATTGAACTCATTGCAGTACTTTGCAACGTAGTTGTTTACTTTATTTTTCTTTGACATAATATTACTCCAGTTCAGGATCAGATACTGTAATTGATTCAATATCACTAGCATAAATCATAACTTTAGAACTATCAGGTTCAATTTTAAAATCATGATAAGATTCTTTAACAATGAAGTTATCCATGATAAAACCTTTACTAACAAACATAATGATTTTATCATCTTTAATTGTATAAGTATTCTTCTTTCTATGAACTTCAGTTTGTGCATTAGTTACATTATCATTTCTTAGTACTGCTTGAATGAATTCTTCATTGGTATTCATTGGAAAAGATAATACAAAAGAGTTTTCAGTACTGATAGTAATGACAAACATATTACATAAATCACTATGATAATAATCGTACATTGTTTTACTACATAAAAATAAGCACTGAATTATGTCTCTCACTGAAAACATTATATCATGAATTTTAAATCCATTCAAAGATAAAATATCGTTAATATCACCATTTTCGATGATGCTGGTCTTTTCCATGGGGCATCCTTTCCAAAAAATGCACTTCTTCCTGAAGTGTCTTATTCGTTAGAGTATTGCACGTGAGCTTTTGATAAATTTTCACATGCTTCTTTAATGTATTTAGTATTGTGATTAATTTTAGATTTCCCTAGTAATTCAAGTAATTCACCGTACTTATACATCAATATATCCAATCCATCAATATTAATATCGTGAATTAAACTCAATTGAAATAAAGTAGAACTTTCAATGAATAGTGTATCGTATACATGTGTTTTTCTACCATCATCATCAATTACAGCAACAATAGTACCGAATTCGGTGCAAATATCATCTTCTCGCATTTTTACTGGAGAGAAAATAAAACAATTTGAATTTTTATTATCAATAATACAAAGTTTTAATGTATGAAATCCAACTATAATCTGAATATCATCACCGTAGTAATGAAATGTGTGATCACCTTTCAGTACCTCAGTGTATGATTTTGGATTTTCAAAATAATCAATCAAACATTGCATTCCAGTTTTAATAGTATTTTTTGAAATCATTTTCAATCTCCAACAATTTATCTTTAACTAAACACATCGTATTGGTGTGTAATGGTATATAAGCATCACCACATGTATACTGGAAGAAATCGATTTCATTGAATGCTTCTCGATCAGCATAAACTGGTTTATTTGTGTTTGATTTTAATAGTACTGAATTTATGTACTCATTACTAATACCGAGCAAAAATATTCCATTGTAATAACTTTCAATTGAATAAGAATTTTTCAAATATTTATTGATTAATTTAATTGATATAAATTCACTACCATAGTACATATTAAATTCTTTGATTGTATTTGAATCGGATTTAATGAAATACAATGGTATACAATCGACCACAATAAATTCTTTGTTTGAATTAATAAAATAATCGAAATGCTCAATACACTTATATACGCTATCGTCAGGCTGTGTTAGCATTTTCTCGTTTTTGGGTAAACACCAAGTAGGCATAATATAAATCCTGTGTTTTCTTTAATGTTTCAGTCATGATATCATAATCAAATACTATATTATCCAGTGAACCAAACGAATTTAAACATCTTTGAGTAAAGAAAGTACTTTCTAAATCATCAATATAAAATGGTTCATCAAATAAATTTGTAATGAATGTTTTAGTACTGTTTTTGTATTCAAACAACAATTTATTATTATATCTGAGAATTATCCCATTCTTTGTAATATAAAATTTACAGAGAGATTGCCTGTTACTTAGTGCATTGATTTGTACAACCATTTGTTTCTTTGTTGGTTCACTAATATCAACAAGGTATCCAATATCAGACGATAAGAAATTCCATCGTACTTCAATCTCCTTCTTCTTAATATCATCAATTGCTGATTGAATGATTTGATTAACTATATCTAAATTTCCGATAATGTCAAGCATCATTTTTTAATCCTTATTATATTCTTTTCGATAATTCATCAATAGCTTCTTTTGAAATGAAATCACCATAATACCAATGCCAAACAACTTTTTCATTTGTATTGTCTTGCATTATAGTTTTATTCCATTCCAGATAATATTCCAATGTGTTTAATTTCAGTACCGTACTGTACTGAAAAAATTCTTCTTCAGTTAAAGTATTAGAGAATAACTTAGAACTAAAATCATTCTCATAATCTATGAGTTCAGCGTCTGAATCAAAACGGTGGGTAATTTTTTTCACCAAACCACATTGAATACCACTGTTAACAATATTAGTTATACACCAGCGTGGTTTATGAAATACTTTTGGGTTGCATGTTATGTAATCAACATTAAAAATTGTAAGTACTGGTGTTTCGTTTTCATCATCAACTGAAATTCTTAATGAACTAAAACCACAATATAATATAAAATTATATCCAAGTACATCATCAATATACTCTTTTGGTTTTCTTGATAAAAAATCCTTTGAAATTGAATTAACCAAACGAGAACATGCTTTAAAATATTCTATTGGTTCTGACATGAATCGTTACCTGTATTAGTTTAAGTACAATGTGAATCATAAAATTCTTCCAGTATTTGTTCGGCGTCATCCATATGAATACAATCCACTTCTATGATTTTTACTCTACTGGCGTCCCAAATCATATAGCTAGGTACTGAATCAGGTTCATATACATTCTTATATTGTACTGAATTAAATCCTAATCGTGAGCATTCATCGATCACCGCTCTCCACGAATCCTCACCACCCAAATCCTCACTGTGCTGTGTTTTACCGAGTTCCACGAAACATTTATGGATATGTATCTCCTTGTGATCCAACGTGTTTCGTGGGCTTCTCAGCTTACGTAACGCCGCTTCTAAAGCACTATTAATACCACCAAAATGTAAGCCACCAAAGGGGATATAAAAGCTGTCAATTTTTACAGTACTACAGTGATATAGAATCATACGTTTGGTATCTCTGGGTTTAATTCTAAAAACTCTTGTCTATATGGTTCAAATATAATAGCAACATCTTTGTCAGGTGTCAACAGCTTTTTAAACTCAATCATCGGTGATAGCATACTCCATAGTAATTCAGTCTCAATAATATCTGAGTACTCCAGTTGTAATGTAAAAATCATTTCACGTAGCGAATCTATGCAATTTACTTCAAAAGATAAATCGGTGTCTTCGATTATAAAAATTTCAGTATTAAAATCATAAAGAGCGTACAACATATGTTCACTACTAACCAAAAAAGCAACAGATGATGTATTAAAGCTAAATTCATTATATTCTGGTGTCCAGTTATAATAATCATGGAGTGAATTGTCAAATTCAATTGTCCATGAAGAACCATTTGCTGAACCATATTCAATGGAACTATCATCAATGTTAGTTTCATAATTCTGATTTTTAATACCAACATTGAATGTACTATTACTATTGTACTTAGAATATAATTTACTATGTTTTTCCACAATTAATGGCACTTTTTTGAGTGCTTCATTTAATATTCTTGTACTAAACTCATATCTTTCAATCATAAGTAGTTTATTTCCATTGATTTGAATTTTTTATTACACAATTCTTTATATAAATTATAATTTGTGTCCTGAAAATAACTATTGATATTTTTCAATGCCATTGTATATGTTCTTAAATTTATATTTTGGTTTATATAAATTTTCCCTTTGATGTTCAAATTCCATAGAATGGAATATATATAATGCATTAACAATTCTTCATTATTATACAAAGTACTATATTGAAATTCGGTTTCTTCTGTATAATCTAGTACTGGAATATAATTTGATATTTCTATTAGATAATTATCATTGAACGGAATATGAATATTATCTGGTACATATGTTAATATAACCTCACCAAAAGGCGATTTGCCTCTGCTCATGGTAATAAGTCCATTATTTTCATGTTGATATCGAAAAGAACCTTTGTGATTTACGTAAAAAGTTTTTCTCATTGATTGAATAAGTTCAATACAATCAGATATGCGTTGTGCATATTCCTTTGATTTTTCAAATATCGGAGTTTTCATCAATCTTCCTTTTAACAGTTTCGGTACATATATCAATTGCGGATTTTAGATTCACAATATCCACTTTTGATTCAAATAAAATATTTGAATATGTATAATCGAATTCGTTACCCAATTTATGCATGAAATTTTTCAAGTAAAAATAATCTTCTTTATCTGGAACAAAATCATATAATGTACTGTACTGAAAAGCCCATTCATCATACGTCTTTTCCATTACTTCATGGCAGTTTGTTTCATTGTATCCATCAATATCAGGATCATATTTTTTTAAATACGCTCCGACTAAATTTGGACTATTAACATCATATTCACAATATCGGTCATCAAAATAAATCATTTCACCTTTAATATCTTCAATTGGTAAATTTAATTCAACTGGTTGAATATTATCAGCATTAAATGAAATTATATTGGATGATGTTGTTGTAATAGAACCAAAATTACTAATATTTAAATATATTGAAATATGAGTACTACATGTAATATTAATATTAATATGATAATCAAGAATTTTCTTGCTTAAATTTATATTTTTCTTATAAGCCAGTAACAACAATATTAAATTTTCACATACACGAAGTATGTTATATGATTCTTTTTTCATTTTATATTCTCTATTTTTTATTATAACAAATAAAAAAACCCCAGTCAAGGGGGATTTTAATGCTTAAACACAGGAACCAATGAATACAAAGATTCCAAAATTTCATCCATTTCGTTTTGATCTAATTCGATGGATAGATATGAAATTCTTACTACACTTTTAATTGGTAGTTCATTTTTACATTTTTTATGAATGTTTTTATGAAGCTCAAGAACGCTCTGTGGTGGTAAACTATACAAAGTACTGTACTGAAAATATAATTCATCATCAAAGTCATAAGGAATGTTAATTATATTATTTTCATCAAATCCCACTAAATTAAAATCATAGTCATCTGTATCAAACATACAATAAAATGTTTTATATCTGTGTACTAAAGTGTCAAATGCATATGTAGTTCTTTTATATGCTTTAATGATATTTTTTAAACTTTGTTGTGGTGTTGCTTCATGTAAATCAATACTAATACAATCATGAACATCTTCTTTCTTTAAACTGAACTCTACATAATTCCCATCTGGGTTGCATTGTACGAGAATATAACTGTCATTGTAGTAAATTTGAATACTCTTTTCTTTTTTTATATTCTTCTGTATAGTAATCAATGCATTAAGTAATTTATCACAGTACTGTGCATCTAATTTTGGCATAGTTTGTCCTTTAATAATCGGAGTATTTCAATATAATTGTATTTCGTGAAATCATTTGTCATGTACACAATATCTTTAAAATCAATTGAATATAATAAGCATTGAATTATAAAAATATCACTTCGTGTAATTATCGTACTGTACTGAAATTCTAATTCTTCATAAGAATCCAAAGTGCATTTATGAAAATCTAATTCACTTTTAATTGAACTGATATATGAAGATGTACTTTCTGGTTTGTACAGTGAACTTATATTAGCAATATTTGAATTATATTTTTTAGCAGGATGTGAAGAAGCTATCATGAGTGCTGTGTGTTTGATTGTTTTAGTACTGGATTTTTTAATCAAGTGAATGCATTTCTTTTGATTATTGACTACTAAATCAAAATCAGCATTCAAATTATGTTCACCGGCAGCAAGTTTATATGAACTTATACATGATTGTATTAATTCTATTAGTTCAATAATTTCTTTCATAATTTTTCCAGATATTTTTCTAGATTTAAAATTAACTTTGGATTATATAAATGATCCTGAATTTTTGTATTACACATTATTTGATAGTGTCTTTTGTTGTAATACAAATTGGTTTGCATTGCTAATACTCTTACTACTTGTAAATCAAACTCAGTACTCAACTGAAACGCAGTGCTTTCTATACAAGCGTACTGTTCTTCTGTTAGTACGTTATGAACAGTACCGAATTGATCGTATTCATCATATAATACATCGTAATCATTTGCAGTACAAAAAATACCATACTCGTTGATGAATGGTTTAATACCACGAAATGTATCATAATCATCTGTGTTTTTCACCATATACCACGGAGTGTCTGACATACCATTATACACTTTAAGTATAACAGAATAAAAATGAAGATTATTTTCTAATACAACTAATTCACTATCATTTACTTTCAGTATAGTGGCTTTATTGTTGTTTTTATCTTCTTTTTTGTTAAATTCAAATGATATATCACTCAACAGATTGATAATTTTATTGTCGTACTCAATAATTTCGGTCAATGTCAGCATAATTTTAATTTTAATTCCTGTATAATTGTTTTTAAATCATCTGAATTCAAATCAAATAAGGTATCATCTATTGATATTTCTTCATATTGAAGTAAATCACATATTTCGTGTATGATACGCATTTTTAATAATCGGTTGTACTTAATACCACTCTCTGTACTGTATTGAAATAATAATGCTTCAAATTCATCAGAATCTTTTACATATTCAGGTAATTCAATAGTTCCGTTTTCACTGGTATCACACTTTCTATGATAGTTTTCATATATACCAATCTCCATTTTAGTATTATCGGATAAAGAATATATATTACATGAACTACTATAAATTGAACCTACTGTTTTAGATTTCCTGATACGTTCTTCAGAGGGATCTGAACTCCTGATTAAAGAGATAGTGTTGTAACAGATATTAGTTTTGTAATCTTTTGATTTCAATGTAATATTGGAATATATTCCTTTTGTTGACATTTCATGAATGAGTGTTGATTCGGTACCCGGAATATAAATCATGAAATTTTCTGAGAGATGGAATTTATCATTTACATTCTTTAAATTAATTACCAGTTCTTTTAGTTCTTGTATTTTAAATTTTAATTCAATCATATTTCTTTAATTCCAATAGAATATTTTCATATATGTCAGTACTGAATTCATTTAGTCTGTTGTAGTTTACACAGAAATAATATCCATCTTCGATGTAGTCTCTGATATAATAATCCATCCAAATACAAAATTTATCTTCATCTGAATACAGTGTATTATGTTGGAATAATAAACTTTCTAATTCATCTGAACTCAACTCATTTTCTTTAATCAATTGGATGATATTATTTGTTTCGTGATTAATCATATATTCATTAGTTGAATTATCACGATCAAGGTATACATATGAATCATATTCTACTCTATATTTTTCTGATACGTAATTTGGTGAATTAAACGAATAAGCAAATAAAACATAAGTGAATGCTATATTTTCGGAATTAGCATATAATGCGATTTTACCATCAGAAATTATACAATAAATTTCACCATTTATATCTTGATGTAGATAATTATCGCGTACATTATCAGTATGCAATAATCTTTTTAATTCAAGTAAAATATTTTTGTACAATAAGTACATTTCAGTATCATTTGTTGATGTAGTGCTTGATAAATTTTTTAACGTCATTTAATGCATCTTTTAATAATGTGGTATCATAATTTTCATATTCATATGAAATATAAAAATGACTTTCAATATTATTGTGTATTTCTTTATATAATTCCAGTACTTCGGAACATACCATATTTGGTACTACTAATGATAGTTGAAACATCTCTTCTTCCCATGTATCTTCACTGGGAATGGGAAAAGTTTCAACACCATTTGTATAATTAAAATCAGCATATATTTTATTGAAAAATGGATTCATCGGACTACATAAGAAGAATGCCGAATCTCGTATAATAACCCTGTAATTACCAGGTACCTCTTCATCTTTGTATGCATATTCTTCCAGGCAAACTGATTCATTCATAATTCCAATGATATTTTGAGATGCTTTTGTTCTCAAGTACAATGTTCCATTTTCGTATGGATTTAATCTGGTAGTACTTAGAATATAATTATCAGCATTAATTTTGTCTGTATTTTTGTACAACAAAATCATAGCAGTGCTTAATTCTTTAATAACTTTTAAGTTATTAATAATGTTCCCATGTTCTTTTTTCATCTTTTAAATCATCTCGTAGATTTACATAATCATTGTATGAAGCACATTCACTATAGTAATCATTATCATAGAATAATGTAATTACACAGTAAACATTTTCGTCAAGTACTTTTTGAAGTTCTAACTCAAGATCAAGTACGATAAGATCTATATTAGAAAGAATTGTACTATATTGAAATAATTGCTCTTCTGGGCAGTCAACATCAAGTAAATCTATGTCACTTTCACTTGAATATATTTTAATATACCCTGGGTGTTTTCTGGATGAACAATATACATCACCGAACTGACGAAGTAACATAGGAATCTCTCCATCAAAACACTGAGATTCTTTTGCAACGCGAATAATAGAATCACTATTTTTTGAAATTCTTATGTCAATATCAGCATCATTGATTTGTTTTATATAAAAATTGGATTTGGGTAAGGTGAAGAATCTATCGTTGTATATGGTTCTTTTACTTAGATGATTTTTTAGTAATGAAACAATTTCAGCGAGTACTGGTATTGTCTTTTTGTATTCTTCGTATGTCATAGATTGCTAAATCCTGATAGATATGAACTTTTATCGTTGTTATTTGGATGAATATTTTTCATCAACTCTAACAGATCACCATAATACCCCTTTTCGGTAGCAATGTAAAGTAAATTTGGAATTAATTTAAAAAAATCTTCAGGGATGGGTGCAGATGCCATACAGAATGAATGATTTAAATTACATTTTAAATAATTGAATAATATAATATAAAACAAATCACAGTTTTTGTATAATAAGCTGTTTTGAAAGAACATTTCTTCTGTATAGTCATAACTGTACTTAATTTTTTCGCACAAATCACCATCTATCATAAAATCATGTTTAGAATCTTTATTGAATTCATAACAGTGAGTCCAGTAAAATTCGAAATTACCAACTCTGGAAGAAATCAAGGTTGGTGTAGAGGTTGTATCTACACTTAATATATCCAGATCTATTTTTCTAATTCCAGTGTTGATATAAAATCTATCATTTTCTATTCTTATAATTCCACATTCTCTTCGTATTTCTGGATCATGTAATGCGTTAATTAAATCTTCCACAAACATTGAATAAGCAATACAATGTTTGTATTCTAAATTTGGGAAATATTCTAATTTCATGTTTTATATGTTCTCTAAAAATTCAAGCATAGAATTCAAATCGTGTTTTTTCTTTTCTAAACATTTTAAATCAACAACCAATAACAAAGGTGCATATACATTATTGTTGTGCTCCAAAGAGGCTAAGTGATCTCTTAGTTCTTCTTCTAGGTTTATTATATCAACGATTATTGGATCATATAATGTACTTAACTGAAATTTCCATTCATCAAGTGCATCATCGTTAATTAAAATGTAAGGTTCACTACCTTCATTTTTTGGTAAAGCTATACTTCTACTAAATCCAGATTCGAAGGGTGAAATGTATACGTTTCCAGAACCACCAAGTATAATTTGATGATGTGGAATAATGGATAAATCAATCCCAGTATTTTTCATTTGAGACGAATCGTTTCTTAAACTAAAAATACATTCATAATCACTAATCATCAAATCAATATGAAACAATCCACGCTCAAGTTCAAAACCTTCTTCACTAAAAGACGTAGATCGTCTTTTAGTTCTGTGAATTTCAATCATCTTAATAATGATATTTTTAATTACATCCAGTTCAGTACTAAAAGATTTGATATCAGATAATAGCATTTGTTTCTTCCAAATATTTAAAAAATTCTGAAAATTCAACTAAACATGATGGGAAGTTTTCTTTCTTAAATGCACACCATAACATAATAGCAAATAGTTCAGTATCATCGTATAAAGTACTGTACTGGAACCACCCTTCTTCTGTATCTATATTAAGTCCAGATGTATTAATTTTCTCTCTTGTTCTTTTACCATTACATGTTCGAATCGTAACAACAAGAGAACTATCATTTGGATCAAAAGCAAAATAATGGGTTTCTGAATATCCCAATGAAGAGTTGTCTTCAAGTAAATACTCACTATAATACCACCCGGTAGAAAATAAATTCCTATAACTCTTTTTGTTGGATTTTAATGTAACATTAATAATGTCATCACTGTCATCATAGTTTAGTCGTCCATCGATTGCACCATTCAGTATTGATTTGATTAATTTTACCAACGAATCCGTGATGTGTTTAGATTTTTTATATTCACAATTCATTATTTTTTCCTTATATATTTTGGTAAATCATTGTGTATTGTTTGAAGTACAGTTTGAATTTCTTCAACACCATCTAATGTAACGTAAAAATACAATTGTTCTTTCATAAATTTATAATACAATTCAATACTACTCAATTCAATATCATTATACACAGTACTGTACTGAAATCTTTCTTCTTCTGTTTGAACTTTAATTATAGGCAATTCAATTATTTTTGACGCATCAATTACATTCGCTGTACCATTTCTGGAATCTGAGAGAAAAAAAGAATCAGTATTTTGTAGTATATTAAAATCTATACACGTTTTCTTTTTATTATTGAATATGTCTACTGAATTTCTACCATCTTTCTTTTCTGTACTAGTATAAAAATCCATAAAAGAATATTCACCAGTATGGAATGACATAATACGAGGGTTTTCATTTGTAATATAAAAATACAAATCTCCAGTTTTATGAGCAACATATTCCATATCATTTTGATTTAAATAAGTGACTATATTTTTTAATAATTCTATACTATTAGTTATTTTTTCGTAAAAAAATTGACTATCGTGTTCAATTAATGGATTTGTATTCGAAGTCATGATATCTCTCATATATTTTTTTGGCTTTTTCAAATAAATTCATATTAATATAAAAAGAGCCATTGTAGATCTGGTTAAAATACCAGAACATAATCATCATTTCAATTATATCATAATTGTACAAGGTACTGTACTGAAATGCAAGTTCTTCTGAAAAATCTTTAAACAGCTCATATTCATATATTGTTTCGAATTCATCAGACATACGATATACTATAATATTTGATTTTGGAATAAAACAGATGTAATTAAATCTAGAAGAATTGTCATAATCACAAATATATGTTTCATTTGCATAGAATATTACAGATTCTTCACCTTTAATATAGTACTGAATAAAATCCGAGTCCTGAACATATTTTTCTGTAAAATTACTTTTGAAATCATCATACTTTTTATCAGTAGATTCTATTGCTACTATAATTTGAATAATTTCTTGTGCAGTTCTGATACGTTCATTGAACATAATTATATTTTTCCATATACTCAACACAAAGATCATAATAATCTAAATCAAAATAAAATTTATCACAATCACTTCGATTTAGAACAGATGCAATGAAAATAGAATTTAACATTGCTGGTTCATAAATCGTGCTTCCCTGGAAGTAACCCTCCTCTGATATATCAAATGAATTTACATCTTTTGTACTAAGTACTTTTGATCTAACGGCATTAATGTATATCTCAAGTACTGAATCAGGATTGAAAGATATAAAATATATATCATTAATATCAATAATATATTCTTCAGTTAAACTGGTATACATTTGTGAACATTTTATTGGTTGAATAACCGAATATTCATACTCACCTTGTACTTCTTCCAGTTTAGTACAAAAGTTCGGTACTTTCAAAAAGAAACCATCAGTAAATGCTTTATGAATTCTAATTAAATTTTCTGAGAATTTTGATACTGAAGCAAAATCAACTAAATTACCAATCATAATCTTCTATTTCCTTGAATCGTTTTAATAAAAAATCAACATCATTGAGTATCAGTTTAAATAATGGATATTTCGGGTCGTGATTCTTCTTTAAGTATGAAGCCAATACACAAACAGGAACAAATTCCAGTTGTACTTCAGTACTGTACTGGAATGCTAACTCTTCTATATTGTTATCATATTCCAAAATATCAACAGTATTTTGGATTTTTGTTTTTTCACATATAGAAAAATCATTTCTGCTCGCGTCGAAATAAAACATTCTTGATTCATTCCAGTATTCATATCTTGTATTCAATGACACCTTAAAAATTGATTCCTGTACATTATCTCTAATTAAACAGATTTGATAAAAATTTTTTGGTTCAAATGCAGAAATAACCGAACCTGGATGATCAAAAATTAGTATATTCAAATTATGAAGTGCATAATAAGAATTTGAATTTACAAATTTAAAGAAATCATCAATGTCATTAATAAGTTTAATACTTTCAGTGTAAATTGGTTTCATAGTTTGTTTTTTAATTTAAGATAGAATGATAATCTAATAAAAATTCCAAATAATTTAAATCCATAAAGAACTCTCTACACCTATTTTTTTTAATTGCACTTAAAATAATCAAATGCTTCAATTCGTGATCACTGTAAACTGTGCTGTACTGGAAGATATCCTCTTCAGTGTTCTCAATGATAACATCACCGATATCAATAAGTTTACTTGTTGTACCTGATGTTATACCTAATATTTTATGAACACTCTCTGGAATATATCGTATTCCAGTATAAATCTCAATAAATGAAGTACCAACAAAATAATGATTATCTTCTGAATAAACCAAATCATCATTACTTGTATATTCAAAAGATTTGTGTTTTCTTGATTTATCTGACTCTAGTTCAGCTAAATTGAGTATTTTTATTTTTGGTTTATTATGTAAGATATTATATAAATCAATTACTTTATCAGCGTATTCAAAACATTCTTGTATAGTCATGTGTTGAATTAGTTCATCTTTGTTTTCTTTTTCATCATAGATATAACTATTTTTCATATTCATTCCAGATTGATCTCATTGGCATTGATACTGAATGTGTACTATATTTCATTAAGTACTGAAAAATAAACATAACATGCAATTCTAATGCATCATATAAAGTACTGTGTTGAAAATATGATTCTTCGGACAACAAATCAGTTTGGACTAATTTAACAAGTTTATTTGGTACCATGTTCTTTTGTAGTATTTCATTGAACATTGGAAATACAAGAATTTCATTTACGGGTGTTCCATTGGAATAAACCAAAAACCCATCACTTTTGTATTCATTATTACTATACCCTCGAACTACAGTATAATAAGGATCATCTTCACAGAGTTCCAAAATGATATTAGATATAGCTAGATCCCTTTGGTAATCATAATCAACTATTTTCATATTTTCGTCTAAACCCGTTCAAAAAAGGTACCATATCAATAGAGAACGCAGAATTACAATTTTTATCAAGGTACTGAAAAATAGTATATACTGTTAAATATTTTTTGTCAAGAATTAATGAACCCTGAAAATAACCTTCTTCTGTACACAAATCAAGGTCTTCTTTGAGTGGATAATCCAAATCGATTGAACTCAGAAAAGCAGAACCATTAAAAAATAACTCTTTTCGTTCTTGTGATGAAAGATGGTACTGTATTTGATTTTTGGTTCCTGGGCTGAAAATTAAATATGCATCCTCCCTGAAACTCCACGTAGAAGAATCAAGACCAATAAATCGTTCATGAATTCTCATTATTTCTGAACACATAAAAATATCTCTTTCGTAACTATTTTCTGTTATGTAACTCATTACAATATTCCATTAAACAATTCATATAATTATACAAAGCAATTCCTTCAAAGTTTGTACCCATAAATCTTACTAATATTAGTTCTGCACGTTGTACTTTATTTTTATTGATTGAGTTTAAAGATACTTCAGAACATATTCTGTAGCAATCACTCTCAGTTAGTATTTTCATTGTATACGGTTCGTTGTAGGAAGTCAAAAAGACAATCAGGAGCCTCTACAGAAAATCCAAAATCACAATTATCTTTAAAATATTTCATTAACACCATACTGAATAATTTTTCATCATCAAAAATAGTTGAGTACTGAAAATAACCTTCTTCAGTTAGAACATCATCTGGTATTTCTGTTTTTATACCAGAAGAACCAAATTCTGGATCTGGGAAATAAAAATAACATTCATTATTTTCTGGTGTATAACAAATAAATCCATTATCTTTGTATTCACAATTTATAACTGTAGATTTTTTTGTTTTTCCTATATTCTTTATAATATGATAAAAATATATTTCACAACGTTTAATAATTTTTTCAAATTCAGACATAAGAAACATATCCTTTAATATATTAAATTATCATTTAGTAACTTCATGGGAATAACAAATGAATCATTTTTAAAATTCTTTTTCAATTCAACAAATAAAAACATTACTCGCATTTGTGAATCTGTATACATCAAAGATGCCTGAAAATAACCTTCTTCTGTACTGATATCATATGAAGGTACTTCAAGTGTAGTAGAAAACTTTTCGAAATCTTTATCTTTTTTATCATAAAAATAAGTCAATGTTGGTTCATTGTAATTATAACACAAATAACCAAAAGAGCAATATTCATTGTATATTGAAGTTCCTAGATCAGAATTTTGACTTTTTAATTGTTTTATAATTTTTATTATTGTGTCGATATATTCTCTATCTCTTTTAAATGACATAATATCACCCTAATTGCAGTTAATAGTACTATAATTATCCAATTTTATTACAGTACACTTGTTGATAAAAGTATTACCATTAGAATCAGTACCGGATGATTCGATGGTTTCTATATTACCAAAACGATAAATGTTGGTACGTACTGTATTACCATTTTCATCTGTACTTGTGCAAAATTTATTGTCCTGTACATTGACACAATTCATTTGTATGGCATATACATTATTTGTAATACATATACTAAAAATAAAAAAGAATAAAATATTTTTAATTAATTTCATAGTAACCCTTAATTCTTGTGAACTTTAACAGCACATGAAGCTCCACCATATTCAATATAAATCGTGGAGCCTTCTTTTGCATTTTGTAATCGATTTTCAAACTTTTTCGCATTTTTTTCACTCAAAGGAATCTGTTTCAATACAACTTGTACTGCTTCCAGTGAGGTGTTAGTACTACAAATATCTGAACCCAAAATACCAATAACGGTATATTTCATTTTATTAACCCCAAATGAATAGATTTAATTTGATAAAATATTTTCAGTACAAAATCAAGTACTTGAATTTCATTTTAATACTATATCACAAAATGAACAAATGTCAAGTTTAAATTAAAAATTATTTTTATTTTATCTTTAATGAATCTTTTAAGGCAGTAATATAAATCTGATTATGATTTTCCTGAAAATTAGTACCAAGTGATGCTAACAAATTTAATTCATGATATCTAAGTTCATTATATTCAGTCATTGTTCTTCTTGCAACTATTCTTCTGGTAGATAAATCCAATAAAGTAATCTGTTTCATATTAATTTATATTTCTCGCTTTGTTAAGTAAATTACCGAAATAAAAATGATAAACGTTATCCTGAAAATTAGTACCAAGTAACGCAAAAAAATGAATTTCGGATTTTCTTAATTTATCACATTGGTTGTATTTGTATTCATTTTCATATTTGTTTAGAAGTTTTTCTGCTTCGAATATATTAATATTCTTCATCATTTTGGTAAAATCTCATGTATCGAATCAATGATAGTATATAATCATCTTGGCATTGTTGTTGTTGATCTGTTCCAATAAACGCCAATAATTCAATTTCATATTTTCTGTACGGTTTATCCAGAATAGTATTAGTAAATCGGTCAAAGTACTTATAAAAAATTTCATAATATACCAAATCTGATATCTTTTTCATATTATTGTTATATCCTTCATTTTGTAACTATTTTCTGAATTGGTGAGGAATACAATACCAACAACAACTCTTATTTCAACTGAAGTAATATAAGAACAGGTATTAAGGGAATTAATTAAACATAATTTTCCTGTATATTTTACATAAAGATAATCCATAAATGGTTTTAATATTTCATATGTTATATCATGCAAAAACGAACCATTGTGTGGAATAATATTACCCATATACAAATCATCAAAAAGTAATTCTTCTATGTAATCTATCGTTCTTTGTGTTTTTTCTTTATTCATCTTTTATAATAAAATCATCAATTGAGAAATATACATAAGTTTGTGAATATAAAGTGCTGGATTGTCCTTTAATAATAACTAACCAGTCGTGATCTGAATTAATTTCAACTATGTTTATAAAATGATTCACAGAAAAACCATACGCACTTGAACCTTGTTTGTTGATATAATTTTCTCTCAAATATTCAATATATGGTTCCATTAGTAAATCAAATAAATTTTTATATGTTTGTGAGCAATATACAAAATCTGTATAAATGATAGAAGTATTAATCATTTTTATTGTTTTGTGTACTATACTATTTTTCAGTTTTTTCATCAGTAATTATTTCCACAAACTCCAGTCTTGTACAAAAACCATATGAATTGTTGGTACAATAAATTAAAATACCAAATTTATCATATGAAAATTCAATAATAACACCTTCTCCGTGAGAAGTAGTATCACATAATGCATTTTTATATTTTATAGATAAGTACTGAATATATTCTTCATAATGAATACCTAGCAATTTACTCAATGTATAAGAAGCATATGTTTTTCTTATTTTATAATCATGAAATAATTCAGAAATTAAATCTAAAGTACTATAATATTTGTCTTCTGATAGTTTCATTGTGATATCTCTATGGTGTTTTTTTGTACAACAAAATCTATATCACCTAAATCATGGGTATAAATGTATTCATTTCTACCGGTTTTTTCACTATTAATCACACACAAAATACCAAATAACCCAATCTTAAATTCTACCACATTGAATGTATCATCATTTATAGTACAATATTCGTATCTGGAATTGAGGTACTCAATAAATGTATAAGTGAATATTTCAGTGTATTGGTGTCTTGAATTAGTCAATCGATAAATCATTTGTAATGTTTTTAGTATAGTTTTATCTATTCTCTCATACTTATTCACAATATAAAATGTCCTCAGTTAAATATAAATCTTTGAAACTGTACATATGAAAATTAACAGTAAATGTATAAGCAAAGAAGGCCAATGGGGTGCTTTTGAAATATCCAATATAATATGGATGATTAAATCGATCTGTTACTCTTTTGTTTTTGTATTTTTTGTTCAAATACTCAATATGTGGTTCACATATGGTATCTAACATAATTATAGAAATCAATTTTATATTCTTATCATATTCAGTATCTCCTGGCATTGAATTAAATGATTGATATAAATTGATTAAAAATTTGATATACTTATCTTCGCCTAGTGTGATTTTCAAAACATAATACCTCTTGCTATTAACATTTATTGTTATTGTACATTAAATTATATAGAAAGTCAATTACAAAAACCCCAATTAAGGGGGGTTTTGATTCAAATGAATTATATAATTTTTCCTTGCATATGTAGAATAAGTCTGGAAATGTATATATTTGTAATTTGTAACTGGTAATTGGTGTCAAGAACCGCTTTTAAATACAATTCAAATTTTCTAATAGAACTACATTTTCGTGGTAAAGAAACATATACTAAACTTATTACATTGTCATATTCGGTTGGAGTTAACATTTTCATTTTTTCTTCATTGAATAGCAGAGAGTTTCTAAATATGGAAGCATTAACTTTTCTTGATAGTTAGTTCCCAATACGTATATGAAAAAGTTTTCATTAAACTCCAACATTGTACTGGAATTATCAAGTGCTTTTTTGTACAATTTAAGGTACTGAATACTATTAATGTGTTTCATTTTAATTTTAATTTTAGTTTAATTTCGGATTCAAGCATTTTGATATAAAAATCTACACAATAATTCTGATAATCTGTACCAATAAAATTCAATAAACGAAGCTCAAGAAATCTATGCATTGTTGTATAATCTTGTTGTACAAATAATCGTTTTTGTACTTCTTCTTTTGTTAAAATTTTCATATATTTTATAACACCAGATCAAGGATACTTCCTTTTAAGTACAAATTACTCTGGAATTTCATTTTCATTCTAAGTACAAAATCAATGATACTGTAATATTCATTTGTAGTGCTTAACTGAAAAATATAAGCATCATAATTATCAATGAATGCACCATCAATTTTTGGTAATTCGAAATGATATGATATGCTACATTGATATCTATCCATGAATTTAATGATTAATTTTTGACCCTTATAAATATCAATTTCATGGAGATTTCCATATGCATCAAAAGTTACTATATTACATTCGTGGGATTTATATCCGATGTTACATTGTACTACACCATAGTAATTTACCACACAATTCTTGAATGCAGCCAATGGATTTGTCGAATCAGTCACCTGTAATTCTTTCTTAAAATTTACATCGGTATTCATTACAGTACTGATATCCTTAGTACCAATAGCACATTCCTTTAAGTCTTTTACCATTTTTGCTATATCATATGCGAGTGTAGCAAATTCTGGGTCATTATAGTTGTACTTGTTTTGCATATTAATATTCCAGGTTAATTAATAAGTAATTTTGTTTTTTTATAGAGGATATTAGTGCTTTTTGATAAGACACCATTCGATAATAATCCCATTTAAATCCCCATATATCTTCATATACTAATGAGTACTGAAATTCTTCTTCTTCACTTAATTCAGCCAAGTTAGGTACTGGTATTGAATCAAAGAGGTCTGTACATTCGAATGTATTAGTAACTACATCATAATCCAGATATACTTTATCAATATAAAAATCAATACCTTTTACTTTTTTATGAACATTAATTTCCGTGTAATATATTGACTTAAATCTTTTGTGTACTATGGATTTATATTTCATTTTTTAATACCATTTGATGTTCTGTATTCTCTGTATTCCAGATGCATAGAAATAAATGATTTTTCCAAAGAATACACTAATGCGTATTCTTTCTTTTTCTGTAACATGTCTGGATTTTTAGAAGCTTGTACTTTGTGTTTATCACGTTCAAATGAAAGAACGGATAAAGTATACCACAACAGTGAATCCAAATCATTCATTATATTTTATCCAGATATGAAGGATGAATAATAATTGTCGTTGGTAATTCTGAACTGGATAAATGTAATGTGATAAATTTCAAACTCATTTCTATATTATTCAGTACATGTTCTTTTGAATTGTAGGTAAGTACAATTGAATTATATTTTTCATTGAATTCTTCGGAAATGTAATCTAAATATTCATTGAATGAGTAATATAATGTATTAGAATACATTTTAGTATTCCAGTTCTTGTAGTAATATGCTTCTATATAACAATCTCTTAAAATTGATCTCAACATATTAACTTGCTTTATGCTGTTATCAAATTCCAGATAAATGTTTGGTTTATTCACAAAAGTTTGCCTTCTATAAGGGATTTACAATTAAAGAAATAATTAGTACTATTCACCAGTGATTTTACAACACATAAATCTTGTTGTATAATGAAACCCACTATTACAAAAACATCTGCATCAGTTTTTATGTTTTTATTCTTATATTTTAGAGAAAATTCTTTAGATATACATTTAAAATAATTATTAATTATATCACAAATTTTAGAAAAATAATTATTATTTTTAAAAATTAAAGAACTATTTAAAGAATTTGAATACTCTTTAATTAATTGTATTGATTGGTATTCGAATTTATTCATCTTTAAATCCCATGGGAATCAAATAATAATCAAAATGTTTAAACCTCATTCCAAGTGCAGTTTCAAAATTTACAGAACTTAAATTAATTGTATATTTTTTGATAATTTTAATATAATCCTGATTATATGTTTTGTAATTTATTTTCATTCCATTATACTTTGAATCAAAATCATCTTGTAGTACTTCAAGAATGTTAATGAATGCATTTTTGTACAAATAATCAGTACCCAATACCATTTGGACAAAAATTTCTTTAATGAACAAAACTTTCATATATTCTTCTTTAGTCATAATAATTGACACCTGTCGCCGAAGTATTGTCTACTAAATGCATTTGTACAAATAAATTTCAATACACCAAAGGAAATAATGTAGTACGATATTTTTTCTTTTATTACTTTATTATTCGATTCTATGAGTACTTCTTTTTGTGCGTATTTTTTATTAAAATCATCTTGTATTGAAGAGAATATTTTATAATACACTGTTGTATAAGAAGGATCCATATCCCACAAAGTACTTATGATGATATCTACTGAGTCAAATTCATATTTTTGCATTACCCATCCACTATAAATTTACAATGTACTCGTGTTATTCTGATGTAACCCTCAATACTATCAACAAGACAGGTAGCATTGAATAAAGAACAACTAAATTCATTTATAACAAAATCGGATTTAATGTATTCAAACGTATTTGTATTTGTATTACACACTAGAATTTTAATTGATACAATTTTATCTTTATGTATTACAGTAAGATCATTTGCAAAATTTTTAATGGCACTATCAAATAATTGATTTAGTAATTCTTTCCTGATAAAATCTATTTCTTCTGTGGATATTCGTTTAAGAAACGTTTGAGTACTCAATAAACCACGCAATTCGTTTTTCATATTAATTCATTCCTTAAAAATGAACAATTAAAATTAAAAACAAATTTGTATAAATTAATCTGTTCAGTACTTAAAGGATATCCATCAAAATCATCAATAGATACCCCCATGCTTTCAAGGTACTGATTATACATACATTGCAATTCAGTATATAAATGTGCATTACTGTAGTACTGAATATAATTCAACTTCTTTAATAATTTATAATGTTTCTTATAAAAGATTTCCAAAGGAATTTCACATGAACTTCTTTTTGGTATAATATCAGAATCAATTAACACACAGGAATAAATTTTTATTGTAGTAAATTCAAACTGTAATTTAACATTTGTGTATGAATATGTTTTACATTTCTTTAGTAATTTTTGGACATAAGGATCACATTTTCGAACTAAAAAATCTAACTCTGCACTAGATAAATTTGTACTAATGTTGAAACTCCTTTGTGTAATCAATTAACATTGCAACATATTGCTCTACACAATATGTTTGTTTATCTGTACCAAGTGAAGCAATCAATGTCACTTCAATACATCTTATCACGTCTTTACTGGATTTGCAATTGGTTTTGTATTTTTCATGATAATAATCATACAAATTAGACCACTGAGGAATTGTTAATGTTTTCATTTACTTACCATTGTGTACATAATTCATTTTATGAATAAGTGCATAAATGTAGAACTCCGACATTTCATCCTGACTAGTAGTACCCAAATGATACAACATGAACAATTCAGATAAACGATAACTCGACCACTCTGGAGAAGTACTACTTTCCAATTCCACTTGTAAATAAGCTTTAAACATGAGATCAGTACTTTGTTGTTTTGATATATTTTTTGTTGTTTTCAAAATTCTATATTCTCGTATCGAGTTATTGTTGAATTCTTTAGATTAAACATATATACAGTGAATAATATATGTTTAAATCCAATACAGTGTATATTCTCCAGTATAGCATCTTCATTTATGTTTTTTATTGTGCATGGTGCACCTTTTATTTTTTTGTTGTAGTACTCTTCTGCTTCACAAATATACTCGAATAATACTTCCCTGTATTTGTAATTAATCGTAATATCGTAGTAAAATGAATTGATGCATTGCAATACAAAATATTCATCTCTAGTCATGATTGTAACTCCTTTGGTACACTCTGTACTGGATACTAAATGTACCATCAATTATAGACCTTATATCTATTATGATATAATTTGATTTAGTTCCATTGCAGTACAATGAAAGATAATAATTAACAACATCTTTTTGTATTTTACGATAAATTTTTGCATTTCGTAAAGTAAAATACTCAGGAGACATTAGAGTTATTTTTTCTATGTGAGATTTAATACATTCATTGTACATAATAATTCTTCTTATTCATTGTGATAAATGTGTATTCAATCTCACCTTGTAGTTGTGTACGTGATTTCATAATACCCTGCAATTCAACCATAGAGTCAAAGGGAATAACATGTTCCAGATCGTATATTAAAGAGTACTGAAACAATTCATCATCTTGCATTTCGGTATAATCAATAACTGGAATTATATAAGATCTTATTAAAGTGATACCATTGTACTCACGAAATGTAAAAATGGAATCATTCATGGAATAATTTATTTCGTACAAAACTTCTTCATTATATGAAGCACTAACTGTATTATTATAATAATTATTAATTTTTAATTTTATTTGTATTTCTTGATTTGTCTGCACTATATATTCCTCTTTTTATGGTTTTGTATCACCCATACCACATATATTATCACGTATATTATCACGTATACATTCAAAAGTCAATAAAATTAATTTCTTTAGTGCCATATGTATCATCTTGTATAGTAAGCATTTCTTTTTGAAGCGATACAATATCCTTTAAACTTAATAAATTAAAATAAAAAATTAAAGAGTATTGAAACAATTCATCGTCCTGCATCTGAGTACAATCATTTAAATCAATTGAATAGTGTTCAGATAATTCATATGAACCATAATAGTTCAACTTAAATTTTTTAGTACTTAAATTTAAAATAAAATCATGTTCATTTTTGAACATATTGAACATATCATCACAAATGTATTCAGCTACAACAAGGAGGTCGCTTTTGTATATTTTATATCTCATAATTTTTCTCTTTTATTAGGTAATTAATTGTTTCTAAATCAATGTAGAATTGAAAAGGAATTTTACGCACTATATTTTCAAAAAGAATAATGCAGAACAATTCATCAGAATTGTATATAGTACTCTTCTGGAAATAACCTTCTTCTGTACTGGTATTCAATTCTTCATTTAGAACACTGGGATCGATTTTGATACTATGGCCAAATACATCGGAAAGAATTAATTCACATTCTTTACCTGGAATATAATTAATATATTTTTCTTGAAAATCAATAATTGATTCAGGGAATGGGTTTTTGTGTTCTATTTCTAAAGAAATTCTTAATACATCATCGACTTTAGAATACAAACATTTATATTCATCTAATAAATTTTCATTACTTTTGTAATACAAAACTAAATTACATATTTGATTTGCATAAAAGAGTGCACCTTCTCTTGTATCAAAACCCATTTCTATATTAACCTTTCTTGTTATTGATAACATTAAACTCAATATGTTGTTTAAGTATACTATCAATATACCTGGAACCAGAACTGCCATATCTGGTGTATGATAGTACTATGAACTGGGTTATATACTCAACATTTTTATCATAAATCATTTTTTTGTACGCTCTTTTAATATTCAATCACTGTATCGACACGATTGAAAAACTCATCCTTTTTAAGTTCCTCTATGCGTTTATGTGCAGAAATAACAAAATCAATATCTGTTTTATAATCCCATACTGTGAGTAATTGGAAATGTTCTTCTGTGCTCAAAGAGCATAAATCATGAATTTCATATATATCATTACCCTCTGTTAAGTAGTGTTCTTTGGTACCGTCATTATAGAAATAAACATCGATTTTTGTATTATTTTTGCTAACCAATCGTATAAGAGCATAAGTAGTATAAATCAGTTTATATACAGTGCACCACATAATATTATTGGTTCTTATATTTTTATTCATCTTATATTTCAGGTGTTATAATCTTAAAATCAGCAGTATAAATTTTTGATAATTCTCGCATTTTGGTCTGAATATATGTTAAAGTGTAAAAATCCAAATTAAGTACTTTATCATATACTAAATGCATCTGGAAAAGTTCATCCTCTTGTAATCCTGAATAATCAATAATTTTGTGCATTTTTTTAGAATTCACATGGGTGGTATAATAAAAAGAATCCTCACTTTTATGATAAATCAACTTTCCGTTATGTATTGTAGTGTTACAAAAAAATATACCGTTACGACAGTGAATTTTTAACACAAAATATACCCCCTAAATTATGCGTAAATCCATATAGAATGGTTGACACTTCATCTGGGCTAAGTACGAAAAAATTGTCAGTACTGACATATTATCCTTTGTATTCACAGGTTGGCACTGTTGATGTAAATTCATTATACGGGAAAGATAATTACGTGTTCCATCTTCGTATTCACATTCAATTATACCGGCGAATTCATTATCAAAAATTATAATATTTTTTTTAAAAGAAAAGAAACAGCCATATGTATTTTCAGTACTGAAAACAATTAAATTGGAAAATTTGTATTCATAATCCAGCCCCACAAAACTTCTCTTAAATCCAGTACAGTTGAAACTTGAATTATAAAAAAGTTGTGCAGTGTTATATATCTTTTTAGCAAGAAAAAGTGATTCGTTGTTGTTCATTATACTTTATTCCATATTTCATTGTATTTGTAGTGAAAATTTTTATTACTATGATATCCATTTGGATATACACAACGATTATAACATCTTGATATTTTATCATTAATACAGTTCATGATTATATCATATTGTTCTGAATTGAATATTCCAAATTCATTTGGTGTAACAATTTTTAGAACAGAAGAATATAAATCATGTACTCTTGTTAATCCTCTATCTTTGCGAGAAACGTACAGTACTGTATCAATAATCCAGTCTTTTGATTTATAAGAAATTCCATGATTATTCAAAAGATATTCTTCGGTTTTTGATATCTCATTAAATGTTTCTTTAGTAGGTATCAAAATTAATTCTAATGTTCTTGTATTTTTTACAATAAACAATCTACCTTGTATTTCAGGTTCAGATTTCAATTCATTTGTATAATTTCTTTCATTCGCCAGTTTTGTCCATCGTTCATGAACCTCATGAACACTTTTTGCTTGACCAACAATTACCATAGCAACGTAAATATCATAATCCAAATCTGATACATGGCCTAATCCAACTTCCTCTTTTGTAGGGAAAGCTTTCATTAAATTTGAATAAAAATTCTCTAGCATGATAATGAAAATCCCCTCTTTAAATTATACTCAAATCCAGATAGAATGGTTTGCATTTATTAAGAATTAGGTACGAAAATACAGTACAAACAAACAATTCTTTTTCAGTATAAGAATTACTAAAGAAATCATAATCCTCGCTATTATGAATTAACACTATGTTATCAGAATTTAATCTAACCACAGAATCGAGTGACATATAGTCTGTACTATATGAATTGAATGTCATAAAAGAAAAATCAAGAGAAATATGACAATCCATCTGTGTAGTATTGAAGACCGGATAACCAAAAAATAAATTCTGATAATCGTAGTAATCAAATACACTGTCATTTCCTGTCTTTTTTAGTACTGTATTATCAAATTCTGAATTATAAAAGCACTGAACGGTATAGTATACCTTTTGTGCAAAAAATAATGAACTTCTGTAACTCATGGTATTAATCCAAGTTTTTCGCAATACGAAGGGTATTGTGAGAGATTTATACAAAATTCATCTATATCAGTGAATTTATCCAGGTACACTTTAACGAATATAGCTTCCAGCTCAAGACTGGAATACATGGTACTGTACTGAAAAAGCATCTCTTCACTTAAATCAAATTCTGAACAATCGAGTGTGTGAGTATGTTCCTTCATAGAAGAAATAGTTGTGACTGTACTTAAACCCCTCGAATAAGAAATACAATCCCACTCGGGTTCAAAATCACGAACATAAAATGAACTGTACCATATATGAGCAGACTCAGAATAAAAGTATCTAACATCATCAACAATAAGATGACCTTTTCCAGTACTGAATACATTGTTAATATAAATGATATTTTTACTTATTCTAATTAATTCTTCTAATGTTTTCATAATTAATCTATTTTTGTATTCCAGATAGAATCCCACAAAAGCATACCATCACTTACTCTTCTCTGGTATACACGAAGTTCACCGTATAAAAATTTAATATCGTCTATGATGTAAGTACCAGAATCAACCTTTTTTGATTTGTACTTTTTAAGATACAAAACAACAACTTCTTTGAGATATGATTTATAAGAAATATAAGTGTAAGCATCACTATATCGTGCGAGTTTATAAATGAATTCAATTTGTTTATAATGTTTATCTCTTTTCATAATCCCTCTTTATGAACACAAAGTAGTGAATTCATTAAAATACTCTCTTTTATATCCTTTGGTAATAGTAAAATACACATATCTAAATCCAATACAATACCCCTTGATTGTTTTGGTTTTAACACCTGAACCTACAGTTATTTGTACTTTTCTTTGTGCGTACTTTTTATTAAAATCAGTTTGTAGCATTGATAAGATAGTAAGCATTGTACTGCGATACTTTGATTCAATATCACCTAATACTCCGATTACATGCGTTGTGCATTTGTATTCTTGTTCAGTCATGATACAGTAATTACCCGTTATTTTTAAAGATTGTTGGATGTATAAAAGATTACACTATTTTTATTTCCTAATCTTTGTATCAGAATCAAAATATTTTCTTGTCACTGCTATAGAACCCGATGTTTCAAAATAACAAAGAATAAATGTTATACTATAACTATTAATTAAAACATCAAAAACTTCATTATCGTTTTTTACAGAAATTAGTGTTCCTTTGTACTTTGTAGAAAATTCCTTCTGTAGTAATTTAAATACAGAACGCATCACTTCAATATAAGGAGTAAAGTATAAACCTTTACACGCTTCCTGAATATTCAGTACAGAATAGTATTCACTTTTGGTCATTATATTGTACCATTTTGATTATTACAATAATAACAATAACACAGATTTGACTGGAAGTCAAGTGTTTAAAAAGACACACGGTGGGTATGAAGTGGATAGTATTACAACTCATCAAACGGTGGTAACTTACCTTGAATTTTATATATTTCTATCATATCCTTAACAAATGAATCTATCTCCATTTCTCTTACATAATTAGGCAAACCAATGAAGTTATTTTTAGTTTTTATTGATTTTATAATATAAGATAATTTAAGATTATACAAATATAGTTGTGATATAGATGCACGACCATTTGGACTATTCACTAATTTCCTCACAATTTAGAAATAAATTCATCCAACTCCTTCCTGGTACTATTACGCTTCTCCCACAATACTCGTCCTTTTTTATCGTACTTATCGTAGTGCTCAAAGAAAGCACCCTCAGCATTAATAGATGCTTCAATAAGTTCTGTTAACTTCTTCTTAGTTTCTTGATCCATTTTTACTCGTCACTATATATCTGGAAATTAAAATTTCATAATCTTTATGTATCATACATTTTAATATTTCAATATAATAATTATAATGTATTTCCTGGTACTCAGTTTCTTCAAATCCCAAAGAAAAACCGAGTATCTTTCGATAATGCATTTCCCAATCTTCTAATGTATAATATTGTATATTACTGAATTTAATACTTTTTGGTAAATGGTCATAAAATTTTAAACTCATCATAATTCATACCTCTGTACCAATCAATCTATAATTATTATTTTTACAGTACTGAACCGCTTTTTCAATGGACTCACAAATTATAATAGAATCAGAAGCAACTAAATTAGTATTGTCAAGATAAAATACACCAAACTTATAAGGTTCATAACCACCAATAGTTCTAATTTTAACCAGCCTGTGTTTAAGTACCATTTTATGTATTAACGTGTTGATATATCTTTCAGCCGCCATTTCTTGTTTAATTGTACCTACTAACATAAGTAATAGCAGATCATCTTTATTAGTTGTAGATACAAATTTACTGTAATACCTGGCAGCCAGATATCCATCATCACATCGTTTATATTTCATGGTAATTTACCTTGTAATTCATATAAACTATTAATGACAAAATTCAAATTATTTAATACTGAAAAATATCTCCACTTATGTAAAGATTCATCTAACTCTACAGGCATCCGTACTATATAATTAGTATCAATTTTATAATACTCAGATAGTGTTTTTATTTGTTGGTAATTATCAATCATCCCAACGTACCTTTTAATTTATATAATTTATGAATACTATGATTCAAACAACCCAATATACTTTCATACACGTCTTTGTCTATTGAACTCGTTTTTAAATTCATAAAAGAACTTAAATACATATTGTACTGTACAGTACTGTAATAATAGTCAGAATTTATTTGTTGCATTGGTTACATTTCTTATTACTTTTTTCAAGTTTCATACGCTCTGCTTCTTCTTTGCGTAAACGTACTTCATCTTCAATCCATTGTTTCTTCTCTTCTTCTGTATAGAATGGATTTTCATCACTGTATACCGGAATGTATGTACTTTGTGTATTGGTACTAACAGTACTATCAACAGTATCAACGACATTACTGGTATTTTTACTGAACAGTGAATTCCAGATGGTTTTAAAAAATTGTTTCATAACGTTTCCTTTATATTAAATATCATGGTTGTTTTATCTATGTACTAACATGGTAAGTAAAAAACCATTTTTAATCACATAGCATCGTATAATTTCCAAAAAATAAACCGTTAACTCCTGATTTAGTACGAAATACACATTCACCTAATGTAATCTTGTACTTTTTAATTTTTGTGTAATATTCTCCATTAATATTAATAATTTTTATCTTTCGGCCATGATACTTATGAGTAAAATCTTTTGATAACATATTCAGTACTGAACGCATAGCAGTACCGTATTCTGTATTTCTGTAAATAGAAACACATATTTTTTGAATAATAGAAACAGATTTATATTCATCTTTAGTCATTTTTTTTATTTCCCAATGATCATAACGGTTTCATCAAAATATCTGTTCCATCCAATATCAATATCAGTTTTGAACACACAATCAATGAACGATATAATATAATGATCAATTACCGTCTCATAGACAAATTCATTGTTTTTTGTTCGTACTGGAGTTCCTCTGTACTTTGCATTGAATTCCTTCTGTAGTGATTGTAGTACAGAACGCAATACTTCTGTATAAGGAGTGAAGTATAATTCATTACATACTTCCTGTATATTCAGTACTGAAAAATATTCATCTTTAGTCATTTTTATTCCCGACTATCATAGTAGTTTCATCAAAATATCTTCTCCATCCAATATCAGTTTTGAATGCACAATTGATATATGATATAGTATAATATTTAATTACAGTTTTATAAACACCATTATCAATTTTTATCAGTACCTGCGTTCCTTTATATTTTGAATTGAATTCTTCGACTAAGGTATTCAGTACTGAACGCATTGCTTTTCTGTAAACACTCGCATTATTATACATATCATAACATAAGTCTTGAATATTCAGTACTGAATAGTATTCAATTTTGGTCATATAACTCTAGCAGTTTAGATAATGAAATCAGTTCAATGTTTGTACTAAATTTAGGCAAACGCTTTCGTGAACTTTTAAACTTCTGTAAGAACATAAAGAACTTCATAATATTTTCTTCTTCAGTACTAAAATCCTTTACAGTACTTAACTGAAACATGTAAGCATCAACATCATCATAGTCTTTGTAATTAGGAATTTTAATTTTATGTCGACTTCCCCAAACACCACCTTTGTTGATCATAATTTCTTCTGATGTAGGATGATACATAACTTCTTTCACTTTACCATCATCAGTAAGATTAATTACATTAAAATCATGTGAATTTTCTTTCACTGTTAATACTCGTTCACAAGTATAAGTAGTATTATAATAATTTCCACGACGAGTAACTTCGCAGCGAGTGTAAGAACTCAATTCATTAATACTAACATGATATACTTTTGGTATGATCTCACCATTTTCAATAGCTTTGAAATAAGCATGGTATTCATGGTATTCCAGATCCACTCGCTTTTCAATACTAAAAATAGATTGTGCTTTTGGACTCAATAAATGATGTGGATTACTTTCAATCTTAGGCATCAGTACTGATAAAATCCCAAACAGTTCAGATAATTCACTTGTAGTCATTTTATTTTCTTACTCTTTGTAAAGTATAATAAGGGTTTATAATTATAATAGCAAAAAGAAAAGCCAATGTCAAGACATTTTATATCTCAATGTACTTGATCAATTCAGTACTGAAATCAGGTACATGAACACGCATCTTGCGATTAATTCTTTTCTTTAACTCTGTGATCATTATAATAGCAGAAAAATATTCATGTACTGTACTTAATTGAAATACATATTCCTCTGTCATCTCAGTAGACCTTGGAGGCAATTCAATGTGTTCCAATGTGTTATTAATATCACCAATTTTAATAATTTCTAATACTGCACCCCTCGGTGCTAAATAAACATCCAAAATATTACCAGTACTATCAATCTTTATCATATTATCATAGCAGTAATCAGAAAAGAAAGAACCGTATTCAATGATATTGTATTGAACATTACTAATGCAAGTTTGCAGTACAGATGAATTTTTACTCAATATATGATTAAATCTGTATTCACCGCGTAATACATCTATCCTTCCTTTATCTTTAGTTACAGATTTCATCTTATTGTATACAGTACATATATCTTGTACTAATGTACTTAATTCACTATCATCTTTGATATTAATTTTCATTTTGGCTCATTAGTTATATTGTTATTAAACAATTTCAGTACCAGTAATATCCAAAACATATCTATTCTTCATATTAATCATTTCCAGTTTATTTGGAAAAATATATTGATACATTTGATGCTTTAAAGCTTTCTGTAACTGTACCAGTACCGAAAAATCAATATCAACTGCACACAACAAAGAATGCTGAAATAATTCTTCTTCAGTACTAATAAATGTATAATCAAGAAGATCATTACTTGAATGATACTTGAAATTTTTATACAATGTTAATACAAATTTATTATTCACATATGCATTGTTAGCATATTTTAACCTACTTCCACCGCCCAAATCTACTTCTATCTGTTCACTATCATGATATTGAACTCTGTACTTAGGATGCCGTAATGTTCTGTCAATCTTTTTCTTTTTCTTTGCCATTTTTTGATTCCTCACCAATGAGTTGATACAATTATGTAGTACTGATATCATAGCAAAAAGAAAAACCTTTGTCTACTTTTAATGCAAACAAAGGTTAGTCAAATTGATAAATTTTCTACACAAAGATAATTGTTGGTCTTGATAAACGCCATGGCTTCTTCCATCGTTTCACATTCTTTCAGTACCACAGCAGGATCGTTCCAGTCTTTTACTGCAAATCTGAACTTCTCGTAATTAACACCAGTAATGTACACGCATATACACTTTCTTTTTATTTCTTGCATTAATGCATCAATGTACTGCAATGAGTACCCGTATTGTACATTAGTATCCAGTGCATGAAGTAGATAGATTTCTTTTACCCTAACAGTATTGGGTTGAATTGAATATCTTTTTGTATACTCTTGACATGATTTACTAACTCTTGAATCAAATTTTTTAAAATTTATTAATTTAGGTTGCATTACTATTCCTGTTATATACAATTGTAGAAAAAAAGAGTCAAGATATTAGTACAGCATTAAATATCATCTAATTCTTTATGTATTACGATTTAAGTAATGATAAAAATGCCTTTTGCTTTGTACTTTACATTATATCAAACGATTTATATATTCTTGAACACACTCTTCTTGCGATGGTGTACCTAAATTACGAAGCAAAACTAATTCAATACTTCTTAATGGATTACCATTATAAAAAGCTTCTTTTATTTCAGTGTGATACGGTCTGGTTTTCATTTTGTACCTATAATTTCACATAATAGAAACACACATATTAATTACATCATAGCACACTTTTATTGAAGAGGCAAGGGTTTTATAACCATTAATTTCAATTAGTGTAGTACAGAATAGTATAAATTGTTCAGTACAGAATAGTGCACAGAATGATATAAATTGTTCCAGTACAGAATAGTGCACAGAATGATATAAATTGTTCAGTACTGTAATACTATATAAAAGTGCTAAGCCTAATACCACTTTACTTAGTCAAATATATAATCACAGTCCGAAACTATTTCATACAGTATAAGGTATTGGTTTAAATATTTTCTAAGTCAATTATTTTTTGACTAATATTTTTTCTCAATAACAGTTCAGTACTGAAATCAATTAATCAATTTTTACGCTATCCTCCTGTAATCAATTCTGACAGTACTTACACCATAACCTACCCAATCATATTACCCATAAAGAAAAAGCCCACAGGGTTTATCCTATGGGCTTACAGTACTGTACTGAACTACTACGGGTAAAGGATAGCAGCAGCTTCATTACGTGCGGTAATCTCATTGATTATATTTGCACATTGTTCTGTACTGATCTCTTTTCTTTCCATTGCTGAACGTAAAGGCATGGAGAAGTTACCCATACCGGAGCGGATGATAGTGATATCATCAATACCAGTGATATACATACCTGCTACATTAACAGCATTGAAACATGCATCCACTTCATAGACATTGTTACCATCGTTAACATGCTCGATGGCAATGACTTCATTGGCGGCCCATGCCCGAGTATCAATGATAATCCCATTTGCATCAGCATTCATTGTACTGTTGCGAATGATATGATCGAGTGCTTCCAGACCAAAAGTTTTAGCAACGTACAGAACATCCTGTCGAGAAGTGATAGTAAACATGGTGTATCTCCTATGAGTGGGGAGGCACTATTGCTTCCCCTTGATAAACAGTATACAGTACTGAACTATTAAAGCAAGTACTTTTTATAAATTAATCTTCTTCTTTTTCTACTTCCTGGTACTGGCGAAGGTATACAGTATACTCTTTACCCTCGGCACCTTCAATGATGAATACACTGCTGTCATTCATGCGTGCTTTGTATAGATGTTCTTCTATATGTAAGCGGTTTTCTTCCATATCAGCACCAGTACTGATACAAATGGAGTTAACCATGATATGACGTGCAATGATTGCATAGTCCCGCAGATCTTTAACCATGATATCCAGTACTACATCGTCATAGCCACGGCTTGAAACTACTTGAACATGAATTGATTTGTCTTGCATGGTTATTACTCCTGGTTCATCCACCAGCACTATTGCTGTGGATTATCGGGAAACACTATGTTTCCCTTGTATGGATATATTATGGCAGTACTGAATCACAAATACAAGTGAATTCTTAAAAGAATTCACGTCTAGCAAGTACTTTTTATAATTATTTTTCAGTACTTCAAAATCATTAAACTATAGATACATCTCGGCACCCTTGAGGGTTAGACCATTTCGCTGGATTGAATATATAATACCAAAAGGGCTGACATTAGTCAACCCCCATATTTGTAAAGATTACATCATATCCGCTTTGTGCTGGTCTGAGATGTAGCAGATTACGCGTTTCAGTACTTCTTTATTATTGATATGTGCTGGCATATCTTCCAGGGACTTCATCAGTTTGCTACGATAAGTAAGAGAACCATCATTATTAATCAGGTACATCAGTACTGGTTCACAATCATTGTCTGCGGTGTAGAACCATACCTGAGCGTCATCGTCAACTTCGCCTGCTTTCAGTACTTCTATTTCTACATCGCGGCGTTTTGCATAGTTAGTAATGTGACCAGTAATCATTTTCGGTATTCTCCTTTAGTGGGAGAGATTATCTCTCCCTATGCAAAACATTATACAGTACTGGATTGTATTGTCCAGTACTTTTTAAATTATTTTACGATACGGAAATGATATGTTCCATCACCGGGGATAGTAGCAGCCCATACATTCATGCCGTCGATATGGCTTGCAGTACCGGATTGAACCTGGATAGAAAAGCCCATACGATCTTTAACGAATACTTTACCTTCTTGATCACGAGTTGCTACATAATTAAAACCATCAATGAACGCGGCGTTGCCAAGATTGTTACTGGCGAACTCACAAAGCATTTCTTTAGTATTCATAGTCACTACTCCTTGAAGGTAGGAGGTGTTATTACCTCCTTGAAATACATTATGCCAGTACTGGAATTACTTGTCAATACTTAAAAGAAATAATCTTTAAGTACTTTCATTGCAGTGTCACGGCTTTTACCATATGCATCGGAACCGTAGCAGGGATCTAAGCTATCCCAAAGTAAATGATTAAGTTTTCCGCCGTTGTCAAGATGTTTTTGAATTTGTTTAATTTTGTTATCCAGGCGTTTCAGTACTTCATCGGTGGAGTACTTATTGACATAACCATGTTTATCTTGTTGTGTATGATAGATTTCTGAATCTACCAACATAAACCGATAACCCTGATTGAATTCTACCATAATACCAGTGACATACGTTTCCTCATATCCACCATGTACATAGATCTCAGTCAGATTAGAACGAGTGGTTACAAATGGTTTAGTACTCATGGTAAAATCTCCTTTGTGATTGGGGAGATTATCTCCCCTGTGAAAGTACTATAGCAGTACTGAAATTATAAATCAATACTTATGTTACTAATACTTTTGAGTTGGTGGTACTGGTCGCGGGCTTCTCTATACTGTTTAGCAATATGTTCAGATAATCCATAATCACGGAGTTTTATTGCACCCCTTACAGAACGGCCTATATTGCCCACGTTTAAGTCCACCAGCGTTTTATAGTTAAGGGTATTGTCTACATCTCTTAACGCCGTGTGGAAGCGTTTAGCACGCTCATTTTCAATAGTGCTAGGTGTCAAGTAATGTTCAATGTATGGCTTCGCTTCTTTAGTACTGATATTGTCGCAGTACTCCTGTACTATGTATACATCTTTAAAATGCGACATATCAGGGAACACTTTAGCGAAAAAGCGTTTATTATAATAGCGGTCATAATCAATATACAACCATGCAGTGATTTCTGCTGTATTCTGTTGGTTGCCAATATGGTTATGAGCAACTTTCAGTACTTTGTTTTTTGTTAACAAAAATACTGTTCTGGATGAACCTCTCCCGAGTTTAATTAAATTTTTGTAACAGTACAGTAACATTTCGGTATTGGATTTACATTTATTCAGTACTTTAAGATGTTTGTTCATTTTGGTAATCTCCTTTGTATGTAGATATTTTAGTACTGCTGTACTACGTTGTCAAGTACTAAAATTCTTTAATAAATTATAGATACATTTATGCACCCTGTGGGTTAGCTTGTTTTCTTGATATTAATAATAGCAAAAGGGCTGACCTGTGTCAACCCCCTTTTTTGTTTATTATGTTTATTTTTATGCACCCCATTCAAATGTGCATTTTGCAAATATTACTTCATATTCCGTATGATATTCAAGTACTGCATTACCTTTAAAATCTTGTGTAACAATTGCAACGTTATTGTTATTATAGTTCGTCATTACAAATTCTTTACCAGTACTGGAAGTAACTTCCATATATTCGTTTCCGACGATTGATTTTCCATTATTCATCGCTGTAAGGATGGAGATCCTTTTACCATTACTGGTATGGCAAATTGCTTCCCATACAGTGTTATAATTTTTCTTTTCTTCTTTCTTGACTTCCACCTGGACTTGTTTTTCTTTTTCGATTTTTGCGGCAACCCGAGAAGCATCACCAAAAATCATAGCACAAGTAAAAAAGGCTACTGCCGGAACAACAAATACACCTAAGATAATTTTAGTGGATTTTTTCATTTTCAGTTACTCCTATGTTATTAGGCGGTATTGCCTTGTATGTATACATTATGGCAGTACTGAAATCAGTTGTCAACACTTATCTACTAATATTTTTTACTTTCTTGTTATACTGCTGATGTTCATACAGTGATATGCTTTCACCTTTGATTACTATACGATTATTAGTATCAACGTTGATTACATATAACTTCCCGTTGCTTAACTTCCTGGGAGTTAATCCACCAGCTAGGTATTGATTGGCTAGTTCAATGGCTCTATCTATAATGCGTTGCGGGGCATTATAATGAACTTTCATCACTCCTTTGTGTAGTTGTACCTTTTCATGTAAAACCTCTTAGAATGGCTTACAGGACGTTTAAAGGGGCATTGAAGCCCCTTTGTTAGTACTGTAATAGTCAGATTTTACATGACCGGAATTTTACGTTTAGTAAACACTTGAACCTGTTTACCGTTGAATTTATTTTGTAGTACTGAATGCACTTTTCTGGTAACAAATTCCGGTACTTTCAGTACTACCGCTGCGGCTTTATCCATCGCGGAGAATGCAGCAGCGAGGGCATCAGTCAGTTCTTTATCTTCTTTGGTGGGAACGTTCATTTCAACGGCTTTAGCGTTTTCTACCAGGTCTTTGACCTCGCGGAACAGTACTGCCCAGCGTTGACCAGCAGGGGAATCTTTACCCATATCTTTGAAGGTTTCGCCTTCTTCACGAGCGACGATCCGAGCCTGTTCACGAGTAGCGTAGAATTTAGTAATCATTTGGTAGTTCCTTTTGTTTAGTGGGGCAAGTTGTTTGCCCCTATGCGTATTAATATATCAGTACTGGATTATGTTGTCAATTACTTTTTAAATTTTTTCTAAATGGTGATAACGTTTGTTGGGGTAGTGATCTTTAAAGTACTGAATGGCGGCGGATTCACTACTTTCTTTTACAATGATATCTTCGATATCATTAACGCCATTAATCCAGAATACACGGTATTCGTGTACTTTGTGAACTTCTTCGATACTCCACCAGCCACGATAAAACGTTTCCACTTCATCGAATTGATCCATCAACGATTCACACAATTCACCTTCGCGGTAGCCTTGAATGATTTTATTTGAAATGTCAATCATAATAACATCATTAAGACGTTCTTGATCTTCTTCTGGTACTTCAAAACCGCCATCGGTACTGATATTGTATTTGATTTTAAATTCTTTTTCCATGATTATTATTCCTTATTTGTTATAAATGTTGTGAATAAGAATATAAGCCTGGCGAGTATACGGGAAAACATCATACGCAATAAAATGTTTTTCCATGATATCAAATACATCTTGCTCTTCATCATTGATATCATCAAAGAATTGAGATGAGCAAATAGTGATAATTTCATCTACACTCAAATCATCATTGAGTTCCTGGACTTCTTCGATATCAGCGTACTTTTTCCAGTCCTGCATATTGGTAGTCAGTACTGAATGAATCTCATCACTGGTAAGTTTAATCCGCATTTTTGGTTACTCCTTTTTTATTTGGTAAAGTAATTATACCAGTACTATCGTTGGTTGTCAATAGTACTGTAATAATTATTTTAGCCGATGTTGCACAGCAAAAAGATTGATACAATAACCAGTACTACTAACTGTACTTTGTGTGCTTTTGCTGCTTTAATTTCTGAATTAAATTTAGCTTGTTTCATTTGGTCTATCTCCTTAATTGGTATGAATATATAATAGCAGTACTGAATCACATAGTCAAGTACTTAAAGATATAATTTTTCTTCTCTTACTACTTTACCAAGTGCAATCATCTTTTCTTTGTATTCTTTGTTGGTAGTACGTTCAAACCAAAAAGCATTAAGTACTGATGCAACTTTCTTGGAAAGCTTACGATCATTCCTTACAGCTTCAATAGCTTCTTCTAACGTCATATCTTTAAAGTACATTTGTGTGTTACGATTGTCACTCATTGCTTTAAAAGCCATACCGCGTTTATCAATGAAATGTCTATGTGGTGTATGATAGGCCATTTTTTTAAAATCCTCCTGTATTCAATGGCGGCTATTATATCCAGTACTAAACCAATTGTCAAGAAAATTAATGATTCAGACCAACATAAACTATAGATACACCTCCGCACCCTGTGGGCTTGAGCATTGTTCTTGCTATGTACTAATGATAACAAAAGGGCTGGCGTAAGTCAACCCCTTTTTTAAATTATTTTGCAGTACTATCGTTGTAACCTTTCGCCCATGCATTGCTTAATTCAGATCGTTGCCATTGGTCTAATGATTGATACAATAATGCATTATCACCAGAAATATCTTGTTTCTTTTGCCCCAACATATAGAACAGCGTGATCAGTACTGACAATTCACATTGAATCATAGTTTACATTCCTAACAAATGATATTGTTCGCAGATAACGGCGGCGATTAACAGTACTGCTAACGGTATGATAATTGGCATATACATTAACAGTACTCCCGATTAATCAGTGATACCTACATAATAAACTGTGTTGGAATAACCGTCCACCAGCTTAGATTCATTCCAGTACTGTTGGATGAAATCTAATGTACCACTGTTGCTATTTTCGATCAAGGCTTTTTTGTGCTTTTCGGCACCTTCCTGAGTACTGAATACACAATCTGGCTGAGTGTATACCAGATCAAAATGATGGTATTGAACCAGAAATTTGTCGCCTTGTTTGCTGACACTGAACATTTGTTTTAACTCCATTCCGTATAAGTTAAAATAATTATAGCAGTACTATCACCCGTTGTCAATAGTACTGACTAATTATTTTAAGCTTCTTCACACTTGACCCAGGTCACGACATTGGGGTACATACGGCGAAGGTTGCTGAATGCTTGTTCGCGGTTGTAGCCAGAAGACCGGATCAGTTGGTGCGGGCCAAATGTGAAAGTTACTTCAAAGATATACTCTTTCATGATAAACCCCTTTGATTAATCGGGAATGAATAATTCATTCCCTTTGATAAACATTATACAGTACTGAAATCAGTTGTCAAACGTTTTTAAAAGTAATTACTGTTATCAAAATCCAGGACACGATCCACTTTGATTTTACCAGTGTCCGGGACAGCGAATTGTTCGATATATTCAGCAGTACTGAATTGTCCGAAATTATCCTCCACCCATACATTAAACGGGGTATGAAGATCTTTCGCTTCCAGGGAAGTGATAACAGCTACAACTTCTGATTTACCTACGGTCGGGGATACTTTGATAATATAGATCATGGCAAAACTCCTTTGATTAATCGGGAATGAATAATTCATTCCCTTTGATAAACATTATACAGTACTGGATTATATTGTCAAGTACTAACTATAAACAAAAGCAACAATAAGTAATCCAATAATGAAAGTTGACAAAACCCATTTAATGCAACTTCTCTTTTCTTCTTTTGAACGAAAACGAGATGCATCGATCATCAATTGACGGTTATTCATTTAAGATAATTCCTCCTGATTAATTTAATTCATTATATCAGTACTGAATCATTAATACAAGTTTTTTGAGGATATCTTGTCAATTCATCTGGATAATAAAAATCCTGCGTTTCCTGGCTTATGATACAATTCTTTATAATACTGAAATCATAAAGCCGCACGCAAACACCACCATAGTTACCGGATATTTCAATGCTATGCGTACAACCCCAGGCAGCGACGAATTCAGCAAATGGTTTAGCGATTTTCGTAACGTGCCTTTCCATATTGATAATAAGCAATTCAACGCGTTCTACATTCAAAGATTCACGGTCTTTAAATTCTTTACAGCACATTGTATAAAACTTTTTAGTACAATATACTCTTATGAATTCCATAAAGTGTTTAGTAGGAATCCATACATTATGTGCGGCACCAGTACTACAAATATCTAAATCTAACTCATAATGACGTCGCCCATAATTATCAGCCCAGCGATAAGAGTTAGTTAGATATAGTCCAAAACCCATATGAAAATTGCCAGGTTTTCCACCCAGATATCCCCAGCGATGATCAAAATTATTAGAACCGTGATACATTTTGATTAACATAGTAAGAACTCCTTAATCTCAATACAAACATTATACAGTACTGAATACTTTTTGCAAGTACTATTCAGTACTTTTTATTTTAAAATAAGTGTTGACAAGCCACCAGCTTTATCATATAATTACTACATAAAGCAGAACAAGCTACTAACCCACAGGGTGCATAAATGTATCTATATAATTTAGTACTGAATACAAAAAAGGGAGACTCATTGTCTCCCCTTTTTCTTTAATCTTTATATGGTACATTATTGAGAAGGATCTCAAACATACCTTTGAGGTAAAGATATGCTTCACGTGTACTTAAATTCCCTTGTACTGTCGTTGGTTTAGTATAAACATGAGACGGCTGTAATTCAATATTGAATTTGCCATCTTCCAGTACTACCTGATATTTTTCAGGCAATCCACGACGGTCAATAGCAAGATTCAGCCCAGCAACTTTATCTGCTACCATTTTGCGAGTGATACGATCTGACATTGGTCTATCTCCTTTACAGGGAATCAGTACTGATTCCATTTGCTTTTGTTTGGTATAAGTACAGTATACAGTACTGAAAGAATTATGCAAGTACTTTTTTTACAGTGTAACGACAAAATCAAAATCGATTTCAGGGAGATCTTCAAATTTCATAATTGTAACACCATCACCGATACGTTCAAAATCGAATGACACTGAATCATCACCGGTATAGTGTTTCATGAATCGTTCTTGAGCATAATCATAGCCAGCCACTTCATTGTTAGTACAAATCAATGATGCTTCAATTACATTTGAATTTTTTTTAACAGTACCGATGTAAAACATATTCTTTACTCCTGATAATGGGGAGAATAATTTTCCTATGTAAAGCATTATACAGTACTGATATGATACTGTCAACTATTTTTTATCAAGGCATCTTGAATGAGCGTAATTAAGATCATCATATGTAAAGATTGAATGATCCAGTACATTTGGTATAATCTCCCCGCATTCATAACAATGATATACGCGGTCATCGTGCGGAATAATACATTTATTGCTACGGGCAAGCCATTTGTTATAATCATCACTGGGTTTCGTGCTAGTAATTTCATCTACCATAACATATTTCATTTTAATACCCCACATTAAACAGTAATGCAGCTATACAGTACTGGAATCAATTTTCAAGCGTTTTTTTACAGTACTGAATAAATCATAGTGCTATTCCTTAAAACGTCCCATAATCGATTACAGGACGTTTTACAGTACATCACTATTGTGATTCAATCTTGGATATCAATAAATCGATATCGTTTAAATGCTCTTCGAATTCACCATTTGTTTCAAACGGCTCCCGCATATTTCTGGGATATTCTTTCAGTACTGAAAGAATTAATTTCTTTTCTTTCTCTGATAGTACGATGATCATTTTTATTCCCCATAAGCGGATTCAATTTTTTGATTAGTATGATCATCATAAAGATCTTCATCTTCATAGTTCACGTCATAGCCGACAATATACCACTGAGGATCATTATCATCATTAAAATCTACTTTACTGAATTCATTCAGTACCGTATCAATTGCCAGGCATCCACCATCGGCAGTAACGAAATAAATGAATTTTTCATAACCGCCGCTATTGAAACCGTAATTGATTGATACAACGCCATTATCAATCTTGAATACTTCGGCCAGGAATTGGTTTTCAAAGTTAGTTTGAACTACTGGTAAAGTTACATCTTTCATCGGTTTTACTCCTGTTATTTGGTATAAGTACATTATACAGTACTGGATCATTAAAGCAAGTACTTTTTAGAAAATCATCACTAAAAGTACAATGACGCCTACAACGATGGCAACCGACGAACCGATAGCCCAGCGTCGGCCAGCAGCAGGGGATAAAGTATTGAGCCAATCTAATAACATTTTTGTTCACTCCAATTAATTTATGTGATTACTATTATAACATAAGAAATGAATTATGCAAGAAATATTTTTCTGTACTTCAATTCAATAAACTATAGATACACCTCGGCACCCTGTGGGCTGCGGCTTATCTGCCAATGAATATATAATACCAGTACTCAATAATTAAATCAAGTACTGGTTTTGTAAAGATTTGTAAATGGAATTAGATTACACTTTTTCCCATTTACCCTTTTTATCGTTGCGGATATGCGTTTCAATATACATATTATTAATACTACTGCGATATCCTACGCGGGTCGAGCCGTTTCGCGTTGCTGCATTCTTTGCACCTAATTCAGTACCGACTTCCCGGAAAGTCAAATCATAGTTGCTGATATAACCGTATACTACTGCCATTTTAGAATCTCCTTTAAATCAGGGATACACTATGTATCCCCTTTGATAAACATTATACAGTACTGAAACCAGTTGTCAAGTACTTATTTGAAGGTTTCGGCAATGGTATTTGCACGATCAATCATAAACTTGATATAATCAATATCAATGGGCAATAAAGTGATATCGCCAATTTTAACCACCATAGTGCGTTTAATATCGTCGGCATTACCGACACTTTGATCGAGTTCAACTTTTACGGGAATTTCGTCCCCATAATCTTTACCCGGAAAAACACTGTCATTGTCATAAGTAACAGATAATAAGGTTTCATTGATAACGATACTAGACATATGGGTTACTCCTGTTAATTCAGGGATACACTATGTATCCCCTTTGATGTAATACATTATACAGTACTGAATTATGTTGTCAACACTTATAAGTACTTAAATTCATACTCATGCGTGATATATTGTGCGGTATCACCCACCAGTTCCACACGACTAGCCAGGGATAAACGATCCGGCAATGATGGAAGTTTTAACGCTTCTTCTATTGAAATTTCTTTATCAATAGTATAGCGATTGCCCGCCGCTTGATTCCATGAATTCCAGATATGAATAATATCAAAACCAGGCCGGATCAGTACTACATTTTTAAATTCAACCGGATCGCCATCGCTATTCCGAAAAGTACTGGTGTAAAGATATGCTTTATCGAATGCTTCAATATTTTTAATCATGATATGTTCCCCAATACAATTACAGTACTAAACACTATAGCAACTGCTAACACGAACGCTACACCAGTTATAATACAGTACTGAATTATCGTTGTCAATACTTTTACAATCATTATTTCTTGTCCGTAGTGAAGTAATGTTTGATTTGCCATTTAGTAATTGCACATGATTCTAATGTACGCTGAGTATAACTCTTTGTAGTACTGAATCGATGCATACCTTTTCCATTTCCTATAGTGATATTCATCACCGGCACATATTGTGTATTCATTTGGATAATCTCCTTAATTGGTATGAATATATAATAGCAGTACTGAATCACAAATACAAGTGAATTCTTAAAAGAATTCACGTCTAGCAAGTACTTTTTATAATTATTTTTCAGTACTTAAAATCATTAAACTATAGATACATCTCGGCACCCTGTGGGCTAAACCACTTGCTCTGTGGTATGAATATATAATAACAAAAGGGGCGACCGAAGTCAACCCCTGGATTTGTAAAGATTTGTCAATTAACGAAAGTAACGAATATAACCATCACGCCCGATTGCATCACCGCCGCCGTTGATGTTAACATTTCCGCGAATGCCTTTAGCTGGTGCTTTAGCTGTCGCTGATTTGTAAATGTTACCATCGGGATCAATAAAGGCAAATACCGATCCGCCTGTTAATTGTCCGTTATCTTTCCACTTCTCGCGGCGAATAAGTTTAATAAACTTTTTGCCTTTACTAATCTCAGTAAGAAAAGAATAAGGCCCGTCGTAATTATCAGTTTGACGCTGGGCAACTAATTGAGCAAAAGCTTTTACCGCTTCCGGGATCTCGGTTTCAGAGGTGTTATCAGAAAATAAAACTTTATCAAACATAGTCATTACTCCTGGTTATGTGGGAATGAATCATTCATTCCCTTTGATGTAATACATTATACAGTACTGAATGATTAAAGCAAGTACTTTCAACGATAATCATCATAAGCAATTTCAATTGCTTTCATATAATCCTCAAAAGCTTCATTGATAGCGTCATGATAGGTTTTATAGATACCATATGACACAACATATTCGTTACCGTCATGGATCAATGAAACTTCATTATCCAGTCCATTGATTTTGGTAGTAGCAATTACAGTTTCCATTATGTTTCTCCTTTGTGGTCTATGTAGTTATTATGCCAGTACTGGATTATGTTGTCAAGCGATTACAACAGAACTTTTGTAAAAACTTTCCCACTCTTTCAAAATGGTGTCAGTACTTACAGGTGCAACAATTTCAGTACTGACAAACATTTCTTTTACCAGATCATTAAACTCATTCAGAGTAAGATAAAAGTAATGGATGTTTTTGCTTTGGGTATATTTGGCGAATGCTGCATTTAATTTACGTTCACCATTTACCGAAGTTACATTAACTTTTTTCTGGAATACGAAAAGCATGTTGCGGATCATTGGACGGTTATTTTGCATAGCTTGTTACTCCTTATTTGATTTGATAATACTTTCTACTTCATTTAGTACAAAATTCTTTCTTTGTACTGTACAAGCAACCGGGTTATATTGTGCCGCTTTGATCGTTTCCTGGTTTGAAAACATTTCATAGCGTCTTGCCTCTTCAGGCGTCAATAAAGCTTGTTCACGCTTCACAGAATCACTCCTACACTGTTTTAAACGGGTATCAGTACTGATACCCTATATTTCATTAAAGCCGCTCAAAATCGATTCTACGCAGTATACGGTGGCCTTTCATATAGACTTTCAACATTGTAACCACCGGAGATCGGTTTCGCTGGTAAATCTATCTTGTATGCTTCTTTCTTGTATACAATATAACGGCAATTTTCTTTAGTACTAAATGCAATTGAACGCTCTTGCAATTTACCATCTACAACAAAAACCAGATAACCACTTGCAACAACTTTAGCCAGTGATACGGCAATCATTGAACGTCTTACATGAGTGTTTTTATCAATTAAAGTACTAATACCTTTCATAAAGATTATTCTCCTAACAGGTTATTAATATTCTATTAGCCACCAGCTTTAATGATGGCTAATCAATTATTAATTACTTGCTGTAAATTACATAATCACGAATATATGCAATTTCTTCGCTATGAGATTGAGCGGCGGTATAAAACCACTCATTGCTTTGTAAATTTAATAACATACGTTCAAGAATTGATTTGGAATCGATATTACTTAAATCGTAAGTAATAATACTACGAATGCGATTCCATTTTGCAGTTCGGCAGCGGTAACATAATTTACTTACCAGCTTCTCGCGTGCTTCTTCTGAAATATCCAATTTATTGTCTACAATATCACGTAAATTGATATATTGCAAATCTTCGATGGTATTTTGCATTTTTTTGTATAATGCATCACCGGACTTGAAAGCACTTTCCAAATGTGCGATCTCTGACTTGCTGGCGATGTAACCACTCAAAACAATTTCCTTCGCTGTTTTCGGTTCGTTGTTAAGAGACAGGAAAAAGTCGGTTACAACTGCGTTATCAAGTACTTTATGAAGTTTTAACATTTGGTTTTTCTCCTTAACAGGGATTCAGTACTGAATCCCTTTGCTATTTCGTTTTGATGTATTCATTATGCCAGTACTACAACACTTTGTCAAGTACTTATTTGCATTTACTTACTTCGCTTACTGCGTTTCAGTGAGTACATTATTGCAGTACTGGATCATTAATGCAAGTACTTTTTGAAAAAGAAATGATGAGTATTATAAAAACGCCATATAACGCACTGTAACGCGTTTTAAGAGGACTTATTAAAAAGGAATGGCATTACATAGGGAAGTCATTTAAACGCGTCTTATTGCGTCCTGTGAGCTATTACAAAAGGAATTGATTGCTATGTAGTGCAATGAATTACTAATTAATCGCAGTACTAACTAAATCAAATAATGGGATCTGCCTTTGCTGGTGGTTTCGTTTGGTTTCCGTAGGAAATCAAAAAGAAATCGCCGAAGGCCGATTGGATAATGATCTTACGAGTGCAACGAGTAAGATCATTATGTGAGCGTAGCGAACACTATGGGGGTCTCTGTAATTAACACCCTTTATTATTATATCCGATTTTTGAAGTCCGTTCAAAAAATAAATTAAAATATTTTTTTGAACAAAATAAAAAGCCTCCTAATTACAGGAGGCTAATTATTACAGTACTGAATTATTACGCTTCGGTTTCAGTCCAGGCGTGAGCGGCGATCCATTCAGCACGATCTTTGTATTTGCCTGCGGCAATTGCTTCGCGTGCCGCCGCCAGTGCTTTCATACTGCCTTTGTTGCCTTTGGTGCCAATTTCCAGTTTTTCACCGTCAACGTTAACGAATACGGTTTCAAACGACCAGGTTTTACCAGTTGCAGACTTCGGAGCCAGTTCGGGATATTTCACCGCCATTTTCTGGCTGGCGACTTCGGCGGCCATTTCCAGATCCAGGCCAGCAGTTACCAGGGCGTCTACCAGTTCTTTCGTTTCGGTTTCGATCTGTACTTTACGCTCTTTCGCCGCCGCTTCAGCAGCTTCATTAGCAGCTTTAAACTTGGAGTAAAACTCGTTAAAGTTATTACGAACAGTTTTCATATCTTCCATCGATACCGACGCGAAAGAAGTATTCAGAGCAGCAACATCACCAGCCAGCAGAGCAACGATCACAGAATTCAGTTTAGCCATTTTATTCACCTTTAAGTTTTGATTAAGATTGTTTGTTTGTTTCAACGAGAGAGATTATCTCATTCTCGTTAGTACTTGTCAACTACTTTTTTCTTTTTAGTTTTCAGTATCATCAACGTTTAGATGTTACGTGTTATTTGATACCTAAAACCGTTTGAGGCGACACCAGGACTTCGTATGCTTTACTGGCCAGCTACTGAGATGATTTTCTATCTCGCCGCTTCATGTGATACATTATGCCAGTACTGACATAATCCGTCAATACCCAATACGAAAAAAATTAAAATAATTTGCACATACCAGGATCATTAAACATTATCAGTACTTTACTATCTATAAACGCCTACAACGGCCTACAATCAATCTAAAACACTACTCTATACTATCAGCCACCAGCAACAGATTAACGCCTTACAATGCTTCCTGTGCATTTACACTTCTTTACAAATCAACTATTGACTTATGTTCGCAGTACTGGCATAATAACCACATAAGCCGGACACAAGGCACTAACCCATAGGGTGCCGTAGTGTATCTATTATTAATTCAGTACTGAAACAACAAAGGGGATCAATCGATCCCCTTTGTTTTATATATTATTCTCTTTTCTTATTCTCTTTAATAATTCACGGCATAATTTAAAATCAGTACTTAACGAATCATGAGGCGTTTTATCTTCTGCAACAACGATCCATTCTTGATCGTCGACAACGTCTTTATTATAAATCGTTGCCTTTACTCCCCATAACGTTATTTCAAAGAAAATAACATATAACCGAGTGTGATATATTAATTCATATTCCATTATTTTAATTCCTTTAAAAGTGCTGAAAGATCGCCCTGAATATCATAAGCATCGACGCTATAACCTTCATAGCCTTCTTTTACTTTTTGAACCCCAGCGGCGTGGGCTTCTTTCTCGCTGGCAAATACCGCCTCCACGCGTGATAGTGTACCACTGTAAGAATATGAATTACATTCTTCCACTTCCAAAATATAAACTTTCATATTACATTACCAGGATTGAAAATTTATAATCACTATTGGCTAATTTATATTCATGGCGGGATCCGACTTCCCCCACTTTGTATACGTTGCCTTTAATACCAATAAGGCTTTTCAGATCTTCCAGGTTTTTAATACCCGTAACATCTTTATTAAAATATTCGTCATCATTGAATAAAACAGTTTTAGCATTTTTCAGTACTGTGCGAATATTCGCACTATTCAATGACCGAAATGCTTTTACTTCGCCGTTGTATTCACCACGGCTATTCAGCAAATCGGTTACTTCTTTTGCCGTCATTACTTCGGAATAATAAACAACATCAATTTTCTTGTCATTCTTATAAACGTTAAAAGCTCGCATAGTCGCTACTCCTTTATATCAGGGATACACTATGTATCCCCTTTGATGTAATACATTATACAGTACTGGATCGAATTGTCAAGTACTTAAAGTAAAGAATCCGCACCATACATTTGAATAAATTTATTAATAACGATACGATCATTCAAGATCTCATGATCTTTATAACTACCACTGAAAGAGAAAGTCAATTCAACACGCTTATTAACATGAATGCGGGAAGTAAAGAAAACATGCTTAGACGTTGTTACCCGTAGCAGAGGACTAACACCACTTTCCCAATAGTGTTTATCTTCGGGTAATTCGCGTTCTTCAATCTCTACAGTGTAATAATCACGTAACAACCGACCGCATAACGTCTTATAAGTGTTGGTAGTTACATTCAGTTCTTTAGTACTCATTTTGGTTACTCCTTACAGGGGAATCAGTACTGATTCCCTTTGTTGTTTGGTATAGATGAATTATGCCAGTACTACATTATTACGTCAATTACTTTTTAAACGCTCGGTAAGCCACTGTAAGGCGTTTAAATCATTCAGTACTAACATTGTACTAATATTCCTTAAAACGTCCCATAATCGTTTACAGGACGTTTTACAGTATATCAGTGCATTATTTCACTGTATAACCATTTTGCAGATTATACAAGTACCAGGCAAAACAGAAACGAATATATAATTTAGTCATTACGCTAACCCCAATACGTTACCAGTACTATTAACTTTGAAATTATAATCATTTGCATTAATCAATTCAATCAATGCTTCATCACTATTTTGATAATCGTTTTCATTCCCTAAATCTTTATACAATTCACGAGACAAATCACGAATAGTACTTGTGATCAAAGTTTGCAAATCGTCCACTAATTGTTCTTGTTTGGCGGTAACATCTTCACAATAAGCAATTTCAACATTACCACTAACACAATATTCATGATAGTAATGATGGCTCACCCGGCGAACACTCAAAGAAATAGTTTCTTCGGAGATGAATTTACGCAAGCCTTTAAATTTAGACCACGCTTTTACCTTACGTAAAAACATCTCAGCATTAATTGATTCAGTGCTGATACTTGCACCGTCTCCCTGTGAACAAAATCCAGACCACAAAATTTCAGAATCATCAATTCCATATTGTACTAATTTTTCTTTCATCTGGTTAACAAGATCAATTGACCAATAAGGGGTAGTGTCCTGATTTTCAATTTCCCGCATAATATCAATTGCTTTTTCTTTCTGCTCTTCATTCAGTTCGATAAAAGATTTAGAATAGATGGTATCGATAACGTTCATGGTAATTAACTCCTGATTAGTTTGTTTTATCGGAGATTCCATTATTCTGGAATCTCCTTTCTATGCAATACATTATACAGTACTGGTTTATGTTGTCAAGTACTCTTTAAAACTTTTTAAACCCTTTCCGCCGTGAACTTGTAAAAAATATCATCGTTCAAAGATTCAGTAATAAAGTTAGAAAAATCCATTTCAGCTACTGCATAACTTTCCCACTCATTGACAACCAGCGAATTACCATTGTACTGTTTATTCACTTCCCACAAAATTCCAGTACTACTCCGCGATGTATAACGCTTAATAATACTACCATAAAATTTATTGTCCAGCGTTTCACCGTTTTCTAAATGGATAGGCTTACTGAAAGAAAACTCTTTAACAATATGATCATTTTCATTAAACATTATAGTTACTCCGTTCTGTTTGGTATGGATGTATTATGCCAGTACTACATTATTACGTCAAGTACTTTTTCAGTACTTTTTATAATTATTTTCTTTTGTAAAGATTTGTAAAGACCATTGCATTCAGTACTGATTATGGTATACTTATTAACAAGTAGAAAGTAATCGAAAAGCCCAAAAGGGTGCGGAAATATATTCAGTACAGTAAATGAGAATCATTATCATTCTCATTCAATCTAATAGATACTCCCCCGCACCCGGTGGGCCAAAGACTTGTTCTGTCTATGAATACATAATACCAGTACTGGGATACTATGTCAACAATTCTTTTGTAAAGATTTGTAAAGGGGAATTAATTAACTCCCCTTATAATTTCAGTACTGAACTATTAGAAATGATTTAATTCTTTTATCCATCGCTCAATTGCGTTTCTTGTTCTGGTACTCTTTACAGTACTGCGATCATTCAGCCACCCGCGAGCCTCAGCGATTGCCATTTTATGAGTAGCAGCAAGGAAATAATAGGGAACGTTGCGATCATTCAACTTTCTGCCGTATGCTTTCAGTGTACGCAGTACAGCCGCCTTTATATCACCTGCGTTAACTTCTCTAGCCATATTCTAAAACCTCTTACAATGCGTTACAGGACGTTTTAGGGGCATTGCTGCCCCAGTACTGGATCAATCTTCGCAGCGGGTCACAGTGACTTTCTGAAAGCCTTTGTAAAACTCTTGCGTTTCACCTGGTAGCATCTTCGCCAGATCATCGCAAATGATTTCATGCTTTACCGCTGCCTGGCCGATGGTCAAACGTTCACCGTTCACAATAAAATAAGAGTATGCGTATTTCATGGTAGTTCTCCTGTTTGGTATGAATATATAATAGCAGTACTGAAAGAATTATGCAAGTACTTTTATTGTAAAGAAAAATCTCCCCGGGTGATTTGTAAAGATTTGTAAAGAGACTTGATATAGTATCTCAGTACTGTATAATTACTACATAGACAAAAAGAGACCCCCGAGGGTGGGAAAATCCGTCCAGTACTGTAAATGATTATCATTCTCATTTAACGCATACTCCCCCGCACCCTAGCTGGCAAAAGCACTTTCTCAGTACTGTAAACATTATAATATAATAATATCAGGATTGCAAGTATTTTATTTTAATCTTTTTGAAAAAATAGTATTGACTTAATATTTCAGTACTGTATAATGTTTATATAGACGGGAGGAACCGGAGACGCCAGGGCGTGGGGAAAAGTATTCAGTACTGTAAATGAGAATCATTATCATTTGTATTCGCATTTAGAATCTTTTTGTAAAGATTTGTAAAAGGGTATTGTTTATCTGGGTTAGTACTGATATGATTAATCCAGATTTTGAAAATATAAAACCGATTCGGCAGGGGAAAAATTAACCCTACGCTGAAGGGTGACTAATGGAAAAAATCGGAAAAATCAATTTTGAATAAGAATCATTATCATCTGCGAATGAGAACCATTCGTAAATGCAATCTATTATCATTTGCAATAGTAAATGAGAATCGTTCTCATCCAATTCAAATGAGAATCATTATCATTCTCACTCAGTACTAACTGAAGCCTAGCATTATTGTATCCAAAATTTGGAGAGGAATCAGTACTGGAATTGTTCAGTACTGTTCCCGTAGTTCACATGTTCAAGTTACATGCACCTTTTCTCTATGGAAAGAAACACTTTAAATTAAAAGCAGTACTACCAATCAGTAGTACTGTAGATTCACTATTTTAGGAGGTTTGCCACAACCCAACTTACGGAGTTATTCGCAGTAACTCTATATGGAGGATAATGCCCTTCTGTCATCACTCCCCATGGAAGCCAAAGGTTTCCCTTTGCGACAGTAGTACTACTCAATGATTATATCTAAATCAGTACTAACTCATTAACTATACTACAGGGAATCAAATATTTCCCTTTGAACCTTTTTCACTCATCTACGTATTGTCCTATTCAAATGTTAGCCCACTAACGCAGGGACAGATAAACTCGGCTTCTTCGCATTTTCTGTGAGAGAACATTCTCTCGTCTTGAGGATTACATTATATAATGGCAGTATGTCCGTGTCAACACTTTTCTTGTTATGATTTCATTTTTTTCCTGAACTATGAACGACATTTCAAAATTTTTAAAATCCAGATTTTTTCTCATCGACAATCCAGATTTTTCTTGATTTAGTACTGGGATTTTTGCTAATATATAATTTGGGGATTTAGTTAATGGGGTAATTAGATTTGAAATAGTTAGGTTTGTAATAATTGATGAGTTGAATTATTAAGTACTGAATAGTTACAAATGTAGCCCACTGGGTGCGACTTTATAAACGGACTTAGTGGCATATCAGTACTTAATCATTCTTAATAGTACTGATTCACTCTGAATAGTACTGAATAGTACTATACTATTCTTATCAATTCCTATTCATTATTATCAGTACTGAATCACCCATATCCATTAAATTGTCTACTATAATGACCATATCGTCCAATATAGTATACTCCCCGTAGAATCCGTTTGATCGAGTTTTACGGGGAGTCTTTTTAATTATCTTTGTTCTGTATCAAGAGTTAAGTCATATACAAGTGTACCATTATCATTAGTTCTTACTGATGAACACCACGAAGAATGTACAGTACAATCCGTATCTGATTCAGTACTGATATAGACTAAAGTATCTTCTCCGTACTGATTGGTTTCAGGCCAATCTTTAATTAATTCTTTTAATTCTTTGACGGTCATACCACAGGGGAAGTTTTTACTATGTTTTTCTACTTCTTGCATATTTCGTGTATTGTATTTTTGTTGTTCTCTGATTGTTTTATTTGGTTCAGTACTGAAATAACGTTGGACGCAATTATACACTGCTGTAATGATTTGGTCTGGTTTAAATGATTCAGTACCTGAGTAAATGATATCAGTACTGGTTTCTTCCATATAGCATATATTGATATCAAAATCTTTATCAATTTGAGAAATAACAATATTACGATTGCTTGTTTTATCTAATGGAATTTTGATATAACTTTCCCCTTTTTGAATAGCTTTAATGATAAGGGTGGTCAGTTCTTCTTTTGTTTTATAACTATTGATTTGGATGATCATTTACTTAAATCCTTCATTGGTTTTATTTGTATTTGTTTAGTACTGCTACGAGTTTATTGCAGTTTAGGTTTTGTGTGTTGTACAGTTCTGTTCCTATATTTTTGATGGTTTTATAGAAATCGATATCAAGTACTGTACTTAGTTGAAATATTTCTTCTTCTGTTAAGTTATTGTAATCGATGTTTAATTCTTTATGTTTTTGACGATCCTGTACAAAGATATCATTCAGTGCATTATATGCAATGCAATTTTCTAATGTATTATTTTTTTTATGTTTATGATAATTGGTGATTATAGATACCCCAAAAAATTTACTAATCATAATTGAGCACGGAATATCTTTAATATATACATCAAAGGTAGCTGATTTAATTTTATTAGTACAGGTAATTTTTCCTCTATTATTCCATCCTACTTCATTGAGATAGATATTATTGGCTCTGAGAAATACTTTTAGTACTTTAGCAGTTTTGAATGTATCACCTGGTTTAATCTTTTTCATACTATCAGAAGATTTGAAAGTCCAGTTAAACACATAGGTATATTGTGGGTTACGTTTTTCTGTTAAATGTTGTTGTTTAATTTTGTTGTACCAATCTTTGTATAATTTTTTGACTTTTTTCATTATTAATTACCTCTTTGATATAGTACTGTTATAATAGCAAAAAGGTTGACCGAAGTCAACCCTTTATTTTAGAATAGTTCTGGAAATATTTCTTCCATTTTCTTGAGAACGGTTCCGGCGTATATCACATCGGGTTCGTTTGGATAGTGTGTGCGATGAAACTCATTGTATGCCATTTTGTAAACGTTCATCATACTTTTAATTGCGTTTTTATGTGCTAAGTTATGAATATCGACAATCTCAAATACTGTATTATAATCGTGGTCGTGATAACCAATATTATCATAAAACTCTTTGTTATCTTCATAGTACTTGCACATGTTTTTAATGTATTCAACATCATCAATTGAAGCAGAATCAAACCAGTCCCGCTCATTATAAATGCGATGAATAGATTCTAAACCTCGCATATAATGTTTGGCGAGGCCAGTATATGGTGATGTGATATCACTACTGGATTGACTAAACAATGTACTGGCTTCTTCCACCTCACGTGATTGGTCTGGAGTCATAGTATTCTCTTAGAAATAATCGTAGCGGTTTTTCCAACAATCCAATTGTAATTCAAACAGACGATCATACGCCTTTCCCCTCGGGAATAGCTTACGTGCATGTTTATCAGCACCCCATGAACCATGATGTGTCTTACGACGAACATGATTGTAGAAGTTACTAACTACATTACTAGAATCGCCTACCGGATCTTTAGTACTGAATAATATTGTCATATATTATTCCTCAATGATTGCATCTGCAATTTTGTATTCAATACAATCATCTGCAAGGAAGTGCATATCCTTTTCTTCGTGCTCTTTAAGCCATTCCATTGTAAGACCAGTTTTATTTGCTACCATTTGTTGATAGACTGTATTAATTTTCAGAAGGTGTTCGGCTTTTGATTTAATACCAGGTGCGTGATCATATACACCAGTACTTAAACTATGCATCATAAGGTCTGCTGCATTACCTACATAACGATTTTTTCCATGAATAAAAATCATAAATCCTGCTGACATAGCAGCACCGAAGCAATATGTATCAATAGGAATAGGAGAACTATTCATTAGTGCAACAATACTGGTCATAGAAGAACATTGACCACCATATGAATCTACGATAAGATTAATACGTTGTACTTTAGTTTTAGGGCTAAAGAATTCTGGTTTAGCTTCTGGGTTATGAATTTTATTAAATTCTTCCTTTTCTTTATGAATACGTTCTTCGTCGGAGATTTTCTGATTATTTTCCAGTACTGCCTTGATGAACTCACGGAATTCTTTATAAGAAGAATCATTGATAGTACCAGTGATTGCATGAGTAGCGACTGCTGGATTATTATAAAGATTCAGGCTAGAATATTTCATTTATTTTCCTTTGTTGTTTAACCACCAAATGAATGGCTTGATGAACTATGAGAACTTGAAAAGCTACGACTTGAAACAGTACTACCAAATCCACTTCTGGTTATAGTACTGGTTGGTGCTTTTTGTGTCAGACCGGATCTTGGTACAGTTCTGTTAGTAGTGGTACTGTAAGTTGATCCGTAATTATTTCCACCAGCATCAACGTAATTACCTTTATGACTATATAAAGGTTGTGAATGATATCCTTGTCCTGAACTATGGAATCCTGTCATCATAGGATAGAAGAACATACCACCAGTACTGTAATGACCTTCCTGGCATACTGTATCAAAGTCTGCGTAGCATTCGCTTTGTGATTTGTAATGCGGTGCAGTACTGACACTTTGCTTTAGTGCATTTTTGTAATCTTCTTCGCATTGTGCTGGATTTTTTCCAGAAGTTTTACATTGTTCTAATGATTTGTATACGTCTACATTTGTTGGTTCATCACATGCAGTGAGTACAAATGTAGTACTTAATGCTAATGCAATAGTACTGTACTTAATAATGTTTACCTTGCGAAATCTATCCCTGATCACATTTTTGCTGCGAGTTATGCGAGTTATGCGTTTCATTTTGTGCCTCTATTATTTTATTATGTTATTATATATAAAAAATCCAGCATTGTCAAGTTCAGGAACTATTTTTTATTTTTTTGTTAGGCGTTTATTTCTAATTTTTTCTATTCCATATGCAACAGAATATAGTACTAAAATAAGAACTATTACTACGAAGTACAATAATGTAATTGCAGTAATGAAGAAAAGAGATGTTCCAGTACCGATAATGGGAATAAACAGTACAAGAATTAAGCACATAAATTCTAATCCAAGAAATACGTGTACTGGATTATCACTGTCGAAATTATCATCAAAGTACTGATAGATAAATTTAAGTTTATCAAATCCTAATGCATAATCCACGAGAACAGATAAAATAAGAAGTACTGCTAAAATATGGTATGCAACTACAATTATTTCAATTACGTTCATCTGTCAGTGTTCCTTTTCGTTTTAGTACTATATCATTGTGTTTGTTGCCAAGGAATACAAAAAATTTGTAAATTCCAGCAAGGATTGATACGAACACAATTAAAGCAATCATAAGTACATTGAAGATTGTAAACAACTCGTATGACGGCATTTTGTCTGCATTAACAAATCCTCCGAAAATTACTTCTACAACAACAGAAAGAATAGACAGAAAATAGTAATACAAAAACTGAAATAAACAAAATACACCCATTTCGGTTTTTGGTTTTAATAATTTGTAAAAAGGCTCAACACAAAAATAATGCAATAACAATACTAAACTACCTGAAGTGAAAACCAGTACTTCGAATATACAAAAATAATCTCTGTAAGTCATAATTTGCCCTGTGATTTCTTGAGTTTAATTTTTACATGCACATTCTTTAATGCAGGTACTAATACAGCATTTAGTACAACAATCAATTCAAATGCCATATACATAAAACAAAAACCAGCACTGAACATTGCACTGAATAAAAAAAGTGGGAAGATTTCCTTTGTTGCACCAATCCAGGCTGGAATTAAAAATACATTACTAACAGTCCAGAATATAGGAACCCATAAAGACATTTCGTTTTCCCATGAATCATAAATCTTTTCTGCTATTTTAACACAAAAGAATTTTCCAATAAAGATTAAACACGTTAATACACTAAAAAATGTCAGTAAATTTAATGTAATGATCATGTACGCTTTTCCTTTTGTTTATTATGAAATTTTACAATTTTATCTCTAATTAAAGGTGAAATATGAACAATGAATGCAAAACCCCACAAATACATCAGTACTGTACTCAATACCAAATCATTGAATGTTTTATCAGTAATACTTTCATAAGCACAGTATGTTACTGACGAAGTTGCCATTACATGCCATCCCCCAATTTCTTTACATGAAGCACTGAAATAATCAAAAGATTTTAATGCAAAGAGATATCCAGTCCACGAAATCCAGTAATACATTGCTAATGCAATAAAAATATATGTCATTTTTTAATTCCTCATATCAGGGATTTTGTTTCTTAATTTTGACAGTACAATCGACATTAGATAACCTACATAGATTGTAGTACCGATAATTTGTAGCATATAAAGCATAAATGTATTATTTTCACGGATATTATATAATACAAAATAGTAATGCAAATACATTAAACCAAATCCAATCCAGTAATACAATTGTAATACCAGTTGTAACGAATATTGCTTAATGAAGTTATCCAGTTTACGTTTAAAGAACCACATCAGAAAGTAGAATATAGTACTACAAATATAATAAGTACTAACTATAACAAATGATGTATCAAACAGATTAATGTACTCCATCATTTTAGAATGCCCCTTCGATTTTAGTACGTAAACGCACTAAGTACCTGATTAATACAAAGAAAAACCATGCACTAATGAACAATGATCTAATAAGATTTGCAATTGCTATCCCACTTTCTTGCATTACAGGATCATCTACCGGAAACAGGAAAATCCCGGAAAGAGCATAAGCTATTGTTGTAGTAGTAAGAAATGGAACTGCTAACTTATTGTTTTGCCATAATGTCAAATACGATTTACGTTTAAAGTACCATAGTACTAAAATATACAAATGGTACACAATGAATAACAACAAAAAGCATTGTAGTACTGAACACAATAGTTCACTTCGTAGAAATTCATTCATTTTTAATTAATCCGGTAGTTTATTATGGAATTCAGTTAATTTTCGATTCAATGCCTGGATTGAATAATATACCCAAAAGAAGATAATCACTGCACTATATACACAAAATAGCATTGTTACATTTTTATCAGTTAGTACTGAAGGAAGTTCAATTGTTACCAGGTATATAGTACTAATATACAGAGTGAATTCAATGTTTTTTCTTTTACTGCTCTTGTTTGTATAATACTTTTTGTAAATATTTGTCTTAAAATAATGGTTAATTTTCTCAAATAAGTAATTAAAAATAATAGCAATAAAGATACAATACCCAACGCTATATGCGAAATCACTTTTGAATATAAACTCAATCATTTATATTACTCCATATCAGTCTGGTAGTTTATTTCGGAATTCAATAATTTTATCGAACACTTTAGTACAAAAAATATACAAAGAAAATGGTATAACAAAAAGTGTATACAATGAAAGATATAATGTTAATGGTGAATCAGCCAGTACAAATCCAATTTCAAATACACTACAATATAATGTTAATGTATACATTACACCCAAAAAGAATTGTCTGTCAAAACTTTTAACTTTATAATACTTTTTATAGATATTGGTTTTGAATAGCCAATTGATTTTTTCAAACAGAAAGCTGAATACGATCAGTACTGCAATACTATATCCAATAGTATGAGATAGTTCACTTTTTAGCATAAAGTCTAACATAATTATTCCTTTGATTGGATTACTTTAACATACCATTGAAGAAGATCTAAGTATGCTTGTTCTTCGTATGATTTATTTTCAATCTTACGCATAGCACGCATATCATCGATGATCCATTGTTCTGGTTTCATTATTCGTCCTCTGTTACTAATATATAATGATACAATAATGATGAATTTTCTTTTATAATAGTACTGAATTGTTTATGGGCTTCTCTAATGATTTTTAAGTCAAAAGGAATCGGACTTACAGTACTCAATTGAAATAATTCATCATCTTGCATTGAACCAAAATCGTTATTTAAATTATATTCATAGATATATCCATTTTTTGATACGTATACATTTGTATCAAAACATTCATCAACTTCAAACCAAATATCATCATCTACATAGACTTCAATGAATACAATTCCTTCTTTATACACCGTACATTTGTATTTCATTATTTCTCCAGATAAACATTTTCGCAAATTTCTTCCCAATCATATGGATTGGAATTATACAGAGCACTAATAAGTACAGGTGTACGTAATGATGGAGACTGTAGACGTTCCTGGTGTTTCAGCATCCAATTAAGAATCATGTTACTACCATTTTGATTCACATTGTATTTTTCTAGAATGTTAGTACTGAGCATAACATTTTCGATATGAATCATGATATCTTCTTTGCTTTGAATTTCAAGATCAATATACACTGAACGAGAAATCAATGCTTGACAATGTGGTGCTTGTTTGCTTTTAGATGCAGCAATACGTGTTAAATCTTTATTTGTAATGAATACAATTTTACCAAAAAAATCAAAAGTACTTGGGATACCATTATCTTTTAAGTACTTAGAAGATGACATATATGATACTGTACGTTTTGAAGTATCAAGTACTGCTTTGAGCAGATTCATACCATCTTCTGAATCAAAAATACTGTCCATATCATCAAGTACAATGATATTAGTACTGAACCGGTTTTTGTACAGTACTTCGAAGAGTGCTAGGGTAGTCATTTTACCGCTAACGGTAGTTACATTACATTCAGCATTAGAATGTGCTTTATTGAGTCGGTTAGAGAGTGAGTATGTTTTACCAATACCCGGAGCACCACTTACAATCATGCTATTAATAGGGCTATTTGGTTTAAGCATACTTTCCAGTACTGCGAGCATTGAATCGAAGTTTTTCTGGATTTTCTGACTTCTAACTAAACGAGGATGCATTTTTATTTCTCCTTTCTTAATAAACACATTATAACAAAAAAGGCTGACTTTCGTCAACCCTTTTTTGATGGTATACTGTCAAAAATTTTTAAATTCACCCAAGTTATTTGGAAAATTCCTGTATTATTAGGTGCATTTACTATTAAGTTCGATGTATCAAAATCATATCCAATAATTCGCAAATATCCATCAAAATTTTTATTTTTATAATGAATATACTTATTAATTACTAATTCTTTAATTGATAAATGTAACTCTCTATTCAATATTTTATTGTATTCTTGGTGAATATCATTTTCATCAAGGTCAAATAATATTGGAAAAAAATTAGAATTTTTACTATAACCAAAAATAAAATATATTAATTTAAACGTTTTGCTTATTAATGCATAATCAAGTTTCATACAATATTCTCTATTTTAGTAATACTATATTATAGGAAAAGGTATGACTTCATTTTGTTATTCTTTAATAAATGTATTTTCAAATGCCACTGAATAATTAGAAAATTCACATGGATCTTCTGAATTATATCGCTCAACGGCAGACATTGCGGCTTTTTCCATCATATTGATGTTGAAGTATTCTGTTGCCATACACTGGATTTCACCACAATCTCGTTCGGCGTATTTAACTTCAATACTATCTTGTTTAATATACCCGTTAAAATGCGATTCCAAACGAGTTACTAAAATTTCACAAACATCATTAATTGGAAGTGAAATATATACTCGGCTATTGTTTTCCAGTACTGATTTGATTGTTGCTACATTGATTGTACTACCAGTCAGAGTAACTTTCATTTATGTTTTTACCTTTTCGATTAAGATTGTATATATTATACAGTACTGATGTATGTTGTCAACGCTTATTTGCTTTCATTACGAATTTCAACGATACGCCATGTTTGTTCGTAATACTCTTTCAGTTCAATTGCTTTCTCTTCATTGTACACTGTACGAAGTCTGTTCCATTCATAATCAACTCCCATACGAGCATAGATAGAGTATTGCATTATTTCACCTTTAGATAATTTAGTTTATGAAATTAAAATTGTATTTTCACAATCATTAATCATCCCACCAATCAGTATCTGGGAAATTAATTTCCATCACTTCTAATTTATAATCTTTTAACGCCTTCAGTACTGAATCACTCAATTGTAACGATGCATCACTTGACTTTCTATTTTCAATAAGTGTATCCATTAATGTGCGATCTTCTTTCAACCAAATATAATCATCATCGAAATCCAAATGAATATCAGTACCGAATTCCCATTGCACAGTACGAAATCCAACGTACTGTTTGGAAATTCTATGACGCAGAGCATAACGAATCATAATACAACGCCTCATTGACTTAATATACAAATATAATAACAAAAGGGCTGACCAAAGTCAACCCCTTTCTTTGTTAATCTTTAAGAAAAACATCTAAACAATGTGCAGTATAACTAATGTTCTTTGTTGGTTTATTAAACTTACCTGATTCAATGTCATTCAATAATAATTCAAATTTATGGATACTATTATCGATGGTTCTCCTTGATTCAGAAATACGATAATAATCATATGCAATAATATCTTTATACCACAATACACAATATGGTTTTCCAGATATAGGATGAATACAATTATCCCTGTACTGTATCATATGAGATCTACAATTGAAACCTTTCGAATTCCAGTGAATCATTAGTTCTCGGTGAGGAATAAATTTATCCCCAATCAAATGATACAAACGGAAGTAACCTAAATTATTATTAATCGTTACTTCAATTCTTTGTACTTTTTTATCAGTACTGTTGTTGATATCATCTCTTAATTTGAGAATATTTTTGTCTATATCCATATAACGTACATCAGCATTGTGTACTGCGGTAAAATACTGTTTTGTCAATAAACTACCAGGAACACCATCAGACAAGTATACATGAAATACAACCGAATCACGTTTATATTGTTTAATGAATTTTCGTTTCTTTAATTTAATAACTTTCATAACAGTATCCAAATAATTTGTTGTACAACTATAATAACAAAAGGGCTGACATAAGTCAACCCTTTTATATAATTTATTTTTTTAACGGAGTTTATCACAAAATATATCAATTCGAATACTACAAATATGATAACACAATAGTCAGTACTGGATTAATTATTATATCTTTTATATGATCATTTTGAACGATATAAATCACCATAGCGTTTATGCATACGTTCATGTTGAATCATCCAGTATATTTGATTACTGGTCAGTTCATTAACATGGGGAATCTCATGCGGTTTGCAATTCAGGGCTTCAGCTAAACGATTGATAAGAACTTTACGTGACATAATATACCTCAAATTAAAATGGTTTTTCAGATGATTATTATATTAACAAAAAGGCTGACTTTCGTCAACCCTTTTTTCAGTTCTTTTTCTGGTGTAACCACCACATTTATAATTCCATAATAGAAATATTAATGTAATAGAATAGACTATACGTTATTGACAAATGATTGCATACGTTCCAGTACTGAAAATGGAACAGCACGATTTGTCATACAATTCATAGTAGTTTTATTCATTGATAATGATAATACATCATCAATATATAATACTACAGATCTAGTAGTTCCATACATTACTTCATATGTATATTTTCCATCAATCAAAGAAAATAAGACACTATTTTTAGCTTTGATTCCTTTCATACTATTTCACCTACTACAAGACCAGTAAAGAGATTGTTTTTTTTCTTATAATTTTGTGGAACATTATCATATTGTTCTTGTGCATTATAATGCTCAAAAGCTAGACGAGTTAGTTCAACAATTCCCACTTTATTTAAAAACTCTTTAGTATACACTTGAGTTCTATCATTAGTTTGAACAGTAACATACATTTTATATATTATCCTATGTCATATAGTAAAAAAAATTTACACATCTGGATAGAAATATTCTTCTTATCTTTGATAAGTAATTTCTTAACTGAACTTTTTTATTGAAACCAGATAGCCCAGATCCATGCACCATTCAGTACTACAAATAAAACAATCATCACCACAGCAAAATGGTTTTCGTATTTTTGTGGTACAATATAAGTACCAATCAACCACAATAGTACCAACAACATATTATATATTGTTGCACAGAATAAAAATAAAAATAATGTACCAGCTAGTAATGGATTGAAATAATAAACTGTTAGTAATATTAAAAGTACTGGACAAAGTAGTAATGGCATATATTATTTCTCTAGTGATTGAATTACTTCAATTTGGTCGAGTTCAACCGTGAACTCCACAGGATAATCCCATTCACCATTTTCATCATAACGTTTACCTTCCCATGTAAAAGTGCGAGTATTGTAATTAGTGAACCACGGCTTAACAACTTCTTCTGTGATTTCTTTATGTCCTGGCATTTTAGTATTGAGGTACTCTAATGCCAGTTCAGTACTATTAAAGTACAGATCATAATCTAATTTCTTTCCGAATGGGCGGGTATCGTTTGCATAGAATTTTAACTTAAATACGTTCATTTCTTTTCTCCACAAAGTTCATCAATTAAGCGGTTGACTTCAAATTCTTTTGCTTCGATTGCAGTTTCACAACGCTGCACTTCAATTACATCCCCTTCATAGATAGCACGAAGGTTTTCACAACGAAGTGTACAAAGTTGTTGAATACAGAGTTTCAGTTCTTGTGCCTTATTCATTGTTATTTCCTTCTTTCTAATTTAACTGGAATAGATTCATTGAATGCATCTTGCAATTCTTTACCATATCCATATTTCTGGAAGATAGTATGAACGCACAATTCAATCTCAGATTTCATTGCATTATACGCTTCATTTGGTAGCCTGTCAACTAACCAATCAGCACCGTCTGAACATTTCAGTACTGAATCTTTCATTTATTTCGGCCTTTTACCCATTCGATGGTTTCCTCGAAGAGTTTCATTTGTTCTTTTTCATCTTCATTCATTTCGGTACTACCGTTGATTTCACTACATTCTTGGATAAAAGATGCATACATTGCACGCAATTGTTGTACTGGTATATCTTTGTAATCCCATGAACAATGTAATGGTAAATCTTCTTCATGGAGGCTGTAGAATTCAATTTCAGGTGTACCATTACCGAATGTAATGTTTGCACAATACTTTTTACAGAAGTGCTTGATATCTTCAAAGGAACGGATATCTACGTCTGCTTCTGCATTGATATCAAGTTTGATATCGTCATAATGCATCTTATATGGGATATTATGTTCTTCAAGAAACTCACGAGTCATAGAACCACAGTTGATTGTGATTGTTTTAGAACCAGCACTGATTGCGTCGAATTGAAGTTTCATTAAATTAAATTCCTGTTTCGTTTGGATGTATATATAATAACAAAAGGGCTGACCGAAGTCAACCCTTTTTTTCATTTTTTCGAATTATGTTTATGAATAAGATAGAAACATATTACTTCCAGAACTAAAAAAATAATTGCAATTATTAATATTTTTACACCAAACAACCATAATGGTAATGCGATGAATAACGCAAAGATTATTAAATGAACAATAAGATGCACAACTATCCATTTAATCTCGGTACCAACTTTATTACCAAATTTTGATTCTACTAAATCACCAATAGTATAAGATGGAAAAATAATCAAATAGTACAGTATCATAAAGAGAAATGGCATAATAATTTCCACCTTATTTAATTTCTATTTCAACTACACTATCCGGCCAAATTATATCTTTTGGAGTGTATGAAAATTTATCACCTCGAACAAATCTATAGTTATTTGTTCTACCCTCTTCCCACTGTAAGGAAACTTTCAGTACTTCATGATCTTTTGTTTTGATGAAAAATCCATCATGATAAGACGGATTACAGTATATATCGTCACACGAATAGACAGTACCATTAAATTTTTTAAATTTCATAGTATAAAAACCACCTAATTTATTTTATTCAAACACTATATTAGTACTTATCCAACATAGTAATATAATAAGATGGAAACTCCACATTGGTAAACTTATACCAGGTAGGCTTCATCTGAATCTTCTCAATCAATCTGGAACGAGATACATCGATCTCATGAGGTAATGGGTTATAATCATTACAGAAAGCTGTAGGAATACCACTGAGGTCGTTTATGTCGGTGTTTTGAATCTTCATTCCACGGCGTAAACATTCATTTACAATATCAATGTGACGCTTCTGCAAGTACAATAATTTGTTATAGAAGAATGTCACATGTCCTGTACCTAAGATGTAAGTACGGTTGATTTTGAAATCAGAAACTCGCTTACCATCTTGTACATGTTTACGAACTGCCCCAAACACACGTGGAAGCTCTCTGTATTCAGCCATCAAATGTTGATCTGCAAGTTCTTTAACATGTACTAAATTAATACGAGTCATTGTGTATCTCCTTTAATTGATTCATTGATTATAGCAAAAAGGGATGACCTAAGTCAACCCCTTTTATTAAAAAAGTTTAATTTTATATTTCACTTCAAAATCTTTTTCTGATAATTCCTCTTCTCCACCTGAATTATCATTTTTTGCTACATATACAATGGATTTTTTTGTATTAACAAAGTATACTGCTTTATAGATATAATCTGGTATGACAATAGTATTAAGTCTATTTGAACCATTCTGAACTATACTACCAGTAATAACATAGGCAGCACCATCAGATAATATAGAATTTCGTACTTTTTCTTCGATTCCTCTCCATACTATTTCATTTAACTTTTTAGTCTGGGGAGTCATATTTGCTAAACTAAAACTTTCTGATTGATCAAATGCATTATCCATATCACCTGCTGGTGTCATATGTCCTTTATCATATCCAGTGCCTTTATACATAGCTACGGTTTGATTAAATTCTGGTGGAATGGATTTATCTGAATGGAATGCATCTTTTCTATTCAATTTACTTGATGCGTTGATATCATCTGGCGTTAAGTATTCAGCACTTACCATTGGGATTTTATAATTGTAATTGTATAGTACTACAAATTTAGTATAACAAATTTGTTGATTGTATTTAACATCAGGTAGAGTTGAATTAAGAAACTTATCATTACAATTATTATCACCAAATGCAAATGGAATATAAAATATTGTAATAAGAACTAATGTTTTTAATAATTTAACCATTTAATGTATCCCCTTTTTAATATATTTAGAATTTAAAGAGGATACATATATTTTAATATTTTTAAATAGAAAGCAATCGACATTTACAGTACTGAATCATCGAGTCCAAAAGATTTAATCGATTTTTACCGTGTATTGTTGATTCGTCCCATTTGTTTTTATTCATTTGATAGTGAAATCTAGAACCCTCAATTGGATAATCATGATTACTTCCATAAATTCTATCAAAAGAATACTTAATAAATTCCTCTACCATATCGGTATTGTCCATTTTGAAGTACAAGTTGTTACAAATACCATGAAGTTCATTTCTGTTCCCACTTTTAATTTCTTCAAGAGCAGAAAGAATCAATTTATAATTCTTTTTCTTTTTTTTATTAAGTATTGAAGTATGATCTAAAATTTCAGTACTACTGTTCGATTCAGAAATATGATATTGAAGAGTATCAATACATTCATCTATTTTTTTAAGTACTGTTTCTTTTTGGAACATATTTTATATTCCTTTATTGAAATGAATATTTTTGAGTAGTGAATTTTTTAATATCTTTCTTTTCTACGTAAGTGATATTTTTCAATGCTTCATTGATCTCTTTCTTATAAACGAATACTGTATTTGGTTTGTTACCATAAGTAAAACCACAATACACAGTCATACTATTATTAGTAGTACTGGTTCCAAGACGTGGCATAGTTCCATCATCATCAATACCGAAAGAGAAAAATTCTTTTTTATCCATAGGTTCACCATCCATAAAGATGATTGCACCTTGTTTACGTAATAATTCCAACCAACGAAATTCATAATACAAAGTCATAAAGTATTCATAACTTTTCTTATTTTCAAACATTTCTGGTTTAATTTCTTCTTTCTTTACTTTAAGTACTGAACGATATTTTGACATAATTGATTATCACTTTTAATTAATGTGATTTTATTATAGCAAAAAGGGTTGACTTATGTCAACCCTTTTTATTATTTTTCTTCTACACAATAGATATGGAAGCAATATACCATTTCAATTAGTGGTTCATCAGCAATGTATTCGGTTGTAATTTCTTGAGTACCAATATACTCACCCCATTTATGCCAACGCCAGCCATGTAATTCTGGTTGTGTATTTTTATATATCGGTGTCAATGAAATAACAAATTTATTAGTACTATGGACAATACAAGGTTTATAGAGTTCTAATACTTGTTCGATGTTATCACATACACCATAACTTGGTAAGAATTCAGTACTATACGGTTCATATTCATCGTATCCAAGTACTTCACCGTTTGTGGTAATGTTATCCTTATCACAAATTTTCATTTGTGTTTCTTCGATCTCTAAATGAAAGTTTGCACTTAGAGTTTCATATACACCAGGTTGATGTTCAATTAAGAAATCAATATCATGAACACCTTCTGCACCAAAACCATTCCACAATGAATGAGAATAATCTACTTTCACAATATGAGCATACTTTCCATCATGATCGATTACTTCATACGAGGTGCCATTTCTGGCACCTTCAGCATTCATTTTTTCTAAATCAAAATGTAGTTTAACTAACATGTTAATCCTTAATGCTATTATAATAAGAAGTATCGAACATTGCATTTACCATACGATATTCAATATCCAGGATTTTATTTTCACTCAATAAGTGGGGTTTACCAGCGTAATTACGTTTTTCATAATCAAACAGTTTTTGTACGCGTTCAGTCAGTTCGTGTTCAGATGCAAACAGATGATGTTTTCCTCCGATATGGAAATATTCTGTCCATTTATCTTGATATTCAGTATCAATAGTATAGATATCGCCGTCATTGAAATGGGCGAATACATATCCTTTATCTTCAAAATACTTTTTAGGAAGAACAATATCGATATTATTTTGCAAAAGAAATTCCAAATCTTTTTTCATTTTATTCAGAGAGATATCACTATTGCAACCGCGAGTCTGAGGCCAGATACCTACTGCACGATAATCCATTTGGAATTGTTGATATTTTCCCCAAAAGAATACACGCCAATCCATACGCTGTTCATCATTAACTTTATGATCAGGATGATGTGATAGAAGTTGAATAAGACCAGCTTTAAAACCATTGATGTGAATTTCATGTTTGTGGTTAGCAGTTTTATGGAAAGTAACGTTCATGTTTATATCCTTAGATTAAAATTTGTTGTTTTGCGGTACATAGATATAGTACCGCAGTCATTAAGATTTGTCAAACACTATTATAAATTAACTAGTACTAATCCACGTTTTGTTGCAATTGAAATCAATAGCAGTGCTGCTTTCATAATTTGTGGTGCAAAGTTTTTCGGTTCAATACTATTAGTACTGTACTGGATTGTATAGTGATGAAAATAATCACCGTGTGTATGAATATCTAAGTCTTTAAACTCAGAAAAGCTGCGACATTCTTGAACAATCTCAGATTCTAAACTGATTTCATCTTCACCTTTGAATACAACTTTCATACTTTGTGAAGTCAATACACCATGCATGATTAAATCCTCAGTACACTCAACATGTATACATAATATCAAAAGAAAACCATACTGTCAATATTTTTTCAGCATTACGCTGACAATTGTAGAGTTTGGGTGGAGTTCCGCATGAGCAGAACCATAGAAAGATACCACAGCTTGAGCAGGATCTTTTGCTAAAAGCGTTACTTTATTGTGTTCACCCTGTTGATTAAAGAAATCAATATCAAAATATTTTAAATCAGATACTTCTTCACTATATTCTTCTTTGAATTCGGTACTTAAATTAACTAATTTATCAGCACAATCAATGATACGTTCAATATCTGTTAACTTAAAAGTTTTACCATCAATATTAATCAGTACTGTGTCATGTTTTGATACATCAACTAAAATTTGTACCTCAATATTATCTTTGTTTTCTGTGTCTTGTAGTGTAGTACTTAATTGAATTTTCATATTTTTATTTCGACTTAAAATCGTTGGAAAATTTAGTATACTTATGAACTAAATTTGAGTATTTAAGTTTACGTTTGTATTGAGCAATCATATTGCGTGCTTCTTTCATAGTTGTTGCGTCACCGATAATAATACCGTTCAGTACTACAGAATAACCGCCTGAATCTTTTTTGATGATGTTTTTCATGATATAATTCCTAATGTGTTTTCATTTAACTACCAATTCAATTTCAACTATTTCGTAACCATCCAACTCTCCTACCCCACATTCTGGATAATCATCAAACTGTGTTATTTTACCTTCTTCACGATAGAATTCAAGTAGTTTTTCCAGTTCTTCACGATCATTTTCTAAATAAAAATAATCACCCTGTGAATCAAATTCTACCCCTGCATCACTATTCGTGAAATAATAAGATACTTTCATTATCTGTTTAGTATTTTTATTTTGCAATGCGAACATATTAAATATCCTCGGTATACAATTGTAATTACATAATAGCAAAAAGGTTGACCGAAGTCAACCTTAATATTAATTTCTTACAAACAACCATTCCCACATGGAAGATTGGTATCAAAACCATGACCATAGTATCCGTTATGGACATTGAATAGATGCAAAAACAATTGATTATTACCTTTAACCATGCGGAAAATAACCATTGCACCAGAATCTGTATCTTTGGTTGAGTATTCAACAAACTTAGTATCAAATACAAATCCATTTAAATCAAATTCTTTATTAACAATACCACTGTATGAATCACCATATTCCTCAATATATGGTGATTCACATTGCATTGGATGAATAAACCAACCAGCGTGTTCACAACAGGACTGGCTAATATCATATCCTACGTATACATCGTTTACATCAATAAAATTAATTTTACTACCAGTTTCTTTGATCAACATAATTATCCCTTATAATATGAAAAGACCACTTATATTAAAATGGTCTTTTGGTTTTTATTTTTTTTAGTACTACAATATTACCTTTCTGGTAATTTTTTATGAAATGAAATTAGCACATTAATTGCTAAACATACAATTAATACAAACAAAATTATAGAAGAAAGAAATGCACTTACGCACGCCGTTGGTACCGATATATCAAAAAACAACGAACATAATCCAAATATAGAAAAAGCAATTAAACAACAGTCTCTGTCTATGTCATCAATTCCTTTTGGAAAAATTTTATTCAATAATGTATTGTATTTGAAAAATTTCAACAAAAGGCAAATTAAAATATACATAAATCCCAATAAAACAATAGCAATTCCAGCGAATCTGTATAATTCAAACATAATCATTTACCATTATAAAGAGCATTAATTAGCCAGTTTTTTGTTTGTGTACGACTCGGAACATTTAATTCATTTAATACTTCTTGTACAAGCCAACCAGCAGTCAGTGGATTTTTGATGCTGCGAATAACTTCAAGTGCTTCATATCGTCTATCTGATTTTAGAAGTTCAACAACATTGATAGCAAGTTCATCATTGATATTGCTTTGTGGTACATTAGATTTTGGTAGAATACTGTTACCCCAATCATCTTCAGTTCGTTCACCATTATAAGCACTGATACCAAAGTTGACTACACGAGAAACCACCACAGCACGCCCACAACATTTAGATGTTGCTAATGCGGATTTACCATAAGTCTCAACATTATTATATACACAGGAGTCAATTTTTAATTCTTTATTGCAATGTGGGCAGTTGGACATTATTTTTCTCCCAAAGAAAGTTTTTCAGTACGTTCAATCATTGATTTGAGTAGATTTAAACGCTTAAATCCGAATTCAGTAAATGTATTCCATTTTTCATTGTTTCGTTTGAAATCTTCATACGACCCTTCAATTGGATATTGACCACATTTACCACCAAGAATACTTTTTAGTGATTCCTGAAGGAATTGATAAATGAATCGTTTTTCAATATAGTTTAGTACTTTAGATTGTAGATTATAACAAATGCCATAATCTTCATTACGTTCGCCTTCCATGATTTTTTGTAAGGCGATATGTAAGATTTTATAATCATTAGTATCTAGTTTTTTCTTTTCTTGATTCTCTTGTTCATTTTGCATTTATACGAACTCCATAATTTAATTCAATCGTGCTGTTTATTTTAATTTTTTGATATCCATTTTCAATTGCCCAATTTAATGCATCTGTTTCAGTACTGAATGTTTCTGGAAATTCTATATCAGTATCATTGAGCTTTGGTTTACTAACGAATAAACCAGTCCTGTAACCACTTTCGATTTTAAGGACAAAAGTACCATTTACATACGGTTGTACTGATACCATCATGAGTAAGATATCCTTTTAAATTAAAATTATATATTAAGTACTGATATGATAACAAAAGGGCTGACCGAAATCAACCCTTTTTAATTAATTTGTGGATAAAAATATTCCAACAGCTTTATCACCACATATTGGAGCACGAGAATAATTGTAATAGATTTCAACGTACTTCATATTATCTTTTGATGAATTCCAGAATTTACGAAGTTCATCTTTAGTACCATGAAAACGAGCAAAATCACCTTTGTTGGTAGTGTACGATAATTGCAACACTTGTGTATTATATTGCTCAACAGCCCATGCTTTAGCATTATTCAGATTACGGCGAATTGCTTCAATACCATTACCCAATTCACCCATATCTTCAAGACTGAGACAATGATTCAGTACTGGACTATCAGTTGTCAGTTCAAGAACATCCAGTTGTTTCATCATGGATTCGATAGCAGCGATATGAGTTTCCAATTTAATTAAAGGCATTGTAGTATTCCTATTTTGTTTGGATGTATATATAATAACAAAAGGGCTGACCGAAGTCAACCCTTTTTATTATTTTCCGTGTAATTGATTGTAAACGTGAATTATTTGATCTTCATATTTTGATTGATCTTTATCGTAGTTTTCCATCCCACTTTCAAATGAAGCTATGTTGTGGTCAAATTCAGTACCATAATCATCATCTGGATCATAAGCCTCGGCATTATCTACCATAGAATTTAGTGCAGATTGAAATTTAAAACCATTATTTTTTAGTTCATGCATATAATGACTAAGAGTTCTGTTAATAATTGCTGGTTTAGTACCCTGTTCTTTCATACCATCAGCTACATATTTCAAGAATTTATCAAAATCTTCTTTACGTGCAGCCGCTGCATGTTTACGTGCAAGTACTAAGGCATCATCCAATGTTGGCTGTTGATATACTTCTGGATCATTATTATAACTATGTTTTCCAGTAGATGATAATTCTTCTGGAGACATAACAAAACCATATTCATTATTATCTGAAGTACTGTTATCGTTATCTTTCAATTCAAATCCCATACTACCTAAATCATCAGCGATAGCATACATGGAAGAAAGAATTTCATTGTTATCACCATCTGTGCTATTATCAACACCCGAAGCAATAGCTGATAGTGCTGATTGATAATTTTTGAATTGCTTAGCTTGTTTAATTAATGCTTCTACATCTTTACTATCTAAGAAATGAAAATCTTTTCTAAAATCATTCTCTGACATAGTACTGTACTGACGTTCTAGATCACGACTTTTTTCTTCTTCTCTTTCATAATCTTGAGCGTACTTATCACTTTCTTCAGCACCAGAACTTTGTTGTACATTTTCACCATCTTTGATGATACTGAATACTGCGTCACCAATGTTAATGAATTTAGAATCTTCACCTTCTTCTGGATCGAAGTCATTTAATTTATGCATAGCTAGATCATACAATGGTTTGATTTTTGGATTTTTTTCCATTTTTTCAAGATAATCCTGAAAAATATTAGCATCGTGTTTATTTTTAAGTAAATCCCTATAAGATTTATAACTATCAAAATCTTGATTAAAATACTTATCAAAAACAAACTTATGTATTTTACGAATCCAGTCAATAGAACCTTCTTCTGGTTCAGATTTAACTGGTTCTTTTTCATCGAAATCAATATCATCTTCATCCTTTTCAGGAGAACCTTCAATTGCTTGCATTACAGTACTGAATACTTCAGTTGGTTCAGTACTGGTGTTGTTATTCATAGCTTTCAGTACAGCTTGTGCTTTATCTTTTAATTGTTCTTTTGGCACAGATTGTAATGCTTTCACGATACCTTGAATTAATTGTGGTTTATTAGCGAAAATTTTACCTAATTTATCAGATAATTCTTTTACTGGATTAACATCTGGTTTAGGTTGTTCAGTACTAGGTTTCTGTACTGGTTCAACATTTGCAGTACTGGATTGTGATTTTTTAGCATCAATATCAGCAAGTTGCTGTTTTTGTGTTGGATTAAGAAGTCCAAGTTTATTAAAATAACGCAACTTTTCTTCTTGATTCATTTTGGAAGTGTCAGTAACTTCACCGGGTTTTGCGTTCTCAGCACCTTGTTTTCCAGTGGACTGATTCCTGCTCATTTTACTACCACCAACATAGTTACCAGCAGGGCGGTACTCCGACTTGCGTTTTGAATGTTGTACAATTGCACCATTTCTGTGCTTCATGTCGCCATTATTATAATCACCAGGCATTGTATGCCCTCCTTTAACTTAAAATATACTATTATTTATTTTACTACTTAATTGCATTTACGTCAATAGATTCTACGTTATATTGTTCTATTATATGTATTAACTGCTCATATGACGATTCATTTATGGTTTCAGTATATCCATCCTTGTAATTTTCTTTCGATAAAACACATCGTTCAATATTAGATTTATATTTAATATAATATTCTATATCCTTTATTAATAAACCATCAGTACTATAATATGTTTTAAATTTTTCAGTTTTGAATGCATTATTATTATATTGTTTGAATCTATCTTCATAATTATTTGTTATACCAAACTTATAATATGTTTTATCATCTCCATGTATTCTGTGTATATACAAATAACCTGGTTTGTTTGGATCATAACCACCAATAAAACAACACGGACACCCTCGTCTTTTTTGTACAGTATTTTGAAAACTAGATTTCCAAGAAGGATGTTCAGGAACTGAACATTTCATATCTATAACAGTTGATGAATTAATATACACAAATGGTTCATATGAATATCCATTCAATAAACATATTTCATTCAATCGAAATTCTGCTTCCTCTTGTGAAAGTCTAAGCTTTTCTGAAACACGTAACTTACTACAGACAGGACAACCATTTTTGTTACTAATAAAATTATAATAACTTATATAAAATTCTTCATGTTCTGTAATTGAACAATTTAATAAAATCTTAGTATTATTATTTTTATATTCAAATGGTCTATAAGTATAGCCAACTTCAGAACATCGTTTAATCACATTTGATTCAGCTTTTTGCTGTGATAGTTTCAATCTACCACCACATTCAATACATCCATATTTCTGATTTACTAATGCATTATAGGTTATTTTATATGGTTTATGTCCATTAACATTACAATAAACCGTAATTATGGTTTTAATAGAACCATTGAATGTAAATGACGGATCATAAGTATATCCTTTGGAAGTACATATATCATGTACTCTTTTTCTTGCAGTTTTTTCTTTTAACGAATTTCTTCCTTTACATTCAGGGCAGCCAGTTCCATTATAAATGAATTTACCAAATTTACATTTCCATTCTTCATGTTCGGCATCATCACACTTCAATATTAAAATAGTTTTTGCATTAATATATGTAAATGGTTTATACGTATAATTATTTTTAATACATTGTTCTTGAACTAATATTTCTGCTTCTTCTTGGGTTAATCTTATTCCGCTTGCCATAAAAATCATCCTTGATTCTTTGTTATCATGAATATTTACCAATAGAAAAAAGGCTGACCGAAGTCAACCTTTTGTTGGCTTTAAATTATTAATCATTGACATTCAAGTACTTCTACAACTTTCGTCACTGATTTCTTTGTTGGATTGATAGAACTACCTTGATACCAACGACTTTCTGATGATAATACATTACCAACATATGATTCTGATTTGGGTAATAATACAGTATCACATTTCTCACCCATTTTATCTTTAATATGTGACATAATATCTAAAGAAAAACGAGAAATTTTATTACATACTCGTACTTCACAAACTGGCTCACTCAATTTACCTGCATATGAAGGGATTGATGGAATTAAAAAAATGATAGTAAGCACTAATTTATTTTTCATTAAAATAAATCCTTATTGACTTAATATATGCGTATAATAACAAAATGGTTGACATAAAGTCAACCATTTTTAATATCAATCCATCAGTACTTCAGTAATGCGATTGAGTACTACAGTAAAAATATATTTCTTATCCGCACTGATTTCATGAAAAGACTTTTCTTCTCCATTGATGAGAATACAAAGTTTGTCACGATAAATGAATGCATCATCTTCGTATAAAAATACTACAGGTGCATTTTTATTTTGATCAATGGGAATAAAACTATTTGCTTCCTCTTCTGTCATGTCACTGAAAGAGAATAAACCAGCGTCATTACCGTGATTTTCAATTAAGTATTTTTGAATTGTTGTTGGATTCTCTGCGAGCATATTTGGACTATTATCAATAGTACAAAGATATCCAGTATTTTGTACAATAACATGATGACGATCATCTTGTTTATGGTATTTTAGTACTGTAAACAATTCATATCCACAACATCCCAATGTCATATAATCCTTTCCTTGCACAACGACATTATGGAATTCAGGAACATTAACAATAACATTATTTGGTTTCATGGAAATATACCTTTAATTTAATTTAGTACTGATACCACCCCATTCAGAAGAAGAGATCATTCTTACATCACCTTTCTCTGTAATGAAAATAATACGTGCTGCACCAAAATCGATGCCTGTTTTATCAACTGTCACAGCAGGATATACAGTACAGAATGCTGCTTTTAACTTACAGCCAAATGCAGAATTTAAAGCATTTCTTGCCGCTGTATCTTTCTTGTATTCTTCAAAATTATATTTAAATTCAATTAAATCTTGCCAATTATTTTGGATTTCTTTGATTGTCACAGTTTTCATTAATAATCCTCTGCAATGTCCAACAACGATTCTACAGAGATAAGTCTACTCTCATTTGGATAAAAATTCAACTGTTTTCTACCATAATTTACATCTTCAATTGGTACTTCATATACGCTTAACACAAATCCAGCATAATGTAAAGAGACGATATCACAACAAAACCAATCAAACATTTGGTTTTTATCACGAAATCCATAAATTACTGCAAATGTATGTTCTAATCCATCATTTTCAGGTTCAGGCTGATTAATTGGATCGTATGAAACTAAACACGGTTTATATCCATTGTCTTTGCTCATCCATGCATCATATGTAGTATATGGTCCTTGTTGAGCATAATTCATACCACTAATACTGATAGCAGTAAAACACAGTTCAACTCGATAAACGAGTACCGTTTTCATTGTTCAGCCTCAAATTTCTGAATTCCACGTAGAAAATTCATTAATGTAAATTTGTCTTTGGTTTTTTCTTCAATACATTTAAACAATGTATTAAGTTTAACTAAATCATCAAGATTATCATATAACGTACTGTACTGAAAATATTCCTCTTCAGTTAAATTTGAAAAATCTATATCATTAGAAATCTTTTCGTAAGATTTAGTGCAAATTATACGTCGGCGGTCTCCAGTAAAAAAATCTGAAAATTCATAATTAGTACTTAGTATATTTAAATATTTCACAGCAGAAGATATATAGTTAATACTAAATTCATTATAATTCAATAAACAAATACCAATTTCATCATTTGGGTTAACTTTTACTTTATATACACCTTTAGTGCTTATATCACTTACTTGAAATTTATTAATAGTACATTTTTTAGATAAAGCAGATAATCTTGCAAAACTCGATATCCATGGTATGTAATAATATCTTGGATACCATTTATTTCTCTTTAATCTTTTTTTATATGACCAGTGCTTCATTTTGGATCTCACTTGAAATGAATTATACCATAATCAGATTTTAATTCAATATTACAATTATATTTTTTCATAAATTTAATTAATTCTTCCAATTTATCAATTTCAACACAAACAATATTATCATTTTCATGATATTGAATATAATCAATATTATTAATTTCAATCAATTCATATGGTATTTTATAATCTTCAAAAAATAAATGAGTGGCACCAGAATAAAAAATACTCTCAGTATTATCTCTTAAACAAAAAGAATCATAATTAATTGATAAATTAATTATCATGACATAATCCTCCGAATTTAGCAACTTTAGCACCATTTTCCATTAGTACTAATTTAATTTCTGGAAATTGTTGTTTAGTACGCATATCTTCATATACATCAACTGAAATATAAGCCAATTCGGATTTATTATTTGTATTTGCGTATTTCGAAATATCAGTATCACCAATAGTTGTATTTTTTTCATAATCATATGGAATGTTATCAATTAATATTGTTAATAAGTTATCTCTGTCTACCTTATAAGTATGAGATTCCCCATCATTACTAACACATACCATATCAACAATAAGTTCTGCACGTGCACTGATACTACAAATCATCATTAATACAAAGAAGATAATAGTTTTCATATTTTTATTCTCATTTTTTGTGTTTATATTCAACATAATTTGTATACCAAACATCAATACTGTAGATCATGTACCACAGACAACACATACTAAAAATTGAATAGAAGCTTACGATATAAATCGAACTCAGCAATTCAAATTCATGTAACATGAGAGAACAAATAAAAAGAAAAAAGGAGACGAATGTAGCATTAAATGCTGGCACGTCTCCCCAAACAAAATATTTAGAACTGAATCTCAATACAGAATCACTACCCATTACCAGACAAAGGATACCAATCAGTACTGAACTAAGCATTGTAAAAACTACAATAGCAGTTGATACAACTGGAATTAAAAACAAAATATCAAAAATTTTGTCTAGCATTGTTATACCCTATTTACATTGAATTTTAACTGATTTTATCTCAGATGTGAGGAACATGTCAATTGAAACCTTTTTAGTTTCTGGATTACCAACCAAAACTAACAATGCCAGTGTACCACTGGTACTTTTAAATGTCAAGACTTTTTTATTAAGGTGGGTTTGTTGCTGTAGGATGTAAAAGACTTCACCATCAATAGTGAGGTTATTTGGATTATCAGGATCGGAACGTACTTCGTACCATTCACCATCATTAGACAAGCACAATGAACCATTGTTAGCTGATACACTGGCAGGTAGAAAGGATAGCAAAATAGTACTAAGTACTAAACTTAGTAATATATGCATAATAAATCCTCTAAAAAGAAAATACCTTTGTAGGTAGTATACAAAGGTATTTATAATTTATAATTTTTATTTTTTATTAAACCAAACTTTGAATTTTCCAGATTTGTAACATTCGTACAACCAATACAATGATACCAGAATAATAACAATATTAACAATATATAGTACAATTCCAAATACAGGGAAAAAGAAGTTCAGTACTGTAGCTGCTAACCAAATCCAAACGATTTTGTATAGTAAGGACACTGTATTAGAATTTAATAGAAAATCTTCTTTATAATTAAATCTACTACCCTTCAGTGAACCATTTTCCTGTAACAAACTGCAAACCATCGCCCACACAATAATAATATATGGGATAGTAAGTACAACCGAAATTAATCCAATCATTTTGTTTCCTTTTAACGTAATTGTGAATCTTTTGATCCACGTCTATTATAATACTCTTTATATGAATTGTCTACCTTAGATTGACATTTCACACAACGTTTTACACCACTAAGAACTGCCCGACGTTTTTCTGGTATTTCATCACCGCAGTCAGTACAGTACTTAAATGATTCACCTGAATATAGATTACTTCTTGCAAAATCAATAGCATTAAGTACTGTGCTTTCTATGGTATTGTTTACACAATCATCATCAACAAACCCACTTGCCACAATTAATCCTTAATCACACGTATCTTACAACATTTCTTAAATCTTTTGGATCTGATTCGTCTGGAATATAAGATAACATAATCAAATAAGACCAAACAAGTAAAATGTTACTGATACCATCAATAAGTGATTCACTGTAAGGAACGATGATTGAAATAACCAATAACATAAAGTTAAGTAAAAATACACGTAGTGAAGTTTCTACTGTATTGCGTGTAACAGAAATAAGTGTTGGTAACATAATAAAGAGCAAAATAAGTACCAATGCTAATACATTAATCATTTTTAGATTCCTTTTTTGGGTTTTACGTAGATCCAATTATAACACAAAACTTTATCAATACCAACTTCATCATACAAATATTCACACTTAATCTTGTGATTGCCGATATATGACCCCCATTTATGCCAACGCCAACCACCACTTTCTGGTTGATCCTTTTTCAGTACAGGATGGATAGTTAATACAACTTCATCTGGACTATTTAACAATGATTTATACTTACGAAGAATTTGTTCAATGTTATCTGCTACACCATAAGAACCAACCAAGTTCATATATTCAGGTCGTTGTTTACCACTGGGAAGAATGATCCTCTCCATTTCATTAAACATTGAATGGAAATCTTGATGTGTATAAACTTCACCCCTTGGACTAATCATTGGGTGCTCATCGATTACTTCATAATTCGTCATGTGGTCGATTACATCATCCGCATTATACGCCGCGATGATGCCAGGTGTATTTGTTTGTAATGCACAAAAAATTCGAGTATTTTGTACTTTCTCTGGTTCCTGATGTTTAGACCAAAATGGGTGATATGGATCGAAATGACATTCATGAAAAACACCACTCATACCAAGATCATCAAATGTTTTGGTTTCGGATTTAATGTAGCAACCTTTTTCATCACGTGCTTCAGTACTGATCATGTATTTCAGATTAGCAAGCATTTTATTTTCTCTGTTAGATTAAGATATTAATGAGGTTATTCTTACTATATGGGGTATAATGAATGTCAACTTTAACATCATAAATTATATAAAAATAATTGCAGGTATTATAAACATTATATTTTTCTATAACTTTATAATACGCATGTACTTCATTATCTGCTGAAATTCGGAATTTAAATTTTTTAGGAATTGTATTTACAGGAACACCACCAATCATTGGAAATGTTCCTGTAAATTGAGCCATATGAATTCCAGTTACTGTATATATATTCATACTATATCCAAATTATCATTGAATGACAATTGAAGTAATTAGTACAAACGTTGAATTTTTATCAGGGAATGAATTAGTAGATATTATTTTCATAATGGCTTCAATTGGATTATTTCCTTGTGCTTTTATAACACATTTACCTTCCACATTAGGTGAATATGCTGAAATATATTTCAATGCAAAAGTATAATAATTCATTTTTATATTTCCACAATTTTATAAGATTCAATAATATATATATAAAATGGAGTACTGTATAGATAGTATTGCGTAATTAATTGATTCAATGCTTGAATAGGATTAGTTGAACAAAATACGACTTTGAATGTTCTTTGTTGTTGTTCTTTTAGACCTTTGAAATTTATTGAATATGTTCCAGATATACTATATTTTTTACAATCTGACATTTTTTTAAGTTAATCTAATTGATGTTATTAATATAAAATTTGATTTTTTACATGGTAAAATATTAGCTTCTATTATTTTAATTACTGCGTCTGTCGGATTACATGCCAAAGTTTGTATATGTGCGACACATTCTGTATCATCGTCTGATATGCGAAGTATATATTTCAATTCAAAATTATAATACTTATTATTCATCATATTCACCAGTACAAATTATACTGTATGAGTCAATAATTGTTTGATTGAAATATAAGGTTTCTCCTGGATATGGATTTCTTTTTCTATAATCATAAACAACTATTTTGTTATACATTTTATATATAAAGTATAGTACTTCACATTCATTCTCCCTGATTAGGGTGCATTCAAAAAATCCTGGATGACAATCATTTGGATCTAAACTATAGAATGTGAAGTACTTAACATTAACTTTAAACTTCTTCAATCTTATTACTCATTGCATTAGTAAATTCATTAAAGTTTCTATTTTGTTCACGCTGAATAACAAACATAATAGCATCTTGCACCGACCCCTGAATGAAGTGAGGACGTTCTTCTGGATCAGTAACTAAAATTTCCTGAAGAAAACCACCTTGTAGTACTGAACCACCTGTACTAACACTAATTTCATAACCGAGGAAGTCAAATTGCATACATGCATCAGTACTTTGGAACATTCTCCCGCTGCTAAGATTCAGATCAATAATTACAAACCCTTGAGGGTTTTTATTTGCAATTACAAATCCTTGAGAGTTTTTATTTACAAGTGATTCTGACATGTTTTGTTCCTCAATTAAATTAAAAGTAATTGTGGTGTAGGCGTATATTCCGACTGCCTCGTGTTAGTTTCTGGTACTTAGTACCCTACCTTTAGTGCGGCGGGTGGACAGAATCGAACTGTCTTAGCATCTTTCAGCACAGTTGCTACATAATTCGCCACTGCTGAGGTAGCCACCCTCACACCCGCATCGTCAATAGATGTATCACTAAAGCTCACCACTGAAATCAAGACAAGATAGGGAATCGAACCACAACTTATTCTTAGATACACATAGAACGGTTCCTACCTACTGAACTAATCTTGTCTTGATTGTAAACATTATACAGTACTAATGTTATTTGTCAATCTTTTATTTCACCAAAAACCATTTTTTTCACAGTATTGATAATAATCATTATAATGTAAATGTGCATTTGGACCATACATAGCTATGAGTGATGCATGGAATTTCATTTTACGTTCATTACTCTCTTTTATACGTTGAACTGTATCAACCCCAGTTTTAAGACGATTGAATAAATCTTTTTCTTTGTCAGTGGTTAAGTGCAAAAGACTCATTGCTTGTGCAACAATTTGTTGTTCTTCTTTAGATAGTATCATAATAAATCCTTGTTATTTTTCCAAATCAAAATACTCTTTGGTTTTTTTGCATTTTTTACAAGTGATCATTGAACGTACCCAACCAGTTAAATCCACTCGTTTACCACATGCTGACATACCATTTTGTACTGGAACGTGAACATCTTTACTCATGATAAACCTCATTGTTAAAAAGGAAAGACGGGATGATAACCGCAGCCACCTGTTGATCGATTAAGGTTAATGTTAATTTATCACCCCGTCTTGTTCTTATATTAGCAGCACGTAATCATTTAGTCAAGAAGTTTAAATTCTTTATGACCAAACATCCCAGCTTCTAAAATGCGATTACCATCATCATCTTCGAGATCCCAACCGCGAGATGTTTCACCGATGATAGTCATTTCATGGCCTTTACTGAAAGTGCCACGAAGTGTTGATACATCTTCTAACAGTACTACACGCTTACCTACATTTGATGTGTTTGGTGTAAACATATTATAACCTCGTTGAATTAAAAGAAATCAAAGACAAGTAAACAGGAATGCAACCTGTACAGACGAGTACCATTATGCTGTGTTTGCTCGCTGCTCTTGAACATATTAAGCTACTACTTGTCTTGATATAAACATTATACTGTATTTTTATTATCTGTCAACCAATAAAAGTGCCATTTTTCACTTCACAAACTTCTTCCATCAAAAAAGGATTCAAATAATTATCAGTGAAGATTTGTTCTGCTTCTTCTCTTGATTCAGCAATGGCAATACGATCACCACCAGCCCCATCAAGATAACGGATACGATAAATCTTTGGCATTTCTTCTTTCTGAAGACGTTCAATCAACGCCATAGAAGCATCCGTATGCATACTTTCATTCTCAAGAAAATATAAAGCGTGTAATACAATATCACGTTCTTCTTTTGAAAGAATCATTTTTGTACCTCAATAACTTTGAAATTTACAAAATCACCAGTAGCCTTGATGCATTTGAATTCTTCACGAGTTTCACTATCACGAGGCCAATTTGTCGTCGTATAGCATTCTTCGGGGGTTTTATAAAACCCATTTCCTAGTGTTCTTTCGATATTACCATTAATAAGTATCACTGCCAAATAAAAACTAATCATCATTTTGCCTCAATAATTGAAATAGCTTTATCAAGTACTTCACTGATATGACCTTCAACATCGCCATCGTGTTCAATACGAACAATGGTATTATACTGGTCTAAATCAAGATACTCACAGTATTCAGTACGAAATACTCTAAGTTCCTTTGGTGTTACTTTAAAGTCATAACCACTTTTCCAAATTAAAGCCAATTTTTCATTCATAACAAAACCTTTCTTTGATACTTACATAGTATTATCAGACAAACCAATAAAAATTGGTGCTACCTTAGTAGTGCTTTCTTCTAAATCACCAAAGTCAACACCATTACTGTCATTAATCCAGATAATTACTAGCTCGTTATAAACAGTACTCCACATTTTGAGTACTTTCATGCCCTGATCTAGATATTCATTGTATTCAACAACATAACCTTCATGGCGATATGTAACATTATACAGAGAAGTATGTTCAATCCAAACTAAACCAGTACTGAATAAAATTTCATTGGTGATTTCACTAAATCTATTGGGTAGTTTTTTATCCCATTCAGTACAGAGATTATTACGTTCAAATTTTGAATTAATTTCTCTAAGGTTTTCTAATAGTGTTTGAGCTTCAGTTACATCTAATCCCATAACATTTATTCCGTAATTACTTTAATTATTTTATCAACCTTAGTTCCAATAGAATCTGTATGTACTTCTTGTGGAACAGGTTGTGGTTCATTTTTTGAAGTTATACTAAAATTTTCAGAAAACCACCATGCACCAAAAGCCACGACTACAATAAGTAATAGAGTTTTCATCAGTGTTTCCTCATTAAATTAAGATAGGAGTATTATTACTCAAATAGTACTCCATGTCAAGACTTTTATCCAATAGTTTTGTAAAGATGTAAATTTTTCTTGAAAAAATCATCTCTGTTCAATTCAAACTTTGTGTCAATTATGTGATGTTCCCATACAGTACTGATAAAATTAACACCATAAGGGGGATTGTTATCCCTATCAAGTTTATATGTGTTGAACTTTTCTAGTACTTCATCCCATGTGATTGAAGTACAATTTAATTGTTCTATTAAATCTTCCAGTAAAATTTCTACATAATCATCATCACATTCATCTGTGCCATTTTTAACCCACGACAGATCAACAACTGGATTAATTTTAATCCCACATTTCCATAAGTTTTCAGTGCTTAATGGTATTACATTATTCTGTATTGAATGGTGTTCAGTGAGTGTTGAATACAGGTAATTTGTACGTGTGATTAATTTAATCCAATCTTCTTGTGGAATATTTGATTCCAGTGCGTCCCATGTGTCATTGATTGTTTCAAATGTCATATTTAAATCAAAAAATGAAATGATTCCATGTTTCATCAGGTATTGAATAACTGATGGAAACGTAACAGTACTATGAATCTCTTCATGTCGTTTTAACATTTCAAGAATTTCTTTTTTATTATTCTTGATAAAATCTGGATTAAAAAAATTACTTAATAAATGATATAATGCATAACCATTTCGAAAATCTTTACACTTCTTTATTTTAGAAGTGAGTATATATAAACACAAATCATTGCTATAGTTATCACAAGAAAAACTTTGAGTTAAAATGTCGATGGGACATTTCATTAAACGATCATCTGAAATAGAAGGAAGTTGTGATTTTGGTACTGAACTCCAGTCCAATTTATTCAATTCTTCATTTGTTAATTCACTTACTGATTTATCTACTTCAGTAATAAGTCTTAAAGTCATTGGATTTATTCCTGTATAGTATGTATATATTCTATATCAATTACTTCACAACAAACTAAGTACAAATGTACCTCACAAATAGCTTTTTGTACTGAACTGGTATATACGTTTATTTCTTCCTTTACATACTTCTTTGAATTAGCAGAAGTATAATAATAATAAGTACAAAGAAATGTGAATTCATTCATCTGGGTAGTACTCAGTGTTAGTTGTTGAATTCAAACAATAGTAATCTGTTTTACTTGTTTCTTTTTGTTTTTCTTTTTGTTGTTTATAAACAGAATTCATAATTACTTTGCATTGTACTAAAGAAGGCATTTCTTTAATTACTGTAGTAGTTGTTCCAGTACTCAGTATAATCAAAAAAATAATAGTGTTCATTTCAGTACTCCGATTTGATTTCTTCAATAACCATAATAATATTAATTATTGAATTCAATAATGTTTTAAAGTGCTATGTATCAACTCGTTGTCACTTCGTTGATACATGCAGAAATTACTTGTTCTCACGTCTCACTGTCGTTCGACTACAGAACAAGTAATTTCAATTCACTTCGTGAATTTCAATACTTGAAGGCGTTTGCACGAGATATTTTCATCCCCCCACAGGGAGGGGAAGAGAAATAAAAAGCTAAGCCTTGAAGCTCGTAGCTGTCGAAATTCCTTGAATTGCGAATTATACCTTTTGGTACACGAACGCGGGTTGCCCTGTTTCGTCCTATCGCAGTCACATGCAACGGTCACAAGTTTAAACATACTTGCACTTCAGTACCGAACTATTCAAGCAATTCAATACTGTGATTATTTCCAAAATATCTAAAAGAAAATAATCTCCCTTACACTCTTTATTTGTCTGGACTCAACCAGATTTGCGATCTATCAAGCCTAATGTAAGCTTGGGATAGGCAGTGCTATTTCCTATCCTTTTAGATGCCGTCTCGCCTTTCGGGTATCCTCTGCATCTCGTATATGTTGGTTATACTCATCCGTAGCGTTACATTTTCGGCTAATCGGGTTTTTATCCATACGTTCTTTTCAAAAAGAATGTCCAACATCCATGTATTACAAACATTATATCACTGTAAAAAATTTTGTTCAAGTATTTAATAAAGAAAAAATATCAATTTAAACATCTTTGGCAGTTAATCCTTTTAGACGAACCAAACGCTTTAGTTTCTCAAGTGCAGTACTGAATTTGTAATGTAAAGTTCCGCGAACAGTGATACGTTTACCCTTTTTATCATAAAATCCAGTACTAATCAAGCTATCATAGGTTTCTGGTGCATATCCATTCAAACCATAAATTCTGGAAAGGATTTCCTTTTCTTTTGGTTCTAGTTCATTCATCAATTCCAGAACAATACTATCAACGTCATTTTGTTCTACATTACAATCACTGGCAATGGTATCAATTAGTGCAGTACTATCGTCAGAAGTTGGAGTATCAAGAGATGTGGTTTCCTGGAAAGACAAACACAACTCAACAGTATCAACATTAATTCCGAGTTCTTTTGAAATAAGTTCAGGTTTGCATTTTTTGCCGTGTTTCTTTTCGTAGTCATTTGCAAATTTACGAATATTAACATTATGTACACTTACATGGCGGGGGATATAAACTAAATTATTATGTTCATTACTCATGTTCATCACTGTCATGTAAATGGAAGCACTGGCATAAGTACTGAATAATACACCTTTTGTAAGGTCAAAATTATGAATTGAATTCAAAAGACCCTCTACTGCATAAGAAATTTTATCTTCTTCTGGAATATAACATTTACAACGTTTAGCAATACTGACTGCTAGTGGATAATTATAACGGATAAGTAATTCACGATTTTGTTTTACATTAATACCATTATGTATTTCATTTAACAGCATTTCATTTGTAACACCAGTTGGATGTTTGAGACTGATATTATCTTTTGTACTCTTAATATTTTTTGATTGCTCAATATCAGATTCATCAAATAATGTTTCCATGATTTCAGCACTTAGTTCATTTAGATCAACTTCTTTCATTATTCATCCTTTTTATATGTAATAAAACAAAAAAGACCAAATTCAATTTGGTCTTTAAATTAATCAAATTTTGTATAAATTAATATTATTATCAGTATATATATCTTTTTCTGATACTTTACTGAATTCATCAATAACGTATTCCGATAATGACATATTATTTAATTTTAATGAACCGATATCATTAAAGGTATTTCTCATATGAGAAGAACCACTACCCATACTGAATACATAATTTTTATCAATGAATTGTACAAACTTTTTCAGTACACCATTGTGAATTACAAAATTAATACAATACTCTTTATCAAGTAAAAGACAGTGGCATCCATCTTTTCTACTTGGTACTATTGGTTTTTGTTCAACCAAATACCTTAGTACCTTGTTAATCTCAGATACTGTACCACAACTTAAAAATAATCGATCGTGTATGTACATTGATTTTTGTAGTACTTTACTGTATTGATTTTTTGATTGCAATGGAAAAACACCAAGAAAAGCACGTTCTATTGTAGATGTAACTCTTGAATCTGTCATTGCTAATCCACAACGTTTATCGATGTAAACAGTTGTCATTTTTCACTCTCTTTATCGTACCAGTACTGTAGGTTTGATAAAAGTACGGATTTATCAACACCCGGAAAAGCATTGATCAGTGTAGATTTAATTTCATCTTTTAAATCCTTTGATTTACATGACCATTCTTTATAATAAGCCTGTAGAAGTGGATCTCGCTTATGCATAGTGTCTAATGCTTTTACTGCATTATCAATATGAAATGCAGTCTTTCCACAAATTTCTTCTACATAAACCTGACGCATATCCGAAATACCCATTCTAACCGCCATAGAAAGCTCTGTGTAGGCCGCTCTCATATCGCTTAGGGTAGTACAGGTAAAAACATAAAGCTCTTCACAGATGCTTACAATGCGTTTCTCGGCCTTTGCTTGTTTTGAGTCAGCCTGATAAAACATTTCAGAAGGTGGATAAATTCTGGTATTCTCTACCCATGCATTGAGTTTTTGCATTATAATACATCTCCAGTTGGTTAGTAAAGTACTACATTGAAGTTTTCAGAACTTTCAATATTACTGTTATCTGTGATAAGGAATTTATGATCAAAATCATCAATTAAATATATCAGATCAATATTTGCTTTTGTGCCACACAAAAGATGATCATACTTAAAGAATAAATCAATATCTAATTCTATAATATTTTTGTCTGTAATTTGACAAAATAAAATTTTAGAATCAGGGCATACATTACTAAGGGTTTTGGCTACGGAGAGACGCATACCTTTTGATATTGTTTTAGCACTACCATCAACTGCAATGAGAATATCTTTCATGGTTGCATTCCTTCTTTTGAATTAAAATGAGGTAATGATATTACCTCATGTGAAGAACATTTGTCAATGATTAATGATTTTTGGTGCCTTTTTCTGCCTCTTTTGTTAGCTTTTCAATCAAATAGTCACGGTGTTCACTAATCTGAAGAGTTTGGTAAGACCACACACTAAAACAGAAAGCAGCAACCCATAGAGAACCTAGTTGTACAAATACAATAGCCAATAAAAGGAATGGTCTACTATAAATCCACGGACTAAGTTCATCAAATCCGAACATTTTAATAGTAGTTTCTTTGTCTGCATCGTCGGCTGTAATAATGATTATTGCAATTGACAGAATTACCCCAAGTACACCCAATGCTCCAGTAACCCAAAAAGAACCAATATACCAAGATTCATTCAGAAATGAAGGTAAATTGTAGTTATGTACAAGAATACCATATAACTGAATAAGAAATACAATAAAAGCAAATAGTGTTATTTTCAAATAAGTACTCATTTAATTTCTACCTCTTCTGGTGGATAATTCTTACGCATTGCTTCATTTTTTAGTTCTTCATCACGATATTCTTGAGCATATCGGTTTTGAATAGTTCTGATTCTTTCCCAGAAAAGAAATAAGAAGATACCCATAACTCCATAGGCGATACCACCCTCTGCGATAAAGAATGCATAAATTAATGCTGGTAAAATAGAGAATGTCCAGATAAATGAATAACTATCTTTTCCGAGAAATTCGAAATAAAAGTCTTTATCATCATACATATCTTCAATGAACATAACAAACGCAACCACAAATGTTATGATGCAGAATATTAAACTATATACACCAATGAATGCACCCAATCGTGTGTCACCAAATTTAAAAATATCCATAGGTACATTGGAGATGAATAGGATAATACTAATCATAATTAAGTACTTTAGATTTTTTAAAGTTAACATTATTTCAATCCCCATGCTTCTTTAATTTTATTAACATATTCTTCATTGGTTTCAGTTTTAGTTTTTGGTTTAGGTTTGTTCTCGAATTCAGAAATAACCTGATTGATGTATTGAGTTTTTGTTTTTTCGATCATGAACTTATTATTGATCATGGTACCAAAAACTTTAGTACCCTTAACTGGGTATTCACCAATTTCTGAAATTGGTCGAAGATTTTTATCAATAATAACAACTTTAACAAATCCGGTACTTAATACTTTTGGTAGAACTGTCATTTCAACTGCGAAATTAACACCCTCCCAATAAGCAATCCATTTTGTGAAATGTGTATTGCTTTTATCCTTATTCGCTTTAATTTTGATTGTATTTTTGAAAATATATTCACTTGTATTTTCAAGATCACTGATACTCAAATAACCTTCTTTTTCTGAAGTATTCAGTTTGAATAGAGTAGCTAAAGCATCCATATACACCTCTTTAATATGTTTATTCTATATAATATCATCTCTTTGTGTCGCTGTCAACTTTTATTTTACATGCTTCTATTAGCTTGATAGTTCTTGGATGCATAATGACGTTATGATTCCATGAAATATCAACTATACCTAATACCTGATTTAATTCAATACCACAAGTGAATACATTGTTATATACAAAAATAACTTTATCCGAATGAAATTTAACTGAACATTTATCATCTGAATTAAGAAATCGCCTACATACGAATTCTATTTTAGAAATAGTATCAATGTTTGCTTCTTTTTGTAGTATAAGAGACAATATCATATACTTTGGATCGAGTATATAACTATAAAATAGTGCAACAAAATAAGATTTAAAACCATAAATCTTAGCAACTTTATAACTATATCCAAAGTGTGAATGTCTGTCCATAATAGTAACAATAACAAGGTGACATATTAAGTACAGAAATATAAAATACATCATATGTGGTACCTTATGTTTTTGTACAAATAATAGCAATACCAGATTCAGAATGTTGATTCATATTCCACGAAACAGTATCGGTTGTACTAATTGGATACAGTGTGTGTTCAATCTGTTCAACAATGAATTTATCATTAAGTACTGTAATAAGTTCTCCGGTTCTTGGTAATGACTGAACATAAGAAGAACAGATTTTAGTTCTCTGACTATCATTTTTGTACAAAACCACTTTAATCATGTATTGTTGGTTCATTATACTTCCTTAACAATGATATTAATTTCCATGGTACTTGGATTGTCAACATTATGACAGTCCATAATACGTGTTCTGTATTCGATATCCAGTACTACATATACTTTTTCATTGTATGTATAAATTTTCAATTCAGAACCAATCGCCGGCAGTACTGGAAAATTAACTACATATTCTAAATATGAATTCACTAATTCTTCACTTCCATCGCGTGAATTAATCTCATAATTATACACTACGATATTACATTTGATCATATTGGTAATTCCTGTAATGGTTTAATAATATCAATAACTGGATGATTTTTAATTTGTGGTTTACCTTTAGCACCAGTAATTTTAACTGGTACAGTATGTACATCTTTTACATAATTAAAACCTTCAAACGAAAATTCATGACGTTTTTCATTATACAAAACCCACAGAATGATATCTGCTTTTTTCTCAATATTCTTCAATTGTCTTGTACTGATACACGGACCATAATTAGTCCATGATTTGTACTTAATACCCTTCACTTCTATACGTAGATTGTTAACAATTAAATCACATTCACCATCTCTTTTACTATTCTGGAATGCTGGATCGATATCGTATTTGATGCCAGTCATTTCTTCCAGTTCCGTGAACAACACATAAGCAGCGTGTTCACACACCAATCCAACATAATGGCTGTGTGGGTGATTAAATCCATATGGCGAGCTTTCTTTTGGTGAAAGGCGTTTGTACAATTCAGATTTAACAATAGCTTTAGCCATAAACGAATCAGCTTCGTCTTTGTGTAAACGAACTTGCATTTTGTTGTTTCTTAAATAAACTCGCTTAAAAGTACTTAACATAAATCACACCTGATACTTTTCTAATTATTAGGATTATTATACATAAAAATGTATTATTTGTCAAGACTCAATTTAAATTAAAAAAAAAGAACGAAAAAAGCCTCCACGAAGGGAGGCTTTTATTATATCAAATTTTATACATTAAAAGAAGTATTTTTGCATCACATCAGCAAATGTTAGATTTGAATTTTCAATACAAACCTGATATGCAGTATCTTTGATTTTCTGGATCGCGGCATCAACTTCTGCTGTACCAAAATTGGTTTTGATTGAATCAATCATCTCTTTACCTTTTTCGGAATTCACAATTTCATCAATGAAAATATCAATAATACGACGAAGTTCAGTACTTGTCATATCATCAATGATCTTATCAGAAGCCATGATTTTATCAAAAGTTAGTACACTTTGATCCTGACCAACATTTAGAGTACTAAAAATATCATCAATGTTAAATTTTTTGGATTTAATACTTTCTGTGCTTTCAGTGGTTTCAGTGGGTTTTGTGCTAGTTGTATTTGGTTGTTTTGGTGTTTCTGTTTCATCTTCAGGGAACAGAACGTTGAAAGCGTTGTCCAGATCAGAAATAGCTTTATCGATAGCAAGTGAACCTTCTTTAAATAGTTTTTCAAATGCGATTTCCATTGCTTTTTCTTGTGCATCGTTTTTAAATGAACTTACTTTATTACGAAGTTTATCATTAATGCCGTTAATAGTATTCAGTACTGAACCGTTTTTAATACCGTTCAAGAGAGAAGTAATTTCATCAGAAACAGTATTTGCTTTTGGTGATTTGGTATGTTCTTCTGCATTCAACAGACTATCTAGTTCAGTTAAACCTTCAAATGCCTTATCACTGGACTCAAATTGCACTTCATAATCATTACCAGCAGAGATAATTAGTTTATTACCAGATACATATGCACCAGTGTATAGATCTTTTACAAACGCAATGTTTTTAAAAATAATATTTTTCATTGTACTTCCTTAGTTAGTGTGTGGATAGTGTTTGAACATGTAATGTAAATTAGCCAAATCATTAAATTTAAGACCAAATAAATCAGTGCCCATTAATGTATGGTAAAAGTAATGGGAAATTGTTTGAGTTTCAGTATCTTTGATATATACACCAAATTCTGTACAACAAAACATCACTACTTCTTTATAATCATTGAACTTGGAAAATACAAGTACTTGATCGTAAGACTGAGTGTCAAACCTAATTTGATACATAATATTCGTATTGGGGTGAACTATTAAACCACCCCTTGTGATAATCTTTTCAAAATTCTCTGCCAAGAATTTTATAGTACTACTAATATCCATATATATTTTCTCCTGGATTAAAATTTGGTTATTTTGTATCCATCAATTTTTTCCATAGTATTCATCAGTTCTTGTGCTTTATCTAAGTTGAGAATTTGATAATAACCATTTGAACTTTTGACTTTTTCACCGTTTCTGTTTACAGTCCATCCCCATGTTTCTGATTCTACATGGAGTTCTCTTGTTAGTGAATATGGTGATTTTTTCGCATTAGGGTCTTCACAAAGAATTTCAGTACTATATAAATTCTTTTCCATCTCCAGTGCTTTATGATAACTTTTTACCTGAATTGATTTACAGATAATAACCGTAACACAACAAATAACTGCGACAATAATGAATATCATTTCATTGAACTCCTATTGTTTACGTAGTAATTAATAGCATCTTCTAAGTCAAACCCACACATTGATGTTGAATTAATCGATACCGTATATTTCTTTTTGACTTTATTACCATTTTCATCAGTCCAGATGGTGTTATCTGGAATGATTGTCACAGTATTATTGAGAATAAAATCGAACATTTGTTCTTTAGTTAAAAATACCTGTTTATCTTTCATGACATCCTTCTCGATGAGTTCAGTTTTATATTCTATTCCATCAAGAACATAAACGCCAACATTTTTTTCAATGAAATCATTTGCTTCATCATTTGCATTAAGTTGGTTTTTAACTAAAATCTTTTCTGTGCTATATTCTACGTTCATTATATCACCTGATGCAACATCTGTCCAGGTTCTTTTTAAATGAATTTTTATAAAATCCCCATCGTTATCATTTTTCATGTCCGTATATCCCAATTGATTTAGCCATATGATCGATATCATCAGTTTCGATTTTGATGAATGATTGAGTAGAACTGGTAAAAATTAAATTACCATCTGGTGTGTACTGCAAACGTTGTGCAGTACTATAATGTTCATCGTATTCAGGCCATTCAATATAATATGATACTTTCTCATTATTATTGCACAGTTCTACCCATGTTATATCACGCATAGCAAGTCTTTCTTCGATGCTCTGGTTATTCCAGAAATTACATTCAATATCCTTATTCAGTGCAATAGCAAATTCTTTTAAAACCGTTTATATAGACAAAGAATTAAAAGTTCTATGTGTTTTTTTGTATTCTTTCCCTATATGCAAAAACAATATATCATTAAAAGGAATGTCTATTGCTTCACAGTTTTCAAAAATTAGTTTAACACTAGTAATGTTCATTTGAAATTCCTTTCGTTTAGTCTTAATTTATCAACAATCTTTAACATTAAAATATAATCTTCAGTACTAAATGGGAAATCATATGAAACTGATAACTGAAAAGCAAATCCTTCTTTTGATTCAGAATCATAACAATCCAAATTAATTGTATTTTCAATTTGTTTTTTATCAAAAAATATAATTTTATAAATTATTTGATTACTGTAAACATCAAATACATAATGACAATTATGCATTAATAAATTATATAATACATTATCCATAGTTGAATTTGTAAATGCAGACATTCCCTCCGTTAAAGAATAACAGTAGTGTCGATATGTATTATCCCCAATTGTTTTAATATATTCACGATTATTCTTTTCGGCTTTCATTACAAAATCATAAAAATCTTGAACCTTAAATTCCACCATTATAATACCATTCTCTTTTTTCTTAAAATATGTACTATTTTCAATAATAATACAATACTTTCAGTACTGCATCGGAAATCATATAATGTGCTTAATTGAAACGCCGATGATTCAGTACATGAGAAATCCATATCATGTAATTTTACAATATCAACATCACTGCCATCAACATCACTGCCATCAATGACAATTTCATTGTCAAATACATCATAAACTACATCGTCAGTGATTAGTAAATAATTATCAACATCCTTACTATACATCGTAGCTTTATTTGAACAATAAGAATACATAGAGCAGTTATATTTTTCAATTAATCCAGTTTTTATTGGATCCGTTAGTACCCAATTATAAAAATGCTCGATAACTTCATTTATATCAGTCATGAAATTTTTCTCTGTTGTATTTTAGAAATTCATATGAACGTTTCATTATACTAAAAGGAATGGTAATTTCATTCACAGTACTATCCATAAAATAATTTTCTTCTTCAAGATAAAAATCACTAATATATGAATCAGTATCATCTATATCACTTTCATAAAATTCATCATTCTTTTCGCATAGTAGGATTAATTTATGACCAGGATCGATCCTTAAACAATAAGAATATTCTTCAGTACATAGATTTAATACACACATATATGAACTGTCGCTAAAATAAAACCAATTACCTTTACCATAGTAATATGTAGAATTCTTATTATTACTTATAACACTCTCTGGAAATACACTCAATGCATTAAGAATATTTTCTTCGTGTTCTTTTGAAAGAAATTTTTTCATATTTTTATCTCTTTTGTTAACAAAGAAAATGGCCGATTCAATGAATCAGCCTAAGTAAATTAAAAAAAATAAAGTTTTGAATTGTTTATTAAAAAACGAAATAGTACTAGAATATAAAGAAGAATCCATAACTGTAAATAAACCTTACTAGTACTATTATTATTTGTGCCACCTATCTGACTCGAACATATAACCTACTGATTACAAATCAAGTTACACTACCAATTGTTCTAAGGCGGTAATTTGGTGGACATTCCAAGAATTCAACTTGGACTCCGTTTCTAAGGTATTGTTTTAGTACTGAAGTACCTAAGCCTTAAAAACAGATCCCGCAGTATGTCCTATAAATCTATTCATTACCAACTCCAGTTAACAAGAATACCATCATAACCTTCAATGATGCATTCACCTTCAAGATCTTTATAATCTTCTTTTACTGTATAACCTTCTGACTTCAAATAGTCAGCTACTAAATCAAATACTTCTCCACCAAAAAAAGATTCCAAAACAAACATACCATCTTTCGTGGCTGGTTGGGCATGATGATTATGAATGTGTGTACGGAATGCATCAAAATCTTTCTTGGTTTTTTTAGCATAACGACTAAGAGCTTCATGTGAAATTTGTAAGTACTTTGGTTCACATGGTTCAGTACTGTACCAGATGTTTAAACTCATACTTTCTCCGTGATAATATTAGTTTCTTGACGTTGATGATAACTCTTCTAACATACGCTTCTTATATCCCACCGTATCATTACTGCGACTTTCTTTGAACCACATAGTGATACTTTTTGATGGTCAACCCAACCAATTTTGGTCTTTCATTCTTCATCCTCATCCCACTCGCTCTCATCTTCCCAACGTTCTGTATCACGTCCTTCAGATTCCCAGCAATCAGAGCAGTAATCATCCCATTCGCCATATACATGCTTTTCATCAATTTCACAATCACATACACAACACTTAATTTTCATAAAAATGCTCCTAGATTTTATAATGCTGCTTCATAAATTGGAATATCCAAACTAATAGACATTATAAAATTTAACTCATCCATTGTCAAGGAGGATGTGTCATAAAGTGTTGAGTACTGAAACATTGTATCTTCAGTCAATGGGAATAAATTTTCAAAATTGTCAAATTTTTTATTTTTATAATAAAAATATCCTTTGTAAATATCAATCGTCATAGTATACCCACTATCATCATTGTAGTCACAAATGTGTAAGTAAATGTTACTACAATCACTTAATGATGATAAATCAAAGTGATTATATACTAAAATTTTTGCTTTATAATTTGAAGTAGAATAATTATCAAATGATGAGTTGAATATGACACTTGGATTGGAATTTTCAAGTTTTTCATAGCATTCTTGTAAAATATTCAGTAAAGTTAATTTACTCATAATAATCTCTTGTTATATAAAAAGAAAAAGCTACCCAAATAACAGGGTAGCTTACAATTTTATTAATAATGGGTGAGAATCGAACTCACAAACCAGTCAGCACTTTGGCCTCCCGCTCTACCTATTTGAGCTATCACATTATTACATATTTTTATTATTATATTTGGTATACCCAATACGACTTTACGTATATCCACCGAACCCGCCACCGGAGAACGATGTATCCTGTCAGTACTGCCCATCAAGCCACCTGCTGATACGCATCAGTACTGATATTAGATGATGAGTATTATTGTTTATTTCAAAAGAATTCTTTTAATAAGGTCGTAATGTTCAGAATGATACTTACCATTACTTTCTTGTACCATTGATTGTTGATTACCGTACTGAAAAATATATTCTTCAATAACTACATCTTTTTGATTTTTTTGAATCAACTGTAGAATTTCGTCCTTAGTACGTGCTTTTCGTTTTTGACGATTAACATATTTGGACATTATTCAGTACTCCATTTAAATTAATTTGGACAGTCAAAGGATACCTTTAACATCGTATTGTCACACTCTGTATCTGAAGGATTGTATACTGCATTCCAGTTTACAGCAATGAGTGTCTATTATTACAGTACTAATTCAGTACGATTTGTCCAAAAATGGCGGGGATGTTCCGCACCTCACAACCCTTTGGGAGTATATTGGTGTTATCGTCTACATGTCCCATTGTAATTTAATTGCACCCTGTTATTTCAGGCTTTCTATCTTTCGGATAGTTTTTTGTCATTCTCCTTACGGGAGAAGAGTACAATGTGTGGTGGAAGGGAAGATACTCATATCTTCGGTCTTAAAAGGTAATACTGACGTATTACCACCTTCCATTGTAAGCGACTCTGGTTGGTAACTATATAAGATCTACCAACTGAACTACAGAGTCAATTGTTTGGTGTACCTTGAGATATTCGTTTTAAGATAACTCATGTATAAACAATCATTTCTTTGAGAATCTATACACTCGACTTCTTATGAATAATCTCTCTAACTCATACAGGGACAATCATAGAGAATCCATATACTCGTTATTTAGGTACAATTCTTTGGTTTGTTAAGCGACTCTGGAGGAACTCGAATCCCCAACCAATTGATTAACAGTCAATCGCACCACCGATTGTGCTACAGAGTCATTATTCTATTATAATCCATGTCTCTTTAAAAATCTTGCAAAAACATTTTTTGAAGAACCATAGCTTTTGTATATATCAACTTTCTTTTCACCAGAAAGCAAACGTTGTTTTATTTCATCAATATTATCTTCTAAAATATTAACATTAGCAAATTTTTTAGAAGGTATATTGTGTTTAGTTCTATAATTTAGTACTGAATTGCGATTTATATTCATTTTCTTTGCAATTTCAGTATCTGACAATCCATCGTTTATATATTCTTTTACTTTATCATAATCGATTGTCGTGTCACCATTTTTTGTTTTTGTTGGTGGAGGATTATTTTTCCAAGAACATTTTTTACTACAATATTTTGTATATGACTTAACTTGATTATGTCTTCTTAAAAATTTTATTCCACAACCTTTACACACAAATTCATCATATTTAGCTTGAATACCATTCGCAATTGATTTAGCTCTATGTTCTTCTATTGTCAAAATTTGAAGATTAGATATATCATCATTAGTGAAATCTTCATCAATATGGTCAGCTTCTTCATTTTCAGTTAAATATCTGTTATTGTGCACTGCTAACAAATATCGTGCATAAGCAGTACTACTTGTGATTTTTGTAGTTTTGTTATATAAAATAACAGTTCTTCGACCTTCGGGATTAATTGTTAATGAACCTGTATCCCAATCTTGATTATATGGATATTGTAATTGTATTTTCATTAGATTATGTTTTAAAATTTGGTGGCCCTTCTGAGATTCGAACTCAGAGCCTACCGATTATGAGTCGGATTCTCTAACCACTTGAGAGTAAAGGGCCAATATTCTTTATGTATCAGTACTGAACATTTTTGTCAAGTACTATTTAAATTAAAATTTGGATAGTGACAATTTTAAGTGTCGCTGTTAATTCAACTTTATAACTATCCATAAAATCTGGTGGAAGGATAGAGATTTGAACTCTAGAACCCTTTCGGATTGCTGGTTTTCAAGACCAGTGCCTTAAACCACTCGGCCATCCTTCCGTTTATTCTTTTATTATATCAGTACTGAACTTTTTGTTCAACACTTTTTTTAATTGAATTTTACAGTGAGTGTGGGATTCGAACCCACGATACGCTTTCGCATATGCCACCTTAGCAGGGTGGTGATTTCAACCACTCATCCAACTCACTAAATTTGTGTATGATAACTAATTATCTTCTTAAAAGTTAATATTAAGTATTACAACCTTTTATAATACCATTATATCATTATTGAACTTTTTGTTCAACACTTTTTAAATTAAAATTGGGAATATCTTCTAACTATTCCCATATTGTATGGTATATCCCCTACTGGACTCGAACCAGTGACCTACTGCTTAGAAGGCAGTTGTTCTATCCAACTGAACTAAGGGGACGTAGTAAGTCAATTATATAGTACTGAACTTTTTGTTCAACACTTTTTTTTAAACGTTTATACTTTATTCAGCCAAACATACTACCAAATACCGAACCGTCCTGTGATTATTGCCATTTTTGTTTGATTTGTTCATTATAAATTACATTAAGTAATTCTATGCAATTTTTCCAGTACTCTAAATCTGTTGTCATAAAGTTATGAATTAATGTACTTTGAAAGAATGAATCATGTTCCAACCATGTGTTACAATCGAATACAACATCTTCATCTGATTCACGAGTAAATCCTAATTTCAAAATATTATCTTTTTTATTATAATATAATGCATAAAAGTTTATTGGTGCATCTTGTGATATATCTTCGAATGAAAATCCAACGCAATACCCATCATCATCAATTAAAATTGCATCGACATAATATTCATGTTTATCAATAGTATAAAAGAAATTAGTGCAATCGTAACCTTGGATGAATCCATTCTTTTCTAATTCATCACGTGCACGAGTATTCTTAATAAAATATTCTAAAAAATCTTTTACATTAGTGATATTCATTTTATATATTATTGTCCAGTATTATTTAAACTCTATTTTATGATTGAACTTTATTGAAGAAGATTTTGAATATTTAGATTTAACAGATGGTTTATAACCTAATTCACCACGAAAAACCTTCACTGCAATTTCATCATAATGTTTATGTATTTGTTTTTTATTCATACTAAACTATTAAATTAAAATTTGGATGGTGACTGTTTTAATAGTCTCTGTCAATTCAGATTTATAACCACCCATTAAACTTGCCTTTCGGCTACCTTGACGTGGGGCGTACAGGCTACTAAGTAACTTCTGTAAACATTGTTCCACGCCTTACATTGATAATTATTATATCATTATTGAACATTTTGTTCAACACTTTTTTAATTAAAAATCCATCCGGTTTTCCAGTATAGTGAAGGACAGTCACCTCTAATTTAAACCTGCTAGTCAAGTATTAATTGCTTATCGTCCAATTAACAAGCCCGTCTAGGTTAACATTCACCACTTCCTAGAGTACCAGAGATCTTGTTCTGGATTTCATCGACGTAACTTACACCATATACGTCTGATTGTGGAATAAAATAGGATAATAACAGTTTTAGCTGTTTCTGTCAATTCAGATTTATAATCATCCGTAAAACTTTAACAGGTTTCGGGTCTTTCGGGGTTACTCGTTTGTGTACAGTACTGTTAACCCTTATTCCTATATTAATGTACACCTAAGAGCGTTACTACCTGTTGAATTTGGAGCGGTTAGAGGGACGTCGAACCCTCATCATCGGTTTGGAAAACCGAGGTAATAGCCTTTATACGATAACCGCTTTGTTATTATATTTATACTTTCAATAATTGGAACTTACGCATAATTTTTCGTTGTTCGTTATTGAGTGCTTCAGTACTGATAGCAGTTTCTCCAAATCCTAAAGATTTTTCAGTATACACAGTCCAATTAATACCATTAGAATTTAAATAACTTTTAGCATCATTTAGTTTGTATAAGTCTTTGACTTCTAAAACTATAATAGATGTTCTATCAGCATTATTTTTGAATTCTTTTGCACTTTCATATGAAGCATGAGCAGTTTGAACAATAATATCCTTTAGTTCTAAATCTTTGCGAACCAAAATATAAACATATCTTCTTGCTTCAGTACACATATTGTTTACCTAATGAAGTACTATAGATTTGGTAGCCGCACTCGAACTCGAATCGAGAAGGTGAATATCACCAACAGATTTTAAGTCTGTCTCCTTTACCAATTTGGACATACGGCCTTAATTCTTTAAATTAAAATGTACTGAATGAGTTCCTAGAGCTTCTACTACGGTTGGGTTTTGCCGTCGCTCACCAAGCCCTTAGCTTTCTACGGTGTCTATGATTTCTCATGCGGTATCTCACCAACTGCACCTATCCTCATTAAGTGCTAATATTATATCACATTATTTTGTTTTTGTTCAAGATTTTTTATTAAAATCCATCAAATTCGTCTTTAGGATAAACACCCCAATCTTCTTCAGATAGAATCATTATATCACCTTTTTGTGTTTTGTACAAATTCATTTAAATTAAAAGTTGCCTTGGGACTCTCAAGGCGGTTTAGTACGCAATCCTTACGATTTAGCCCTAAACTAAGGCGTAGCGTCCCTCGCATTATATAATTTAAAGACCTAAGCGAGTCATATCAGGTCTTTTTACTATAGTAAGGTTCCAGCTATCAGTACTGAAATTTTCTTACATTTTTATTATCTGACCTTTTGGTTAGAAAGCGTACAAAGATAACATCATCTACTTGAGTCCAATAATATCCACCACAAATATATTGGTTGTTCATAGCACTGATAAGACGATTAAACGGTTTATTACGAATACTTCCCGAACCTTTTTGAAGTATAAGTTTTTGTAGCCCTTCTGCTATTCAGTACAGAATGCTTACCCTCCACGCGTTGGATTTTAAGTACGTTGTGGTTGCGGCTCACAAGTACGCGTCCCAGCTAATACTACGCTAACTGAATCTGATTACGCAACGATCAATTGATTCAGTACTGAATACAGTCGCCTCCATTTTTTTTTATTTATAGAATGGTAAGATGTTCCATTTCTTCTTCATCAAAGAAACAGCAATCTCCAGCTAGTTTACCATCTTTAATGATATGATACAAGTCACCATCATAATAAACTTCGACGCCAGTTGTTTCTAATTCAGGAAAATGACGTACTAAATCTTCAGAACCGAATACTTCATTATAAAAGTTCTTTTCTGGGTTAATTTTTACATGCATATTTATGTCCTGTATCGGTTGATATATGTATATGACATAGAACGTCTTTTAAGTGCGTTCTTTTCCAGTTCATTTGACCATTCAATTATGTCTTGTTTAAATGAAACAAACAATCTTTTTATTTTTATAAAATCCGTATACTTTGGATAGAATTTATCCTGAACAGTACTTTGCATAAAGATTTCATCTTCGTCGGTACTGAAATCATATTCAAACAATTTAGAAGAAAAGCCTTGTTTATATAAAATCGATACTTTATTATCTTTTAAAGAATAGGTAACACAATCAGTTCGTTTGTGTCCTCTAATTTCACGTTTGAATAGTATTATACCCTTTCTGGCATTAACAGATATCCTCAAACTATTATAAACTTTGTGCTTGTAATAGTATATACCATTTTGGCGTACAGTCCTATTAAAATCACTGAAATTAAAATTCTTTAAAATATTTGAACACTCATCGGGCTTTCCGTGTATTGGCATTTCAAATCTCACTGTCTTGATTTATATTCTTCGCTATTAAGTATTTTATCACTTATATCAAATAATAGTACTGAATTCTTTACATCAACAACATTTATATTAACATCTTCAGATGTAAGTAATTGAAAATATTCATCATCTGAACGTGATGGTTTGGATGGATATTCATCCCAATCAGAACTAATACCTTGTGTATTTTTCTTACTTAACAGATTATTTAAACAACTTTTTGTTATGAAATAGTAATAGTTTTGATTATCAATATAATACAGTACTGTTCTTGAATTATCATTGATGTTCATACGTAAACGCCAAAGACATGTATCTCCTATTACCCACTCAGAAACATTACATATATCTAAATTATCATGAATATATTTTATTACATCATTTTTTGTATTGAACATAAATCTATCCAAAAATAAAGGAGACTATTAGCAGTCTCCTTAATATTATTTTTTAACAATCGTAATTTTATTGTCCTTGCGAACAGCAAATACACCATGAGAAATTTCAGTTTCACCGTCTTCTTCAGGTGCCTCTACGTGTACCATAGGAACATAATCATGATCAGCAAATACTGCAAGTACAGATGAACATAATTCCTCAACCATATGAATATGTGTATCATCCATGTGAGAACTTAGATCTACAATTTCTTGTAGTAAAGTGTTTAGTTTTACAATTTTTTCATTCATATAAAATATCCCTTTTTATTATAAAATATTATTGCAATTCAAGTACTGAATTTTTTTCATCAGTTTCTGGTTTTTTGTTTTCACTAACTACACCGCGTAGTTTTTCTTCCAATTTAACAATTCGCTTGAATGTTTTAATACTTGGACGCTTTTTGTACAACTCGGCTTTACTTTGTCCAAAGTGGCGATGAATATACCCATATGAATAATATTTACAATCAATAAAGATTTCCGCTTCTGCTGCCAAAGTATGCATATAGTTTGATTGTTCGTCAGTTTGTTTAATGTCTTCTACATTGAACAATTTAATCGTTCCATTGGTTAGAACTGCAATCAACAAACCAGCATCCATCTTGTCAAGAAGTCGAGTACACAATGTGTCAGCTTCTTTACTATAAGTTAATGTTCCCATAATGTACTGATATGTTTTAAACCATTTAGAACCACTGATACATACATTAAAAATAAGACCCAATGTAAACAATACCAGTACTGAAACACAGATTAGCAGGAAATATAATTCGGGATTCATGATAATTCACCTTTGTAATGTACTTAAACATGTACTTAAAATAATAGCCACTACATATACGTAGTGGCTTGATTTGATATTACTTACGAAGAGCATCAAGCTCAGATTGAAGATTTTTCTTCCACGTCACAATGTGGTGGAAAATAAATGGCCTAGAACCAACGCGATGATGTTCTTCCAACATCGATTCTGCTTGAGAGATTTGGAACTGAATGTAGTTTTCAGTACGTTCAACATCGGTGATATCGATTAGTTCGTTGTTGTTTACTTCATTAGCCATTGTTGTATAACCCTTTTTTGTTTCTTTTATAGAATGTCTCTTCATTGAGACGCCATGTTTATCAGCTTTTTACTGATGTTTATATTATATCACTAAAAATTAATTTTGTTCAGCTTTTTTAGCGATTTCTTCAAGGATTTCAGAACCGAGTTTGATGATCGTTTTCTGCAATCCAGTGATTTTGCTATTTAGTGCACTAATATTTTTGCTTAGGTTATTGAACTCACGTTCTTCTGCTTTGGTACGTTTATTTACCAAGTCATTTAGTGCAACACTATACCCGTTGTTATCTAGTTCATTGAGTTCTTTATAACGCGGTAGCAATTTTTCTTTCTGCTCTTTAGCAGAGTTGAGTTCTTTTTTAAGAGAGATGTATTTTTCTTGCAATTCTGACATATTATTTTCTCTTCTCAGTCTTACAATCAATCAGGACAGTACATGGATTATATAGTACATAACCATTCTTTGTCAAGAGCTTTTTTACATCTTCTTGTGCTTTTTCGAATTTATCTTTAGATTCAGTAAGAAAATACATTGTACGATCTGTTTCAGTCCCAATAGCACCAGCAGTTCGAATCTTTTCAAGCATTTCGAGAGGATCTGGGCTAAAATCGTTACCAACATAAATTTCTGAACTAAAATCAGATACACGAAGTTTTAAAATTTTCATTTCAAATCCTTACTTAGTTTAGATTGGTCGTAATAAAACCCCGTTACACCAGGCACGCTGAAATAAACATCACAGTCTACGTCAGGTTCCAGTACTGTATATGGCTTATCGAGTAAGCTTTCTAGATTAACCTTTTCCATTACAAAGTTCATCATTTCTGACCATTTCTTTTCATCTAGTACAACAGTTTTTACCGATAAAACATCAAGCCCACTTAATGAAAAGAATCCGATGCATTCATTATTGAATTTTACACGTTCTGTTATCTTTCCGTGCTTTCTTTTTGAATTATTTAATGTATGAACATCTTCAAAGATCACTTCTATATCCAATTCTGGGATATCAGAAATGATTTTTTCAACATCTTCACTCATACCATACGGTATAGATTGAATTGAGAAAAAATCAGTCAAGGCATAAAAAAATGCATAAGAATCTGCTTTGCGTAATGCATTTGCGTTAATTGCAAGTTCTACTGGTGCTTTAGAAATGTGCACTTCTTCTATATCAGAAGTTTTGATATATAATGCTTCATCAAAAATATAAGCTAATGGGGAATAAATATAAAAAATATTATCGTTATTGTAATTACCTGTTTCAAGAAAAGCAAATGCTTCTTGTACATCACCTTTTTCGATTTTATGAGTACTATTACTAAACCCAATTTGTAATAAAGCATGAACTTTACCATCAGGTTTTTCTTCTATCTCAGGATAAAACATAATATATGGATATTTTTTCAACCCTGAATTAAACTCTCTTCTATGTAAACGTGGTAGTTCCTGAACATATTTGAGTAATAATTTTTTTAATTTTAATTCCAAACTCATATTATTTTCTCATTATATACAAAAGAATGGTCAACCAAATAATAAATCCCAATACTCTGCATGAAAATTCAATATTTGGATCACTACCACCAAAATATACATATATCATGGATGGTGTAAATAAAATCAACAATGTCAATATAGTAAGAAATATCGATTGTATTAACCAAACCATATTTCTCGAAATAGAATTAATATTTTTCAATATAACATTCACTATTAACATAGTCAACACTATCATTTAAATTGATAATCTTCAATAGTAAAGAATTATAAGAATAAAAGTCTTTAATATCACGATTGACGTATTCACTACCATTTGGATGCCAACATGTAATATGGTATTTTCCTTTTTGTTCTTCTTTATTGTTGTTATTACCAAGAAGAGAAGCATTTGCTGTACTGGATACTACTCCAGTTAGAGTACAGAGCAATGCTGCAATGATAATCTTTTTCATATTAATACCCCAATGATTCATAGAATTCGTACATTGTACAATCATGATAAATGATTGTCAAGTTTTTTCGTCCAACCAAACGACGCATACGGCGTTTTACCGAAGTCAGATCTGTACTGTAATTACTGTACAAACCATTGACTTCGCCTTGAACTTCTGGAACTTCAAGAATATAAGCATATTCCATTAGAAGGCGTTGATGATATTGCTTCAATGCATTTTTATATTCTTTGATATTTTCAAAGAACACACCATAAACTTCTGGTTTTCCCCAGGGAGTACGTTTACCCATTCGATAGTACTCATGATTATCCCAATTCTCTTCGGATGGATTAGGATTTATGCATTTGAGTTCTGCATCACTTCGTGCACCACATTTATATACTTCTTTTAAACCATTTTTAAATACATGCAGTGTTGCTTTCTTACCACGAAATTCTTTGCGATATTTTGGAATAACCTGAATATGATTACGCTTATATCCATACATTAAACCGCCCGGATATTCACCACTATATTCACAAACTTTTTCAATACCAGCCATTATTTAATCCTCAAATGAAAACTCATCTTTTTTGACTTTTGGTGCTTTGATTTCTTTTCCATTAGTACGGATCTGTACTTTTTTGGTATAGCAATGCTTGTTTTTAATTAAGTACTGGCAACTATTAGAAATTTCACCAGTATCAGCAAAGATATTCAATACAGTATTATTAGATTTCAGTACTACACCGATCCATTCATATGATGAATCATAACGGTCGAAATATACAAATACTTCAAATACACCAAATACATTAGAATCACCACCAATAAACTTACAACGTTCCAATGCAGCTTCTTTTGTATTATACAAAGAAATGATTTTCCCATTGGGTTTATATTTGATAGCATATTGTTTCATTATTTGATACCTTTCAGTACTGGACGTTTGGGGCGAAATTTTAAACCTTTGCCAAAGTATGCTTCTAAGCCATATTGGATAGCGTAATCAGTGCTAAGTCCATAAACCCATTTGTGTTGGATAATACTACGAATAGCATAATGATTGTCACTACCTGATACGTGTTCTTGTACAGTATCAAGTACATATTGACAATCATCTTCAGTGAAGAAATCTTCCAATTTCAACTCTTTATGTGCCATACCAGTGAATTCATAACGTTCGGGATTCTTATAGAGTTCCTTAGCCCATGTTTTCAATACACGTTGTGAAGAACGATTCCAGCAACGTTTAGCAGTATCAAATGCATCTTTTAATGATTCTTTATCACCTGGTTTTAACCAAATAGCAATCATATGTTTGGCACGACGCATCTGAATTTTAGATTTCATGGTATTTCCTTTAATTAATAGTATCAGTAGATGATGTAAACGATTATATCAAAGATCAGGACGTTCGTCAAGGATTTCTTTGACATTAATTTTATGTACTTCACCATTAATAACAATACAATGATAATTTGTTCCGATCAGCATCGTATTAATTAATGCAGCTTTTGTTTCAGGATTCATTTTACCGCGACTTTTACGATAAGGCATTAAATTTCTCCATAAGAAGATCTTTGTTATCAACGATTGAAGTACTGAATGATGATTTTTCACGCATAGGAATATCATATTCATTAAGTTTTTTATAGTATGCAAGGGACTTAATTAATCCTTCAGATACATTGGTTTCAATCCAAGGTGACATACCATGGAAATAGTATCCTTTACCATTTTCAAACTTTACACCAATATCACTAAAGCCATTATAATATTTCATACAAATTCACTCTTTGGTTGATTTGCAATTATTATATCATTGTCAATTTATATGTCAAGCTTTTTATTCAATATAAACAATTTTTAATTTAGAAGCAATGAGGTAATCTGTTTCATATATCTTTACGTGATATTCATAACGACTATGACCTGGTTCATAAGTGTTGAATGCATAATCATAAAATTCTTTAATCATAGCATCAATCGTTTTTTGTGCTTCTTTTTCTGACTTATAAACAGTACTACAATGTAAATCATCAAGATTTAAATGATTGAAACTTTTTGGATTTTTATTACCACTATAATATTCATCATTTTCTTCTGAATAAATTCGGTATCCAGATTTTAGTTTAATCAATGGAATTTCCTTTAGACTTAAAGGTACTTTAACTACTTTAATCACTAACAATTTACCAGTACCATATAATTCTTCAAAATCATTTGTTTTGGTAAAATGGTTTGCAATTTTTTCAGCAGTTTTTTGTTGTGCAAATTCAGCAATCGATTCAATATCTTCTGAGAAATGTGCAAATCTCGAAGACGTACAATAATAGTCTCTACCATCATTGCATTTATATAAAATACCAAACATTTATTATCCTCAATTTGTATTATGTAAAATATATATCTTTTAATTCTTTAAGTACTTCAATTTCTTGAGTACTCACCATACCAGTAGAAGTCAATAATGATTGCTGAAATAATACACTTTCTAAATCTTCATATAATTCATTTATAGAAAATAGTACATAATGTTTAGTTGAAAATTTGTTGTAACTTCTATGAAAAATAAATACATGTTCCTTTGATAAGTGAATATCATATGAATATACATATTTTTTATCTCTAGACCATTTATTATAATTATTGAATTTAATTTTTACACAAAGTGAATCACCATAATCTTTAGAATAATCCCAATACCATCTATAATTGATATTTTTTTGATCGTCGGTATTTTTATTTTCTTTTAATGATTTCCAGCGACCGACCAATATTGGGTGTTTAAATTTACGAAGGATTTTTAGTACAGTTGGACCATTCATTACCACAATCCCATGTTTGATCTTAATTCATCGAAATCAATATAGTTGTCTAATTGGTTTGTATTGACTACTTCAGTACTATGAAGAATTTCAAAATACCCTAACCATGCAGCATACATCTCAAAAGAATTTCCATCATTATCAACTAGCAGCATAGTATATTCAGAATTACCAGGTTTATACCATGATTGCATAATAGCTTGTGATACCAATCTCTTCTTTGTGCCTTTATCACGAGTAGAACTAATTTTTTTATTAAAAATCCAGTGCTCTCGGATTTTATTCATTTCATGAATAGCTTTCTCTTCTGTATCCCATTCGCAATTAATAAATCTTTCTACTTCACGTGTTTCGAATGTATCGCCGGTGGTATAAATTAGTTTTATTTTAAACACCTGTCATTACTCCTTCAATCTTTTCAAATAAATCAATGCATTTTTTCCAGTACTGTAAATCAGTACTACCCAAATCATAAATTAATGAGGACTGAAAATACGATTCTTCGGTTAACCATTCTCTGTATTTTAAATCAACTTCTGTTTTATTGTTATAACAAATTAAAATCAAACCATCATTTTTATCAAAACAAATAGTTTCTATATTAAATTTAGATGGTAGTCCGAATAAATCAAAATCCAGTTGCATTGCATATGCATCTTGATCATAATTCCATTTTGCACGAACAGGGACGGGATATAAATCTGTACTTATATATCCAAAATGATCATTAAAATCATTAATCATTTCACATTCCATTAATTTTTGAACAGCATTGATACATTTTAAATAAAATTTAAGAAAATGAATTATTTCTTCATTGTGCATGTTTAATTTAATCTCAAATAGAAAAAAATCCACATGTGGTGGATTTTTTATGTTTATAACACTACGATTTTAATTTCACGAATACTATATAATGCATGTGTTGTACGCCAGTCAGCACCATATTTGTGTGTCATAAAATCTTCAACATCTGCTTTATAAGAATGAATACTCTCTGTTAGTACTTTATCAGTCAAGGAATCATAAACTGCATATTGTGTCTTTTCGTTAGAAATATTTTCATCAAGGTATACTTTACTAATCATTGATATTATTTTCCATTTTAAATTATTAATTAAAAGAAAATTTCCTTTAATAGATGTTCAATAACTGGACATGTCCATCCATTACCTAGCATTTTGTATGCTTGTGTTGCACTACTTACTTTAAAAAATCCAACAGGTACACCCTGTAATAAACATACTTCGTCTACTGTTAAATGTCTATAGTCAACATTGAGTTTAAATGTGTTAATTTTTTCTTCAGTACTGAATAAATCATGATCGTCTCTTAGATAAACAATCTGTCTTCTTGATTTGCGTAAGTACTGTGTGATATTCCCCTTTTTCCAGTAATTGGCATCAATGCAATATGATTTATTCCTGTCAGTATATGCATTAACAATAATATCTTGAAGTACTGGGGCTTTGTAGGTGGGATTGAGAATTAGCTTATTTGAGCTAATCCAGTAATATCTCTGTCTGTAATGAGCAGTATATAATTCAGAATTGATTAGAACAGGATCAACCCCTATATTATTATTAAATTCTTCAAGATGTTCTTTTTTCATCTTGACATTTTCAAATAAAAAATTTAAATCTGGATTTATCGATTTAATATGATTGAATATGTCAATCATTATATAAAATAAACCACTTCTTGTTCCACCATCACCGTTTTCATCTGGTTTCACTAACCCCTCTTGTTTTCCCGCAAAACTTACATCAGTACAAGGACTTCCACCAATAAGTAGGTCAATACTACCCCAGTCGATATCCCAATCTTCCCATTTAGTTATATCACCTAACTGAATAATATCAGGGTAGTTGGCTTGTGATTCAGCAATAGCAAATTTATCAATTTCTGATGAGTAATATTTCTGTACTGGAATTCCAGCATTCTTTAGTGCCATATACCCAACACTCATCCCATTGAATAATGACAGTACTGTAATAGGTTTCATAAACATCCTTGTTATGTTTTATTTTATTTAGAAATCTCAATAATCGAAGATAATAAATTCATCATTATCGTTTAGTACCCATTGACTAAGTGGAGAATTTTCATTCGCATACATTTTAACAAGTTCAAGTACTGAATTATCTGTTACAACATTTAAGCTGTAATATCCGTCGTGTTCTTCATGGTCACATCCCCAAAGATCAGCATAGATTCCGGGTTTATAATCTCTACGTTGATAGCCAATTTCTGTGTAATATAATGTATAAACTTTTTCATCTTTTGTGATGAGTTCATTATATAATACTTTTACGGAATCGAACAATGGTAGAGTACAATCAAATACTGCATAATATGAATCCTCATCTTCATTGAACTCATATCCAGATAAAAACCATTCATCAGAAAGATTAAATTTGATTAAACTTTGTTCAATATCAATGTATTCTTCAGTGCCGATATTGATATAATTTTTATATTTCTGGAATAGTTCTTTAATTGATTTATTTGAATCAATCTCTTCTTGTGAACATGTAATAAAACCATGTTCTTGTTTAGTAGAACTAATTTTACATTTATAGATATCTAATCCCATTTATTCCTCCGATTCACCATAACGTTCATCATAAAAATCATCATCACGATCTAATGGTTCTTTATTTGATAACAGTAAATTCATGTTCATCTTCCGGTAACTGATCTATTGTAATTACTTCCAATAGACCGCGTTTAATATACAAATTGAATACAGGGAAATAGTTACCGAAAATATTTTCTGGTTCTTCATATGTTTCAGTAACTACAATTTGTTTCTCGCCAGCACAAAGACGGTGAAACAATTGACGATGAATCTCTAATGATTTGAATTCATCATTATCAAGTACTCTACGCTTTCTAACTACTTTAGTCATTGTCGCACACTTGCTCTGTTAACTCAAAACGTTCCAGCATTGAATTTTTGATGGTTGTGATATCATCCATCATTTTACAAAAATCATTATATTCCAATGGAAGATTTTGTACAAGACTTTGTTGAAAATAACCATCTTCTTCAAGAATTTCCGACACATCGTTTATACGATAAACGATTTCAGAACAATGTTCATTATCATTGAATAATAACGTCATATTGTCAGAAATTGGATTATACTCAATTAATAATAAAATAATACCATATCTTTGAATTTCTAATGAAATAGTTCCTTTATATAAGTATATTTCAAAATTGTTATTTCCTATATATCGCCTTGTGCTAATAACAATTTTTGGATTGTGAACGTGTTTAGTACTGAACTTATTAACTTTATAAGAATTCAATATTTTGAATAAAAATTTATGTTGTTCTTTAGATATCATCTGGGTGTCCATAAATCGAAATTAATTTACCATTTTTATCAAAATCACGAGTGACATACCCACTTCTATCTTGTCGTTTCCAGTAAATCACTGATACTTTAGAACCGTCCTGACATGTATAGAATGTATTCCTTTCATTATCACTGATACCAGTACATTTGTTTTTGATTTTATTGAGTACTTCAGCATATAAACCACTATTTTGATGAATAGCTAATTCTTCTGCTGTAGGCTGTCTTGGAATAGAATTGTGGATTTTATAGTTTACTACTGTAAAAATAATAAACAGAACAACCATAACAGGAAGCCAGAATTTACAATGACTCATCATCTTTCAATTACCTCCATTACGGAATCATATAAGTTAAAAACTTCTATTAAGTTTTCGTACTGAATTACTCCATCGTATAAAGTACTTAGTTGGAATAGTTCTTCATGTGTGGTATCTCTTTTATATGTATGTGTCATATTATTATGTACGTACTGAATTTCATCTTCGTACAAAAAATAATATATAAGATCATTGTATAAAACAACAATACCTATTTTTTTATCTTTTAGTACCATAGGTAAAAGAAAAAAACCACAAGACCCCATAACAATAGAATTATGCCAGTTATCTTTATTTTTGGGTACAGGTTCAAATCTTACATCAGATGATTTCCATAAAGAACATAATTCTTTTAAATGTTCATTTACCATAAGCGTACTCGTTTTAATGTTTTAATTTCTTCTGAACATGGATGTACAACAATACCAGTTAAAGTTAAACCATCAAAAAAATTAAATCCGTAATCATAAATTTTAGTACAAATACAACCTTCAGACAATACCTTTTTATAAATTTTCAGTAATTCGTCTTCTGATTTTGTTTTTAGAATAATCTTTCTACTACCATCACTCACCCATTTAGAAATTTCATCCTGTATTTTGATATCACGCTCTTTTGGTTGTTCATTGGCTATATTTGCAGCACGCACCATTGTACCGGCTACCAAAACCTCTTTCCATACCGCGTCGATGCCATGACCGATTTGTGCACCAAATTTACCTTCTGGCATATCCAAATCATTACGAATAACAATATAACATTTACTTGGACTGTTCATTTTCAATTTCCTTTATCATTGATTTAATCTTTTTCAAAATTTTATTAAATTTATCGAAAGTTTCAAATGTAAATTCCCCAACATCATGTAAGGTACTAATCATAAAAAATGATTCTTCTGTGTAATCATCATGTGAAAATGCAACACATTCACGTCTTGTTATAATACCGTATTCATCATAATGTGAAGTTTTTAATGTAATTTCATTTGTATTGAGGTCATACAACAGAACATAACCTTTACATTCATCACATTCCTTTAGTTGAATACAATCATCAACATCGTACCAAATTGTATAGTCTGATTCATGTAGTTCAATCACAGCATAATCAACCACATTTGTGTGTGGTTTAAAAATAAACTTTCTGATATAAAATGAATCTAAATCCAAATCCAGAAATTTTTCTAAATCAAATTTCATCATCTTCACCAAATAGGGATAAACTTGTATTTTTTACATTATAGAACATATTCATCATTTTGTCAATATCTTCGAATGATAAATCATTGTAATCATTAATCAGTGAATCCTGAAAAAAATTATCTTCTGATTTATAAGAAGAGAAGTTTCCAATCGTAATGGTTGATGAAATTGTACCCATTACTGTGTAAATCAGTCGATCAGTTCCTGCATCATATGATACCCTGTAATTATTTTCACCATCAAAATGATGAAATCTCATTATTGTGTATGTTTCTGTTTCTTTAAAATTGATTAAAAACGGTTGTGGTTGGGCATCATACCAAACACTATGTTGGTGTCTATTTTGTTTGGTTTTCATTTCTGAAATATTCAATTCAAAGAAACTATTCAGTACTTCATGTAATGTCATACAGAGATCTACCTCATTATTTGGATATTGTATTTTCTTCTTGCTTCATTTCTTTTTTTACATTTTCACACAATTCACGTAATTCATTGTATACAAAACCTGAATCGTTCAATTGTAATTTATACCCATTTACACAAGCGTACAGTAATTCCGACAGTGTTAAATCGTAACGAACCCATGTACCATTTTTATACATGGTTAGTACCGAAAATGGATTTGTACTTTCAGACAATTGAGTACTAACAAAAACACCACGAATAGTGTCGTGTTTGTAATCATCAAATGAATTATTAATTTCGAGGATTTTGGAATGAATATCAAAATTTACATTCGTGTTAATTGCAAAAATCTTACCCTCAGTACTATCATTAATGTTTAACTGAATATCACCGCCTAGTTTATTAGCACTAAGTTTATATAAAAGCAATTCATAAACATCATACAAAGTTTCAGTACCATTAGGATTTTTAACGATTAGCTGAACACCTTGTTTTGATACTTCAGTACTAAAACCATTTTTATCTTTAAGAAAATCTACAATTGAATTTGTTAATTTTTGAATTTCTTTTAACATAATTTATATCCTTATATAGAAAATAACCCACCGAAGTGGGTTATTTATTTTTATTCGTTGCCTTCAGCTTGACCATCGAGATATTTCTCGTAACTGGTAACTGGTTCAATCATATCTTTGATAAGTTCGACATGCTCATAAGTTACTGAACGGAAATCATGGATTGTACTTTGCTGAAAGAATTCTTCTTCAGTGAAATCATTCTTGAAATCCAGTTCAATGTTATCATCATCTGTAACTGGTGCAAGCATGAATTTATATGAACGCTCCAGATTTTCATCAATTTCCAGCTTAATTACACTACCAAGTGTAATAAAAAGAATGTAAGCTGGGATCTTGTCAACGCCTTCTTCGCGGAATTTACCACGAAGTACAGTGAACTGTGATGAAATTTCATCACCGGGTTCTTTAAAACGAATAATAATACTCAGTTCATCTTCTTTGATATCAGAGATGACTCGTTGTTTTTCTGGTGCAAAGAAATGATGTGAAGTAACAACTTTTTTGATATCAGTTACTAGATTGGTATTAACGTTAGTCATATAAAGTAATTCCTGTTTTTGTTTAAGTTAAGATGATTATAGCATTCAATCTTTGTCGTGTAAAGCACTAAAATGTTTTAAATTTCGATTCGCTTTGAATTGAATTAAATCGGTGTAACGATCATCAACCAAAAACGTTTGAGCATCTGTGCTTTGACAGTTTGAGCAACAAATCATACCCTGAATTGTATAAGCTGTCAAGCATTTAGTACAATATTTCTTTTCAAATAACACACTCATAGAACCTTAACCTCTGAGCGTTTTTCACGAGAAGCTTTTTTGTCTTCTTCTGAACGTTCATCTTTTAACTGTTGTACTACTTCACGTAGGATATCAACATCAACCATTGTATCCATATACTGATAACTATTGTAACCAAAGATGTATTTGATACCAATCCAAACACGTTCATACCATGTTTTACATGGTTCTAAACGAGCACTGATTAAACAAGTGCCAAGTTTATTATCACCGTACTCTTCGTCTAGATCGTACTGTGCAATGTGAATTACATGATCTGATTTTTCACCACAATCACAACGTAAAATAAATTCTAATGAATCTTTACTCATTTGTCAAACCTTTAAATGCTGGTAGAAGACCAAACTTATGTGAATCATAATCATACTGGTAGCTAAGCTCTCGTTTATCATTCATACGATAGACTAGATGTGAACCAGGAAACCCTATTCTAACAGGTTTTTTTGGATTTGCAAACATTAAAGCCCAACTTTTTAGTGGGAAAATGTTATTTTTAAACATCAATTCGGTAATTAGCGTTCTAACACCATAATAATCGTTAAAATGCAATCCATCATGATATTCTTTTTCTGTAATTTCTTTACTATAAATTCTCAATCCATAAGGTGCATCCAGTGAATATCCATTTTCTTCTCTGTATAAATCTTCTGCATCTTCTACTGTGCAACAGTCAAGCAATTCATAATAAGACCATAAAAAATGAATACCACTCGAATCACCTTCCGTTACCATATAATATTTCATAATCAATCCTTCTTTACATAAGCATATTCAAGAAAACGAACCTCACAACCAGGATAAGATTCGATTACATGTTTAACTACACTCTCAAATTTATTGCATTGCCATACTTTAGTTCGTAATGATCTAAAGACTTTTTCATCTTTGACTATCCAGTACATATTCATAAGTACAGTACAGTTATCAGTTGGTTTTAATATACTCTCTATATCAAATGATTCAAACTGTGTATTATTCATGTTCATCTCCTTCTTTTAATACAGTCCTTATATCTTCGATTGTTTGAACAAACCACCCATGTTCATCTTCCACGTTTATTACTTTAGTACCATAGCAATAATAATGCTTAAAAGCTAATGTACTTTTCTTTAAACGCTCTGCTAAGTCGGGGTTCTGTGCTATCTTGGCACAAATAGCGGCCTGTATCACAACAAGACGCTCATCGGTCATCTCAAGCCTATCATGGGTATACTTTTCCGCGGCAGCCTTAGCTGCCGCCCCAGAGAGCTTACGTAGCTCATGGTGTTTTTGTCCAGTTAAAAACCAGAAATAAAATGACTCTACTGATGGAAACCATCCATATGGTTCAAGCGTAAAACTATAGGGACTAAAATTAGATAAATCGCGTCCTAATTTAGTTTTACCTTTACTATATATATTGATATGTGTATATCCATCTTCAGTACTGTCTATTGCATCAAAATAGTCTATTTCATCTTCTGGCTCTATGAAGAATTTATGTTCATTGTTGTTCATGTTCTTTGCCATCAGGCATACCCAATAAACGATCAATATCTACCCATGCACCATCTTTATTTTTGAAGCGACATTTATCAAAATACCAACTATATTCGGTTTCTACATTCTGTGAACTACTTCGGATGGCACAAGTGTACATTTCTCCAATTTGATGAGATACCATATAAAAACCAATCAGTACCATAACAAACAGAAAAGCAATGATGCTTTTTGGGTAATCAATAAACAAATCGATTACTGAATTTTCCTGGTACTTGTCTATTTTAGACATTGTATACGTTACACCTTTCAGTAATACAATACCAACCAAAACAGAAAGTACTACTACACTAATAATATACCACATTTTATTATCCTTAAACTAATTTAAAATTTTTAAGTACAGAATTAATATAAAATAAATCAAAATTTTTTCTTGGTTCAATTAATGAATTTTGAAATGAAAATTCTTCAAATGTTTCTTTGTTGTACCAGTTATAACCATTTTCATTGTATATCAAAATATCACTATTTCCAACAATAATATTCAATAAAGTTTCTGATTTTTTCTTTACATCAAACCCAATGAAACCATCTTGTCTGAAAACAAATGAATAAGTGTAATTTACATACTCAATACTGTGATAATCAGGTAAATCATCATGAAATGGATTTTTGTTATAAACATTGATATTACCATTTATCGCAGAACTACCAACTATCGCAGTACTAATATTATAAGGACTTGAATTCTTTTTATATGTCACGACTTCTTTCTGACTAATACCATTTTTTAAGATAATAAAATTATCTCTTTTTTCTATATCAAATGATTCAAATTTGTGATCATTGAATAGTGGATTGAAAAACACTGAAATATCATATTCTTTTAGTGCATTACATGATTCGTTAATAAGGGTTTCAAGCCAATCGTAATTCATTAAAAATGTTCCTTAAATTAATGACGTTTAGTATAGAAAAATGTGATTTATCATCACTAATATCTTCAGTGAATGCATTTGCATTTGCATTTAAATCATAAAGTACACCATTAATTAATACACTTTCATTTCGCAAATACAACGCATTCATCAATTTCATTTCAGATGTTGTTTTTTTAATAATTGTAGAACTAATCATAGCCTGTGGGTAAATCATATTGCTATTCAAGCCCATTTCCCATTGTACTGAAATCAATCTGGATAAATCACTTGATACAAGTACTGTACAAGTATTCAATAAATCAGTACTGACATTATTGTAAGTACGAGTCAATGATGTTAAAGTTGAAGAACCAACTGAAATAGTTGGTACAACTTCATCTTCCCTTTCTGTTACCCATTTAACCGTAAATTCGTTGTATTTTATTGGATGTTCTGATTCTGCATATGTTGAAATATAACTGAAAGAACGTCCGTTGTGTTGTACATCATAACTGGGTAATGTTTTTAACATCTCCGGCTCAAATGAGTTGATTATTTCAAATAGCTCTATTGTTTCATTGTGATACATATATTCACCTAACAAGAAAAGGGAAGACTTTCGTCTCCCCTTCAAATTATAATTTAATAACTTCTTGTACTCCAGTTTTCATTGCATTCTTGGTACGTGTATCGGATACCACTGCACAGTAATGTTCAATATCTTTACCTGGGAATACATCCTTATCCAGAATTTTGGAATTCCAGAATCCTTTTCTGAATTTACCATATTCAGTACATTGTTCAATTTTCATTTTCTGAAGATTGTTAAACTTCTCTCGCCCTGAATCAATCGTCACCATTAGTTCTTGATACATTTTAGGATCAAGATTTGGGACATGCTGTTGAACATATGACATTACAAAGTTTTGATCTGCACCTTCACGACCTTTGAAATATGATTCAATTACTTCTTTCAGGCCATCTTTATATTTGTCGGAAATTTGTACTTTTTCCTGAATAGTCAGTGTATATGTACTCAATTGTGATTCACTAGCATCATAATACTTTTTAATATTCTCTTCAAATGACACAGCAGTATCATGAGCAGAACTATACATCGATACATAACCTACTGCACACAAAAAGATTAAAACCAGTCCAGCACAAACAGCAATTAGATTTTTATTCATACTTCATTATCTCTCATATATAGTCCAACGAAATAGGACAGAATTAACAGTAGAATAGACACCAAAATCATCACATCTTTTCTTGGTTCCAGTTTTGTTGCTAGATAAGAAAAGTTTTCATTTGGTTGTCTTACGAACTTTGTACTGATATTATGTACTTCTTTCTTGATTAAGTCAAGATTTAATTTCTCTTGTAATGCATCAATTCTCATTTTGGAATGTAATTCTTCATTACCAACCCCTTTGGCGAAAGATGTACTTACGAAAGATTTTACAATTGAATTTTCATCAATACCAAAGAACATGATAACATCATTTTTCTTACCACCCTTCCATTTTAACAATACTGCATCAACAAAGTCAACATCTTTGTAATCATAAATTAATATTTCAATGTTTACTTGTTTAGATGATCCCAAATCTTTCAGTTCATCTTTAATGTATTCATCAAAACCAGAAACATCTGCTTTTGTTGTATTGATTACATGTTCAGTATGATAATAATCAAAAATTTCAGGATATTCTGGTAGAGAATTCAAATATTTTTCGCTGTAATTTTTGATATCATTTTCAGTACTGAATAATGAATTTTTATCAGAAAGAAGATAATTTATATAATATGAAGTATTACTTGCATAATCATTTATTTTAACAACTGACCATCTATTTGGTGTTGTAGTACCTTGTCGGTTGACTCGTTTAATTTTGAAGTCACCCACACTGGTATTGACATACCAGTCAACTTCATACGGATAATCAAACACTTTATATGTTTCACAACTTTTGTGACGTTTTCCTTTACTATCTGTGTAATAATGACATTTTTCTTTTACATAATAATGCTCACACGAGCTATATTGAGTACAAGTCTCAACGTGTTTGTTCTTACTTAGTACTTTACCATTTAAAATCTGGGTATCAGTCAATGAAGCGTAATTTATTGCATAAGAAAGTGCCAATACAACAGTTGCACTAATAATACAAATAGCCCCATGAATCAAAAATTCTTTAGTACTAATTTCTTTGTTATAAATGTATTTCATCACAAACATAACAATAAGTGCAGGTAGTAACAAAATGACATAACTTAACATTTGATCATCTCTTAAATTAAAAAGGATATAACTAGTATATCCTGTATTCAAAATTTTTTCAACTTTTATTTTGATGATTTTTTATTCAAGCAATAAGAAATCTGAATGGCTTCTCGTGCTGCATCATATAATGGGTGATGCAGTTCCAGTGCGTTAAAACCATGCCCTGCTGCAAAGTCAGTGAATTTTAATAACTGTTTTTTAACAATTTCATCCATTTCTTCACGCTCTTCAGCACTTAACAATCGTTTTAAAGAACGGGCGTTTTGTGGTGAAGCATAATTCCACAAGTCACCTTTATTGAATTGAAGTAAATGATTTGCTTGTAAAATACTACAATCAAAGTTACAACCATTGCCCCAAATTTCCAACGATTCTTCTTCACCATAGATATTATATCTTAGGTCTTTCCACATAGAAATAACATCATTGGATTTAAATCTAGAAGATTTTGTTACTTGATAAACTTCAGGTTCTTTTAAATTGAAAGTACTTGTAACTTCATTTAGTGCATTTGGGTAATACTTCCTACATTCATTGAACCAAAAATCCATCGAACCTGCATCAACTTTTAACCCATTTTCTACTTGTGGTTGAAATGGTAGTTTTACATACGAAAAAGATTCAATTAAATGCATAGGATTATCTGGGATAAGCACAACCGCATAATTTGGTACTACGATATTATACCCAGAACGTTCAGGTACACCAAATGATTCAATATCAAGTGATAACAACTTTGTCATTAATAACCTCCAATATTAAAAAAAGGTTCCAGAAGTGGAACCTTTTTAACTGTGAGTATGATTGTATATTAGATTTTACCGGATTTCTCTGCAATATCACGAAGAGTTTCTTTTAACTCAAGTGACATTTTACTCATTTCAATTGCAGCATTAGCACGTTCTTCTTTCAGTTTCTTCTCTTCATGAATAACTTGAGTCATACCATCGACGATGTTTTTCTGTGCAATACGAAGAGTTTCAACATCAACTACACCTCGACCTGCTGCTTTAGCTGCCGCGATCATATTCTTACCAACCATTTCACTTCCCACACGCAACATACGGTTTGTTTCATTAGCCAACAATTCAGTAAGTTCTTGATCTTTTTTCTGGCGGTCACTGATCAAGTTCTGACTAAGAGTAGTAGTCCAACTCGGAATCATGATAGTTTTCATATCATGGAATTTTGAGATAGTACTGAGATTCACTTTCTTCATCGCCGCGATCTGTGGAATATTAATTTCCACCATCAGAATCAGTCGACGGACGGTATCAACCTGACGTTCCAATGCATCCACGATTGCTTTTTGATCTTGAATAACATATACATCAACATTTTCATCTTTCTGGTATTCAGTAAGAATAGATTGTTGTTCAGCAGTTACTTCAAGCAAATTATCAAGTGAATCACGTAATTCAAAGAGATAGTTCTTACTTTCATTATAGGAATTTTCCAGCCACGTCTGCTCACCTTGTTGGCGGATAATACCGCGTTCCATGGTTGTAAGAATTTCATCAATTTGTTCTTTACTATTTTTGTACTGATCGCCTACTTTTTGTTTAACATCAACAAATTTAGAACGCAACCAACCGATAAGGCTTTTGTCCTGTACAAGTGATTCAATATCAACTGAACGAGTAAGATTCAGAATAGTGGATACTGATTTACCAAATTCAGTACTGGTATCACTTGCATTGACTTTAGTTAGAATGTCATTGCTTAATGCAGCAACTTTAGTACCAGTTACAGTACCAATGCTATTGATGTTTTCAATAGTTAATGCGAGTTGAGTACCTTTGGTATCACGCAAAGCAACATTTGACGGTAGATTCTTTTTTGGAGTTTCCAGGATAGAATCATCCATAGCTAGAGCTTTACGCGTTTTAGTGTTAGTTTTCTTGGTTGCTTTAGTGGGATTAATTTCTTTCTCGGACATTGTAATGTTTCCTTCGGTGAATTAAAAGTTTTAAGTGCTGTATGTTGTTTCGATATAAAAGATTATACAGCACTCTGCTACTGTGTCAACCGTTATTTGTCATCTTTTTTACCGTATGCCAAATTTTTAAGAATATCAACTGTTTCAGAATCAACAGTTTGTCCTACCTGATTCTGCAAACGCATGATAATCCATGGAATCGTTGTTGTTTGAATATCAACCATTTGATCCACATCTATTCTGTATTTCTTATTGAACCCAATTAGTGCAGCTTCTGATGATGTATTAGTAATCGACATTTTCAGAATGCGATTTTTCATTAATTCAAATTCAAAGTTATCTTCTAATGTACTGATAGCAAAATCACATGCATTTTCTGCTGTACCAAACTCATCCTGCATTGCACGAATATCACTAATTAAAGAAGAAAACATAGTATCAATACCATTAAACTTAGTGGTGTCATACTGTACTGCTTTCTTCAATGTATCCATCACATTTTTTAAATCAGATTGTTCTATTTTAATAACTGGTTGTTTACCAAATAACTTCTGAGTAAATGTTGGCTTTAATGGAAATAATGTTTCTAACGCAGATGTTAAGTTATTCATTAGTTTATGAATATATTCACTGTGTTGTTGTAATGCATCATTGAGTTCCAGTTGTCTTGTACTGATGTTTTGAACTTTAATTGTCACTTCTTGTGTACATACTGGAAGATTAACAATCCAGTCCAGTACTTTTAATGCTTTAGAACTATCCACATTAAATTGTGACATAATATCTGGAATACGATGATCGTTACTGGAGATTTCAGTACGTTTTAGTTCTTTAAAAGGAATATCGACAACAACTGGCGTACTAGATTTTTTAACTTTACCTTCTTTCCATTCCTGGTATTCTTTCTGTAATGCAGGAACTGGTAAGTTTTTGATTTCTGGACGGCGAAATGCAATTTTGTCCATCATGAGATCATATACACACAAACGAACATTGTCGTAATAAATTTCTTTTAAATTTAATGTGCGAACATCAAAAACTGGTTCCCCAAGAGAATTATAAGTTCTACTAACAATCACAGTATAGCAATACTCTTTGTTGGAATGGCGATTATATTCTTTACACAAAGAATTAAGAACGTATTCGAAATCAAACTCCTGGATTTCGATTTCTTTACCTTTTTCTTTGAAGAAAAATTTACCTTTCATTTGGGTTTATCCGTCCTATTCAATTAAACATTTTCAGTACTATAACTCTTTTGAAATGATTTGTCAAATAAAAAAGGACGTTTTCACGTCCTTTTTTTGATGTATTCAGCTATTGGTTTTGGTGGAGGGTATCTGTCTGGGTTCTCACAAATTTCAGGATTGTCGTATACAGTTGCGTTCCTGAATTTTATTTCATAACTTTTTTCCATATTACACAAAGCATAGTTCATACATTCCATTGCTTTTTGCTTCCAGAAGTGTGGATATGGTTCTGAACAATTCAGATAGTCCAGTTTATACATAGCAATAGCAACTTGAATACAGCGTTGTGGACTCAGTTTTCGGTTATCGCTTTTTTGAGAAAATGTTTGACTCAAAGTCCAACTTTTCTCTCCTGGTAGTGCACATAGTAAATCGAATTCATCAAACGTTTCGAAGAAACCATTGTATCCATGTAGCATACTGTGTGTCAATGCTAAATCTATAGTATCTTTCAAAGAAAATTTATCATGAATATTTTTGTTAACTAAAATATTATGTAATTCTTCGAATGTAGTTGGTACATTCAATTCAGGTACTTCGTGTCCAAATTGTTCAATACTCCAGATTTTCCATAACCCAGCGGTGAACTTTTCTTCCATTTCACGATAGTGATCTATATAAATTCTCTTTTCGTTGATGTAAATTTTTCGGGCTAGATATGATTTTAGTATTGCATCAGTATCCAAATCTTCTCTTACTTCACCACTCCAGTTTTTTCCAATTCGATTAACCTCAAATCGACGAAGATACATCCTAATAGCTATATCTTTGTTGTCATGTTTCTTGACGTTTTCTTTTTTGAATTCATCAATTTTAGTATTCTGGTGTAATGCTTGTACATATTTCAATACTCTCATACAATAAATCCCTATTTAAGTATTAAATATTTCCCATTCTTTTCAACAATGTACTTGTCATTACTTCTAACAACAGTAAAATCAGTACTCAGATAATTAGATAAAGGTGTGTTATCAATATCAACATTCTCGGAAAGAAGTTTTTTTACATAATCTTCCGAACCAAATGCAGATGCAGTACTATAATACAAATCCTTATTGTGTACTGAAATTTGTAAAACACCCTCATTTAGTATTTTTACGTCTTCTACATCTAAAAATTCTTTAATACTCTCAGGTGAACTCAAATTAATCAGTTTGGTGATTTCCTTTACATCCAAATCAATTGGATCATTAACCCCATATAACTGTAATTTCCAACTCGGATCTGGACACAGATTTTGAATATTAACGATCATATCATACAATGCTTCTGGAAATTCAACATTTCGTGGCATCTCGACAAATACAGTATAACGACCATCAAGATTAGGCGTTTCCGCTGCTTCAGTATCAATGGCATTTTTGCTTGTCTTCTCAATAAAAGAAGATAAATCATATGCTGCATCATAATTATTCAATACCTGAAACATAACCACGATATTATCTTGATTAATTTTAGGTTCATATTCATCTATACTAATAATTGGATATACCAAATCATGAAGAATATTTGGTCGCAGTCCTTGTTCATTTAGTTGTTCTTTCATTACATACCCCCGGCATTTGATTGTTCATCATCTGACACCGGAGCATCTTGTTCCACATCAGATTCAAATTCTGATACATCCTGAATTTGAGATTTATTTAATTCAGCAATACTTAGTTTGTATTCATCAAAGCTTTCTGGATTAATAACACTTCGTGGAATTTGAACTCTAACTAAAAGTACTGGTACTCGTTCTTCTTTAGGCATAGAAACAGTACCATTTTGTGCAGGAACTTGCTCCATATCTCTACGGGAACGTGGGTGTTCAATTGGGTGAATTTCATAATCACCTTTAACTTTAACTTTAGTACCATGACGTTCCAGAATTTTAAATGCGGCTGGATCTGGAAAATTTTCACGATAATATTTCAGTACAATTTCCACCCAGTATTTTTCAATATTTGGGCCTTCAACGATTTCACCACTTTGGATATCTTTATATGCATATAAATCATTATCTTCAAAATATTTTTCAATAGCAATAAGAATATCCAACATTCCCTGATTATCATATAACTGTTGTATAGTAGATTGTGGGTTTTGCATAATTTTATATTCCTTTATAAATCTACAATCATATATACTATTTACTACTGTTCAAAATTTCGTATATTTTTAATCTAAGCTCACTCCAGTTATTTACATAATCAAATTCAGTACTGGTACTATAAATTTCATTATATGTGGATTTAAGCATAATACCACGAATTTCCAATTGCATAGCATCCTTGATATTTTTAATATAATCATCAACCAAAAATTTTACATTATATTTTTGTTGTAATTGATATAGTGCACTTTTTTTGGATTCATACATTTCAATTATAATAATGTCATCGAATATATACCCGAAGGCATTAATTAAATTTACTTTTCTAAGTACTTCACCATGACCGCCAGTGCCTGATTTAGTTAATACTACAATTTTTTTATTAGGGAATTCTCTTCGCAATTCATGCATTACTTCTACAGTATTGTGCTGTAGTGGTTCGAGTAATCCGAATTGATAAGATCGTTCATTGAAGTGTTTGATCATTTCGTTAATTTCAGTGTTAGAAACATCAAACCACGATCCCAAATCATATTCAACGGGGTATTCAGTATTTGGTGTGATATTGTAATGTTCAAAAACAAAGGAGCGAAAAGCTCCTAAGTGATTAAGAAGAACTTCATCGCAATCAAATACAAGACAATCTTGCTTATTCATTTTACATATTTCCTGAACAGATTAAATCTATTTCACAAAGTAGAGCACTTAGATTCATTTCTCGGTCTGATACTGTGGCTTGTTTAACAACCGCATCACGAATTTTTACTTTAATTTTCATCAAAGTAACAGGCTCAGTACTGAACATTTCAGCATTACGGTACAGATAAGAAAAGAATGCATCCATCTCATCTTCTGGAATACTTTGTACAATTTTTTCACGCATAGCACGAATAGTACCGTTTTTCAGTGCTTCTACTATCTCGGTTCTGTACGTTGCAGAAGATTCAATACTATCTTCCATGTGGACAAGTTTACCATTAATGACATTTTGTTGCAATACATTTAGTGTTTTACGAAAATCTGGGTATGATGCTTTGATGTATTCCTGTACTGTATTAATACTTTCTTCTGTATCAAGTTCAACACCTTCTTTGATAAGGATATCGAGTACTCGCGTCATGAATTGGTCAATATCATGTTTTTCGATATTAATTACTTGTAATCGGGAGATGATAGGTTTTTGGATTTTATGTGGTTCATTACTGGTAATGATGAAACGAGAAGTTTCATGATAATCTTCCATAATACGTTTCATTGAACCTTGTGAACGCTGTGAAGTAGTTTCAAACTCTTCGAGAACAAAAATCCTGTATCTTCCATAACATGATAACTGTGCTGTGCTTTCGATTTTTTCACGAATAGCATCCATACCTTCTGAACTCATATTAAGAATAGTCACATCACCCATATCAATGTGACCGTTTTGTTCCAATCCATTCAGTAAAACACCAATCGCACTCGTTTTACCAGTTCCTGCTGGACCAAAAAAACCAATATGTGGAATATCACCAGTACGGATCCATTCTTCCATCTTTTGACGAAGGGCGTCATTTTTTGAAACATAATCATCCATAGTAAGTGGGCGATATTTTTCTGTCCATAAAGTACTACTACTCATTTATTTTTCCTTTAATTAGTCCAATCAGTAAAATCATACATTAATGCAGTGAATAAATCTTCTGTAACTTCTAATTGGTTATATAAAAACTCAAATGAATTTACTTTTTTAGTAAATCCTCTCCCCTTTGCTTGTGCAGCAAGTACTAACATAGTTTTAAAAGTATCGTGTTGTACTTCATATACTTTGTTTTTTCTTTTTCTGTCTTCCAGCATAAATCTATTATTCTTTGACACTAATATAATATCTTTGAAGCTGAATTGTCCTTCTGGTGTTATCATATTTTCCTCATTAAAAAATAAAGTCCAGAATATTCTGGACTTTTAATAATATTAAGAAAAATAACCAAATGAAGTGCAACGCTGGCGTGGGTCGTCATCTGACACTAACATTACCGAAGCTGGATAATCAACTAGATTTAGTTTAATACCGTCAACTTCAATAGTGCGGCTCCATCGACCATGATCAATTAAAATCCATTGACCTTCTTCAATACCAGTTACACCTTCACCAATTGAATAAACTTTAGCCCATCGGGAACGAATACCTCGACTGCGACCGTTGTCATTAGTTAAAACAATACCACCATTTGTTACTCGCTCACCTACTTCCAAATCAGTTACGAGTACTTTACCTCTACATGCTTTCAATACTTTATCACTCATTACTTGAACCCTTTTTTGTCCTACGTGGTGCAGCTTTTTTCGTCTGAACTTCTGCTGGTGCTTCTTGTGGTGATTCCGTAATGTCAGGAAATGCATTAAATTGTGAATCATCCCATTCAGTTGAATATTCAGTACTGGAAGAATTCTGTACTGGAATAAAATCAGGAACCTGTAGTGCAGCTTCACGTTCTTGCATCAATTGTTCACGCGTTTTAATGACCGTACCACCTCGACCAATTTTATCGCCGCGAGCATTTAGTTGTGCATTACCAATTGCAGCTTTATATTGGTTTTGTGATTTAAGTAATTCCATATCAACAACTTTACCACGATAAGATACGTGCTTTACCATTTTAAAAATCCTTTTTATTAACTGTTTTCTTTATTATATCATTTTTGTGATTTTTGTTCAAAAATCAATATTTCAAAAATTCATTAACATCTAAATCATATTTCAACGAATCCACCAAATGTAATCCAATCAAAAATAAACAATAAGATGATACTGAACTACCACGACCCAAACCCCAAAAGATATTATTTTCTTTAAAGTAATCAACCAACCAAATCATACAACGAAGTAATTTGGACATATTGTAAAATTCATACAATTCCAGTTCATAAAGAACTCGCTCTCTTGCTTCTGGCGTTTCACATTTACTCAAAAAGAACTCTTTGAGGTTGATTTTATCATAGAATGGATCATAGCACCATAATTCATGATTACGTTCATGATCTATTGTGTAGTCCAACATACGTTGTTCTAAACCAAACTTCTTACAGTTATCATTGAAAAGTAATCTTTCTCTTTCATCCAAATCCATTAATTGCAAGTACTGAATATCAGCACCACAATTAATGGCATAAACTACTACATTTAGATTACATTTAACATCACCATTGGGACTTATATATCTGTTTCCCTGTACTTTCATTTTTCTTCTTCACACCGTCGTTGTCTTCCAGATATGAACTCAAATCAAACACACAAGGATCTGAATCTTCCATTTTACTTATAACCTTTTTGGTTGATCTGTTTTCAATTTCTGTATAATAAGAATCCAAAAGCATCTGCATTTGACTAATTACTGATTCACTCATACCAATCGAGCGTGCTTTTGCTATACGTAAAATTTGCTCATTAATTTTAGCATATAATTCCTTATCTGTAAAATCACTGGCATCAAATAATGGATGAGACATTATACACTCCTTTTTAAGATTTTTGTAAAATAATTTGAAATTTTTCCTTCATATAGCCAACATGAGTAATAAATTCAACTGCTGGAACTTCAAATTCAGTACCTACCATAAGTTTGTGCTCATTGTTTTGATAGAGATTATAGAACAAATCATCACCTTTACCCGGCAAACAGTAAGCAACCGGTATTAATACCATGAATTCAGAACTAAGACCATCACCTTCATATGGATGATTCATGAAACGAGGAACGGTATCGAGCATTTGTGAACTGTCCAAACCCGTTACATATAACCCCCTGTTATTCAAATCATCTGGATCTGTTATGAGATTGGTAGTGTCTTCTCCAATAGCATTGAACAAATTCTGTCTTAAACCAAAAACTTCAGTCAAAGAAGTATAATTTTTAATCGAATAACTTCTTGGATTATTACTTACTGAAATAATAGAACCAGATGGGTGTACTTCTCTGAATAATAAATCGTACTGTAAATTTCCTAAATTGTCAAGACATGATAGTACTTTGTAATTACCCATTACTAAATTGAAAGTACCTTGTGGGATATTATTTTCATCAATAATATTTTTCCTTAGTACTCTTTTTAGTTCTTTTAGTGTATTATAATTATAATCCTGTGAAACATAATTCTCTTTTAATAGAATACGCGGAACTTTTTGTAACCCATATCGTTCGTCAGAAATTCTGAATAATTGCTGATTACCAAATATCGTAGAACTAATACATTTAAACCATTCTCTTTCGAATTGTACAGATGGTACTAAATGTGAACTTATATAGTTTTCTCCAAATCCACGAATAATTCTTAATTGGAATGTTTTTGTATTTCTCAGACCAGAAGTATCATAAGCCTCAACTTCAAATTCGAGTGGGATATCATCATTTGCAGTGAAATCAGTACTTTTAGCATACGCAGTACCACATAAATAACCATTTGGTTTTAATTCAAGTCCATATTTTGTAATATCAGAACCTGATACTATTTTAAAAGATACGTTAAGTTCAGAATCTGTTTCAATAACAGGATAAGTACTGTGACCAAAATATTCACCTACATGAATAGTACCCAAATCACTATCAGTAATAAAACTAATTTTACCAGAAGTACCAGAGTTTGCAAGCATTCTGAATATTTTTGTTTCACCAATAATCCCTGTACCCAGTGTTTTATCATACAAACCAAGATCAACCCAGTCATCACTATTAAATACGGGTTTTTCCAAACCGTCTTCTGTATCACTGTCAACAACATATGGGTAAGTAACACCAGATTTCAACTGATATAAATGATTAGCGACTGGAACATCGTTTGAATAAATGAAATCAAATTCACTTGGACATAAAAACATCTGACCGGATTTAAAACTTTGTGAAATTGCATAACGCTCACTATCATTAGTATATGAACTTTCTATATCTTGTATTTGTACTTTAAAATACAAATCATATGGTGATGAATCATATAAAAATGCTTGTAGAAATTGTCCATTCGGATTGAATACCAAACCCGTATCATAGGTCTTGGTTGTTTCATCAAGAATATTCACTTTCACTTCTTTGTTATTACCAGTAATTGGAAAATCTTCATTTTGTGGAAAAAGAATTGCTCTCTTTCCAGTAATATCAGTTTGTGGTAATTCATTTTCTGTAATAGACATTAAACGATAAATTGGATAAAATACTCTAGGTGTGGTTCCTGGTACTTTACGACCAAACGCCTGTACAAACAGAGTACTATCATTACCGAAACTAATATCCCCTATACAATAATTATTATTATCATCACCAACAACTACACCCGGAGTAACCCAAAATTCAGTACTGTTATAAGTGATAGATTGTGAACTGGTTGTAATTGTACCAATGGTAATGCTATCAGATGGAGAAACGCGAGTTACACTCACTATTGTAAATGTAGTAATTTCAATACTATCAAATGTTCCGTTATTTTTACAATGTAATTTGAAATACCAGATGGGTGATGTATTTTCATCAATTAAATCAAATTGCTCTTTTGTTAATTTAGCATAGTGATTTCCTGCGATTGATTTATTTTTAGTAATACCAGTGGTTATGTTTTTCAAATTATTAACATCTTCACCGGCATACAACGTATAATGGTCTTCTGCCACAAAACTGGTATCATCTTTATTTTTTGTTTCTATTAGAAACTGAATTAGTATATATTCCCCGTCCTTGAGAACATACGAAGTGTTTTTATCATCTGGATCTTTATTAATATTTGTTGTTACTAATATGTCAGCACTCTCTTGAATAAATTCAGATTCCGATTTTATATCCCATAAAGGAGTAAAATTTTCCATTCTTCTTTTCTCCCGTTTTATATAGGGTATTTACTAAAAAGGAGCACTATTATATGTGCTCCAGACTTTATTATTAGTTTTCTTGTTTTGGTGTAAAATCAATCTTACGAAGCTCTTTAAGTTCTTCTTTGTAGATATCCCAAATTTTATTTTTATTATTAAGTAAATCGTTGTACTTATCAATTAAATCCATATTATCCTGAATATCTTTCAATACTGCATTATAGTTTTCTTGTGTCCAGCGATAAGAAGGATAATTAACTATGCTTTGAATATTATCTTCACTTGCCCCAATATCAATATTGAGTTTAGTTACAAAATCAACTAACTCAGCACGATTCTTAAATGATTTAACTTTACCAATCATATCATTATCAAAGCATTCTTTAATTAGAATTTTATATATAACTTCTTCAGTACAATCTTTAACTTTTTTCTCATAACGTTTAATATAGTAGCCAAAACGAAATTCGACGAAATCTTTAATTAGGTCAGAAGTGTTATCATATACACGAACACGACCATTCGCATCGAGTACTGTGAGAATTTGTGTAATTTTCTTGGATAGACCAAAATAATCAATTACATCCTTTTCAGTCCATTTGCTTGATGTACCACGTGGTAATTTTATCGTTATATCAATGGTATCAGTACTACCATTATCATAATCACGAATTTCACCATCATCACCCATCTTAATTAATTTTTCAACAAATTTTTCAACGCTATAGTTTGGTGGCAATCCAGTAACTTTTACGGTACTGGCATCAATAACTTCTGCTGTTCCATAGAACTCATATTTGTTTTCATCAAGTTTAGTTACAGTTTCGCTTGCACCAACTGATACATAATATGGGGTCATTTCTCTTAGTTCAGTTTTATCAATAACGCGGATACAGTTATCAATAATATCTTTAATTTTATAAGGAAGAATTGTACTCTTATAACCAACCGACATACTGTCATTACCAAACAACGATAATGGAATGATTGGAAGAAAATGTGTTGGTTCCATAGTGGTACCATCATAGTTTTCTTGCATTGGGATAATTTCCATATCACGAAGAATTAATTCTTCAGTACTTTTGTTCTTCTTCACATATGTGTATCGCGGGGATGCTGGTGTACTGTTTACCTGTGTACCAAAACCACCACGTTTACCAATGAGTGGATAATTGTTTGCTACAGGTGATGCCAGTTGTTGTAGTGTACCACTTGCAGATGAATCACCATGTAAATAGATACCATCACTAATCATGCGACCAGCACATGATACTGTTTTAATTTCACCTGATATTTTACTTAGCGTAAAAATTGCTTTTCGTTGTGAACTCTTTAGACCATCAATTCCGGGAATAGCACGATCTAATGTATACATTGAATATTCTAGTGAAGTGCTATTCAAATATTCAGAACTGTTGTAATCTAATAGCGTTAATGTTGCATTATCAATACCTTGAGTTTTTTCTTTTTTAGCCATTCCATTGCCTCTTTGTTATTTGTTATATATTTTACGATAAACTATATTTCCAGATGAATATATTTTATTGTAATTTAATTTTTTACAGATTTCAGTTTCCGTCATATCATTGGTAGCCCAATCATACAGTTTTAATAATTCCGTTTTACGACAATCATATCTTGAAATTTTATTTTGATATTTATCCACATAAAAGTAACTTGGTTCGGTGTATTTCACAAACTCAAACCCATTTTTTTCATAAACATTACCATTACTCCAGTCAAGATCGGCATATGTCATCAATGATTTAGGGTTGTATGTTTGCTCAAAGTATTTCATTATTTTACTAAATCCACCAGGTACCGAATACTTGGTACAGAATCTCAATAATTCATATTCATATTTTTTGTCATATCTGGATTTTCCATACGTAGCCAATGCTACTAATTCATTATCATAATATAATCCAATTCTTATACCTGATACACATGATTGTTGAAAATGATATTCATTCAAAAATACTTCACTTTCTTTAAATGATACTTCTTTTACAATACATTTTCTTGCATAAATTGTTTTATCATTTTTGTTTAATACATGTTTTAATCTCATTACAATTTTATCTTTTATTTTATTATAATCAGATTCATGGATATGTATTAAATTGATACCATTGTTTTTTGCAGAAATCGATTTCTTCTGATGATAGTACTTATCTTTGTGTTCATCATTATGCCAGTACGAACCATTGAATTCAAAACCTATTTTCAATTCAGGTAAGTATATATCAATTTCTCTGTTATCAATAAAATCATACCTTTGATTTAATAACATTTCAGTACTTGTTGATGTATTACTTATAATATTTTCAATTTCTTGTCTCAACCAAAGTTCACCAGAACTTACTTCCAATGGGAAACATTTATAACAACGTATTGTATCAAACGATTGTATTTTACAACTTATAATTTCACCACACTTACATTGAAATACATGGTCATCTTTATATGCAAATGGCATGTAAGTTAGTGTATATGGTTTATCATTGGTTTTTAAATAGTCTGTTATGCTATTATATCTTCGTTTGGTTGTATTAATGATATTTTTAATTTTAAAAGTACTATTATTGAATGGATTTTTATTACCAAGTTTCTTTTGTTTTACAATTTCAGATTTAGATACGTTATCAACACCATATGTCTGTATTACTTTTTTCTTATTTTTTTCTTTAATACGTTCTTTTTCTTCTAAACTTTTATTGTGATAATTATCACTTTTTTTCTTTTTCACAGAATCCAAATTAGAAATATTATATACACCATACTCATTAAACATTGTATTTTTTGCTTTCTCTCTAAATTCTGGAACTTTAGATATATATGGAGTACCGTACTTCATTTCCACAGATTGCATTCTGTTGTTGTTCATTATTTCTTTTAATTTAATATGACACTCAGGACATGTTTCTTCTTTGTTCATTTTATATGAGGCACATACGTACCTCAATTTTAATCCATCAAATCTACATACATTCCCACAAGCAGCAATGGGAATGGTATCTAAATCATTTAGTACTGAACCAATTAGAACTTTAATATCATAGTCACCATAATAGCTTTTTAGATATGAAATAACTTCTTCATATCTATCCATCTTTTTAATTTGCTTTAGTACTGATTCCCCATTGGACTTGACTTCATTGGCAAATTTTTTAATTATACTAACTACTTCATCATGTTTCATATCCTAAGCCATCCATGCTTTACGATCATCTGCTCTCTTTTTATTGAATATCAAATCCAGTGTTTCACCTAAATTACCATCATCGGTAATTGCAACCGCTACACTATTGGTGAATGCGTCTCTGAAATTACTCTTTTCCAATGTTCCTAATCCTTTTGCACGTGTGGCTTTCCAACCCTTCCAATCTTCAGGATTGTATTCAGAAACATTATAACCATAGAAGTATTTTGATTCTTTCCCTTTCTCCAGAATAATAAATGGAGTTTTGAATACATACACAAACGGATTATCGGCATCCTGAAATAATTCAGGCCAGAATTTATAAAGAAAATTACAAATCAATGCGGCTATATTAAGGCCGTCAGTATCTTCATCCGTTGCTATGTATAATTTACCAAAACTCAATTCATCACGATTTGCCTTCACGCCTGGAACTAGGTTAATACTAGCCATGATATCATGCAATGCATCAGAATCCATTAATTCTTTCGTTTTCTCTTCACCACTAACATTCATAATTTTACCACGTAAAGGTAAGATACCATGAATATTAGGATCACGAGCACTAGCCATGTTAGAAATAGCAGAATCACCTTCTGCCAACATTAGAATACATTTGGAACGATCAGTACCAACTGAATCAAGTAGTTTGGCAACTTTACCTTTAAGAAGTTTTTTAGCAAGACGACGATCTTCTTCTGCATCTTTTTTATTTGTACGTGCAGCACAGCGTTCAAATATTTCATCAACCCAATCTTTATTCTTTTTAACTAATTCGTCGAACCATTCAGTACTCATTGCTTGTTGAATTGGTTTAACTACATTTTCGTTAGTTAATTTGGATTTAATTTGTGAATTGAATGAAGGTGCTTTCATAGTAGTTACGTTATAAATCAGAAGCCCTTCTTCAATATCAGAACGATTTGGCTTCATCTTACGTTTCTTAGCTTCTTTTTCAAGAGCATTAGCAATACCAAGTGAAAAATGTTTCTTGAATGTATCTAAATGAGTACCACCATCGAACGCTGGTGCATTATTAACTAAACCATGCATATGAAAATTGGTATTCATATTATTAACAGCATTTGGAATAATATAAAAAGTACTGTTAAAGTTAAAAGATTCATCGTTAACATTTAGTTGCATTAGTTTAGATGCATTGAATAATGTTTTTTCTGGAGTTGGTTTAACATTAATTCGCTTATTATTCAAAAAGATTTTATATGTTGGATTTGCTGATGCCATTTCTTTTAGAATACTGTACAACAGTTCAATTGGCAACTTTCTGTTAGGAAATACAGAGGGACTAAATGTTAGACGAATACTTGTTCCTGTTTTATCAGAACTAATTTTTCTAATTACTGGTTCAGAAATTTGAATTTCTGGAATAAATTCAGTACCTTCTTTAAAATTTTGACTGAATTTATAAAATCCATCATATGAATCATTGGACGCTGATGTTTTATATGGACGACCTTTTCGATGTATTTCCATTTCAGCTTTAGAACTTACAAGCATTGCCACGGATCCACCAAGACCATTTTGACCAATAGTTTCATCACGCTTTGAATCATCAAAGTTTCTACCAGTCTTTGTTTCAGTCATTACCATAGTACAGAGATTAGTATTGAAATCTGGAACATAATCAATCGGAATACCGCGTCCATTATCAATACAACTGAATGTTAATTCATTTTCATCAAATTCAATTTTAAGTACCGGTTCTTTAGTACCGGCTTTTTTAAACTCATCAAGTGAATTATCCCATAATTCACGACATGCAGTGAGTAATGCAGGAACCCATTCCATGTTAGTAACTTGGTATGAATTTTCCCCAAAAATGAGAACTTGACTTTCATGGATACTTCTTGAACCTAAGTACATTTCACTGCGTAGACGAGCATGTTGATAATCATTAAGGCGTTGTACATCATGTTCTTGAAGTACTGAACTTTCTTGTTTCTTAGCCATTATTAAATCCTTTTGTATCTTTGTTATAACGTATAAATTATAGTTGATTTTAATGTTTTTGTTCAAAAATATTTATGGGAGCATAAGCTCCCATTTTTTATTTTACTAGTAATAAACGTAATTCTGCACTTGGACTTGTTTCATCTGAACTCCAATACTTGTGTAATTTTTGAGTATTAGCACGAGCCAGTACTTCACCGTCACCAACCACATATACCTGATGAGATGAAATCAATTTAGACCAAAAAGCAATTGCATCATCTGAATGTAATTCATCACTTAAAATTTTATATCCTGCATTTAACAGATCAGTGAAAATAGTATAAATTACACCCTTAGTACCAGTCTTGGATGCAATTGCTTCTTCAACAAATACATTTGGTACTCCATGTACTGCATTATCACTCACATACCCACTAAGTACTGCAAGCTGTTTACCATCTTTACCATAAGCAATAAACCCTGAACCGTTTTTATTTTTATACACAGTATAATCAGCATGTTCAGCAAATGGAACCATGTTGTGTCTGCCTGTCATTTCAGCGGTTTTATCAACGAATTCATCTCGGTCTTGTCCAGCAAATGCATCAAATCTCTGTGGCATTTCCTGTAACTCAACATGTGAAGCACAATCATCACAGGAGCAATCCTGGGCGTGTTGTACATCAGGGTAATAGTGGTGCTCATTATTGGAACAATCGTCGCACTGACAGCCTTCTTGATGCATTCTAGAGCGTTCTGTACTGTACTGTACCGCTTTCTCTTCTTGTTCTATTTCGTCCTGTAATTCCAGATTATTGAGATAATCCAGAATATCACGAGTAGAACTTTCTTCAGTCTTTTCTTTTTTTACATGCTTTGGTAGTTTAGAACTTTTATTTAGATTACCCATTTCTGCATCTGATTTATTCCATTCTTTTGCTGTACTCATAGAAACACCATGTTGTTTTGCAATTTCTGGATCATGTGCCATTGCTGCAAATAATCGTGCTTGTGATTGACTCTTACTAGGCATTGGATTTACTCCTTAAATTCGTTTTTCGCCCGATTCATCTGAATCTGGTTTTGGTTTTTCTTTTAATTTAATCAAACGTTTTGCAATATCAGTCATTTTAGCACCAATATTACGCGGTGCAATTTTACCAGTTTGTTTACTTCTCCATTGCTGACCCTGATAAACATAATCCTGGGAATTTGGTGCTCTGAATGTATATCCAACTGGTATCTGTACTGATTTAGTTACTTCAGGGGTGATAGCATCTTCCCATTCGCCTGTGTTAACATTGTATTTCAAGCGTTGTTTGATTACATTAGGATTGGTGTCGTGCTTTTGTTGGGGGATATTTGTGACTTTTCGGTACGGATATTTGTCTCTTACATAACGCCAAAAGAATTTACCAGAACTTTCAGCTTTTATCATATTACGCATAATACCTTCTGGTACATCATCATATTCATATATGTCACCATTATTGAATGTAATATAAGCGTCTTTTCCGTTATGTTCGATTGTTTTTATATGTGAAGATTCGACGTCCGTTGGAGCAATAGCTTCCATTATAGTATTATATAATTCATTGTAATTCATGAATAAAAAACTCCAAGGTTACTTTCGAGTATTTATCTCTTAGTAATCCTTGGAGTTTTTATTATCAATCTTCTGGATAGTCCTGACGAATTAGATTTTCCAGTGTTTCCAGTGCTGCATCATAATGACGTTCATTCAGTGCTGGAATTTTATCATATTTAAGATACTGCTTTAGTTGTGCATTAGCATTATCAATCATAGCTGCAAATGTAATACACATTTCATCGGTATAAGTACCAACCTTGAACATATGTGCATCTGAATTACATGAATTAATAACATCCAATGCTTCTTCTTCAGTCATATTAAAGATTTCATAACAAATCATTGCAACGAATTGTGCAGATGTTTTGTTATCATCAAGCAACACAAAATCAAACATTGGTACTTGTAGTTTGTTCTTCTCTGGATGTTCTTCCAGAAATTTATTAAGACCATTGAGTAGCACTGAATTGTCTACTTTAGAATGATCGGACTGAATATTTTTTACATATGGTGTAATATCATTATCACCTGCAATATAATATACAGAATCTTTATATGATGCTTTCACTACACTGAACTGTTTTAGTGAAAACACCTGTTGATTGACGAGTTCTTTCATTAGTATTTCCTTTATTTATTTTACAGTACTTTTGACAGTGCATGTTACTTTTTTGCCCTGATATTCGACTTTTTGGATAAAGTCTACTTCACCAAGACGTTTCACAAAAGCATTCATCGCATCAATATTTTGTTTAACTAATTGAGGTGTATTTCCACGACCAACGGTTTTCATAACAATTAATACATTTTTACCTTCTGATAAAAACTTAGTAGCAGATTTAGCCTTAACGATCAAATCATTATCCTGAGTACCGAAAGTGAATTGAATCTCCTTAGTACTGATAACATTCTGACGCTGTTTTTTCAGAGATGCTTTTTCTGATTGTTTGAGTTCGTATTTGTATTTGTTAAGGTCTACAATTTTAACTACAGGCACATCCCCATTATTTACAACCACAATATCAAGACCCAAATTATCGGCTTCCTGACGTGCTTTAGCAATTGCCATTACTTCACTAGAACCGTCCATTACTAAACGAACAGTTTTAGCAATAATTTTGTCATTGGCAATAATTTCTTTCATGTATTATACTACTCCGTTTTTTATTGGTAAGATTGTATTATATGTTATTTTAAAACATTAGTAAAGCATTATTTTTTAGCATCAGAATAGTATGATGCAATTTTTTTGATTTCAACTAAGCCTTGTTTTACTGCATAGCCTAGTTGACGTGCTTTCACCGTTGGAGCATTTTCAATAAAATGCTCAATATCATAGATTACTTTATCAAAGAATTGTTCATCTTCAATAATGCGATCATAGAATTTTTTATCCTGCATGTCAAGACTCCAATTGAAAAATTATAATTTTACATATTCTACAGTAACTAATACTTCACTTCCTGGAACATCAAGTTCCACGATACTGATTTCACGATAATCAACCTCAGTGGTTGTTAGTGGACTTGTAGTGCGATTGGTGGTTTTTTGAACTTGTACTTGTTCACCAACCAGATCTTTAGCCAGGGCGTCGATTAGAAGTTGTTCAATAACACTTGCTGCGGCAGCGGTGCGTTTGTCTTCAGTATCCAAGGCTGCACGTGCGGCATCACTTAGAGTACTAAGGAACGGTTCATAACTTACGTATCCAATGTGCAGTACTGGTGTATCTGGAATAACAGCACAAGTACCAGCAGTAGTTGGTTCAAATGTAGCATACACAGGAATCATTAGAGATGCCAGTTGAATATTGAAATAACGCATACGAACATACGCCTTACTTTTCTCAACAGTTTGTGCATCACTTGGTGGTTTAGTAGCATCACCTACTACATCTTCGAAATCGGTATATTGATAATATAGTTTATCATCCAGTACTTTACCTGGTACTGTAATTTTAAAAACATGCATTTGGTTATTCATTTTGTTCTCCAAAACATAGAGTTCTTTTTGTTATTTATTTTAATAGTAATCATTCTGTCTTAACATTACACTATATCTGGGACGTGTCATTGCAGTATAAAGAATTCGACATTTCATATCATTGTTTGGGATTCTCTCAATGAAATCAGTATCAAACCAAATATTATCGAATGTACTACCCTGTGATTTGTGGACAGTTGTTGCGTATGGGTAATTAATGATATGCATTTTATTGCGAATGATATAATAATCCTGCCATACATATGGTCGTTTTGTCAATGGATTAAAAACTTTCTTTTCAATCTTTCTTACCATATCCTGTAAATGATCTTCCATTGCCGCACGTGATGAAGGACCAACTCCGTAAATGAAACTACCATTAAGTAACTGAAACTGCCAACAATCAATACCCATAAATGATTCTTTTCTCACTCTTGGACACTGAATAATTTGTTGAACAGAATATGGACTATTTTCGGTAATACTCTCAAATACAATAGGTTCCCCTTTTACGAATTCATCAAGTACATCATATAATTGATTTCTGATATACATGTTTGCAATATTAACTCTCATATTCGTATATGCAAGGATTTTATTTTCATTCACGAAATCAAAAATTTTATTACTATTACCTTTGTTTTCAATAATAAAATCCTTATATACATTCAGAAATAAATCTTCATCATCAATGGGTGTGATAGTATCATGACCTTTTGTGTTATTGACCATAATATGCATTGGATCTTTATTGGTACCGATGCATTCTCTGATAGCAGTAGCGACTGATAGTACTGGATTGTCCATTGCCTGACGTAGTACTTCAGTTAATGTATACTGTACTGAAACATCAAAGGTTGGGGATAATTTTTCTTTACCAATAACTTCAGCTTCTACTGGTGGTAACTGACATTTATCGCCAATGTATAACACTGCCCTTCGTACACGATGTAATTGATTCTGTATATGGAAATATAATTCTTCTGAAATCATAGAACATTCGTCCACGATAAGAACATCAACGTTGGTTGTTGATAATTTACTATGTGGATCGTGCTTCAGTACTTGATGATTTTTTTCCTGTACCAATTTAAGCCCAAGAAAAGAATGAATAGTACTTACCTTTGCATCTTCTTTTGTAATCCCTGCTTGGTTGATAAGCATATTTTGAATTACGGAATTTGCTTTGTGTGTAGGAGAAGTTACCGCAATATTATAATCTTTATAAAGTAATTTAATAATTTCAGCAGTGGTGAACGTTTTACCAGTACCAGCAGGTGCAGAAAGAACAGCTTCAGTCCTACCTGGATAATTATCAACTCTATCCAAAAAATCATCAAGTATAACTTTCTGATCTGCGGTGGGTTTTAATTTTGTAGTTTCTTTTTTTATTGACATTATTCTTCCTTGAGTATATGATACTAAGTTTTCCTTAACTTGTAAGTGTAAGTATGTTTTCCAGCAGTTTGTTTATAATAAGCATCACCACTGTCTAATGCATCTTTTAATCTTTGTGCAAATGGTTTTAACTTCCCTTTATACTTAGTTCTAATAGCTTTATCATGATATTGTTTGCCATTGTGGATTATAACTTTAGCACCTTTTTTAAATCCATTATATTCAAAATTAGATGCTTTATAAATTATACCACTATGACCATATTCTTGATCTGCATAACTAACAACCACCTTTATTTGCGTGTTCTTTTTAAGCCATTTTAGTGTTTTACCAATAAAAAAACTTTCAGTGTTTTTTGGTGTATCATCAATACAGCATAATCTACGCAACTCAATACAATCTTCTTCTCTATCAACAAATCTTTTGTATTGGTTAGCCATAGCCATTTTTCCATAAAACATAGCACCAATTATTTCATTATTATATGTTAATTTGAAACAATAATCAGTTATACAACCATTAATATTTTTAGAATAATGATGTTCTTCAATGAATGAAGAAATTTCACCACGCTCACATAAACGAACTTCCATATCCTTTATCTTCATTGATATGAATCCACGTAATCATCATAATCTGGATTTGGGTTGCATTTATAATAATCCACCATAATACCATCATCAAGTGTTTTACAACTTTCACGTTCAATAATCACACGCTTATCAATAGTGAAGTCAAAAAAGCAATCACATACAAATTCTTTGGGAATTATACTATGTACGATTTCATCTACATGAGGCAAACTCATTTTATAAATTGATGCACCGCCAATAATAACACAATCAGGGTTATTACGAATAATACTTTCTAAATTATCTTCATCCAGAAATAAGACGTTGGTTTGATCATACATATCACGATCTTCATATGCACGATTAACAAGCACAATATTAAGTCTTTTTGACAATGGTTTATTTGGTAGGGATTTCCATGTATTATATCCCATCACAACAGTTTTATTCAAAGTTTCTTCTTTGAAGTGTTTAAAATCTTCACTGCTATGCCACGGAATTGTATTTTTATATCCTATACCGTAATTTTTATCTGTACATAAAATAATTTTAGCCATTAAATAATTTCTCCATTTTATATGATTCGATAAGTCTAATAATAACATTAAATAATACAAAGCCCAATGCAATATAACTATGTAAAAATACAAATATTAGTACCAAGTGTATTATATTAGAACACACGATATTACTTTTAGTTAATTTTGGATTATCATCTTTGAGTTCTGATAAAAAGACATAAAAATCATTATTCTTTTTTGTTAATTCAGTACTGAAAATTATAGATAATGATCTCATAATCATAAACACTGAACTTAAAATATAAACAACAATTGCAGTAGTACTAAATCCTGAAGTTATCAGTACTAATAATATATTAATCCATAGAAAGTATAAAATTATCATATTAAGAATTATCTCATGGTAAAATTAGTTTTTGGGTAAATACTCTATATAGTCTACTCATGGGGATTGAGATATGAATATCAATTTTGATAGTGAAAATATTAATAAACTCCTTGATATGATCACGAAATGGAAGACTTCTAAAATAATTACAGTGTTTTTTTGCTTGGTTATTGGTTTTATTATATATAGTACAGCAGATTCTTGGACATTATATATCAATAATACATTAAACAATCCCAATAAACATGAAGAACTAGGAAATTCTACGAAGTATACTATAAAGAAAGAAAATAAAGATACTATTGATAAAGGGCTAACTAAAGCAATCAATGCTTATCCAAATGATATATCTATGATATTAGTTTATAAGTATGTTCCTGAAAATACACAATTTTCAGAAAGACGTATTTTAGTTACCTATAAGGTTAATCCACCAAATAAAGACGATATTAGTGTCTACCATTTAGATAACTTGCCACTAAGTTCATTTCTTGCAGAAACTAATAAATTATGGAATAATCACATATATTATGTTGAAATAAAAAAAATATACACAGAGTATTTGAAAGATAGTAACGAGACACGAAACGAATATACATCTCAGATTAACTATCCTGCATTAGTTAATGATGGAAATGTTTATCTTGTTTCTGCTCCTGTTAAATTTGCAACAATAACTGGGTATATTGCTGTATATTTCAAAAGAGTTCCTAAAGATGAAGCTGAAGTTGAGCAATTCAACAACATAGCACAAAATATTGCGAATGATGTTGGTTATTATTTGGAATATTAAGGAGGTAAACTTATGCTCAGCACAAAACATGGTCTATCAAAGCTTTGTATTATAGCGTTTTTCGTTACTATACTCTCTTTAATGATTTACAATAAAGATACAATAACTGATTTTTTGGTTAATCAAATAGTTCCGCATATTCAAGAGAATGCTTTTCCATATAGTTATCATATCAACAGGATTGATACCAATATGCAAGAAATTATAAATCTTGATGATTCAGTACAATATATAGTTGTATATAAATTTAACAAAGATAAAAATACAAAAATAATAGTATCACAAGAAGGGATAGCATTTAAAAACCGTTATCCAGAAAGAAAGATAAGTAATTATATGTATTTGATTGACAAGAAAAATAATACTTTTCAAGAATTACTTTTAAACAAAGTACATTTTGAAAATATCTATACTTCAAACAACGAATGTAGTCAAAATTATGATCCGAAAAACTTCACATGTGCTTATGTTAAAAGCACAAGGGTCACATATGATACTGTTATCACTATTCCTATTTTGGACACCAAAGGGTATGAAATCGTAGGATATACAATGATTACAGTTGATAAACCTTGTAATAAATTCGAAGTTGAATTACTTGTCAATAAAATCAAAGATCAAATGCAGTTCATTGGTACTGAATTAAATAAACTATAAGGAGGACAACGGTCCTCCTTTTTTATTAAGCATATTTTGATAGATCTGGCTCAAAGAAATTTTTACCCTTGAGTCCTTTTCCATCCTTACCACGTTTGATAATGAATACATTACCATTTTGTTCAACATATGCATCACGATAATTGTCAAGTTGTTCTCGTGATTTCATTGGGTCAGAAATAGTTTCTGCTTCTAACATACGCCAAGAAATACTGTGTTCTGCTTCTTCTTGAGAAGTACAGAACTTACTCATATTACTACGATGAACTTCATCGAATGCATTAACGATATCCATATTAGAACGTTCAGCAAATTGTGCACATGCTGATATGATAATGTTCAGACCACCAGCAATAGCAGTACTGTCACCATATTCAACCCCACGTTTATACTTATCAAAACCATCAGTTATAATCTTAGTTAATGACACCGCTTCATGTTTGTACAGTAAACGTGCTTTACCGCGAGTTTCATCTAATTCAACAAACATATCATGTGGTAGAACATCAACAGTACCGAATGTAGCAATAGCACCATAGGTTACATAAAGAATATCACAGAGTGCATCCAGAATCCCAGTAGTATTATCAGCATTAATTGAATCAATCAATTCATTACGACCGAAGATTTCTTCATTAATTAGATTAGTTCTTAGATCAGAAATTTTAGTACTTTGGAATGTTCTGGTGACATTGACTTCTTGATTACAAACTTTCATGAATTCAATTACTTGTTGCAGTTGTTTTTGTACTACTGTCATTACCATTCTCCATAATATGCATCACCGTACTGAACGGTGATTTTATCAACACTAGCAAACTCCATTTCGATATTACTCAGTTCGCGTAGTAAGTTATTTGTATATTGTTTTGTTTCTGATTCGATATCAGTTGGTGTATTTGTTTCAATAATAATAGAAAAACCTTTTTCAGTTGAAGAAACAAAGGAATTATCATCCAGTTCATAGATTAGATCAAGACACTTATTCATAATATCCTGATGTAAATCAAATAATTTCACAGGAATCAATACATTGATCAATGTACGTGCATAAGTGCCGAGATGCATCTTTTTCAAAGTTCTCTGTGAACGATAAGTTTTCTTTGGAAAATTTTCTTTAACTTTTTCAAAAGTATATTGCATCTTGGGTACCTCTTTTTATTTTCGGTTAATACGACGAGAATTACGTTGTACTTTATTTTTAGCTCGGCGTTGTGCTTTGATCTTTTTGTTATGTTCTTGTTTCTGATCTTTGATGTTGTAGTACTTAGTCAGTTGAGCAATGATATCACGAGATTTTGCCAGATCTTCTTCTGACAATTCATAACCAATTTCTTCTTGTGCTGCTTCGATGTTGTTTTCTACCATTTCATTTAGAGCTTCTTTGTTTAGTTCGTTCATTTGTTTGTTTCCTTAGTGTTGGTGTTTTATCAAGTTTATTATATCACATGAATTTGTGTCTGTTCAAAAATTTTATCGTTTCATCGCTTTGAATAAAAGAATATGCTCCTGCACCAGTCGAGTGCCATCTGATAGCTCAATCCCGTTATCAAACACATCAACAACGGTGCCTAAAATTTCAAACCCACCTTGCATTACGAATTTGTATTCAACCCCGTAATCAATAGTAAAAACATCTTTTGTAATATGATTTATTTCATCCATAATTTATACCTTATAAAAAATTCAGTACTTAATCAGTACTGAATTTTGTATTTTATAGTTTAAATGTACTGAACGTGTTTTCTGTAATATCGGCTTTGATACCACCAATTACATAGGAACTAATTTCAGTTTCTTGTGGTGCAACCTGCACACCCGCACTACTAATCCAATGTTCCATCCATGGGAGTGGGCTATTTTTCGTTACAGCATATGGACACTTAATTCCAACTGCTGCCATACGTTTAGATCCAATCCAGCGAACATACTGTTTTAGTATTTCAGCATTAAGACCGATAATAGAACCATCTTTAAATAGATAATCAGCCCAGTCTTCTTCTTGCTTAATAGCATCCAGGAACATACTCTGGACTTCATCATAGCATTCTTCAGAAATTTTAACAAAGTCTGGATCTTCTTTTTTCAACAAACGAAGCATCATTTGAGTTGCTGCTAAATGGAGAGACTCATCCCTCGCAATTAGTCTAATGATCTTGGCATTACCTTCCATGATTTTATTTTCACCAAATGCAAAGGATGCAGCGAATGAGACATAAAATCGTATACCCTCCAATACGTTAATGGAATTTAAGCACAACCACAGTTTCTTTTTCAGTTCATACATGTCAATAACAAGTTCTTTACCATTGATAGTATGTGTGCCAACACCAAGCATACGATACCAAGTACCGTATTCTTCTAAATCATCATAGTACTTAGATACGTCAACGGCACAATCCAGAATTTCAGGAATATCAAGCATAGTATCAAATACTTCAGATGGATTGGTGTAGATGTTACGAATAATATGAGTATATGATTTACTATGAATTGCACCTTCAAAGAACGCCCAAGTTTCAATAAAATTTTCTACTTCCGGTAACGAAGCCAGTGGTAGAAGTACCGTGTTTGGACCACGGCCCTGTACTGAATCAAGTAGTATCTGACGTTTGAGGTTGGAAGTGAAAATATGCTTTTCCGCTTCAGATAATTTAGTAAAATCAATTTTGTCTTTATTTACGTCAACTTCACCGGGACTCCAGAAAAATCCTTTTTGTTGTTCGGTTAATTTCTCAATGGTAGAATACTTGTTAGTTTCAAAGCGTTGGATATCTACCGCTTCATCAAAAAACATATTCTTTTCTAAATGTGATTTTGTATTTTTTTGAAACACTGACATTTGTTACATTCCTTTGTTTTATAGAATAAAAATCCCACTTAATTGTGGGATTTATTATATTATTATTTGTATTCGAAAGTAAAAACCGTTATATGGTGTTTAGCTTTTTACTATTGATATTAATTTGTGATATTTTTAGTAATTAATATATTACAATTTACAACTCTCACAATCATCTTCTGGTAGCTCAGGCAAAACAATATCATTTTTTGTTAATTTATTTTTTTCTTCCATATATTTGTCAATATCAACTTCAGAAGCATTGTCCAACACGTTATGATAGTATAGTTGTTTTGTGTTAAGTTTATAAGCCATTAGAAGTTCTGTTAACAGTACTGACATTGGCACTTTTCCATCTTGGAACTTTTCAGGATTATAACTCGTATTAGTACTTATACCTTGATCCATATATTTCTGCATAACGCCGCACACCTGAAGATAACCAATATTATCAGATTGTTCCCATAGTAGGTCATATTTGTTCTTTAATTTTGAAATTTCAGGTACAACTTGTTTAAGAACACCATCTTTAGAAGTTTTTACTGTTACAAGAGAACGAATCTTTTCAATACCAGCAGTACTATTACTGATTTGTGATGATGTTTCTCCTGGCATATTTGCATGTAATGTAGCATTACGAATACCATACACCATCATTTCTTCACGTAGGGAATCCCAATCTTGTTTTAATTCATATGGTGCAATTTCATTGATATATGAATCTGATTTATAAGTGTCATGTGGGAATAAACCCAGTGAGTACTTAGTATTCTTAAATCCATCACAATGCCCTTTTTCTTTTGCAAGGTTTACGGATGCTTTAATCAAATAATAAGACCACGCTTCTGACCATTCGTTAATAGTGTTCAATGCGTTTGTATCGTATTTTAAGCCACGTTTAGCCAGGAAATAGGCTAGGCTCATAATACCAACACCAAGTGGTCTGTAGAGCTTTGTAGCTCGTTCAGCATGTAGTACTGGATAATCCTGATAATCAAGAATAGCATCCAGGGCACGGACAGCCAAATCACACGCTTCTTCCATATCTTCGGGTTTGTCAAAATTACCCCAGTTAATAGCACTCAAAGTACATAGGCTAATAAGACCTTCACCATTATTAATATCTTCAAATGGAACAGATGGTAAATCAATTTCCTGACACAAATTACTTTGCTCAATTGGTGCAATTTCTGGAATAAATGAACCATGCTCATTGGCATTATCAATATTCTGAATATAAATGCGGCCAGTTTCTGCACGCTCTTGTATTAGATGACTAAATGCTTCAATCGCTGGCATAGTTTTCCTACGAATAGTTTCATCGAGTTCATACTTAATATACAGACGTTCAAATTCTTCTTGATCAGCACAAAATGCATCATATAGATCAGGAACATCATGTGGGCTAAAGAATGTAATGTCTTTTCCATCAATCAATCGTTGATATAATGTCTTATTGATTTGGAAGCAATAGTCCAGTTGTCTTACTCGGTTAAATTCAGTTCCTTTATTATTTTTCAGTACTACAATATTTTCAAATTCCAAATGCCACATTGGAAAATGTACGGTTGCTGCCCCGCCTCTTACACCTCCCTGGGAACAGCTTTTGACAGTTTTTGCTAATGCAGATAAGAATGGTACTACACCAGTATGTACTGCATCGCCATCACGAATTGCAGAATCAATTGCACGAATACGTCCCATATTAACACCAAGCCCTGCTTTACGTGAAATATAACGCAGGATTGCATGATTACTGGAACCAATACTATCAAGACTATCGCCAACATTCAGTACTACACAACTTGAGAACTGACGTGTATTAGTGCGAAGACCGGACATAATCGGAGTTGGTAAACTAATATCAAAAGTACTAATAGCATCATAGAACTTCTTAACATATGACAAACGAATTTCAGTACTGTATTCAGAGAAAATCGTAGCAGCGATAGTCATATAAGCCATTTGTGGTGTTTCATAAATTTCTTTAGTTACACGGTTTTTACACAGATACTTACCTTGCCATTGACTCATTGCAACAAAAGTAAATTTATCATCACGTTTGTGTTTAATGCATTTCCCGAGTTCTTCGATTTCTGCTGAATTATATTTTTCCAGAATGATAGGATCGTATATACCTTTTTGAACCATGTTATTTACATATTCTCCGTAAGGAATTGGTTCATACTGACCATAAACTTCTTTACGAATACTATAATTCAAAAGACGACCCGCTACGTATTGATAATTTGGAGTATCTTCAGAAATAAGCTCTGATGAACTTTTAATTAGGATATCATGAATTACAGAAGTTTTAATTCCTTCATGAAATTGCAATTTAGCACGAATTTCAATTTCGGACACAGACACACCAGAAATACCTTCACATGCAAAAAATAAAATCTGGTGAATTTTATCAAGGTCGAGTGGTTCTTTTGATCCATCACGTTTAATAACGTTAATCATTTTACATCCTTTTAAGTGTTTTTATTGTTTTTAATTATTTTAGGGGATAAAAAGGCTGGGAGCCTTTTACGGTTTATCCCAGCCTCTATATACGAATTCTATACTATAATCACTTTCCGTGTCATTATTAGTGATAGTGAATACCATCAATTTAGTACTTTCATCGAATGTTGCATCCGAGAAAGTCAATGAAATGATACCCTCTTCTTGAGTTGTATTATTAAATTGTGCCAGTAGTGTTTTTGAATCATTACACAACATTTGTACATTACCACTTTCCAGAATACTGGAAGTATCGTTATATGCCATATAATCAAGAAACACTCTATTATCACTTTGAATTGAAATTTGCGTACTACCACCCTTCGGTACAGAGAATACATACGGTCGGTTTACAATATTAGAAACAACCTGCCATGGTGTAAACTCCGTAATAATTTCTACATTTTCTTTCCCACTATTTGGTGCATTGTCCCAATTACGACCTGCTACTAAACTTGCAGGATCAGATGAGGATGGTAAACCAACGAACATACGACCTACGTCAGTACTGAATCCTAGTTGTCCTTTTTCCAACGCATCCGGTAAATCACGCTGTTTACCTGTTCTGATTTGTTGTAAAGCGATTTGTTGTTGAGCCATATTAAACCCTTAATCAAAGTTCGTTATAGGATTATTTAGTTTTTTCTTCTGCTGATTTTACTTCTGCAATTCGTGCATTAATTAGGTCATTAATAGTCACACTATCAACAGCAGACATAATAGCAGAAGGAACGGTGTCTTTCAGGTGTTTAACATATTTTGCAATTGTACGGAGTTCTTTTTGTTGAAGGGCATCTTTGATGATATCCAAATCTTCTTTGTTCGGAGCAGTATGTTTAATTACAATTACATCATCAGGAATTTCTTCAAGTTGTTCTTGTTTAATATTATCCAGGACTTCATTTTGTTCATCGGTGTTTTTTACATATTCGATAATATCTGAAGTTTTTACTTCCACGTCTGGGTTATATCTCTTATCAAAGATTTCCTTTTCGATTTCTTCTAGTTTTGGGGAACCTTTTTCTTTATAAGAAATAATACCCTCAATAATCTGACGAGATAGAGGAAGAGATTTGATTTCTTTATCGCTTTTCTTGATTACTTCATTGATATCGTAACCTTTACCTTCCAGTACTTTAATAATATAAATGTATACGTTGTCTTTCATTGTTACTCCAGTTTGCTAATTTAATTTATAATTTGCCCATTCATTATATAATATTGCTCTACTCTAGAAATCCACATTTGTACGGCTTCATCAAAATCATCACCTTCAATTATAAATTCCTGATATTGTAAATTTTGAGGATCTTCTCTTACACAAACAAATATTACACCACGTCGTATATCAGTTCCATACATATAGTTATGAGCCAACGCATATGCGGCAATTTGTAAACGGTAATTTTCAATATGATTCCATGTTTTCTTTTTTCTAGAATTTTTGTAATCCATGATGGTTGGAATTCCGTCATGAATTCCAACCAAATCTGTTGTTCCAGCCCATAGACCTTCATAGTACAGTGGTACTTCCTGACCCCATACTTCATTAATTTTAGGCCACGCTTCTTCTTGAATTTTATCAGCCATTTTTCTTGCTAATACACGTACTGGCATACCACCTTCATGATCTGGCTTAGAATTTAATCTATTTTCTAAATTTTCATGCATAAAGGTACCAATTGTCGTTGCTTCCAGTGTGATAGCATTGGCTTTTTCTTCTCCCACAAATTCACGCCATTTTTTCAATCCTTCATCATTGGATGTGGCACTTAGAATTGTAGTTACCGATGGCAGATTTCCGGTTGGGGTAGAATAAAGGCGACCCTGAGAGCCGCCTTCAATTCTTTTATAATCAACATAAGAATATCTGCTAATAATAGGTGGAACAAACATTCCCTTGTTACTCCATAATTATAGCTTATTTTTGTCTTTTTGTTCAAAAATTTTATAGTGATTTCATACTGTCGGTGGCTGCTTTACCAGCCATATCTTGTACTTTTTGTTCAGAACTTTCTTCTGAATTAGGTTGCTTAAAGTCAGTACTGGTATCAGTTCCTGAAAATTGTACTCTATCAGAATTTGCATCCTGAACAAATGGCAACGAATTTAAAATATCCATCATCACATTATAAGGAACATCAATACCAGTCCTTTTCTTAATTTCATTAACCAATGACTGAATACCAACCTCTTCCCTACCAGATGCAACTAGTGATAATGCAATACTGGTGATCATATTGCGAATATCTTTTGGTGGTGCATCTTCTGTGATTTTTACAATATCACGAAATTTCATAATTAACCTTATTTTTTCTCGAACCCAAGTACTTTTTTGACTTTAGATTCATTTTCTTTGAGCCATTTTTCAGCTTCTTTATGAGTACTGAAATATTTTGTACCAATAGTACCTTTAGTACTTTCCATTTTGATACCAACTTGGGTATATTGTACAGATTCTTTCATTGCACGATCTTCCGGTACAGGTTCTTCAATATCATCAAAGGAAGCATCAGATTCCATATCAAAAGTTGGGGTTTCCTCATCAACAGTTAGATCATCATCAATACCGATATCCGCCACATCTGGATTATCAGCTACATCACCAGTAAGTTTAAGAGTTTCGTTAGTGATCTGGTCTTTAGCATCCATAACTACATCTGCTGCATGTTGAAGGATGTTTTTAACTCTGGACTGAAATTCTTCGGCCACTTCAATACCTTCTTCTGCTTTAATACGATCAACAATTGGACCGAGAACGTCAACGCTGTAGTTCATCAACTGCTCAGAAGCACGTTGTAGTTTATCGGCAATACCAGATTTGATTGCGAGAACCACTTCCAGTTTTTCAATATTACTTTCATTAATCTGCATGAACTTCAGTGCTTCTACACGATTTTCAGCTTCCATGATTTTTTTAATGTCAGACATTTTATATATTCCTTATAAGTTATATGTAATATTTAGTGAATTTAAAATTACCACAATCAAATATTTTGTTATATTTAAGTACAGTGGTACATATTTGATATTCTGATAAATTTTCATCATATCCCTGATTGACTAGTTTTTTCTTTTGACATTGATGCCTTGAAATTCTACCAGTACTTGATTTGTAATAAAAATAACCAGGTTCAGTTAATCCATTATATGTAAAACCAAGTTTAATATATAAATCACCCGTACTCCAACACGCATCTGCATAAGAAATCAACGACACTGGTTTGTATTTCTTCTCAAAGTACTTTAATAATTTAGATGCACCGCCAACGACTGTACTTTTTGAACAATATCGTATCAATTCATACTGAACAGTTTTATCAAATCTGGATTTTCCAAATGTCATAACTGCATATAATTCATTTTCGTAATATAAACCAATTCTAATAGATGATGAACTAGAACCTTGGATATGGTATGTATTAATAAAATTATCACATTCTTTTTTATTGATTTCTTTTATTTTACATTTTCTTGCATATATAGTACTGGAGCATTTTAATACATTCATCAAACGAAATTTAACCAAATCTTGTTTGGTATTCCATTCATCTTCCCATATCTGTATTAAGTGAATGCCATGTTCTTTACATTCCAGCATTTTGTTTTGATGATACAGTCGTTCTTTGTATTCAGTACTATGCCAGTACATACCATTAATTTCTATTGCAACATTCAAGTCAGGTATAAAAATATCCAATTCCATAGTACTTTTTAAAACAGAGCGTGTATTCGTTACACATTCAATACCAAGATTTTCTATAAAATTTAATATCTCTTTGTGTTGTGTGCTTATATGAACGGGAGTGCATTCATTACATATAATTTTATAATTACTACATGAATAAAATAAACCATGTGTATTACACCAGTATGGCATTTTGTTATATGTATCCAAACCAATTAAATCACTAATATCAAACAAAGGAATAAAATTAGTAAATTCAAGTTTTGAATTTATACTATCCATTCTCTGTGTGGCAGATTTAATCAATACCTTTAGTTTTATATCACCATTCTGCATAGAATGTTCATGACCATATAATTTCTTCTGGGTATTTTTTCTTTTTTGTACAATTAATGGAGATGAACCGGGATTTTCATATCCATAATTTTTAATATTAGTTTCTTTAATTTTTTGTTGTATATCTGGATTACTCAATGGACATGAATATCCAGTTTTATTATAATAAGTACTGAATGATTTGTTTGAAATTATTTTATTATAATTAGTACCGTATTTTCGTATTTTAGTTTCATGTACTTTTGTTTTCACATCATTTCGCTGAAAAGGGTGTTCAACATTGTACTGATTTAGACAGTTTTCTTTTGTGGATTTGTTTTTCTTTTCTCGCCAGTGATTATTGCACTTCTCACAATAAGTGTTTTTATTGGGTTTGACACCCAATGAACAATATCTATCATACTGACCATTAAAATACTTACATTTTCTACCACATACTGCATACGGTGGTTCTTCTTGATTGATAATCAGTTTTAATGCTTCTGATAATAAAAAATCACTACTTGGATAGACTCTGAGTACCGCGTTTTTTAAATGCTCCCTTCCAGAAGCATTTATTGAGGTATGCCATGATTTACTATTTTTGTTACTTAGTAATGAACGAATTTCATTAAATAGATTTTCTGTTTCTGTATCTAAATTTTTCAGATATTTTTTCATTTCATTCCCTTGAAGTACTATTTAATGTAGCCTTCAGTTTTTAGAAAATCCAGTACACGTTTTTTCAGTTTATATGCTTCATTTTTCTTTTCGGCAATTTTTACATCCAATTCTTTTGCATCATCATAACGAGCTTCATTTAGTACCACAAGACGTTCTTTTGATACTTTTATGACCTCATTCATAACTGAAGTAAATTGAATACCACTGCTGATTATACCAAGAATTTTTGGATCAGTTAACATTCTACCTTCATTTAAAAGATTTACTAAAGTTAAAGCGGCTTCGTGCATTAAAATGTTATTCATAATAATTTGGTCATTTGAATTACATTTAATACTATAGACTTTAGTACTTTTAGTACCTGGATAGTGATCTTCAACTAAATCCCATTTTTTAGTATTTTTTGGTTTTTGAATAACAGGTTCAGTATAGTACTGTTCTGGGATAGTGGGTTGTACTACATTAACTGGAATACCATTTTCATCCAGTGAATAAGTACCTTGTACACCTTCTGTAATATAATCATAACCATAATCAGGTGCTGTGCTTACCGGTGGTGGGATATCATTTTTATCATAAAAACCAATATCATACAAGTCAGTAAGTAAATCAGAAATTTCTGATTTAGCCTTCTTATTTTGTTCATAATCATCAGAATAATAACTCATATAACTTCCTTTAATTACATTGTATTATTTTACTGTATATATATTATCTTCAGTTTTATCAAGAACACCCCTTGATACCAGTTTATTGGCGAGTTCTTGATAATATTCAGGAAGAGATTCTTCGTGAATTTTTTTTCTAGCTTTAATTTTTCTATATAATGAGTACTCTTCATTACTAAGGATAATACTATAACCATTGTCGGTTTTTATAGATCTCATTTTCTATTATCCATTCGATTACATAAATCAATTATATCGTTAACAATTTCATCATTCTGTTCAAATTTAGAATTTCCTAATGGGCTTTCTTCTCCACTGAAATCATCTTCAAATGGAACGTCCTGTACTGAATGAATAAACTCACCCATACCAGGAGCAGTATAAGTAACTGGCGATGGCGTTCCACTTTGTTCAGGTGCTGGCTGAGCAACATTTTTAGTTTCTGCATTAATCTCTTGTACAGATTTTTCTTCTGTGCAGATCTTATCAATGTCATCCATTAGTTTTCTTGATTCCTGAACTGGGGTGACGTCATCTAGACCAAATATATTAACCTGATTTGGTTTAGAACCACTTTTAGTAACAACCAATGTCTGTTGTGGTGTTTGTCCAACATCAATACCAACAAGGGGTTCAATTTCATCTGTACCAGATTGTTGACCAGGAACAGATACTTTCATATTACCCGTACCTTTTTGCAATTCTGCTTGTTTAACTTTAGCCTGTGTCTGTGGATTAATTTGTTGTTGTTGCTGTTGTAGATTTTGTTGTGCAATATTACTAGTTTTTAACGCATTAAGCTGTGTAGCATTCTGTGTTATATCTTCATACACTAATGCTTTTAATTCCTGAGTACTAAATTCTGAAATATCACCATATGTACTGAATTTTGAATACGCTTCTTTTAATTCTTTAATACTATAATTATCAATTTCTTTTAGTTTTGAATTTTCGGTTACGTATTTAAGTACATATGTTGGACTAAAATATTCAAAACTTTCACTCATACGTGCTTTATATTTTTGAAGAATTTTAAAAATTTCTTGATTATTGTTAGAGTCGATAGCCGAATTCAATTCCACGAAATCACCAGCATCCATATTATCAAGTACAGTAGAAACATCAATATTCATTCCCTGAGAATCAGCAAATTTTTGTAATTCTTGTGATGTTTGTTGAATATCCATTTTAATTCCTTTTGTAAAAAGATCTTTCAATTATTTATTTTAATAAAAAGTCTGCTTAATAATACTGATATTCCTGTTAGTATTCATTGTCTGGAATTTAGTAATTCTGGTATTATTAACTACAGTAGGCAATACCAATGGAACACCATTAATTTTCAATGTCACATCATTTGTTAATGCGAACTTAAAAGTACTCACAACACATTTTCCCCACACAGATGGTAAATTGTAAAATTCAGCATTACTATCTTTTGATAAATCTACTTCAGTTTTTACAATACTTACCATCATAGGATAATCATGTATAGTAATTGTTTCTACCAGCCTTGATAAATTCATAGCACCAGTGAACTTTCCATTTGATATAGTAGGAGTACTACCATCACCAATATCAACAACTGTATTGATTGTATAGAAAGTATATGGTTTCATTTTTTATCCTTCTTTTTATATTCTTTCATTCCAAAGAAATTAGTCTTGGGAAGTCTGGTGACTAGCGGATAATGTAATCCGTTGGTAGTGGAAGCAATAGATCCAGATGATGTACTTCCAGAACTGGCATTTTCATTTATAGTTTTTTTCATATTTCAAATTCCCAGTAGTGTATATTTTATTGAACTTATACAAACCGATAGTTATATCATCTTCTGTTAAATTAGGCAAAAGTGATGGGTCGTTTTTGTGAAGATACCGAACCAAATAATACAATACAAGTTTGATCTCTTTTTGTTCTTGAATCGGTACCTGTGCACAATGGATTTGTATATCCTGTTTTTTCAATGAAATTCTGTTTATAGTTTTCTCTAATTTCAGTACTTTTCATTGGATTTTCTACACCATATTTTTTGGTACAACTTTCTTTGTACTTCTCTTGCATTATATTTTTATAATAATTATGACACAGAGGGCAAGTTTCTTCCTTTCTGTTTTTATAACTATTACAATACTTGGATGGTTTAGTTGAGGTTATTTTACATTCAGCCCCACATGGTGCATATACAACATCCGTTAAACCATTTTCTATACAATACAATACCATCACTGCATTTTTCGTTTGAATCCAAAAAAGTCATTTTCCTGAATATATTTCAGTTTGCGTGGTTTGGTTAATTTTTCAAATTTGGACTTGTCAAAAATCATCAATTATCCTTATTCTTTCTGGATTCATCGAGTGCAATATTCTCCAATCCTTTTTGAAACTTTTTATAGTCTCTATTCTTTATACTAAGAAATAAACGCTTTTTTAAATCCTCAGCGTCGTCTGCATCAAATTCAGTTTCTATATATTCAAGTAAATTAATAACAGAGTTAATCGCGTGATCTGCTCTATTACTAAAATGCTGTATTGATCTTTTTTCGGATGTGTGTTCAAAAATACTATCTAATAGATTTTGGTTTTTTGCGTCCATTCACATTATTCCTATCTCTTCCCTAAAAAGTCTCTCATATTACTAATTTTACTTGGAGAAAGTTTTGTCTGCACCGATTCTACAATTTCAAATTCTTCAATTGTTTCATTTTCATATACTGGTGAATTTAAAACATCCTCATTGTCAGTATTTAGTACACTTGTGTTGTCTACATTGTGTTCAACTTCAACTGGTTGAGATAGCCCCATATTTGCATTGTAAAGGCTGTGGCGAAGACTTGTCATAGTCGAAGGGGGTTGTGTCACTGAGCCTCCACCAACACCCATAGTACTCTGTGTGAGCTTAAAACCACTCTTATTACACTCAAGCTCCTGAATTGTTTGTGCATGATCCAGTACTCGAAGAGAGTCCATATTATAAGACATACGAAGTTTTGAACCTACAGCAGAACTGTTACGAGTTTTCTGGAAGTCAAACCAAAGTTCACCTTTATCTTTATTAGTTTCGATATAAATTACGTTATCAGCAGTATAAATCTTTGACATGCCACCTGCAATTTGTGCCTGACTTTTCTTTTCTTCATTAATACCACTACGGTTAAACTGTGCGGCTGTGAATACAGTCATGTCCATAGTATGTGCTAAGGCACGTAATTCTTCTGATACAAATTTATCCTTAACAAACACGTTTGATGCATCAGTACTACGTTCCGAGGTCATCAAGTCTAAGTAGTCCACACAAATATAATCCAGTTTAATCCCAGTTTTTATTTGTAATTCTCGAATGTAACTTTCGATATCATTAGAAGTTGTGATCGATTCTGGTAAACGCTTAATCCTCAGTGAACCAGACTGTTTACCATCAATGGCGATTTTCATACCAATGTTACTTGCATCGCTTTTGATTGTACTCAGTTTAGTATCAGTCATCATACCATAGATACGAACCGCAACCAGTTCTTCTGCAAGTTCCAGTGAAATATATGCACCATTTAATCCCATTTTGGAAAAGTTAACTGCGATATTTTGTAGTACAACCGATTTACCACCACCACTTGCCGCTGCGAATATTTCAAGTTCTTGTTTACCAAAACCACCAAATAATTTGAAATCAAGAGTATCCCATCCACTTCGCATCGAACCCTGCATATCTTTAAGTGACTGGATTGTTTCCTCTGGGTTTTCATATACATCAAGACCTAATTCATTTTGTACAGTAACAAGCATGGCTTCACGGATTAATTCTTCAATACCACCATATTTTTTTTGTTGAACTAATTCCATTCCCTTTTCAACTGCAAGTGCTAGTGCTTTGTGACGACAAAATTCACCGCAATGATCTAATACAGCTTGTTTGTTTAATTCAGATACTTTAATTTCAGTGTATTGAAATCCACTTTTAACTTCAATATCAAGTAGAGTTGGGAAACCACCGTTGTACTTATTACTGTATTCATGAACGTACTGAATACTGTTTTGAAATATCTTATCAAAATATTCAGGTTTTAAGATATTTTTACAACGTACATACAAATCTGGATTTGTAAAAATTTGAGAAAGAAGATATTCTTGATTTTTAATACTATATTGAGTCACGTCCGGTGTGATTGATTTGTTCATTATATTCCTTTATTTTATATATCCCATGAATTTGCAATTCTTGTTTTGATTGAAAATTCAGTATCTAGTATTGAATCGTGTATTAATTGTAAACAAAATATTCTTCCATATATAACACATGCTTCATCGAAGTCTTTTATTGGTCTGTGTCCGAATTTGGTTGGATCTTTAATAGTTCCAAAATTTGGTAATGAAACACTAAACCCATTATCAATTGCCTGATTTACTGCTTCCAATCCATTTTTATCCCTGTCAGGTACAATGACTATTTTCTTACCACGTTCCTGTGCTGCTTTTAATAAATCAATCTGTGGAGAAGTTAAAAAATAGTTGTTTGCACTTACACCACCCATCAATGCGGCATCAATTGGTCCTTCGGTAACTAAAATCGTTTTAATTCTGTTATCATTTAATAAATCATAATTATATAAAATATTAGTACTGACCTGGTTTATATATCGCAATGACTTGGTGGGATTGTGTTCTTTATGACGAGCAGTATAACCAATTATTTTATTATTCATATAATAAGGTATAATAAATCTATTATATAATTGATGCTCTTTAGATGGACTCCAGTATAAGTCCAAATCCAGAATATATGGATTTCTTGAATTTACGGAATTTAGTACTGAAATGAATTCCTTTGGTGGTTGTTCAGTATTAGCCCATTCTATAAATGTTTTTGCATTCTCTGGCAACGATCTTGTTTGTAAATTTTGAAATAGTTTAGAGGATGGTGTTTCTTTTTTATATTCTTCATTATTGACCATTTCTTTAACGAAGAGATCTAAATATGCAATACTTTTTTCATCAGCCCCAAAATAAGAAAGCAAAGATTTAAAATCTTTGCTCATATATAAACCAGGAACCCATGACACTTTTAAATGACAGTTAAAGCAGTTATATGCAATACCACCATCAGCATTGAACATATGATTTCCACGTCCTCTTGTATCTGGGCGACCCTGACCACGAAAAACACAAGCAGGACAGTTATGTCTTTTCCACTGGTTTATCGCTGGCACCGGGTCTTTAAAAATTTGAGATACTATATTTTGAACTTGATTCATCTCGTTTTCCTTCTTTTGATAAAAACATTCTATCACTAAAAGGTATTTTTGTTCAAATTTATCGACGAATCAATATTTTTGGAAGTGTTTTTAATGGATCGTATTCTTTACGCACAGTATTATAATCATAAGGAACAGTATACTCGATTGGTGGAATACATACCACAACTCTTAACCACATATAATTGCCTTTGAAATTAAATGTCTGTATTCCATTCATAGGAATAATGAATCCATTTTCATCTATACTATTTTGAATGTATTCACTTGAATCTAATTTAATAATAAACCATTTGTAATTCTCTGCATCAGACGGTACATTATTTTCAAGTGAACCTTGTAATTGTATTCTTCCAATAAAATTATCAGTATAAAGTGCAATTGTACTCAATCCATCAACTAACCCATATTGCATTTGTGCTGCTAATGGAGAAGTACACATTACATCATATTCACCTTTTAAAGAATCACTGATAACTTCTCTGTAACTATCTTTGATAGACTTCCATGAAGAATTTTTATCCTTAGAAACTTCAGTACTGGGGACAAACACAGGTGCAGCTTTATCTGAAATTTGTAATTCACCATATGCTTCATAATCAAGTCCAGTATACAAATATTGAGTGGGTTCAAGAAGAGAACCATCAATAGTAGTTTTGACAATACTCCATCGATATTTTAAACCTGGACTAGTATCCTGAATAACACCAGCAGGAACAACACAACCATAATAAACTTTTTCTTTATTACCAAGTGATTGTCGTGCCTGACCACTCTCAGATAACCACGATGGAATTTGTTTATCAAGTACAGTATTAAATAAAATACTATTATTTCTTGCATCGAAGATCATGAATGTCAAATATTCATTGTCTTTTATTTTTGTATATTTTCCATCAGCATTATGGATTGTAAAGGATAAATTATTATTCGCACCTCTGTATATAACAATTTTCTCATTATGAAATGGCATATTGAAATTTCCTAATGATACTTCCTGATTATATGGGTACATATATACGCCACTATGAGACATTAATATTTTCCTTCTATAAATACTTAATACTAAAACCTATATAATATTTATGGAAGTGATATGAATCAATACCAAGCATTTCCCGAATACATTACAGTACTCGACCACAACGAAAATACCTACATTGGGATAATTAAAATAAAGAGTACCAAATACACAACACTCTATTGCTTGGATCTTATGTCTAAAAAAGAAAGAGAGGAAATACTCCAGTTAGCAGAGGACTGGTGGTTTCAGAGTAATAGGCTGATTCCAGTATGTTTATTTTTCCAGGAAGAAATGGAAAAATTTGAAAACTATACTAAGCGTTTCGATACACCACAAATTAAATTCATCAGTGGACCACAAACATCTTTAAGTGATTTACCGCAAAAACGAATTAAACGAAGAAATGTTGCCCTCAAGAAGAGGACATAATGTGTTCAACTAATGCGTTCAATTGCACCACAATCATAAAACTATACGCGTAAGCATGTGGTTTTTTGAAATACATTACCTTTTTACCATCTGCCTGCACTGGTACTGTACTGTAATCCCATATTTCTTTACGTACTTCATCCCATGAATTCATACTTTGGCATTTGTATTTCCCCGGACGAATCATGGCAATAAACATTGCCAGTTCATCTATGCTTTGTGGTTTCCATACATTAAGAAGTGAAATGTGTTTTTTAATATGTGACAATTCTTCTACTATTTCTGGTATCAGCAATAAATCCCATTGTGGTTCTTTATTAACGAGTTCAATTAAATGTTCTCGGTCTCTCACGTACTTATAAGCCGAATTAGAAAGGATATCAACTTTTTGATACCCTAATTGTTCGGCTTTTTTATATTCAATACTACTATACCCAGTAACAGGATCAACAGGAATATTATCAAAATGAACTCCACTATTATGAACGATTAACCCACTTTCATTAATTTTTTCAGTACTCCTTGTACAAGGAAGAATACTTATTACTTCTTTTGCATCTTTTACATCAATGTCAATGTCGGTTCTTGCTTTTTTATAAGTAGTTGTTTGAACTGAATCCTGCATTTTTTAATTGTTCCTGTAATTTTGTAACAGTACTTTGTAATGTTTGAATATTCTTTGATAGTATTTGTATTTGTTTTTTAAGATTATTATTATCTTGTCTTAAATTGAATATACTATCTTCATGTCGTTCAACGAACGTAATAATATTATGAATCTTATGTGCATCATAAACCTGAAATGTTTTATCATCCAGTGTTATTTCAGTTACACTTCCACTTCTGAGCAATTTAAGTTCAGATGATTTTTTAATACTCTGTACTTCTGGTTTAGTTACATTTCTGTGATAGAGATTATCAATTTTACCTTCATTGATAGTTTGTTTATATATACTCATATTTTAAAATCCCGAATCTTGTAATATAGTTTTTAATTTTTGCACTGATACTTGATAAGGATTTATACTTTTTATTTGATAATAAGTAGGATCAATATATTTGACTATATATTCAAGCTCAGAATCACTAAGTCGGTCTGTTATTTTTCTAAGCACTTCCGGTGGAACAGTCCATAATAACCATGGAGATATTTTACCACTTTCTACCCATGCAATAAAACGAGCAGGAGAAACATTATCAAAAAATGTAGTCCATTCATTTGACGTCAATTCAGACCATTCGACTATTGCCATAATAGAACGTTCTACACCACGTTCTGGATGTTCATATTTTAATACATGAAGAACCCACTCTTCAAGTACTGCATGGGTAGTCCATTTCTGCACTGACATACCACTAGTCATAATGTGATTCAAAAATCTTTCTTTTTCAAGTATATCATTATTTAGAATGTAATTAGCGAAATCATAGAAGTCATTAAAATACAAAGATTTGATAAAATACATTAGTGGTTCAACATCTTTCTTTAGTGGTAAATGATTTATTTTCATAAACAAAAGATATATTCTTAATGCTTCTCGCATTAAACGACTTTCTCGATCATTATATCGGTCACGTTTAATACATTTATGCGTTAGTATAGTATTTTCTCTTTTAAATTTTTTATCACAGAAATAACATACATATTCTTCTTTTTTAATTTTCTTGATAGGGGTTTTTATTCCCCCTGTACTAGATCTCTTTGCCATATTTCGAACATTCTTCTTTAAATGTTTTTAACAATTTTTTAACTTCACTCTCCTGATATCCAAAATCATCAAGTAGTTCTTTAAAAGATTCTTTAGAGTAAGATAAAAGGAGAATTTTATATTCAAGCTCGTTTATATTTTCTCGTGTTAATTCGGGTTGGGTTTGTTTAATGATATTGAATAATTCAGTACTAACATTCTTCAAACCTTTAGTAAACGGGATCCAGTTATGTACTTTAGGTTCAGCACCAACCATATCCTGAACCGAACACATCAATTGATACACTAAATCAGGATGGTCTTTCATTTCCCAAAATCCATCGTTAACCATATCATTTAAAAAGATTAATTGATATTTTAGTACATCACTATTTTCCAGTTGGAGAATCTCATATGATTTAATTCCAAAATCCTTCAGTGTGGAAATCAATTTTTCGCTGGAATTTTTGTCTTTAACTGAAAATTTGATTCGCCAATCATAAGGTTCGGTATGGCAGTATTTTGATACATTCAAAACCCCAACTCCATCTTTCTGGAGTTCTAATACAAGCTCGTTTAATGCTTCTTTACCACCACCCTTCCATTTACCGAATACATTTTCAATCTCTTTTGCGTTATAAGTAACCAATAACGAATCGTCCAACGCACTTACCCATCTCAAAACAGTATATGGCGTGAAACTTTTCTTTTCTTCATCACTAAGTGTATCATAGTACTTATAATCTGCAATATCAATATGATGTAATACATCCTGAATTTGTAATTCTTTTTTATCAGACATTATAGCCCCAAATGTAAATCCTGAATTTTCTCATTTTCATCTGCGAAATATACGCAAGGTGGATTAGAACCGTGTTGTAATGGAACACATAGCAAATTCTTTTTTGGTACAATTGGAATTTGCCATTTAGTAGGTAGAGTAAATGCTCTTAGTACTTTAACTGGTTCAAAACGTGGATACATAGAACGAATTGGATTGAAAACATATGCTTTTGGTTCTTTCATATTAAGTATGTTTTCAATAGTACACATTTCTACCATTCCAGTATCTTCATCACCTAACATAATTTGCCAGTTTAGAGGTACTTGTAGTACTTTATTACCAATTTGAATATCAGCACTATTGCTGTTGAATGTGATAGTATTGAGAATATGACGAAAATAAAAATCACTATCACCACCCGGACTTAAATCCAGTACGCAATACATTTCTTCGGGAATTAAATCTGATACCAAATCCATATCAAATGCGTTATTTTCTGGTGTTAAAATATTCATCAATAATATCCCTCTTCTTCGTCGTCGTCGTATTCTTCTTCTGGTTCATCTGAACCAAAAAATTCAAGCCCATATGTTTCACAAATTTCCTGAATTTTTTCAGGATCACAATCAACATAAGCATCAAAATTTCCACTCAAACTGATCACATCAACATAAGTCTCTGAATCAGTACTGGTGTAAATGATATCACATTTATCAATTCCATTTGTAGAAAATCGTGAATGAATATCATAGATGTTTACCCACGAATCACCAGTACTGTAACAACGATAAACATAAGTATCTTCTGTTTCCAGTTCAGAGATAAAATCCAGCGAATAAACCATATCATCAATAAGAGATTCTTCATTGATTAGATAATCGATTTTAGATAGTACATCTTCAGTACCAATAAAAGAAATGCTAGTTCTTAATTCCATAATTTCTACTTCCTTGTTGATTTTACACAATAATTATATCATTTTTTTCAATTTCATTCAGCTTCAATCCATTTTTTTAGTCTGAGAGATTTTGCCAGTCTTTTACTTCTATGACATTGTGTGGATATTTTGCTTCCTTGTAATAAACCAAACGCTCTCTGAGATGTTTTGCACTGTATTTTGTTGAACTACTGATATCAATGATTTCAACATGGTCTTTGTCTTCAGCCACACGTAATCCACGACCTATACTCTGGATTGTTTTTATAAAACTCTTTCCTGGTTCAACTAGTACCACATTATAAAGTCTGGAAATACTAATTCCAGTACTAGCAACACCGTAGGTTGCAATAAGAATTTTATTATCAGCCCAACGAATTTCACCATAAGAAGATTCACGATCTTTTTTCTTTGTGTCACCTTTAACAAATTCTGATTTTGGTAAACCTAAAAATTCACATAAAAGATTACCACATTCAATTCTATCAACCAATACTAATGTATTACCTGATTCAGATAATGCTTGAATAAGCTTAGCAACATATGACATTCTTTCTCTATCAGTTGTTAGAAATTTTAATTCTTCGGCATAATTCTCAAACTTCATTGAACTTTTTAATTTTATACAACTAATGTTACACGTGCTTAGTATCTTTTTATCTTGTAATTCTTTTGATGTAACAGTATAAATCACATTACCAAGATTACATTTAATTCTGGCCGCTTCAATTTGATCTTTTGGAATCGTTCCAGTTAAACCCCAACGCAAAGGAACATTCTGCATTACTTTTGATAATAGATTAGATAATGCATCACCTCTGGCTGTTTGTACTTCATCAACAATAACACAAACAACACCATCAATAAAATCATGAACATCTTGCTCTGTTAATTCTATTTCACCCTTCTTGGTTTTTTTCCACAAGGAGTTAAATGATTGCCATGTAGTAATAGTATGTTGATGACCGAAATCCTTTTGAGCACCACAAAACATCCCAGTATCAAGTCCCATCATAACATAATCATTATATGTCTGTTGAACTAAATCAGTGCTAGGGACAACAATTACTGAACGACCGTATTTCTGTACTGAACGAGCTAACGCTGCACAGATAATTGTCTTTCCGGCTCCAGTTGCTGCTAATAATAATCCATGTGGATTTGCTAAACATGCATTTACTGAGTTTACTTGATGTTCACGAAGAATAATACTTTTACCTTCCATGTGATGCCCAATTGGAAATACTACATCACTGAAAATATTCTCATCAATCGGATCGAATTGAAAACCATAATCAATCCTATGATCTTCTAATTCAATTTGTACTTCGTACTCATCTAATATTGGAAGAAGTTTATCAAGCATATGTAAATATGTACCACCACCCATATTCATAAAATTCACTTCACCATTCCAGCGGCCAAGTCTACCTGCTGGAGTGAATTTCGCATATGGTAAAATATATGATACTTCTTTTATCAATAATGAACGCAAGGAAGGATCTAACCCTTCGAACTTACAATTAACCTCATCTTGAATAATCAATTTGCACGAAGTACCTTTTTTGGCCTTTGGTCTGAACGTTCCTGTTCCTACTTTTGGTATTTCCATTTATATCTTCCTTGTTATTAATTGGCGTTTGTCCTTCTGTTATATTCGTACTCAAAAGTTGCCACCAAATCCATATCACAATCTTCTTTGTCAGTATTTAAAATGTCACTATTTGTAATCATCCACATAAGGTAATCCATTGGTAATTCAGAAAAATCCATTCCTTTGTGTTTACCAAATGTTACTTTTTCATAGATAATAGGAGTATTACAGTACTGAATAATTTGAGATCCAATATCATTATTTGGATCAATGATTCCAAGTGAAATGCATTCTTCAACTAATTTAATTAGCACCGAGTAACACATAAAAACATCATCACGTGCACTATGTGCTTCTACTTTACGATGCCCCTTATAACACCCAAGTTTAAACCATAAGTAACTTAGAGTCATATTATCGTAATCAGAATCTTCTGCATGAAGTTTTTTGGCTAATCGTAAAGTGCAAATCCAATTATCTTTATATAGATATTGAGAAGGTTCACTGCGATATTTATCTTCACATTGACGCATCATTCTACGATCAAACTGTACATTGTGACCAACATAATATTGACGACTTCCCATTAATGCATCAATTGTTGGTAATTCAGAATCATAAGTTCCACAACTTTCCAAATCTTCATTTGTAATAAAATGAACTGAACTTGCTATAGCTGGCACTTCTTTTTGTGGTTTATAACGATTGGTGTAATTCATTATATTATCAATAGAATCATTCAATGATTCTGGAAATGAAATACTAAATTCTATAATTTCATCGGTTTCAAGAATACCATTGGTTTCAGTATCCAGTACTGCAATAGAATTCACAAATTCTTCAAGTTTATTTGTCATATATTTCCCTATAACGTATAAAAGGACGCATAAGCGTCCTTTTTTCTAATCTAGTCTAATGTCTTCCAAACCAGCACATCGCAATTTAACAATATTGTTTAATTGGAATGCTTTCATTTCTAATGATTTAATAATACTGGTGTATTGATTTCGTAGAAAAGCAACTTCGTTAATAACTTCAGCCAAATCACACACGTCTTTATCACCCTCAACATACTTCTTACAGTCTGAACTGGATAGCTGACGTCGATATGATTCCAGATAGTATTTAAATTTTTCTGCCTGTATTTGTTTCATTTCTATTTCAAGTGTTTCCAGTACTGCTTCAAGTTCTTGTAATTGGGACAAACGTGTTTCATGCCAGCCAGGTAAGTCTTGTGCTAATTTCTCAACAGAACCAACCTTTTTAACTTCCTTCTTTGCTTCATCAATTTCAGTACTGAAATATGTAATCAAATCAAGAAGTTTACTCTTATCGTCCTTAATTATCCAATGCCAAGGTTTTGCCATTATTGTTTAATTCCACCCCATTTTTCATAGATAGAAATGATTTTTTCAATATTAGAAACAGATGTGGTTTCCGTCCAACCATCCCTCATTTCTTCTTTAGTTATATAACCCTTTCTTCCAAAAAGTTCTTTGTTTTCTTTTTGGAATAATTTAATACATTCTTTTTCTGCATTTTTACACTGTTCAACAGTAATATATTTGTAAGTATTAAGTACTGAAATATTATAGTTAGATAATTTATTTTGACTTTTATTCCTACTATTGATTGTGGTTTCTATCCCATATTTTACAGAAATTAAATTACCGTCATCATCTGTTATTGAATGTATATATGAATATAACTGTCCATCATTATGAGAACATTTTGGACAACCAGTTCCGTTTGGCATTACAAACAATGAATACCTACAATCCCATTCATATCCACAATGACAAATCAAAGATATTTTTGTTTCATTGGTTAGATAACAAAATGGTTTATATGTATAATTATGCTCTTTGCATTTAGATAATACTCGTTCTTCGGCTTCTTCTTGAGTTAATTGCAATCTACCACCACATTTAGGACAGCCTGTTCCTGAATTAACAAATTTATCAAATGAACAATTCCAATCATATCCACAATGACAAATAAGAAAAAGTCTCGTATCATCAACTCCAATATACGAGAATTCCTTATATAAGTAATTATTCTCTTTACATTTTGCATCCACTTTTTTGGTTGCTTCTTCTTGAGTTAATTGTATTTTTTTAGAGCAACGTGGACAACCCCTGTTACCATGTACAAATTTAGAAAAAGAACATGAAACCCATTCGTATCCACAATGGCAAATTAACGGTATTTTTGTTTGATTATTTACATAAACAAACTTTCCAAATTTATAATTTCTTTCATTACATTTTTGACGTACTTCATTTTCTGCTTGTTCTTGTGTTCGTTTAACCAATCCAGCACAATCTGGACAACCACAAGGATTTCTTGTTAAATTTTCAAACAATATATCCCATTCATACCCACATACATTACAATGTACATCAATTCTAGTATTTCTGTTATTATATACAAAAGATTTAAATGTGTAGTTTTTGCGTTCACAGGCATCAAAAACTAATTTATTTGCTTCTTCTTGAGTTCTTTTTTTAGCCATCTGTAAATTCTCAATTAAAATGTTATACTGAAAGTATAACAAAATGGTTGACCTAAATCAACCATAATTTTAAACATTTATTCTACATCTGGTTCAACACCAAAGTTCTCATCGCCTTTTTCTTCTTCGGTGATTGGTGCGACTAATGGATTGCGTTTAAACTGATTCATTACTAAATCTAAACAGTTGTCTTCATTATTAGACCATGCTTTACGAAATTTAATAATTACTTCACCAGTATCTATATCAGTGTATTGAAGTCTATTACCAGTTTTTGTAATCAAATTATACTTCTCAAACATATCAAGTAAACCACTTCTTGGATCCATGCCAGTATTCCACGGAATCTTAATTTCTACATCCTCAAAAGGTTTATTATAGCGAGTCTTCATAACTTTACATTTAGCACGAATTCCATTAACTTCTGAAGTTTTATTTCCATCTTCATCTTCTTTTAACTTCAACTTAGCCATTGCAATTACCATAGAAGAAGCATATACAAGTCCGGCACCACCGGCTACAACAGGATCTGGGTTAAACATGTCTTGTGAGGAATATGAATGATTCACACAAACCATACCAATATTCAGATCACCAAAAGAGTTCACACATTGAGTAATATAAGCTTTTAGCTGCTTCGCCTTTATCCCCATGTCCCCCTTCATATCCCCTGATTTGAATTGTTCAACAGCAGCAGGAACAGATAGAAAACCAATACTATCCACAATGAATAATACTTTCTGGCGTTCTTCACGAGGGATATCTTGATATTCTTTACGATATCCATCAATAAATTCATATGTGAATTTGGCTACGTCGTTTACCATGCCCATGTTAACTTTTAGAAGTTTATCTTCTGAAGTATCTACTCCTAAAGATTCTAACCAATCAGAATCAAGAGCGTTCTCTGAATCGATTAGTACTACAAAAATACCTTGTTTTTGTGCTTCACGAGCTATATTACCAGAAGCTAGGAATGATTTACCTGCACCAGATTCACCTGCAAACATTACAACTTTTCCTAGTGGAATACCACGATCAAAGTAACCACTAATACGATAATTAAGTGCATAATTACCAGTACTGATCCATGTATCAGGATCATGGAATCCAACGCTAACACCAGTATTCTTTTTAACTGATGCAGTACTATTTTTTAAAATATTAGCAAAACCACTTGTCAGTTTCATATTCAATTCTCCATTTGAAATGAAAAGGAGCTAATCCATAGCTCCTTTATTATATACTCTATATTGTACCAAAAACTTATTATTTTTGTTGTTGTTTCAGACGGGCAATTAGATCTGCTGCTGAAGCAGTACTTTTGGTAGTTTCAGGAACTGGTGCTGATGCAACTACTGGTTCCTGTACTGGTGCAGTACTGTTAGTTTTCAGGCGATTTAGCAGGTCTGATGCAGCAGTACTGGTACTCTCTACAACAGGGGTTGTTGGTTCAGTACTTACAGATGGAGTTTGAATATTTGCACTAGCAATCACATCAGCAGGAGATGTAGTTTGTGGTTTTTGAACACCTGCTGGACGGTAAGCAAAAGCCCAACGATCTGGATCATAAGCTTCACCATTCACTGATGCTTCGAACATTTCTTTGATTGCTTTTAGTTCTTCTGCATTTGGTTGTTTTGGCATAAAATCATTTAGATTATACAGACCATATTTTTCAATTGCTGCACGTTCTTCTGCACTCAGTGGACGTTCAGACATAGAAAATTGTGAACTATCATAATTGTTATACCCACCACCATTTTTAGTTTTAGTAATACCAAAATCACGACCATATTCGAAGTGAGTTGGCATTTCTTTGATACCAGGATTAAGTAGAATGGATTTTACTTTTTCGAAGATATCTTTATTAGCTAGAATTCGACGAATTGGGTTTTCTGGAGCAATATCATCTTTAACTGGTGCACTGTCTGGAGCAATAAAACATTGCATCAGATAGGTTTTCTTTTTCCAGTAAGAGGATGCTAGTTTTTTCAGTTCCTCGTTTTCGGTTTTATTTGCTTCATCAAACCATTTGCGAACTTCAGTCAATACTGGGCAGCTTTTTGGTACCCACATTTCATTACATGGCACTTGAACAGTTACACGTTCTTGTTTAACACCTTTAATACCATTAAAGGTAAGATTAATCATATCACGTTCACGCCAGAAATATGGATTTGATTCATCTGCATCAGGTAGAAAACGAAGGTTTAGAGTTTCATTTAAACCAACATTCCAAAAAGCCAAGAAAGAATCTGGTTTACGTTCACCAACAAATGTACCATTCTTTTGAGCTTCTTGTTTTTCAGCTTGAGCTTTTAGTTCTGCACGAATTTCTGCTAGAGTTTTCATAGATTATAGTCCTTTATGTTTAATTGCATCTTTGTTTATATTTTCTTTGTCACTAATATCAGAAGAAAATTCATTCTTCCTTCCTACCAAATAATTATAGAACATTTTTGTGTTTTTGTTCAAAATTATTTAACTGCTTTTTTATATTTGTAGGTACATCTCCTTACAATATTCATTATATCAACTTACAAGTTTTTGTTCAGATTTTATTTAAAAATCACCAGAGTCCTCGGTCCAGTTTTTTAATTCTTCCAGTTCAGGTTCCATAAGAACAGTCCTGTGTGATTTATTATACCCAAGTGCACTATGTGCCAGGGATAAAATAAATTTTAATTCTTCTGGACATGGTAATGGTTTATCACAAATAGATTGCAATGCTTCTTTGATAATATCATCCTGAATCAGTTCAGATATTGTTGAACCAAATAAAATAACATCATTATTTTCTGGATCCAATTCAAACTGTCCCTGCATTGGTACACAACCCAAACATACACGTTTGGCAGCGGTGCTTAATGCTTTGGGATCATAGTCAGTACTGAAAATGTTATTTGAAATCACAGATAAGAATTCTGGAAATTTATTACATTCATCCATTAGAATATATCTGGCTAAACATTTATTTCTGTCACTATCAGTACTTACATTGACTAATTTATCTCCAAAAGCATCAATATATGAAGAACCAATTTTTGGTAACAATTTATGATTTTGAATTTGTTGTTGATATCCTTTTGGTAATCCAGCTTGCTGTAGATTACTTTTAAGGGTATTTATATAATTCAATGTTTTACCAGCGTAGTGCTGTTTTTCAGCAATCTGTAGTTCAGAATATAATTCTTTGAGTAGTTCTAAATCATTCGCTACACTTTCAATATATGTGCCAAATTTGTCACTGTACTGACCACCCTCATGTAAATGGCGAGTCATCGCTTGAGCAGCATGAATATTATTAGTACTCATACGTTTGCGTTCACCATTACACTCAACGAAGATTTCTTTAATATTTCTTGTTCTCGAACCACGAACACCTTCTTGTACTTTACTTTTATGAATAATTACCATCTTAGCTCTTGGTAGTTTATAATAAGAACGCATTGAACTACCATCTAGGCTTTCGGTGATTTCTTTATCTTTATTTTCTTCTACATTACGCATAGCAATATGAGAGAATTTTTTTGGTAAATTTCCAGTACCAAAATCGTATATGGTAAATCCATACCCATAAGTATTGGCAATATTCTTTAATCGTTTTAGTACTTGTAATGTTTGTTCATCTTTGATATCAGCACTTTTCCACAAAAGTACTTCACTACGCTCGTCGTCATCCGGTACTTGTATCATAAAATTCACAGGACGAATGTAGAACCATTTTGCCTGAATTGGATTAATGGTTCCAGTACCTTCATCATCGAACATAGTAATATTATATTCATATTGTGGTGCAGCTAAAATCTTATAAATGTCTGAACAAAGAACACCTTTCATCATAATAGGTTTTCCTTATTTTAGTATTTTATTTAGATATTTATCTTGTATAAGTAATCATATATCCAAGTGGTTCAAAAAATTCTTCATCATAATCATCTAAACTTTCACCAATTACTTCAGCGGTATTATCTTCGAATTTGGATATAATATCAATTAATCTCACAACAAGAAGTGTTGCACTAACCAAATCATCACGACAACCGGCTTTTGCTTCAAATAAAAAGTCAGTACCACGTCTGATATAATCAGTCAATTGTCTATGTAAATTAGGACTTGCAACTTCCATTCGATATGTTTCCATTAATTTTTGCATATGTAAATTGGCAGTTTTCTTTGTTGATTTTGAAGTAGTCATACCTTTACGAATTCTACCAGTTCTGGTTCTTCTTGGTTCATTAACCATAGTGCCTGGGAAATTTTCAATACCCAGTGTTTGAATAGCCAATATACCACTTTCTCCAATACCGTTGTTTTCAATAGTCCAAAATAGATGATCTTCTATATTTTTGGCACCCAATTCTTGCATTTCATATGCAATTTGCATTAAAATTTTTCTCATTAATTTTACTTGATCAGTAATGAGCATTTTGTTGTGTTTCCATTCTGCTACTTGTCGTAGTGTTGGTAATTCATATACCTGAATTGCAGCATCGTCACCACCTGTACCACCACTTGGGTCTAAACCAAGTACATACGTCATTCCATATTCAATAGGTTTATACCAGTACACATCATCAGTTCTCTTTATAGGTTCACGAACAGTTCTGTGTTTAATTTCTGATAATTTAATACCATCAATCAGTGTTTCCTGATAAGTTACGAATTCACAGTTATATTCACGCTTAAATCTGGAAGTACCTATTTTGTATTCTTCTTTTGCAGCCCATTCTGGAGTACGATCAGGGTGTGAGTCCCAACGTACCATAATGCCTTTAAAATCATTTATACCAGCACCTGTTGGATCTAATTCAATACCATCATCAGTACTAAAACGTTGTGATTCATTCCATATAGTTGCGAACTGGTCATATTCAGTGTTTGGTGTACTGGTAATAATACAACGACCATTAGATGATGCTAATGTTGGCGATACTGCTGACCAAAAATCCGCTTGGAAACTTTCCTGAACGAACGCAAATTCATCTAAGTATAATAAGTTTACAGATAAACCACGTGCAGCACTTGGTGTTGTTGCACGAGCAATAATTCGAGATTTATTTTCAAAACGAACTTCAGTTACGTTATATTTTTCTACACCATCACGTATAAAATCAGGACATAATTCATATGCGAATTGAATACGTTCCATAATCTCTTTTGCAGTACTCAATACGTTACCAAGTAACAGTACTGTTTTAGTAGGATTAAACATTGCATACCACAATATATATGCTGCTGCTACAGTAGTATTATGAGTTGGTATTAGTGTTTTTCCACATAAGAATAAATGGTCTTCATTGTCAACTTGTAAACAGCGACACGGAACTGTTTCGACTTCTACTATTGATTCAATATAAATTCTATTATTTTTAGGATGAACAAAATCTTTTAAGTATTGCTTTTCTAATTTTCTAGGAAGCATAAACATATCATATTTTGTAGTTTTAAATTGAACCGTATACGAAATATTTGGTGATTTTATCTTTTCACCTTTATAAGTATATGTTTTTTGTTTTTCAACTACTGTACTTTTTATACCAAGAGTGCTTAATATCAATCTAAATGAATCAATTATATCTTTATTGTTATTAAAGAATTGAAGATACATTCCAGTTCGTTCTGCTGTGCCGTCACTATCCATCAAACCTTGTAAAAGTTTTAATCTATTTTCCACAGAGGTAAAAATATATTCATCTGGTATATATTTGGTGCCATTTTTTTTAAATTTTTTAATATCAAAACCTATTAATTTAGATATTCCACAATTGGTTGAATAACTTGATTCTTTATAATCACTTATGTTTTCTTGTAATACAGTTTTATAAAATTCATAATCATCTGGAGAATGTGTTAATCTATTACAATCAGCATTTCCATCTCCTAACCATAATCCCACTGCATATGGATCATATTCCAAAGTAGTATTTTTAAATTCAACAGTATCACAGTGTTCAATAAACATTCTTGCTGGTTTTGATCGCGATTGATACTGGTTAAACAATGGAATAAGTTCTTTAGTACTTAATGTTCTTACCTTGTTTTCATAACGCTGCCAATCCGTTGTGCTAATATTCCATAAATGGTCTTCACAGGCAGTAATAGTTTCCCCATTACTAAACTTAATATTGTACATTTTTTTATTGTACATAGTTTCAGTTATATATGTAATTTTTGTTTGTTTTCCATCAGCACCATAAATTGTATCACCAATTTTAAGTTCTCCCATTGTAGTAAAACCCATAGGTGTTAAAATTGGAGTATTATTTGATATCGCCTTACCCATTTGTCTCGCAGTAAGCATTACGTTGTTAGTATATCCTTGAAAGTTACGTACCATTTCTTTTTGATATTCATAAGGTTTAAATAATATTTCACCACCTTTACTGACAATATAAAAATAGTTTTCCATGAAATAAATTGGATCTGCTGCACATTTAGCAAGTTCCTTTTCTTCATATTCGGTGTATTTGATTTTTACACCAGGCTTTTTGATTTTAGAATACACATCATCTAAATCATAATCATAATCATCGTCAAATTCTTGCATAACATATCCCTTTCATTAGGCAATCTTTTGTATATAGCTCTTTACCTAATATATTTAGCATACGTTGTTGGTACTGAAATAAATCTATATGCCAAAATTGAAAACATGGTGTATATTTAGGATTGTATATACTCAAATCAACATTTTTAACATGAATCATATTGCTATTGTGTATTATTTTTGATGGTTCTTTCAATGAATATATTTCGTCCATTAACTGATGTACGTCTACATTAGTCATTGTTGGATTTTCATAAATTCTTTCATTGAATTTATACCCATATAATGAATCACTAACTTTACAGAGATTTATACACCCGATTTCGTTTGAATCTAATAATAATACATACTTGTTATTATTATGGATTTCATAAGTCATTTCATGACTATGCTCTTTGTTATATTCTATACAAAAATAATCAAGATAACTGTCGAATTCATAGAACATATGTTTTACAAATTCTTTATTTGATAAAACATACGCAATATTATATTTGTTTTTATTTTCCATTATTTTATATACAGAATACACAATAAGAGAAGTAGTAGTCCCAGTTTGTCTAGGGACTACGTTCATATATACATGTTCAGTACTATCTATCATATCTTCATATAGATAGGAACTTTCATGTGGGGTGTATCGTTTAAAGAATTCAGTTCCTTTCATAAAAATAAAATGATATCCTTATCATTTCTCCTGAATTAGAGTTGTTTTTGTTGATATGTCAATTCCATAAAAGTTTTAAATGGACCGTATAATGAATCTTTGTGTTCATCATACGTATCAGTACTGATTGTACATCTCGGATTATAAACACCACTTTCAGATTTAATCAACCACCAACCTGGATAAAAACGTTTTTTAGATTTTTCACTCTTTCTGAAAGTACTAATTGGTATTCCTTCCTGAACATCATAAACATTATCGGTATCATTAACTGGATAATCACCAATGAACTTAGTATTCTCCTGAATGTTAGTTTCTTTCAATTCTTTGTACACAAAGGTACCCAACAGGTCTTCCAGTTCATTCATATTATCAAATTTAACTACACCGTCTTTAGTAAAGAATTCAACACCAGTCAAATTATTATTGGTTTTATTATGATCTACAATTAATCCAATTTTTTCTGAACTTTCAGTTTCGATTATATATGAATAAGTTGTTAATGGCTTTAGTACTGGCATTATTCGTCCTTTTTAATAAACAGTTTTACATAACTTTCTGGGCTTCGTTGAATATGAACTAATTCGTACTTCGCGGCGAATCGCAAAAAATGAACACCGACCATTTGAATACTTTTAACTTCTTTGTTGTTGATAAGTTCATCCATTGCATCTTTGATATGCTGTGGTTGCATTGTCAAATCAACCAGTACTTGATTGTGGGCGTATGCATCTTTTACAGTTACTTCCACTCCATCATGACGCAACCATTTATGATTCATGAATGAATTCCATGCATAACCTTTATTGATTCGATCATTAAATGCTTCTTCTATACCAACTGCTTTTTTAGTACTCTTCATTCGAGCACCAGGATATGCACTGAATACATTATCAGAAGTATCACCCTTAATGCATTTTTGAAATAGCAAAAATTCTGGATTTGGAGTTTCCAGTTCTTTACCTTTTTTATCAGTTGCTTTTTCACCTTTGTTGTTATAAACACCATCAATAGTATACATATATTCCTGTACTGGATTATATTGGCGTACATTATGTGAAAGAAGTTGTCTAAAATCGGTATCAGTACTGACTATAATATGGTCATCTTCTGGATGAGTTTGGATCCAACGAGCGATAAAATCATCAGCTTCGGTATTAGGTAAACGTAAAAGAGTGCTGTTCGTTTTAGTATCAACGAAGTCTACAAAATCGTTAATCATTTCGAACATAATTTTCATCTCTTCTTTTTCTTGTGCAGATCTGGCGGCGTTTTTTACTGAACGATTTCGTTTGTAATCTTCATCGAATTCTTTACGCCATGATTTTCCTTCACTACAAAATACAACGTGATTAGGATCAAACATGTCCTGAAGTTTTTTGAGGCCACTGAGCGTGATGTGAAGGGCAAGTCCTACTTTTGTCCAGATATCGACACTTTGTGATGACACATTGATACTTCTATGGAAACAGTTTTGTGTATCAACTAATAGGTATAATTTTTTCATTTATGAACTCCGTTTCATTTCATAATAAGCAATAATATTATATCATTTAGATTTTAATTCGTTCAAATATTTAAAAGATAAATATTATTATGTTAAAATTGGACTTTTTTATTATATTTTAATGGGGTCTGATTTATTTTGATAAATAACTTTAAGTAAGGTGAAAACTTACAACAAAATTGACTAAGGAGATTTTTTTATGAGTCTTAACTCTTTTAACCGCAACTATGGTATGAGTGCTGATAGCCGCGAATGGTGGGGTGGTAATAACGGTTTCGTAACCGTAGTAATTGATCTACCAACTGATGTTGAAGTTGGTCATACCAAAGTAACTTCTGATGGTTCTGAAGAACAAGATCAGGCACTTCAAACTGCACTAACCAATGCTCAATACAATCAGTTCGTAATTACTTCACTGCTACGTCAACGTGCAGTACTGGTTACTACTTCCGTGATTGCATTTGATACTGATGTTGTTATCCCTTCCAATTTCAAAACCGCTTCTGCTAATGTAGTTGCATTTGCAACCAGTGGTGTTGATGTTGCTGGTGGTGCTGGTTCTGTTGCTATCACTTGGATCATCGAACGCCAAGACGTATTCAACAAACAAGATAAACGTCCTGGTGCTGCTTATGACGTCCCTGTTAACCCAGCAGAAGATCTAGCTAAAGCACTGGTACAGGCTGGTATTTTCCGTACTAAAGATGCCGTTGTCGATGCTCTAAGTGGCACTGGTGCAAGCGGTAATGCCGCTGCTGCAACTGCTGCTGCTGTTAAAGTACGTGCTGCTCTACCAGTACAACTATAATAAGGGGAATTAACTATGGCTACTAATACTACTAATACCGAATTTGAACGTATTAATGGCTTTTCTTATGATAAAGTACTTGGCTACTTCTATGGTAAGAATGCCCTTGCATCAATCGCTGTAAGTAAACTAGGTAATGTTGATTTTATGGTTACTGGTGCAATTAGTTCATTTGTCGGTGTTCAACGTTTTCTAAACACTGAACTACCAGAAGTAATCGTTGCTTATCTTAACGAAAAAGGTATTATCCGCGTTGACGGTACTCCATTCGTTGTTGCAACTCTTGAAGCTGATTACAATGCTGCCTATGCTGCTCAACTGAATCTACAACGTATTGTTGATATTGTCCAACAACGTGCAGTTATTCTGAGTACTTCTGAAATCGCTGGCAATCCTACTGGTGTTGCTATTGAAGATTTTACCAATGCACCAAATGGTGTTCTTTCTGTAGGTACTGCTTCAATCGCTGCTGCTACTGTTGTTACCTTTATGATCGAACGTGCTGATGTATTTGATAAAAACATTCGTTCTTTCCAAGGTGTTCCAAGTACTGAAAAAGAAGTAGGTCGTCTGTTGATTGATGATCTCACTGGTGTTCCAATGCTGGCTAAAGATGGCGTTACCGTAGTTCCACTACTAAGTACCGCTGCTGATGCTGCTGGTGATTTCGCCATTAAGATGTATAAATGGATCCCTGCTCTGGTAAGCTAATTTTTAATATAAAAAAAAAGGAGAATCAAACTGATTCTCCTTTTTTATTATTTGTAAGATTTAAATCCTTCGGGAAGAATGTCTGGAATTACCACATCATCACTTTCAGAAACTTCATTATCATCCTGTGCAATGTTTCGACAACAATATCTGATATAATTATCGATAATCTCATCTTCGTCATTACCCGGATGACCATCAGCTTTTAGTTTTTTCCAAAAATATTCATTATAATCAAAAGAAAATTCAATTGAACCTTCTTCTGGATTATATGATGAATATAATTGACCCCATGGTTCTTTGTTAATAGTTGCGATTTCTTTATGATATTCATTTTCAGTAATCTCATGATACTTATATGAATATTCAATTGCAGCTAATTTCTTTTCCACACCATCAGGAAGTAATTCGATTTTTTGAGCTTCGTACTCTTTTTCATCCAGTTCTTTTAATTCATATCGAATGTCCAGTACTAAATTACTATGCTCCAGTTTAGAAATTCGATTGTATTTTAAATCCAGATCAACAACACCGATACGATATAGTAGTTCACTAATATCATCATATTTTTTGTTGATTTCCATTTTGGCTTTATCAATTTCATATGGAGTTAAGTACATATGTTCTGCACTCATAAGATCAGCATCTTTTCCTGAATAATAATAATTGATTTTAGCGAGTTCTTTTGCTTTTCCAGTTAATCCCCAATGGGCTGGAATTAACCAAAATGGAAAGAGACGTTTTTTCTTATGCATATTTCTTACCAAACACTTCTTCAATTTTCATTACATGATAAGTATCCTTTCCACCACCAAGATCTTCTTCAATTGGTATATTAAGGGATGATTTACCAAAAATAACCATATCACCTTCTTTAATATCATGTTCAGCAATTTCTCCATTAGGTAGAACTTTACCCTTACCTACTGACAATACAAGACCGACGCAAGGAGGTTCAACATTGCTTAGAATAATACCACCAGCACTAGTATCCTCTGCTTTAATAAGTTTTACCAGTACATAATCATTAATCATTTTTAATTTCATATTAATATCTCCCTGTGGTATTCAACCAATTTCCTTTGTAGTTAAAAGCTGCACCTTTGTCACCCGGTGTGAAATTTTCAAAATGCATTGATTTTTCAGAACCACACACTTTACAGTCTTTTGGATTTTCACGTTCTGAATATTTAACAATTTTATCTTCTACATTAGTACAATTTTCGGTACTACAACGATAAGTATAAATTGGCATTTTTATATTTTCTCCTTTATTATAATGGGGAAATTCATTTTCCCCATTTTAGTTATTACTTATACTGAACCTTGCATGAAAAATTCGTATACTGCAATCCCAGTATCAACTTTAATTTTCATTAGACCTTTATTTGTAATAAACATTTCAGTACTTTCTGCGTTTGCTACACGAGCAGTAGCTGATAGTACTGAATCAATTTCATAGCCTTGTAGCATTGGGTATTCAACATCACACAGACAGAATGCAAGTACACCACCTGAAGTATTTTTATTTTTCTCACCACAAGAGAAATATAGAGTCCCATTTTCGGTGTAAGGAGTAATTTTAGTACTCATTGATTTGAACAGAGAACTAAAGCTTTTGAGTTCCTGAATTTTAGAAGCACTTGGTGTTACTTGAATTTCATAACCACGCTCAGCAACTTTAACAGCCTGTGGTGTTAGTTTATCAGAAATAACAACAAAATTGGTTGTTGCTTCTGGTGATGTAAAGGTTAGACTTTTAACAGCACCATCTTTGATAATTGGTACAATTTTTGTGTCTTCAGTCTTAAATGTATTAAGATTCAGAAGACCTTGTAGTAAACCTAGTTGACCTAGACCAAAACGACCACTTAGTTCAACCAGTTCAGGTACGGACTCTTTTACATACGCACGCATTACAATAGCATTTTGATCTGCTTTACTTTCCATATAAATTTTTTCACCATCGCCACGATCTTCTTTAGTAATGGAAATTTTATCAAAATTCATACTAGAAGTAGTGTTCATCAGATCGCGTAGTACACTGCGTAGATCCATATTTAATTCCTCTTTGTTATTTTATAAATTTAATCGTTGTTTCTTTGCTTTTCCAACACAAGCATTTTATCACAAATGCTTGTGTTGTTCAGATTTTTTAATAAAAAAAATAATTATTTCCAGTTGTACAGATAGTGTTTATCTGATTTTTTAATTATTTCATTGTTAACCTTTTCAATGAAATTTGATGGATGTTCTACATCATCACCAATTTCTATAGTAAAAGTTTTTTTTATTTACTGGGTTTCTATAAACACCAACAATCTCATTATACAAAGAAATAGTTCCTGTTCTAACGAAACCATTCTTGGTTAGAATGTCCTCATCTATTGCATCATATGCCAGTATTGAATCGATAGTATTACTCATTAGACATTCTGTAATTCTTATGTTAATGTTCTTTTGTTTTGTTTCAGATTTCATTTTTTTATACTCTTCATACAATTCATTATTCCTTTGAATTTCATCTTCAAACATATATCACCATCATTACGAGAAAAATCCAAAATCCTGTGCAGTACTTTTTTCATGAATACCAATATCCATATCAAGAATACCAAAGATATTATCCAGTTTTTTAGTTAAGATAATTTCTTCCATTTTATCTGTATCGAACGGTAATTCAAGGAACCACTCAGGTAAGTACTCAGCACAATCAATTGGATAACCAATTTTAGTAATTCCAAGTGGATTTGGTTTCAAATCACATACAATCACTTTAGTACCATCAGTAACTTCTGGCACAGTTTTATCATCATATGCATTGCGTAACATATTCCATTGAATACCAGCGAGGACGTGACCTACATGACATTTACCAGTATTTTTAAAATCAGCTTCAAGGTTTGAATAATTTTTCACTGTTCTAGGTGAACCCTTTTCGTGTGCTGGTTTGTCCTTAAATACCGCCTTAAAATCGCGTACACGCTGTTTTAATTCACTCTCGGACTCCCCTACCAGTAATGCCATTAAAGTCTCTTCAAGGAAGTTCTGGATGTATTTTGGTGTATCTGAACGCTTAATCTCAAGCCCCATTGCTTTGATTTCACCAGGTTTACCATCAACATCTTTACGGAACCCATCTTCCCAATATTTCAGTATAGCATAACGTTTCTTTTTAAGGAACAGCCCTCGGGAGCCAACCATTTCCAGATCAGCACCTACAATTTTACCTTTTTCAATTCCAGTATTGAACATTTTGTCCATAAATTCAGGAAAAGATTCACCCACTTCATCGCCAATTTTTATATACATATCCACAATCTCTTCTTTACTTAGATCACATGGAATGTTTTGTTCTTTTAAATAATGAACAACGCTGAAGTACACAGAATCGGTATCACCATATATAACACTACCACCAGTGTGATTATAAACCCCAGTAGTAATTTCATTAATGCGACTTGCCATGTGTTTTGTCATTGAGCGGCCAGTTAATGTTACTGATTGTCCAAGTCGTTTATCAAAGAAAGTACTTCCTTTGTTCAATAGTGCACCATAAAGACTGTTTAGAAGAATTTTACGAATTTGTTGGTTTTGTTTCCAGAAAGCACTTTGTTGTTTGAAATATTTTTTATCCTCATCTGAACAAAAAATACGTCCATCTTTTAGTACTAAATTATTTTCTACAATAAGACGAGCAATTTCTTCAAGATTATTATCACCTATAGCTTTACGTAGAAGATATACTGGGTCTTCTTCATGAAGGTTTGTTTTATAGTATGATTTAGTACTGAATTGTGAAAACATATTTTGAACAATATCAGGTGATGGGATTTCCCAACCATCTGAAGCCATATGTTTATAATCAATTACCATTTTTTGCTGGGCTTTACGCTCAGAATACCATTGCGTTAGGATATCTGGAATAACACCATATTTTGATTTATCAAATAGTGTTCCATTTGCACTAAGTACAATAGTACTTTCTGGACTGAATATAATATCATATAACTGTGAACCAGTTGCCTGAAAAGAACTGCCATCTTCTAAATCAATAGTCAGTAGTTTTTCACTTCTTTCATGTACCATCGTAAACTCCACAGCGGCGAATAAACCATGCCATGCTGCTGTCCACTCCGGTTCAAATGATTTTGATTTAGACTTTGCTTTTTGTTCAGATATACGTTCTTCTAAGTATTTTTCTGTATAATCTTGTCTAATTTGCCCAAGAATACATTCAGTACTCATTCCTAGAGTTCGAAGTACAGTTGGGTAAAGTGAGTTAAAGTCAGTACAACCTAAGTATTCAACTAATCCTAATATTGGGTCTTGTACCCATGCACCTGCTGCTTTTGCACTGAGTTTTGAATCATTATTGTCTTCATCATCATCGTATCCATCATAGTACTCAAGTTCTGGATCAATTTCAACCTCTTCTTTTTTATCAAATACCACTTCACCACGTTTGTGTGCTAGATTGATAATTGAAGTGTCAATCAGTGCTACTGAACCCATAGTAGTTTTGATGAGAACACATTCTTTATGTGCAAGTCGGTTATGCAGACTAATATAGTCAAGAATAGAATCGATTTTTTTGAGAAGAATACTATCCTGTTTAGAATATCGAAGGAAAGTCATATAATCTTCTCTATATAATTTATCCAGAGATCCTTCGTACTGTACTTTATTTTCTTTTGTGATTTTTTCTGCGATATAATCAAGTTTATACGATTGCTCTACCTGAGCAGCGTGTTTCTTATAAAGAGCAAGATAATCAAGATGAACTCGACCAACCAAATCATATGTCTGTACCAATTTACCAAAGTTATCCGCTTCACGTGCAATTGGTTTTTTATTCCATAAACACCAACGAGCAGTCATGGCTTCATTGAAGATAATTTTGGTTCTGTTAATCATGTAAGGAATATCAAAAAATTCACTATTCCATCCAGATAATACATCACTATCATCAATTAGACTAAAGAAATCCATGAACATTTCCTTTTCATCAGTATAAAGAATTACACTTGAATTTGGATCATTAGTTTCCGCATTTAGTTTATTGACAATATCCTGTGCTTCTGTTGTTGTCATATCTTCTGGAGCAAGGGTAAGTACATAATCTTTACCTGTCCATGACTGATATAATGAAATGGCTGTTACACGATTAAAGGGATTAGATGGAGATGCATAACCAAATTTCTTATGAAAATCAGTTTCAATATCGAAGAATACAATGTTTAAATCTGGTGATTCAGTACCCATATAATATTGAGCAAGTGTTTTGAATACAACATTGAATTTACCTTCAAATGTTCTGATTCCATTTGATACATTTTTTTCTATACTTCGTTTTAGTTCAGATGCAGTATCGAATTCCAGTTTTTCTGCTTTAGTACCATAAATGGTTTTGTGATTACCATTAACATTTTCTACATAATACTCATATAGTGGTTGTAATTCTCGTAGAATACGCTTTCCATTTTTTCGTTCTACTACGTGCAACACATCACCACTACGTTTTCGTTCCATATATGCATCAATATACATTAAATTTCCTTATTTTTAATTGCACTTAACAGATAGAAAAAGCCTCCAGAAAAGGAGGCTTTTATTTATAATGTATTAATCGTCGGCTTGTGGAAGATTACCAGTAATACTTAGAATAGTTTCGATTTTATCATGCTTACTGGATTTATCGAAGAAGTTTTGTTTATAGATAGTATTGGCGGCTTGTTTGATATCACTCGCATCGATACCGAGTTCGTCAGCCAGTGAATCAATAAAATCTTTCAGTGAGGCTTTGGTATCATCAATAAAAGTAAGTTGAACTACTGCATTGTTCAGACCGTCACTAAGACGTTTGCGTTGTTCATTATTTAGATCTTCAATTTGTACTTTGTCTTCATGTTTAGCCATAATTAATTTCCTTCTTTGTCATTATATAAAAAGCACCTGACTGTGTGTCAGATGCTTTAATTATATCGTTATATGTTATTTTCGTTCAAAAAAAATTATCGACCGATTGCTTGCCAGTAACACCCAGTTTCTGATGAACCGATATAAAAATCAAATCCAGAAACTGACGCAGGTGCTAATAAACGTGCAGTTCGTCCTTGGTCAGCATGAGAGTTGAAAATTTGACCCAATGTTACACAGTAACATGCTGAACTGAAAGTTCGTGGAAAGTTTACATGGATATCATTACCAGTACTTTGGATGTAACCCCATTGTGTGATAATACCGGTACCTTCATCTTTATGCCAGCCGGAAGTAGTACCACTAGAATTCGTTACATTTAAGTTTCCATTACCATCAGCAGTTATCCCATTAATAGCTCTTACTACATTTCTACCTTGTGATGTAATGTTACCAGAGACAGTTGCAGAACCTTGTGATGTAATGTTACCAGAAACTGTTGCAGAACCCTGTGATATAATGTTACCAGAAACAGTTGCGGAACCTTGTGATACAAAATTACCAGTAACGGTTGTGGAACCTGGAACATACAGAGAACCATCACCATTAATATATACTTCAGAACCACCATTTGAACGCAGTCTTAATGTATTTGTTGTACTTTGGTGATAAATTGCTGCTCTTTCAGATAAAGTAGAGTTGGTAAAATATAACTGAATGTTAGTACTATTACCTGCGATTCTAAGAGTGTTGGCTACATTCAAGTTGCCAGTCATAGTATCACCGGATTTTAGTACGAATTTTGTATTTGCCACACTTTCCGATAATGCCAAGCTTGGTTCAGCAATATTATACAGTACTGCAACATTGAAGTGTGCTACGTCGAAGTTCTGTAAGTTATGTGAGTGTGAAATTGTACGTTGAGATGCATTTAAATAAATAGAATTCGTTGTACTCAATGCAATATTTGGATCACTCCCATTAATCGAACGTTCTTCACGTCGGTTGAGATCTCCAGTAATAGTAAGTCCTCTATATGAATTTCCATCATTCCAAGATCTTCCAAATATAAATGAACCATCGTCACCAGTAGGTCCAGAATTTCCATTCATTTGTCCTACACCGTGATAATGATCTGGGATTGTGAATGTATAGGTATCAAGAGAACCACTTTGTCCAATTGGTGAATCAGTTTTTGTAATTCCACCAGAAGATAAACCCTTAAAATAGGCACTTTGGTTCAGGTTTGGTGTTTGTTTTAGTACTGTACCATTCTCGCCTTGCCACGTCCACCACATACCATCAGCCAGACACCATCCATCTGAAGTTAGCCACGGAGAAGTTTGAGAACCGGTTCTACCACTTTGACCATTGGTTTTTCCTGACATTTGTTCACGAATACTGGCATATGTTTGGCCTGACGCTAAACTATAGTACATAATACTGCCAGTTTTTGCACTGGTATATAATCCAGTGCTTCCAACAGTTGGATTGGAATTAGGAAATACTATATTCAAATTAGTACCACTAATACTAGCCATCGGTATTGCAGCACTTGAATAATTAACAGTATCAATTTTTGTTCCCATTGAATTGATAATGTTATTGATTTGAACATTAAGGGGTGCTACAACATCGGAAGCACTTAATAATTCAACCCAGTTAGAGCCATCATGATATTTCATGGTTTTTGTGCTTTTGTCAAAAACAATAGCACCAGCTTCACCTGTGGGTAGTGATTGCACAGGCATAATAACGGATGAAGAATTAAAACGTATTGGTCTTGGGTTTGTAGGAGAACCACCAAGAACCACTAGATTTAATGATCCAGAATTTCCAGTACTAGTTATAGTATTCTGGGGGTGATTAAAACTAATACTCATTATTAAAATCCTTTTCGATATGTATATTAATTATTTATAACAAGATATTAATCTATTTAATTTCTTCATTTGATAATTTGACATATTCAATGGATGAATCATCATTAATCCTGAATTTGATAACTCTGGCTTTATTAGAATAATAATATCCATTATGTTTCAATCTACCGTTTGAGGTGAATTCATTATCAGATAATGAAAATTTGAATACATCAAACACCAAAGGTAGATATTTTTCTATTCCATCGTAATCAATAAAATTATCATCAAGTAAAGATGTGAATCGTTTTTCTTCAGAAGTTTTGCTAATTTGTTTTGCAGTTTTACCTACATGTGAATTGTTATACGTTACCACTTCCATGAATTCATACTTAACATTTTCAAGCATTGCATTATTAAGTATCGTATTATTAATATCAATGTTATATTGTTTTTTGTATTTCAAAAACTCTTTAACCAGAAACGGGTTAATACAAATAGTTCTGTTATCGGTGTTCAGTATAGACTTGACTGAGGATGATAATGTTTTGGATGCATTCAATAAAAATCTATCAATAAACAGTTCAGATAGAATATCTTGTGTAATGATGTTTTGTTTAATTAAATCATCAATAATCAGTTCATTTTTTATTTTTACCTTATTATCATATCTTCCCTGATAACGAATACTCAGAAATGAATTATTTTCTGTTTCTTTATAAAGTTCAATGATACAAGATGGAAGATAAGTATATCCTTTGTTTATCTGATTATCAAACAAAGTATGCTTTAGTATATAAGTACCCATATAAAATTTCCTTTTTTAATTTTATTCTCGCAAATTATATCATATGGGTAATTTTTGTTCAGAAAAGTTTGAAGGACACACCCAAATCAACCAAACGTTGAAACGGGTTATGTGGGGAGAATTCACTGGATTCATGTAATTTAATCACAGGTGCATTACCATGAAACTTCATAAGGTAATCTTTGTACTTTTTCATGTACTCTGAGTATTCCATTTCTTCAGTATCAACTATCATTGCAATATCTATAAATTTTTCCGTACTGAATTCTAATCTATCATCCGAATAATACAGTATTGAATCATTCTCATCAAATGCAACAAGTGTTCCTTGTGGAACAAACGTTTTCATATTAGATACTGAGCTTTTTATGTATTCTTCTTTAATTGTTTTGAATACTACTACAGTTTTCATGGATTTCTCCTTTGTTGTTTTTTGATTATATTAATAACATCTTTGTGGTATTTAGGATCGTATGTTTCAGTGAAACCATCACCAAATTCATTAGAATTCAAATACCAAGAAGGAATTGATTTTTTTATAAGCTTTTCAAGTTCAATTGCTTCATACCCATTATCAAAGTATTCATGAAAAATATATTCATGCACATATATAGAATTTCTGTTATGCTCATTCAATCGTCTTATTAAATCACATGTAATACCGTACTTATAAGATATAACTTCTTTACATGAATTAGTTATTTTTTGAATATAAAAGAATCCAGGTTTATTTGGTTGAAATCCATATTTTGAACATTTTGGACATGCATTTGGTTTTAAACCATGTATATGACTTGTTGGAGTAATAAAGAATGAACCATGATTATCTTTATTACAAACAACTTCAACTTTAGTGAATAAATCTACATATTGTACTTTACTGTAATCATATACATTACCATGTTTCAGTACTGCCATAGATATGAATGATTCTTTTGTGTGTTTTGCTCTTGTTGAACACAATGCACAGCCATGATCATAAAGTAAACTCCCAACTTTAACTTCATAATTTTTATTATGCACTAAACAAGTTACTATAGATTTATTTTCCGATCCATTATATACGAATTTATCAAATCCAAAGTGATTATTATGTATTTCATTTAATCTGGTTATTATATCCTGTTCATCAATTTTTCTTTTTTCTTTTGCACATATAGGACAACCTTGTGCTTTATTATAATGACATGAAGGACGTATTTTGAAATCTCCATGATTTGGTAATTTACAGGTAACAACAACGTGTTCATGAGCATTTTTTCCGTATATAGTCTTACTGTAATCATAAAAATCATTATGTACTCTTTTACATTTTTCAATAAATTCTTCAGTACAACAACGTTGTTTCAAAGCTTTAGATTCTTTAGCACATTCAGGACAGCGGCGACCCTGTGCATTAGATTTTGTAAAATTATTGAAAGTACAATCAGAAAAAATACCATGTACTGGACATTTTAGTACTAACTTCGTTCTTGCTCCTTTAAATTCAATAATAGAATTAATATTAAACCCAATAAATTCATAATTTAAATTATACATTTCAATTTCTTTTAAAATTATTTTTTTAAAATAAGATGGTTCTCTCTTATTACCAATTTTGATAAATTGTTCATGCACTTCATCAAATGTCATCATTATAAAACATCCTTGTTACTTTGTTCAACAAATTAATGCTATAAAAAATGGGACTTCAAAGTGAAGTCCCATAAAAAAATACAATATTTTATATTATTTTTAGTTTTTTTATTTTATTACATGAAAGTAACGTTACGAACAGCAATTTTGCTGAAGTAATCGGCTGAGTTTGCAAAGGAAGAGGATGAATCCACGAATTCCAGATAACCGTAACGAGTCAGGAAGGAAGTCACTAGCTCGGAGGTATTTGGATCCATTACAGTACCGGTAGCCATCAATGGAACGTATGGGCAATAGAATGCACCAGCGTCAGTTTCGTTAGCACCTTTATAACCAATCAGGATATCTTCCAGATCAGAAGCATAGGTATCAACGTAGATACGCATAGTACCATTTAGAGTACCAGCAAATTTAACGTTGGTTGGTGCTTCGAAAGTACCTTCAGTACTGCGTGCAAAACTAGAAGTAGTTGCAGACTGAATAATAGATAGTGCTTCTGGAGAAACAACAGCCCAGTTAGCTGCACCACGTTTGGTACGACGAGCAATTTCGTTTGCCTGACGGTTGATTAGAATTGCCAGAGAAGCGTGTTCATCAGCAATAAAAGTAGCAACACCAGTTACTTTGGTTTGGTCATAGGTCACTGCTGGAGCACCAGGTAGTGCACGTAGACGAGAAAGTAGTTCTTGGTCGATTTCTACAGTAATTTCTTGAGCAATTGCGTTAACCAGTTCAGCTTCAATATCAACACCGTGTTGAGATTGTGCATCTTGCATAGATTCAACAGTCCAACGAGCAGAGAGACGACGGGATTTGGCTTCAACGATTTCACGTAGAATGTTGATGTTTACCTGACGACCCATAGTACCTTCTAGTTGAGAAGTAGGAGCGGCTTGTGGGCTAGTGTTATCAGAATTCAGTTCACCAGTATAAGATTTGGCGATTTTGAATGGAGATAGAGCTTCTTCACCAGCAGCAACACCTGGAGCATTGGTTGCATATTGAACACGTAGAGTATGAATCTGGCAGTATGGACCAGTCATTGGTTGTACACCAATAATTTCGTTAGCGATAACGGTTGGCATTACACGACGCATGATCGGTAGAATTACTTTGTTAACAGAAGCAATGTTACCAGCAGTGGTTGCACCAGCAGTAGCAGATTCAAATAGTGCACGCTCACGACGATAGTTATCCATAGTAATATCCATCACACGTTTACGACTGCCTTTTAGACCTTCGGTAATACGTTCTTTGGTCGCGGCCCATTGAGATTCAGTTAGTAGTTTATTAGACATTTAAAGTCTCCTTTAGATAATTTTATTAAAATCTTTTTCAATATAAAGTTATTTATCAGTACTGAAAAAGGTGGTTAAAATATGCGTTAAAAATATTACTTTTTAATAATACCACTTAGAATAGATAGTTCTTCGAGGTACTTCATATCGTCTTCATCAATTTCTGAATTTTCAACGATAACTTTTGCTTGTTGGCGATTGCCGGTAACAACTGAACCTTCTGAAAGAGTTTTCTTTTTAGGTTGAACGTCTTTTACAGATTCTGTTACTTTAGTACCATTTAGTACTGACTTGTGGTACTTATTGAAATCGTCTTTTAGCTTTTCAGTTGGAGAAGTAGCCAGAAGTGATTCCATAATTTGCTTTTGTTGTACATTAAGTGGTTTAGTTAGTTCAGAGATAATTGCATTTCGTGCTTGAGTATCTTCCATAACACGAAGTTTATGTTGAACTTCTTTAACTGCTTTAGTACTTTCTGAAAGAGCTTGTTTAACTTGAACAATTTCATCTTCTTTAGTTTTCAGAGATTCATTCAGTGAACGTAGTAGGACATTTTCATTGAATTGTTGTGAATAAAATTCATTAGAAAATGCTTCATATAGTTTACGCCCGAAAGTATTTTGCTTAGCTTCAGCGATATCCTGTTTTAGTGCACTAAGATGTTTCTGTGTAGTTTCCGTAATATATTTTGCAGCACTCTCGGAAGTACGTTTAATAAAATTATCACGAGCTTCATTGATTTTTTTAGAACCTTCAGCAAGCAATTTAACACGACTTTCTACCAGTTGACGTTTTTCAACGTGGAATTCTTTAAGTTCTTCTGCAAGAATGTTATTAGAGAAATTGACGAATTTATTCATACTTTCTTTAATAAGTTTACGTTCATTACGCATTTGTTTCACTTCTTCAGCTAGTACTGAATTAGCAAAACCAGAGAAATTACTCAGAGTTTTACGAAGAGTTACGCGATCTTCAACGAGTTTGCGTTTTTCATCATATACCGCATTCATTTCTTCAGCGATAACAGTACTCATCATCTGATCAAGACCTTCAGTTAGTTCAGCAAGATCTTGTTTATAACGTTCTTTCATTTCCTGACGCATTTCTGCGGCTAGATTATTTTTTTCTTCATTCCATGCTTCCTGGATGAGTTGTTTTGCTTCATCAGAAAGGGATGATTCTTTTAGAAGCTTTTCCAATTTAGTCATTTTACATCTCCTTTAATATACAAATATTTATGTTTATAAAAATATTAACCTTTTAATTTCTTGAAAAAATCATAGATTTCAGAATCCATATTTTTAGAAACTGACTTTGATTCATTAACAGGTTTCTGCGTTTGTCCATATCCATACTTATTATTAAGAGACTCAAATACTGCCATTGGATAAGCATCAGGAGCACTAGGTTGAGCTACAATATCAATAGTAACAATTTCGAAATCACTAACAACACCATTATAATCAACATTACCAGAGCCACGTGAACTAACACCAGGACGAAGACCACCTTCAATCATCGCACGAATATTTTTTCCATGATCAGTATTGAATAGTTTAATTTCAGCCATACCATTAGAACCTTCCATCCACACTTTAGTAATCATACCAGCAACACGATCCATATTAATGTTCAATGATTCTGGGTGATCACATTCAACAGCAATACCACCAGTACTGGCAATACGCTGTTGCATGTTTTGGACTGCTTTAGTAATTTCGTTCAGTGGATATACACGTTCGTTGTGATTTCTTTTATCTGCCTGAATAGCAATTCCACGCAGATAACAATCTTTACCACCTACACCATTATCTCTGTATTCAGTTAGTACTTTAGAATCCTCGAATGAAGACCATTCACGTAGCATACTCATATTTAAATGATCTCCCTTTTATGATTATAGTTTAGGTGCTTTTTTAGGTAGTACTGAACTAGCTTTAGTAGCGGTATTTTTTGGTTGCTTAGCATCTTTCATTGCATCAGTTGCTTTATTAAGAACATTGTCATTATCACGTGGGATAGTGAAAGATTCAGCATCAGCACCGTCAAAAGTATCGTCAACTACTGGAGTGGTGTTTTTACCAGTTTTAATTGGTTCAACACCTTGTACTGGAGACTTAGCAGTAGAAGCAATTGGAGACTTTTTGTTAACTCCTGGTTTTTCAGTTTTATCTACACTTGGAGCATCTTTCATTTTATAAGATTCACCAACTTTTTCGTCACCAAAAGAAACATCTTCGAAACCGTCTTCAGTAGGTTCTTCTTCGTCACCTAGTTCAACTTCGTCGGAACCAGCGATTTCATCAAACATTTTCTGTAGACCGCGATATGCATCCTGGATATCAGCCCATTGATCAGCACTTGGTAGTTCTGCTTCAGCAGAATCATCTGCACCTTCATCATCAGCTTGGAAATCAACTTCAACGTCAGTTGGTTCTTCTTCAGCTTCTTCCATTGGGTATTGTACATCGGTATTCAGATCTTGAGATGGAGACATAGAGAAGTCTTCCATTACTTCATCGTCAGTTTCGTCTTCCATTTCTTCTTCAAGTTTTTTATTAATATCACTTGCAGCTTCAATGAAATATTGACGCATTTTAGTATCCGCGACTTCTTGCTCGCCATTTGCAAAAGCCTGAATCGCTTCTTGTAGTAGTTTTAGATTAGCCATTATATTCTCCTAATGATTTTAATCATTAATATGTAGTATTTAGTTTAATGAAAAATGGCATTATTAAAAGAGCTTAAAAAATGCCATTTTTATATATTACATTTCACCGTTATTCGGTGCAGCATGAGAAGATTTATACAGAGCAGCTACATTTGCATCTCGGTTTTGGTCTTCTTTAGCTTTAAATTCTCTGTACTTGCGTAGATTATTCAGAGCCTGCAAAGTTAATTTTGGTTTGCGAGTATCTGTAATTTTATATACACTTTTATCGTCTTCTGGATCGTACATTGAATCATTGGTACTCTCAAAAATATCTTTAAAAAGCATGATAGTATTCCTTTTGTACTCTTTTATTTATTTTTAAAAAGAATCACCTAAACCATTTGGGTTAAAATTTGATGTTTCTTGTGAATCCTGATATTCTTTATCTGCACTTTCTAGCTCACCATTTTCATCTACACCGAGATCTTGTTCAGAATTATTTGGTGCTTCAATACCGACTGATTGAAGTGATGCTTGTTCAGTACTATTAGCGGTGTTAATATCCATACCAAGTTCCTGACGAAGTAATTCTTCATTCTGTACAATATCTTTCTGTTCAAAGCCCATTTTTTGTAGAATGGTTTGTTTTGCCATATATGGTAAATCATTAAGAGGTAAGTAGGTAGTAATCAATTTAGCATCCAGTTCTGCTCTACGATAAGTTGCAAGGTTAATTGGTGCATTCAATACTACCTCAAATGATGCAGTACTTATGTTATAACCGTTATGTAGCATAAATCGTTTAAATTCAGCATCGAATACTTTTGCTACCAGACGTTGATAACGCATACATTCATTATTAAAACGAATTTCACTTGCCATTGCCTGAGTTGCACCATCACCAAATAATGAAACACCTCCATCATCTGGACCTTGTGGTAGATATGATGAAGGAATTTGTAATCCCCTAATAAGTTTATTATTAAAGTATCTCAAATCATCAATCTGCCCAAGATTGTCGCCGCCTGGTAATGTATCAACGGATGAACCACGACCATCAGCAGTTTGTGGGAAGTAGTAATCTTCTAAAATACTTAATGGGTTATATGCTGCATCCATCATTGAAGTACTTCCTCCTTTATTTGAAGGGATTCTTCGTTGATGAATTTCATTTTTAAAACGTTCAACATAAGCCATTGCCTGATGAGTTTGCATATCACCTACATCAATACGAAATACCCTGCGTTCGGGTGCACGTTGTACTCGATATATAATAATACTGTCTTCAAGAAGTGATTTTTGCTTATATGTTTTAAAAACATTTTCCAGAATACTGGTACCAAATGGCCACACACCATCTTGTCCTGTGTTTAGACTAAAATGAATGACGTGTTCAGCAGCTACTGGTAATACATCCATTCTACCACTTGTATTAAATGGATCTGATGAACCAGAAGAGCCAGAACTTGTAATACCAGCCAATCCACCAACTGATGCAGCGGATGAATTAGAACCAAGTAAATTAGGTGCAGCACCAGTATAAGCACTTTGGTTAAATCCAATATGTACATTACTAAGTACTTTATCTTTTAGATTCAAAGATACATCCCTGATATAATAAACTACAGGGTTTTTACCTGTTGCCTGGTTTACAAATACCTGTTCAACATTACTAGGATCAACCCAGTACCAATCATAAGTTTCTGGATCACGAATAAAAAATTGATCTCCATATTTCAACAAACCGCGTACAATTTCATACATTCTGATTTTAAAATCATTCTGATCAGTCCATGCATCCAGGCGGTCTTCGATTGTAGTAACTTCAGTATCACCGATATTATCTTTGTACTTAATTTTGTAAGGTAATCCAAAATCAACATCACTCTGAGTACAGAAATCAGCAATGATATTCAATGCAGTTCTGATTTCAGGATCTTGATCCATTTCTTCATATTGTCGATATCGATCGGTTCGATTTGGTAATCCTTGATATACTTGTGGAAGATAAGAAGCAAAATTTGACTTGCTTCCTGCCGCTTTATCTGAACTTGTATTTTTTTGTACTGATACTCGTGGTCGAGCAGTACTCATGTGACGTTTCCATGACATTTATTAACTTCCTTAACTATTACGTTGTATTTGAGTATTATCAGATATAGTTCTAAGATAATTTGAATTCTGTACATTGTATTCGTTAGCTTTTTCTAACGCAGATGTTACACGTCCTAATAATTCAACCATTGATTCATCGTAATTTACTGGTTGTAAATTATTATCAACTTTTTCATCATCAGGAGATTTTTTGTAATTATCTTGAGCTTCATCCACACGAGTTGGTGGGGTATAATTAGAAGCATTTTGATCAACTTGTGGTTGTTTTCTGTTATTATCATTAACAGTCGGTTTACTGTTACTGGGTGTATTTATGTTTTCATTTTTTGGTTTTTCAGCACTTGGTGTTTTTGTATTTTCAGTTTTTGGCATTTCATCACTGACACCGAAAACATATTTAAGAATGTCAAATGCATTAATTAATTTATTTTTTAGTGTTTCTACAATATTAACCAAGCGGTCTTTAACGTCACTGAAACTGAATTTGATATCTTTTATACCTTCCCACATACCCAAGAAATTCTGTTTAAATGAAGCAATTGCATTTTGTACAGTTTCCCTTGCACCAGCTAAATTACCATTCCATATATCGGTTACAACTGATATCAGTTGTATAGGTATTTTTACTAAATTACCAATAAAACCACCAACATTATCAACCAATGTATTATAAGAATCACCGAATAAAGTTTTTCCTATATCACTAAGTACTGGAAAGTTCTTAAAAAAGCCAGTTACCATATTCATTATTTTGTCGATTCCCTGACTGAATACGGTAGTTACAAATTGGTTAAATGATGTTGTTTGATCTGAAATATCTAATAACCATGTAACCCCAGCATCCATTAAAAGATTAAATGGTTTTATAAATGTATTACCAATCCAATTATTAAATCTGTTAGTTAATTCCTCCAAACGTTGTTTTGGTCCATTTTTTGGGTCATTAGAGGAAGCTTCCAGTTCAAGAAGACTTCTGTTGAAGTTAGCGGCTTCGATGTTCCCAAGTTGTATCTGGTTCATCATGTCACGCTTAATCTGTTCTTTATGCATTCTAACCCATTTGATGTTAGCTGAGCGTATTTCCTTTGCATCAGTAATACCACCCATAAACATTTTTTTGTTTTCTTCGGCAAATTCTGCAATAGTACCAGTCATATATTCAGTAGGTAATGCACCAGTGACAGCTTGTGATGAAATTATTTTAAAAAAAGATTTTCCTGCGTCACCCATACCGGCAGCAGCTTGAATAAATGCATCAGTAGTTAATGTAGCAGCTTTATTACTTAATCCAGCCCAGTTTTCCAATGCAGCTTCTAAACCACGAGCATCAAGTGAATTATCAAAATCCTGAGTTTTCTTTAAAATTGCATCAACTGATTCACCCATTGATTTACTAAAAGTTGTCATATTTTTAATAAATTCTTGTGTGCTTTTTTCCTGGTTAGTTTGTCTAATTAATTCTGCACCACCAAATTGTTTCTGGAATTTAATATTCCTCGCGGTTAAGTCAGCCATTTGTTCCTGTGATACACCATATATACCTATTTTATCCTGTGCTAATTGTAATGTTCCAAGCAAATCACCATATTCCTTAACACCATCACCGTATATACCATTTAATTGTGCAATAACACCAGCATGTTTTACTACGGAATTACCGAATTTGTCCATACTCATTAACGCATTAGCACTACCAGCACGAATAGAGTTCATACCATTTGATAAACTAACACCACTGGAATTGATTTTATTATACATTTCCAGTTGTTGATTTAGATAATTATAAACAGATAGTCCTGCTTCAATTAGTAACTGGAATGCAGTAGTTACACCACTAATAGCTGGAACAGCCTTTCCTAATGTACCGATTACACTACTCATTCCGGTACCAAGCGAATTCGTAACAGTTCCAACATCCGCACTACCGTTAATGAGAGTTCTACTAAATCCACTAACATCTCTGGATATATTTTTTAAAGCATCATTTAATGATATCTTTTCTTTCTTTCTTCTATTATTTCCGTTTCCTGGATTATTATTATTGTTATTATTTGAACCGTTTTTTTTCAAATTTTCTGATAATAAATCTCTCATCGCAGATAAATTATCATTAGCTTTTTCATTACTGGTTAACAATTGTTGTAATAGATAATCCGTACTTGTACCAGCCATTTTTTATCCTTTTAAACATTTATAAATATGTCATATAGATTATTTATTTTGTTCATTGATTGGAGTCTTTATGAGTAAGATGAACCCACTAGCCAAGTACACAAAAATTGAAGTACTTAGTGCTAAACTTATTTCAAATGATGTAATTAAATATCCCGATGGTGTATTAGGAAATAAAGGTATTAAAGTTGGGGTATGTGCTCGCAGTGCTCGTGATGAAATAGTACTAAATACTCCTGATATGCTTATGTCCGGGGATGCGGTATCACGAGTTATTGAAAATTGCTGCCCGAACGTCCTTAATGCAGATGAATTATACATCAATGATATCGAACAACTGCTTATTGCAATTAAAGTTGCAACCAAAGAATATACTTATGATATTAATGTAAAATGTCCCGAATGTGACCATGAAGGTCGTATCGAACGTGATTTGAATGTGCTATTGAATACAGTAAAATATATTAAAGAAATCCCTACTGTAGTTTTAAATAATGGATTAAGTATTGAACTTAAACCACTTACATGGAAAGAACAATGTGATATAAATGAGCGAATGTTCAATATTCAGTCCAAATCCAAATATCTCGATTTAGATGAGTCGTTAAGTGATGAAGACCGAGCAAAACTATTCATTTCTGATATTTTTGAACCTATCACTAAAATTAACTTCGACGGTATTGTTTATAGTATCTCTAAAATTATCACTCCAGACGGGGATGAAGTGACTGAACGAGAATTTATTTCAGAATGGGTAGGAGATCAGTCAAAAGACGTTCTTAAAACTATTCAGGATGAAATCAACACAATGCAAAATACTGGTGTTGAACACACGATGCAGGTTGAATGTAGTGAATGTAATCATGAATGGGTTATTGAAGATTTGGTGTATGATATTACCCGTTTTTTCGATCTCAGCTTCTCCAGTTAGAGGCAACTGAAATAGAAAAATACATACGAGACATAGAGTTTAATCAGCAAGAAATTAAACAAGCATTAATGGAAGCTGCTGTATATATTGATAATACCTCGTATGAAATGTTACTTAATATGCCAGTAACTGAACGAGACTTGATGGTTAAAGCATACAACAAGAAAGTCCGTAAACAAAATGAGGGGCGATAAAATCAGAAAAAAATAGGTCAGTACTGAAAAGTACTGACCTATTTTGCTATTCCGTATCTAACGTATCAAGAAATTATGTATTGAATTATGCATTATACAGAAAGATTATTTACATAGGTATTTATTGAAGTAAATAAATTTATTAGATATATAATATAAGAGATTATATCATGAAACGTAGATTAAAAAATAGCAATGAAGCTGCCAAATATAGAAATGGAAAACTGAAGGAACAAAATGGTATTGATCCAATTATTGGAATTAAAATAATAAGACCCGTTCTTGACCACAGACATTATGATACACAGAGTTGTAGGGGAGTATTACAAAATGAGGTGAATGCGTTCGAAGGTAAAGTTTATAATAGCTTCCACCAATATTGTAAGCATTTAACGGATAAACCGTTATACGAAGTATTGAGAAATTTAGCAGATTATCTGGAATACCACGATTCTGTTTCACCAGATGAACAAGTTATACATCACACGGCACTTACCGTTGATGTAAATCGCTTCAAACGACTTCCAGCAAACCAACAGAGCGAAATTCTTAGTGATTTGGGGTTAGTACCCGGTAGTAACATAAAAGAACGTTCCAAACAAGCCAGAAAGCTAATACAAAGTGGTCAATTGAATATGAATGATATAAAAAGAGATCAAAAATGATAATATCTTTACCAGATGATATTATTTTAGTTCACGTTAACTATAATTCCAGAACTCCATGGGAATATTTCAACGATTTATCGAAAAGGTTATCCAAATTTAATATAAAATTCAATGGATTCATTATTGAAGAAAAATGGTTAGGTAATAATACACTTACTTCAATAACACATGATAATATAACTTATAATAATTACAGAATTAACAAATTATATAGATATCTGAGAAATATAGAATCAAAAAAGTTCAGAAAGCCTTCATTGAATAAGTTAACACCTGAAATTTTAATTCAAAATGTGGAAAATGAATGCATTAAACGAGGTGGGACACTGGAATTCCTCGGTTTTGATGAATATAATAAAACAAAAACATATTTAAAACTAAAATGCAATGACAATACTAAACATTCTGAAGCATACGAATGGAATACTACCACTTATGACTCATTTTTCAGTAATAATATTGGTTGTTTGAAATGTTCAGGTACTCACAAATACAGTATAAATGAATTAAATGAGAATTTAAAAATTAAAAGCAAAGAAACTGGCATTAAATTTGAATTAATAGATGAAAAGAACTTTAATGGTGTTTTTAGTAAAGTCATTTTAACTTGTAAATGCAATTATACATGGTCTATGACATATGACAATTTTATGCGAGATAAAGGGTGTCCTTTGTGTAATTCTGTTAGTTACAAAAATGGTTATAAATCTTCTGATTTTAGTTCAGGTATATACATTTTAGAAGTATCTGATGATTATAATAATATAGTTGGTTATAAATTCGGTATAACAAAGAATATCAAACACAGAATGGGTTCATATAAAAATAAATGTAAGTACAAATTGAATGTTGTATACCACAAAGTATATGAAAATTGTAATGATGCATTTAACATAGAAAAAGAAATAAAAAGAACCATAAAAGCAAGACACTTAACAAAAGAATTATTCGGTGATGGGTGGACCGAAACCGTATCACCTACATCTTTGAATGAAATTATGACAATAATAAAAAAGGGGAGCTAATATGCTCCCCTTTTTTTAATATATATCGTCTAATGTACAGTACTGAACAGTACTGAATCCATCCTCTTTAGTAACTTTCATGATATTTTCGGTTTTTGAAATAAGTTCATCTCTGTGTGAAATAACAAAGACATTTTTATTTCTGATTGATGCCATGTCCTGAAATATCATCCATGCTCTCAATACACCACTAGCATCCAAGCCAGTTTCTAATGCCTCATCACAACAAATTAAATTGATATTTTGATATAATGATTCATATGTATCCCTGAAGGCACAAGACAGTGCGATATTAACACGAGTACGTTCACCGCGACTAAGCTGTTTATAGTCAAAGTACTGGTCATTCTTTTCAATTTCAACACTCAAATCAGTCAAGAACTTAACATTGTGCTCTGAACCACACATATCAATATAGTACTGAAGTCTGTTGTTTAAAAATGAAATATTTTGTTCAATGATACGCTTTCTCAAGTATGAATCTTTATTGAGAAGAAGTTTAACCATAAAATCTTGATGATTTTGTAGCTTATCCAGTTCATTATAAGAGTCATAATTAACCACAACAATGGATTCATTCTGAAGTGTGTTAATTTGACTAATATATGTGTTTACTGTACTAAATTCTCGTTGTAATTGTTGTTTTAATGAATCATAAGCAAGTTCCAGTTCACGAACTTCAGTCTTGGTTAGTGCATCTGGTACATCTTTTAGTTCAAAAGAATTTAATTCTTCATATGATGACATTAATTCTGATTCAAAAATATTGATTTGATCAATTTCGTACTGTTTAATTAACTCCTGTAACTTATGCTCATGCATTTGTGCTTCAGTCAGTGTATTATACACAGTTTCTGGTTTATGAGGCATATCAAACACGTCAATTGAATCAACTTCTTCATGAAGTATACTAATATCATATTCAATAGTTAATATCGAGTTCTCAATATCAGTAATTGTTTTCAGAATTTTTGATTTAATATCAGAACTATGCTCATTATGCTCCAGACTTGATTTACACAGTGGGCATTTGCTATTGAGTACCACATCTAGTTTGTTTTTTTCCAATTCAAGAGAAGATTTAGAACTTTGTAAAGTACTTTTTAATAAATTTATTTTTTGTTCTTTATAATTCTTTTGTGTTATGTTCTCTTTTAGTATAGATTCAAGTTGTTTCCACAATTCAAGTTCTTCATGATTCTTTAATTCACTTACAATGTCAACTTGTTGAAGGCGTTCGATATTAATCTTTAGTATTGCTTTATTATGTTCAATATCTCGTTTATATGATTCATATTTCAGTACTAAATCAGATACGCGATTTTCTAAATTGGATTTCTTAGCATTATGAATTAATGATTCTTCTTTTATATTAGCTTGTTCATATAGTTCTTCGAAATTTAGAACAGAATAGGTTTCAATCTGTTTTTCTAGTTCACTGATTCGGTTTGACTTGTCAATTTCGAATTTATTTGCCTGTTCCTGAAGAGTTTCTATACTTTTTTGAATTCGTTCATTACTTGCTTGTATAGTTTCATTTTTAAAACGTTCTTGCTCTGCTAAACGCTTAGTTTCCTTTTGCATATCTTTAAGAAGCTGTGCTTTTTCGGTTAATTGTGTAATACCGAGAAGTTCTTCGATCATATCACGTTGTTTTTGTGCAGACATGGAAAGAAAAGGTTCTACGTTAGCATTCAGCACCACAATGTGTTCAAACAGAAATTGTGAAATACCCAAAATTTCATTTAAATCTTCTTGTGTATCTTTCTTTTCACCACGACTTTCGTCATTTATTTGATCATCACTGAGTTTAATGAAATTAAAAAACGCAGGATTACGCCCACGTTCTACAATATAAGAAATTCCATCTTTTTCAAATTCAATTTTTACTTCACAGTTCTTTCCGTTTATTTTATTCACTAAATTGGGAATTTTAATTTCATTTGCAATACTTTTTCCGTACAAACCAAAAACAATTCCCTGAATAATAGCGGATTTACCAACACCATTTCTTCTTCCTGAACTATCATTTCCTTCAATAACTGCATCATTATTTTGACCAAGAACAAGTGTAATATCTGAACTATCTAGATCAATTGTTTGTGGTGCATTACCAAAGGAGAAAAAATTTCGCATAGTAATACGTTTAAATGTTAACACTTTATTTCCTTATAAAGAATTATATATTTGTATAAGTAGTGATTTATCGAACATTGTACTATCAAGTTCCATAATTTGTTGAATTACAATTTCATCGACTGATTCTGTATTTTCGAATTCCTGTTCAGATTCAAGTAATTCTTTTATATTTTGTTTATTAGCAACAGCATTAAATTCTCTGATATTATATTGAGAACTGAATATTTCACGAATGAAACTAATTTCATCAGTACTGATATTAACATCAATTAACACTTTGTTGATGGTATCATTTTGGACATAATATTGTGGGTTGGACAAAAATTCAGATAATGTGAATGTTCTGTATTTTGGTGCGTGTTCCCATGCTTTAAATTGTGGTTCTTTTCCGTGTTCAAGAATCATAACACCACGAGCATCGTCCCATGTATCAGAAAAGTTATGAGGGAAACAATTTCCAGTGTATACAATTTTAGTACCATGTCTGGTTAATTTAGCCTGGCGTTTGTGAAAATGTCCACTAAAAACATATTCACATGAACTGAAAGAATCTTCGTTCTCTTTTCCACAATCGGGCATTTCTACCATTTTATTCAACAAATATCCAGGTAATTCCAGATGACCAAATACATATTTGGATTTAATATGTGGTAGTTGTTTATATTCATCATCAATCATAAACGGGATAAAAGTACAATCTTTAATTGTTGTAATTTCATTAATGAATACAATATTATTGTATACTTTAGCCATATTAATACTGGTTATATCTCGTTTATTTTTGTGATACATATCATGATTACCGACAATAAAATAAACTTTATCAAAATTATCATTAAGCATCTGAAGAACTTCAAGACCATAATTAAGTGTTTGAATATTAATATTGCTTCTGTTGTGAAAATAGTCACCCATGAAAATAGCAACTCTTATTTCATTCTTTTTTGCTTCTTCAATCATGAATTTGACAAAATTAACACAATCTTCATTGTGTTGTTTACTGTTATTCTTCATTCCGAAATGAATATCGGTGAATGTTATCGCTTTATCAAATAAAATGTCGGTTTTCATCGATATTTTTCTCTTCTTCTTGTTCCTGTTCTTCTTCTTTCTTTCGTTCAATCATTTGTACTTCAATTTCCAATTGACGTGTATGTGATGGAGTGAAACCGTTGATTTCCAATAAATCATCTCGGATATTACGAACAGTTTTTTCACTATTAAGAACAGAACGAAACGAATTAGTTACGAAACTTGTATAATAAGAAAATGGATTTAGTTGATTAGTAGGTTTATCTTTTTTGTACAACATACTTTCTTTGAAAAGTAGAGCATTTTTTACCAACTGAATTCGTGCTTCACCTTGCATTTCATCTAAGTATGTATAATTTCTAAAATTAGCTTTATGTGAAATCTCTTCAACCAGCTTAATGAACATTTTACCAAGCTCATTAGTTAACTTACCACCATTAACAGTGAATTCTCCGGTTTCAAAATCACCTTTCCAGTGACTTCTAGCAACTTCAATCAATTCACCATCAGTACTGATAATATATTGCTTAAATGCTTCGAAATTTGTACGTGTTCCTTCTGGAATGTGTTCATTTGTGATTACTCTAATAACAACTTCATCATCTGGTACATCTTTTAAGAATAAATCCTGTTCAATGCAATGTTCACGAGCCTTTTTAGTTCCACAATTCAGAACATTCCTTGTATTTTCGAGGATTTCATTATTTAGACGTTTGATTCTTGCAGTTTTTGCTTTTTGTAGAATCTCTTCATCGATTTCTGATTCATCAAAAACAATGAAATCATACATATTGTATATAGGATCTATTACAGAACAATATGTCATTTTGCTTTTTTGAATTTCTCTCAATAGATCTGCATTATTGAGATATTTTTTTCTGCGTGGGCGTGTCATTTACAAATCCTTTTGATTGCACGTTGTCCATAATATGGATCATTGTATATATTATAGTACAAAAAATAGTTTTTATTCAAATATAAATATTATAAATGTCCTAATGGAGAAATAAAAATGATTGACCGCCGTGTAAGATTAAGACCAAAGGATGCGGGTGCGAATTATGTATACGGTGATTATGGAGATGCTTCCACACCAACGTTACTATCCTTTCTTAGAAGTTCTAATGGTTTAGTATGGAATGTTACCCCAACTATCACTGAACAACGTTCAGTAGTTTATGAAACACAATCACCTGTACATTCAAATTCAAATTATAATAATTATAAAAATACGAGTAATACTATTTTTAATATTCAAGGTGAGTTCGTTAGTAATACACCAACAGAAGCACTGTATACTTTAGCATGTATGCATTTCATAAGAAGTGTATCTTTGATGGATTTTGGTAGACAGGCTGCTATGAGCAGTAATAATGATTATGCGGTGGCTGGTGCACCTCCACCGATTTTACTACTAAGTGCTTATGGAAGATATGTATATAATGATATTCCTGTTATTTTAAAAAGTTATAATTTTTCTTTAACCAACGATGTTGATTATATTCAGGTTCCAGTCGATAGTAGCACTACTACATTTAATTTAAGTGATTCGGATACCAGAACTTTTTTTGATCAATTAAGAAGTAATGGTTATATGAATCAACAAAACGAAGTATGGGTTCCACACAAAGTCCCTGTAACTATCCAATTAGAAGAACAACCTACATCGGATTATGTTACCAAAAATTTTAATCTTAATTCATTTAAGCGTGGAGACTTATTACGCAAAGGAGGATTTATTTAATGTCTAATTCTAATGCAAGTCCAAGTCAATTTTCTCCATATGCAAAGACTGAAAAGACATGGTATCTGGATTATAATTTACCAAGAGATATGGTGGCGGCGGATAGTGATCAGGATTACGAAATTCCTGCCAAATACGATGAACAGCCGTGGAGATTATCATATGAATTATACGGCAATGAACGTTTGTATTATATTTTTGCACTTCTTAATCCAGATTTATTAGGTGAAGATCCAATTTATAATTTTAAAAGTGGTTTAGTTATTAAAGTACCCACACCACAAAGAATTCAAACGTATCTTGGGACTTCGAGAAACGTCCAATAAGAGGTTATTATGGCATTCAATTTAAGTAATCTAGTAAAACAGGCACAAACATTTGCTGATGATGTAGAACAAGCTAAAACAGCATCAAGTAGTACTACAAGCAGTGTATCAAACTCAACAAGTACTACAACATCCGAAAGTAGTGCTACAAAAGACATTTCTTCTATATTACAAAATAAAGTAAATTCTTTTAAAAATGATGTTAGTGCTATTAGTAATAACAAATTTGCGGCGAACCCACAACCAGAAAATAATGGCACAGATAGACCATTAGATGGTGTATTTTATGGAAAAGATTTTAATGACTATGTAGTTAATTATGAAAATGTTCTATTACAGTATGATAATTACACATGGCATTTTTCCCTTTATGCATTATCACCGGATGATTTCAAAATGTTTAACAAAGAGCCAAACTGGGAATCACAAGAATATATTATTGCTGAAAGTGGTGTTACCTCTAATTATAGTATTACTGATGTTAAAATTACTAACGCAGTTCCAGCTTCTCCAGGTTTAACCACTTGTTATAGTTCTAATACATATGAAATTTCTGTTACTGAAAATAATAGTATGAGTTTATATGATACATTAATTGTATTAAGCAACAAACTTGGCTATAAGAAATTTGGTGATGTACCTCTTATTCTCGAATTAAAATTTATTGGATATAAAGATGGAGCACCAACAGTTATTCCTGATATTACCAGAAAATGGTCAGTGCGTATGATTAAAGTACTGGCACAGGCTTCTCAAACTGGTAGCGTAATGAAATACAATATGCAATTAGTGGCTAACACAAGAAGTTTAGTTGATAATAATTCATGGACACTAAAAGAACAATATAACTGCACTGCTGCATATTTTGACGAATTATGTGCAGATTTAGAAGATAAATTAAATGAAATGTCAATGAGACAATATGGATATCTTGTCCCATTGTTTAGTGAACTTTCTGATCAAAAATTCTTTGAATTAAGAGTCACTCCTTCTCTTAAAGATTTATATATCAATTATGATTCTAAACAAAGTTCCGAAGTAGGTAAGACAAGTACAGGTCAACAAGGTTCAAAGTATTTGTCATGGAATGCCAGTACTCCAGTTTCAAGAATAATCGATGATGTACTTGATAACTGTGGTAATCCAGCAGATGTACAAAGTGTTCGTCAATTTGTTAATATCATTCCAGTACAGGAATATGTGGGGTTTGATCCATATCGAAATACTACTGTATATAAAGTTATTTTTAATATTTTACCATATAAACTCGGTGATATTGTTCATGAGAAAGATTTGGAAAAAGAAAGATTTAATTTTGAAACATTTTTTAATGAGGCTAAGAAATATATAGATCCAAGTGATAACAAAACAAAAATAAAAGCCAAAACTTATAATTATCATTTTACGGGTCTTAACCAGGAAATTTTAAATTTAGATTTAAAATTCGATCAACAGTTTTTTGTTGCTACAACACGCAACCCCACACCAATACAAGACACTAAAAATATTGGTGGTACTCATGCCAGTACTCCGTTTATTCTGGACGGTGTTCAGTACAAAACACTACCGGATGCATGGGAAGTTGCTTATGATTTAAAAACAAAAGAAAAACTTGGTACTGTATTAACAGATGAACAAAAACAATTCGTTAAAAAAGTTAATGAATCACTTATTCCATTACAAAAAGTTGGAGCACAAGAAGAACAGGATGAACTTAATAACTTCAAAGTTCAAGTTAACCGAGAATACGTAGAAGATTACAATGACAACGTTTCATCTGAGCACAGTGGTACTGGAAGCGATACTGGTAATATTACCACTCGTGATAATTTAATTTACGCAGTTCCTACTGAAGCAGAGAATAACTACACTACCACAAGTGCTTCCGTTAATGATAATAGTAGTTCAGAAGAAATGGTTAGGCGTAACATGCGTGATAATTATTATGTTCGCCCTTTTCTAATGAATCTTGACATGAAAGTTGTTGGAGATCCTTACTGGTTGGGATGGAGTGATTATTCTTTTTTAAAATACATTAAACAAATTGTTCAGGATGGACAAGAAATATCATTGGATGTTGATGATTTTTATTATGCTAACTATCTGGATACTGAAGCATATCTTTTACTTAATATTAAACCAGTTGTTTCTATTAATGATAATACCGGTATTTTGGATGTAAGTACCCCAACAATTTTTAATAGTTCTTTTTATAGAGTTAATAAAGTAGTTAGTACGTTCTCTAATGGCGGTTCATTTACACAACAACTTCAGGCAGCATTAGTAGTTCGTGCATTAAAACGTTCAGATTCTACATCAAATTCTAATTCTGATACCAATTAAAGGAAATAATAATGGTAGATACAAGTAAACAGTATGCAAAAGAACAGTTGGGTCGTTTTGACCCAGCTTATCCACAGGTAGCGATTGTTATGGACAACCGAGATCCTACTATGAGTGGTAAAATTAAAGTATGGGTTCAGGGTTCACAAAGTGAACGAGACGATAAGAAATCATGGATTGAATGTTCTTATATGTCTCCATTTGCAGGTAAAACCCCAGGTGTACCGAGTGCTGATGCATACGGTCAGTATCCAAAAGGTTATGGATTCTGGGCGGTACCTCCCGATGTAGGCTGTCCAGTAATTGTTATATTCATTCAGGGTAGATCACATGAAGCTTACTGGATTGGTTGTATATACGAACAACGAATGAACACAATGGTTCCAGGTATGGCAACTTCCACTACATCACAATATAGTGGTACAGATTCTCCATTACCAGTTACCGATTATGACAGAAATACCATCAGTACTGATCAAAATGAAAAATATGTCAATGTTCCTATCGTTGAAGGTTTAAAAAAACAAAACCTTTTATACGACAAAGAAGCTGGTGTAGCTAATAGAAGTAGTACCAGACAAATGATTAGTACAGTATATGGTATGAGTACACCAAGGGGTAATAGTTTTGTACTAGATGATGGATATACCGATGATGAACTTAATGTTCCTTCATGGGATGATGATCCAGATACTTATCAGGATACACAATTCAACAACCCAGTGAATGATACCAGGGTGGGAGCAAGAACCAATGAAGGTATTGTTTTGCGTACTCGTAGTGGTGCTCAGTTGATGTTATCTGAGGCAACTGGTGATATTTTATTAATCAATCGTGATGGTACTGCTCGTATATCATTTACCGGTGATGGAGATATTAATATTCACTGCGATAAAAATATTAACATTCGTGCTGGTCAGGATATTAATATGGTTGCTGGTAGATCATGTAATATAGAAACTGGACAGGATCTTAATGCTCGTATTAGTGGTAATACTAAACTTGAATTACTTGGTTCATTGGATTCTAAAATAGAAGGACAAGTAGTTATCAATAGTGGTGCAGATTTACGATTGGTGACGGCTGCTTCTTTACGTTTACAAAGCGGTAGTAGTACTGATGTGACTGCTGGTAGTAATGTTTCCATGAAAGGTTCAACTGCTAACATCATCGGTGATTCATCCACTAATATCAGTGGTGGTGGGCAGAATCTTACAGTTGATGCTTCAGGTAATAAGGGTACTGCTGAATTTATGGCACCGGACTTTAAAACACCAAATGCTGGACTTAATGAACATATTCATAATATTTCAAACTGGCAGGATGCATCAAATCATGGTAGTACCGTAGATACGGGTTACAATGGTTCAGGAAGTGGTTCAACTACGGCACCAGTACATCCACAACCTGCGAATGACGTCCAGCCACAGTTGGTACAGGCTCAACAACAGGAGGCCGTACAGTTCATCTCATACGCCCCAGAAACATCTCAAGTACAGACACAAGATTTAATGACTGATACTGGTATGAATGGTTATTCCCAAACATATGAAGGTCTTCACATGTTAATGCCATGTAATGGTATTATTCGTCAGTACGGGTATTGGGGTAAAAATATAACTGACAATAAAGGAAGTACAACAGATCATAATGGCTGGGAAATACAATGTAATTCTACTGTAGTTGCACCTGATGCCGGTACAGTTGGTATATATAATAATGCAGTGTATATTGTACATAATTCTGGGTATAAATCAGTATTTTATGGTTTGAAAACTTCATTGTATAGTAAAGATGTAGTACAAAAAGGACAAGAAATTGGTACTGCAAGTGGTATTTTGAAATTTGAAATTCGCGTCGATTCAGCCAATTTATATGGTTTTAGTGGTACAGTAGATCCTGGTCTATTCTATGCTACCCAAACTGGTACGGGTTCAGAATGTGCAAATAAAACACTAATACAAGGTAAAGCTACCAAAGAAACATCATCTAACACAGTAGTGGTGTCTGGTAATGATAGTAATGAACTGGTTGTTAGTACCAAGATACAAACAATTGGTTCTGGTTATGCACAACGTGGGTCTCGTCATGTTCCGGTTAGACGACCAAGAACATCAAAAAGCAGTACAGTGGTTAATTACTCCCCACAAGAAATGAATATTGGTACAGTAGATAAAACTGCGGTGGATTGGCAAATCAAACCAGGTGATTCTACATTAATGCCAGAACTCAAAGAGTTTGAAGGTACTAAACAATATCAACAAGCAAAAGGGTACTTTAGAAATGATAAATTCTGGACTTATACTGATAGTAGAGGATTCCCAACTATTGGTTATGGACACCTAGTATTACGTGGTGAAAACTTCAGTTCAGGTATTACTGAAGAACAAGCTGATGCAATGTTGGTTCGTGATAGTACAAAGGCAATCAACGATGCAAGTTCTATCTATGCATCTTATAAGATGAAAACACCATATATGGCTCAACTTGTACTAGTCGAGATGGTATTCCAGATGGGTAAAGGGGGCGTACAACAATTTACGGGTATGCTTGGTGCTATGGCACAGGGAAACTATCGCCTGGCGGCGGCACACATTCGCAACTCTGCATGGTATGGTCAAACAACAAGACGTGCCGAGTTTATGGCACGTCGTCTTGAGGCATGTCAGTAATAATAACAAAGGGAGCCTTGTGCTCCTTTTGTTATTTCTGTAACACCACATAAAACGCTCTGTATCGCATTCTGATGCGTTTTCTTGTTTAAGACATAAAACCACCAAGGAATTGTATAAAACTTCTTAGAAGTGGATACAGCTAATTTGAATGGGTGTCCTTAAATTAATCAGTTTGAAATGACTTACTCACAAAAGTTTTTCAGTACTGAATTGGGCGTCCTTTTAATGGAGCAGATATTACAATGGATAGTAACTGCTTTGATAATAGCTACGAGAATTCCTGTATTGCATTCTGATGTGTTTTCTTGTTTAAGACATAGAACCACTAAGGAAGTGTATAAAACTCCTTAGAAGTGAATACAGACAATTATAATTCAAGTAATTCAACAGAACCGACTATTCGTTGGTTTTTCATGAGGCGAATGGAATTCGTTTTTCATCACTCCGAGAGTTGCTTTCTCCAAAAAGCAGTGTTACTGACTGACCGAAGGGAGATTCGCAATTCGCTGCGGGTTTGTGATTGGTTCGCTTGCGAATCGAGAACAAAACGCAAATTGCCGATTTTAATATTGATCGAGGAACGGAGTGACGAAGATCAATATTTGAGCGTAGCGACCTATTGAATTAAGGACAGGAAAAAGTATGAATTTAATAATAGAGTGTCCCTAATTCCTACAACCCGCATGAATACTGGGTTCTTGGTCTGAATTAGGGACACTGCACCAAAAAAACACACAAAAAGGTGTCCCTAATTCCTACAACCCGCATGAATACTGGGCTAGAGCAGTTTCTGTAGGTAATTTATCATGTCCTCAATAGGGACACCCTTTTTCCTTAAAGTGTTCAATCTGGAACTTTGTTGATCTGTCAAATAGTGTTTTCCTTCTTCTTTTTTGATATGCAAAGCAATACCATTTCTGTGTGTACATAACAATGCTTTTGATACTTCTATTACAACACGCTTATATCTTTGTATTGACTTGTTAGATAATACTACACCTGTCCTTAGAATTAAACTCTTTCGTACTGAATCAAGTGACACCTCAGTTAGAACTCTAATCATATAGTAAATATGATCCATATCATAGGGTCTTTCAGCACCGCTCGGTTTGTACTTGATATTCGTTTCTTTGAATATCTCCCTTGCTTCTGGACTTAGATTCTTGTAATTGTTTACATTTTTCAGTATAATGGTTAATTCTGTATTGTCATAAATTTTCTCTGGTTTTCCAGGCATTATAATCTCTCTTATAAATCCACATTAATCGTGGTATTAACAACACGATATCTCATAATTAACCATTTTTGTATTTTAACTGCATCATGAAATGAAAAATTATCATTCTCGAATACCAATGAGTACTGGAATAGCTCATCTTCATCCATTTCAGTGTAATCTGTCATACGTCTGTATATTACATCATCTTCTATTTCATAATTATCACGAATATACGTTCTATAAATAAATTCAACACCATTGTATTCAATTGAAGAATTGTATTCATATGATAATTCTGGTAAATCAAGTGGTACATCACTACAAATCACTTCTGTTCCGTATTCATCAATCATGGTTTCATACTTCTTATTGTTTTTACCTTTTGGTTTATAGAAGTACTTTTTATTAACCACAGAAACAGATCTAACATCATTTATAACATCATATCTCATTTAAACACCTTAAATAATTAACAACTTTTAGTATTCAAATATTTTTACTACACAAATGTACTCTAATATAAATACAAAGTCAAGTAAATTTAAGTAAAAGAGGTAAAAATATGGGCTGGTCTATTTCTAGTGATGATAAACAGTTTTTTACTGAAGTCAAAGAGTTTGAAGGTACTATCGCGTATCAGTCTAAACTTGGTTATTTTAAAAATAACAAATTCTGGGTATACAAAGACAGTTTAGGTCTAGATACTATTGGTTATGGTCATCTGGTTTTAAAAGGCGAGAACTTTAAAAACGGACTAACTGAAAAAGAGGCTGATGCACTGCTCCTGAAGGACGCTAAGCAAGCATACAATGATGCTAAGGCAATCTATCAACAATTCGGTATGACTGCTCCAGAGAGCGTACAGCGTGTTCTATGGCTAATGGTATTTCAAATGGGTAAATCAAAAGTGCTTAACTTCAAAAAAGCACTTGCTGCTTTAGGTCGTGCTGATTATAAAGAAGCAGGACGTCAGATGCGTGATTCACTGTGGTATCGTCAAACTACATCTCGTGCAGATAAAATGGCTAAAATCGTCGAATCTGCTGCATAACAGGAAATTAATATATGGCTGTTGTTTTTAAAGGATTTTCTACTCCATCACAGGGTAGAACAAAAACATTATACAATGAAGAATTGATTCGTCAAGACCTTCTCAATCACTTCAATACCAGAAAAGGAGAGAGAGCATTTGATGCTAACTACGGGTTTATTGGTTGGGATTTAATCTTCTCACTGGATAGCTACAACACACTCAATCTTATTGAAGCTGACTGTAGGAGAATTGTGTATGAAGAACCAAGAGTTGAACTATTGAATATTGCAGCCGAAAAAATTGATTACGGTTATGTAGTTGAATTACAACTGAAGTATGTAATTCTAAATTCAGTTGAAACTCTTCGTATGGTATTTGATAACAGAAACACTGATAAAATGTCATCTTATGTTGTTTCATAATAACATTAAAGGCTCCGATATGGAGCCTTTATTATTTTATAAATATCTTCATAGAATATAGTACTGGATAGTATTTTATATGGTTAAATGAATCAATTTACAATACCAAAGTAATAATGAATCATTAGAAAACATAATTACGTGTATAAAGAATGACTATTGAGAATTAGATATGATGAAAATCATATTTCAGTACTTATACAGCACTTTAAAAATACATTCAACATAATTTTAAAGGAATAACATATATGTCTCAGCAAAGAAGACAATCTAATTTATACGCTGGTGAAGACTGGTCGCAAATATATGAAAGTTTTTATCAAATTTCATTGAATTCATATGATTTCGATAGTATACGTCAAAGTATGGTTGACTATCTTAGTACTAACTATCCTGATACATTCAATGACTGGATTGCAAATGATGAATTTTTATTCATTCTGGACACGATTGCCATGCTTGGTCAAAACCTTGCATTTCGTATGGACATGAACACTCGTGAAAACTTTATGGATACTGCAACCCGCAGGGCTTCGGTACTTAAACTTGCTAAAATGATCTCTTATGCTCCAAGACGTTCATATCCAGGTCGTGCATTAGCTAAAGTCACTGAAATAAAAACAAACCAGGATGTACGAAATAGTTTTAATAAATCACTTAAAGATAAAACGATTAGATGGAATGACCCTACTGATCCTAACTGGTACGAGAACTTTATTCTGGTTATGAACAATGTTTTTGTGAGTACCAACCAGTTTGGCAATCCAGTTAAGAAAACTAATGTGAATGGGTTGAGTACTCATTTGTATAAAATGAATACTAATCAAATGCAATCACCAGCTATCCCATTTAGTGCAAACGTAAATGGTGAAAGTATGAAATTTGAAGTAGTAAACCCTGATATTAGCTCTTCTGGTGTCGATGAACGCCATCCTGAACCACAAGAACAAAAATATATCATTTATCAGAATGATGGTAATGGTTTTAATTCAATCAATACTGGATTTTTCGTTTATTTCAAACAAGGCACACTTTCTAAACAAGACTTCGATTATAGTGTGAGTATTGAAAACCGTTTACAGGATATTAATGTTAATAATATTAATGAAACAGATGTTTGGGTACAAGAAATTAATCAGGACGGTTTAGTAAGAACCAAATGGACTAAAGTTCCTGCAATGGAAAGTGTTGCTTATAACAGTGTAGACAGAAAAAAACAAACTATTTTCGCTGTAACCACGCGTGATAATGATCAAATTAGTATTAAGTTTCCTGATTCAAGAAGTGGTGTTGTTCCACGTGGAACATTCAGAACGTGGTATCGTGTTAGTAATGGGATGACATACAGTATTAAAACAACTGATATCCAAAATAAAAGTATAAAATATCAGTACAGAACTAATGCACAATCAAACTACGAACAGAGTATCCTTGAAGTTAAATTTACATTACAGTACGAAAGTAGTCGTGCACAAAGTGCTGAAACTCTGGAACAGATTAAAGCTCGTGCTCCACAATTATATTACACCCAAAACCGATTTGTCAATGGTGAGGATTATGATATTGCACCATTAAGTCAGGGTAATTTGGTTCAAAAAGCAAAAGCTATTAACCGAATATATAGTGGTCAGTCACGATTCATTGACATTAATGACCCAACCGGGAAATATCAAAACACTGATGTATTCAGTGATGATGGTAGTATGTATAAAGATAAAGTTACTTATAAAAATACAGTATCATTACCAACATCTAAACCAAATGCAAGTATAGTAGTTGATAGTATCCAACCATTAATTGGTGAAAATGCAGTTATACAGAAATATCAATCATATCCAAGTAATACTGTCACACTTGAATTGAGAAATATCTGGACTCCTGAATATAATTCAAATTATACAAACAATACATATGGTAAAATACTTGATAGTACAGGAAAGACCTTGTATGATTACCAAGTTGGTACTTTAATTTTATTCACTGATGGAAACACGACGATATGGAGTAGTGTCACTAATGTCCTTGAGAATGGATATTATATTTTAAGTACTACTGTTCCTTCATCTATGTATATTCAGGAATATATCAAACCTTATCGAATTAGTTTCAATTCAGTCGAAATTCAATCTATTTCCGCTGAACTGGATAAAAAAACTGATTTTGTACTCATTTATGATACATCTATTTCACGCTGGGTTCCAGTTGAAATCAGTACTGATGAAGAAGAAATCTCATATCAGGGTATTACTGTTCCAGTAATGGTTAATATCAAGTACACATCTGAATCATGGAGTTTTGAATCAAATGGTATTGAATATATCTTCGTTGGTGGTTCTAAAGTTCGTTTTTATTTTGTTAACCCAAATAAAATTAATGATATCAACAGTGGTACAGTACAGAACGATAAAATAACAATTTTAAGTTCAAATACTACTGATACCAGTAATTTGGGTCTGTCTAGTGATATCCAGTTCCAGATTATTGATAATATTGAACAGGATAATGGTTATATAGATGGTTCTCGTGTAGTTATCAGTAGTACTAAAATAGATACCAATGGTATCCCACTTGAGCCAAATCAATTCAGTAATATAGTACCGGACTGGGAATCAACTGATCTCAAAAAATATGGTGCAATTTTGATATTCCAGCAAAATGAAGATTTCACAGTAGAAGCATTAAATTTACCAGATGATGATTTTACTTTATTAGATTCTTCATGGAAATATACTAATTCTGATGCATTAGCAGAAACCAATGCATATAAACGAAAAGAATTTACCAGAAACGTGGAAATCAGAAGTACCTTATTGAGTGATTTGTTCAATAAAGGTTCAGGTTTTGTTATTGGATTTGCGTACAATGATAATTATTACTTCATTGAACAAAATGTGGGAAATAACAATGATCGTCTTAATAATTTAATTACAAATATGACTTCATCTGATGATACTTCGGCTATTACACCAGAAACTGCGTTTTATAGAGCTATTATGAATAACGGTTCATCCGATGTTGATGAAAACCAAAAACTCAGTTATTATGGATATGATGATGTAAGTACTCAATACGATGTTAAAGTTGGTGCAAGAAGTGGTGTATATTTCCACTGGAAACATTATGCACCAGATGATAATCGCATAGATCCAAGTAAAACTAACTTAATTGATATGTATGTATTAACAACATCTTATCATGATGAAGTACAATTGTGGATTAAGAATGGTGCAAGTGGTACTATTCCTAAACCACCAACTTCAGTTGAACTTAAACAAACATTTAGCGATGTTGAGTTAAGGAGTGTAATCAGTGACAGTTTAATTTGGCACAGTGCAAGATATCTTCCTTTATTTGGTGATAGTGCAGATGAATCATACAGGGCTGATTTCAAAGTGGTACCACTACCAAATACTACTATGAGTGATGATGAAATAAGACAAAATGTTATTTCTCTTTGTAATGAATACTTCAGTATAGACAACTGGGACTTTGGTGAAAGTTTTTATTATACTGATTTGTGTACTTATATTCAAAGTAATTTAGGTAGGTATATTAGTACAATCGTTATTGTATCACAAAATCCAGATTCTAAATTTGGTTCTTTATTTGAAATACCATCTCAAAGTGATCAGATTTTTATTAGTACTGCAACAGTTGATAATGTACAAATTGTCAAATCCCTTGCTAAGACTAATATCAATATTGGTTCATAATTTAAGGCGTCCACTGTGGACGCCTTTTTATGTAATAAATAAAAACATATGATATAAGAAAGAATTTATGGAGCTAAACATGGCTAATGATTTTAAGTTTCAACCAACAAAAACGGCTGAAGCAGTACAACAAAAGTTGTTCATTAAGAGATTACCAGAATGGATGCAAGGCTTGGAAGATATCCAAAAGGTATGTGATGATGTTATTCAACAATTCTTTAATCCCACTGAACAAAAAATCGTTGATGGGTATCTTGGTGATATGGGTTCTCCAGCAGCGAGTGGTAAGATTTTCGTTAATGAATCAACACAACCACGCCAAGCATATCAGTTATCTCCAGCTTATGTCTCCCGTAATGTAGATCAAAGTATTCGTAGTATTGAATTCTATGATGATCTGGTTTCTTATATGAATCATTATGGTGCAATTACTGATAATCAAAGCCGACTGTTTAATTCAAGAATTTATTCATGGACTCCACCAATTAATCCAAATAAAATGATTAATTTTAGTTCATATCTTTGGGATACTGAAAATGAATATGGTATCGCTAGTCCTGATTATGTTGTAATGCAACGTAATGCTAAAAACGGAAACTTATGGTCATTACAAAACTTCTGGTATACCATTGGTGATACTTTACCAGATGGTTCAGTACTGAATGATGAATTATCATATGATAATCGTTTTGTACGTGCACAAGTACCAATTATTGAATATAACAAAGATATCGAACTAATCAATTTTGGTACACAGTTCCGTGGTGTGGTGGATCTACTAAGTGATTCATTAAAACCAGAAGATATCGTACAAAAAGATATTAATCAGGGTATTCGTATTGATGGACAAATCCCATTAGACGGAATGCGTATTCTTTTTACCAGCATTGGTAACAGTGGTGAAAATAACAGAATTTATAAAGTATACATCAACCAAATGCAGGATGGTACTCGCGTTTATGGTTTAGCATTAGACCCAGATGAAGAAACACCAGAACGTGTAAGTGGTGAACCACTTGATGGTGATGTTGTATTAATTAAAAGTGGTAAAGTTTATGGAAATACCACTATGTACTGGAATGGGCATAACTGGATTACAACTCAGAAAAAGAATGGAACAAATGCATTCCCTCTTTTCCAGTTATATGATCGAAATGGTGTAAAATTACAAGATAGTACTGTATATCCGTCAAGTACCTTCAGTGGTTCTTCTCTGTTTGGACTAAAAATTAACTACAACTACAAAGTTGATAGTTATTATGGATATAATGTAGAATTGGGTGATTATAATTATTATATATACGAAAATTTTATTGAAAGTACTCGTTATGAATACATCAGTTCTGGTGAAACTAAAGAAATCCCAGGATTTTATTATTACAATATCATTGGTGATGAAGATAGTGTATTAAAAACTGACTGGGTTCGTAGTACTGAATTTTCTAAACAATTTGTAAAACAAACACCTCAAGTTGAACGCACTGATATGTACAGAGTGTTCAGTACTGTATATGAAATGGAAAGCTTTTCCAGTCAAGCCATTGATGGTATGTATGCATATGTTATTGAAACCAATGCAACCTATCAATACTACAAAGAAAAATCTGAAACTTATTATGACTGGCATATGGTAAACACTGAAGGTATCCAGAGTGAATTGTATAACCGCAGTTATGAACTGGCACAAAAAGTCATTGATGGTAGTTCAGATATCATTGAAATTCAGGTCAATGGTGTTGTAGTTGAAGATTATACTAGAAATGTGTCTAATGGTAAAGTACAAAGCATCACCATTGGTGATTCAGTTGATTTAGACTCCGAAAGCGTAATTCAAATCAGAACTTATAGTAGTACTGAAGTACCAGATACCGATCTTGGTAGTTATGAAATTCCAGTAAATTTACAAAATAACCCATATAGTGATAATATTTCTTATATTGATCAAAGTAATTATACTTTACATTTTCAGGAAATTGTACAAAAAAATATCACATCTGGTGCCGTGGATAATATCAATAATTATGAAGAACGTCTTGAACAAGGGTTAGTTGATAATGCTGTTGGTACTAAAATTATTCAAAACGAAGGATCACTACTTCCACTAATGGCACATACTGCTAATAGTGACATTGATCTTTTTGAAGCATTAATGTTTTTACAAGGTGAATATCTTCGTTTTAATAACAGATTTGAAAACTACATGCTTAATATGTATAAAGAAGACCCAAGTAAATTTTTAAGCACTTCAAGTAGTGATATTTGTGATACTATTTTGAGTAACATTAATGTTGGTAAAGATTCTACTTTTGCGTTCTATTACGATGGCGTAGGGAGTACTACAACTACAATTCGTACTTTTATTCCACCTACACCACAATTTATGGGTGTTCTTAAAGTACATAAGCCAGAAAAAACTGTATACCTGACTGCTGCATCCAAACAAGTACCGTATAATATTCGTCATACTGGTGAAATTACCAAATCTTATCGTGTTATTAACGGTGTAGATAAAATGGATGATGTTATCTATGAACTTGAGAATAGAATTTATAACAGTATTGATAATACTTTCAAAGATGAAGATTATCAACCTGAACTTGATAGTTCAGATCTGTTTCCAACACCATATTACAGGGATACTGAGTATAGTGCAGAAGAACGTGATGAATTATTACTACGTGGGTATATTAACTTCATTGCAACCAACGGAATTGACAGTACTACTCATAATTATGACCAACAAAACTGGATGACGTGGAATTATAGTGGTACCTATTATACAGTTAATGGTGTAATTACCGATTTTCCTGCACGTGGTTCTTGGCGTGCCATATATACTGATCAGTTCGGGACTTATCGCCCTGCAACTCATCCATGGGAAATGTTTGGCTTTGGTGTTCGTCCAACCTGGTGGAATCAGGAATATGAACCAACTGAAGTTCAGGTAGGAACGAATGAAGATGACATTTTATATGTATATGAATCATTGGTTGTTAATGAAAGTGGTGAATTAGTACCAAGTGGTCTTTGGGATGTTAATGGTGTTAAAGGTGATGCCAGTACTGGTACCATTTTATATGGAGATCGTAAGGGACAGCATGATAAGTACAAGCGTTTTGGTACTCAACCATTTGTAATTACTAAAACAGGTGAATATTCAACTAATGGTAAAGAAATTTGTACCGTTGATTATATTCAACCTGACGTTCTTGGTTTAGTAAAAGGTACGATCAAAGAACGCAGTGCACCATGGTCTTATGGTGATATGGGTGACAACGAATTCACCTATATGAATAACGCAATGTTTAGTTATGATGTAATGATGCAGATATATCGTGCAAAACCAGCACAATTCTGTAATTATTTCTGGGATACACTAAATGATACACTAAAAACTGTAAAAAATGGTGGTTTACAATTGCAGTACAAAGAAACCAGAACTCGACTGAATTTTAATTCAGATACGGTGGTTCATGGTGAAAATAATACTCGTGTTCTTGGTTATCAAATGGCTGTTAGTAACTACTTAACCTATCAAAGTAAGAATATTACTTCAAAATATGGTGATTTAGTTAGAACTTCATACATCAGTATTGCACACAAGCTTGGTGGATTTACAAAGAGCAATGAATTAACATTTACATCTGAATCGTTTGGTTTAATTTCACAAGAAAACCAAACAATCGGACTGGTACGCTCTAATAATATCAAAAATGAAGTTCTTAGTGCAGTTAAAATCACTTTCAATGGTAGTAATTATATTATTAAAGGTTATGATTTGGTTAATGCTACGTTTACTTATAAATTACCAGTTAAAAATGGTAAAAAAGTAACCGTAACGGAAGGAAATCGCACTGTTGTTCATTATATGGAATGGAAAGAAGATGATACGCTTGAATATGGATCTATTCTTAACACATTCCAGGATGTTTATACATTCCTGTGTGGATATGGTCAATATCTTGTTGAACATGGATGGATTTTTGAAGATGTTGATGACACTGGGGTACAACAGGACTGGTCTACTATTGCTAAGTACTTTTTACAATGGAGTACCACAGATTTAACCATTGGTGATTACATTTCATGTACACCAAGCTCTAAAAATGCCAAATTCGGAACTTATTTTGGCTCAGTACAAAGTATTAGTGAAACAAATGGTGGTGTCTGGAGTCTGTTGGACGATGATAACAGTGGTATCTACCCATATGAAGTTGAAACATCAAGAATTGGTAATGTTTTCACTGTTAGAGTTAATGAAGATGCCGATAAACGCATGGCGTTGGTTCGTTTAGGTGTATGTTCATGGGAACATGCAGTGGTATTTGATGATAAAACTATTTTTGGTGATAGCATTTATCAACCTACATTCGGTTCTATTCAGGAATTGGTGAAAATGTACGGTTATATCACTGATAACTGGGTTGGTCGCCTACAAGCACCCGGATTTATAATTCTTGAAGCTGGTACATTACCATCATTTGAAACATTAGTTACTAATTTCCAACATTATTATGATTCAAATGATCCTGTTTCTGATGTTCAACTGTATGATCTAAGTACTCATGTTATTGGATATCAAACTCGTGATTACTTACAGCAAATGATCACTAATAATCCCAACCGTGTTGATTTTTATCGTGGTTTTATTAGAGATAAAGGCTCTAATTTGGTAATGGAACGCGTTCTTCGTGTATCTAAATCATATAATACTGATGAATATAAAGCACTACAAGAGTGGGCTTTTAAAGTTGGTACTTATGGAAACGTTAATGCCAAGAAAAATTTACAATTTCAATTAATTAACAGTGATTTTAAACAAGAACCACAACTGGTTACGTTTAATAAAGATGTTAATACAAGTACAAGTAGTACTGAAATAGTTTATTATGGTTCACAAGGTGAAGATTCCAGATGGATTACTCGTCCTAAAGGTAAATTCCGCTTCCCGATGCGTTCAGGAAAGAGTGATAATATCCATTTACCTGATATTGGCCCAGTTAATTTAAATGAAGTATCTTATACTACATGGACTTATCAGGATTCATATGAAGACCGCATGAATTATATTAAAAATAATGGTGAAAATCCAGATTCAGTGTGGATGTTCGTTGATATGAATCAGGAATGGAACATTTTTGATTTAGTTGATACTGGTGTATCTATGTTATCAATTACTCCAATTGAAAATACTGATACTTATGCTGAACAGTACTGTACTGTTCAATTAGATGCCGAAGCTCCATTAGATGATGGTGATTATTATTATTTTGTTGATGATACATATTTTATGCCAGATGCATTAACAGTAGAAAGTCAATATTTCACGGCAGGTGATGATAAAACTAAAATTGTTGTTCCGTTTGATACAAGTATCACAATTAATTTCACTGATCCAGATACAAGACCAAAACTGTACAAATATACATCCAGATTCAGTGATACAACCGAACGCCAGGCATATATTGATAAAAAATACAGTTTTGATGTTCCAGATAGTACTTTATTTGATAGACCATCTACTTATAATTCAAAAACAAACATTACTGAATTATATCTTAATATATTTGACCCAATTAATGGTGTTTTACCTGGGACTGCAATGAAAGATGTATCTTATATCTCTCCAGTAGACCCTGCTCAGTACAATAGCAATGGAGAAACTCTTCAAGCATGGGGTTCTGAGAAAGTTGGTCAAGTATGGTGGGACACCAGTACTGCATTTTATTTGGATTACACTCGCCCAGTACTGGATGAGAATGGTGACATTGATGAAGATGCTACAAATGAATATCGTCGTTATAACTGGGGTAGATTGCTACCACATAGTGATATTAATGTTCTTGAGTGGGTTAAATCTCCAGTACAGCCATATAATTGGGACAAATACTGTCAGGAACAAACTAAAAATAATAAAAATAACACTATGTATATACCTTCTGGTACTGCAATCATGGATAATTATACTTCATTCATTGAGTATGATGAAACAACTGATTCATATGTTACGTATTATTATTTCTGGGTAAGAGATACAATTTATGTACCACCAATTAACACCAGAAGTAAATCATGTACTGATATTGCACGTATTATTAAAGATCCACATTTACTGGACGTTCCTTGGTTTGCACCAATTAACGAGAATTCATTCATTCTTAGTAATATGCAATATGAAATTACTGATGATACCAGCATTTTGACAGTTTCTTATCATGAAGATAGTGTTGATATTATTAAACATGAACAATATCAGCTATGTAAAGAAGGAGATAGCTACAATTTCAATTCAGATATATGGAATTCTCTGTGGAATTCTCTGAAAGGACACGAAACCACAAAGAGTGGTGTAGTAAATGAAATTGTTTATCCTGGTGTAGAATTAGGGTTGGGTTCATCTAAAACCTGGTTTATGGATTTGATTGAAGCTCGCAGAACGTTTGTAGATAGTGCAAATAATTATTACAAAACACAAAATATCATAACTGATACGGTATTAATGAGTGAAGTTTTCAATGTTAAAACTACTGAGGTGAATGAAAATTCAGTTACATTCAGGGTTCTGGCATACAATAACGAATTTGTTGTCTCAACTGATTTTGATAAATTCGATGAAAACGATGCAGTAATTTTGAGTAGTACTGGTGTATTACCATCCCCGCTAGATACAACTTCAGTATATTTCGTCCACTACGATAGTAATGGTTATATAAGATTCATGACTACAAAGAGTACTGATGCTAATCCATCAACAATCACACTGGAAGGTCTAGGTGAAGGACAACATAGTATGATTAAACAGAGTGATTATGTTGAATCACTTGGTACTTCTCTTGACATGACCCAGTACTGGGAATATGCTGACTGGTATAGTGATGGGTATGATGAAAATACTGATTATACTCAGGAAGCCAGCCTGGATATAGCTAATACCAAAAACTATCAAGTTGGTGATGTTATTCGAATCACTGATTCAGATGGATGGACAATGTATGTGAAAACATCATCACGTAATACTGTATTCTGGAATGCTATTGGGCGTCAAAACAGCACAATCGCTCTTAATTCATCTTTATATGATGGGTATGAAGTTTATAACAGTGATGGTTCTTTAAGCAACAAGGAAATTAATGTAAGAAGTGCATTAGATTTAATCAAAAATACATTCGATTTAGCTCAAAGTAATATTGTATTTGACATGGTTAAATACGTACACGTTGAACAGGGTGTGGTTGATTGGGTATTCAAAACTTCATACATTTATATTGTTGGGTTAGAACAATCACTTAAACAAAATTACACTAATGACGAATTGATTAATCAGATTATTGAATATTTCAATGAAGTTAAACCGTACAGGACTAAAATTCGTTCTCAAATTGAACAGAAAACATCCGACACTGATTATGTTTATGGTGTTTGTAATGATTTAGATCCAAATGGTTATGAATATAACGGTACAATTTGGGTTAAAACACAATCTGATATTTGGGATCATGAATATGCTGAATATAATGAAAGTACTGGACAATGGGTGGTAGTTGGTTCAATACCAAACGACTTCGTTTACCCAGATAGAAAATTCCAGGAAATTGATATCTCAATGCAATTTGATAATGTTCAATGCCAGCCTGATAGTGATTTATATGATGTTACAAGTCTGGAAGAGAACAATGCTAAGTATGTAAGTAATTCTGATGATAATGTACAGTACTATGAAATCCAGCGTTTCAAGTATACACTACCAGTTGTTGAGGTAGATGAAATTTATACTCAGATTTCTGTTGATATGTTTGAACTATATTCTGATTTTGATACAAGCCTGGATTTAGTTGATGCTATCAATGCATGGTATAAATTGAACGTTGATGATGCTGAAAGAACTGAAAGTTTCACTTCTGATTTAGACAGAATCACTTCTGAATTGTATAGTACTTCTAACTTAACACAAGATGTTAGAATGTATTCACAATATAATACATTGAGTAATAGATTAAAACTTTATAGTTCAATGAGTTCAGATGTAATCCATGATACCATTGGTTGTGGTCTGAGTGGTGAAATTTACAATGATAATCCGAATACGAGATTACCTTTTGGTTTTAGTTCAAGTTCTGACTTCAACATGGGATATTTTGAAATTAGTGAGGATTTATTCACCCATTATAGAGAACTTATTTTGGAAGAAACACCAGATGCTGATGAAGAAACCATCAGAAGCGTAATGGAAATTGAATACGGTATCTATTGTTTCAAATATGATATTGATTCTCAGGGTCGTTATTACAAAGATGCTATTCATGTACTAACTGCTATTCGTAACACGTTTGATAAAGACAGTGATGATCCTTATGCATATGCAGAGGATATTCTGAATAGTAATCGTAAATCAATGGATATTCAGGCATTTGTAATGATCCCGAGAAAATATATTAGATTCAATATTAACGGTAGTTATGTTAGTATTCCTGATGATCGTAGCATTGATGAATATATGGAAGATCTTTTCATTACTGATGGTTCAGTAGTTACAGCAGTTGAGATTGATATGGATGATCTGGAAATGGATGATAATAATCCAATGTACAGTGACTACATGGTTGTACTTGAGGGAATCAAGGGGCAGAAGTATTATAATGATATGAATGCTTATGATAATTTAGGTTTGGAATCTCAATATAAAACTGTCGCACTGAGCTACGAAGGTGATTTGACTGAATCAGTTTTCATTGATATTTCCGAGTTGAACCCAAGTGCTAATGCTATTTCACAAATGCGTTTTACAGTAGATGGTTATAGTAACGATTCTACATCTCTACAGCAGATTAAAGACTTTAGTCGATTCCAGATAGAGGGTTTTGTTGTTCTCAATCCATACAAGCGTACAGAAGCTATTGTGAGCATTCCTCCATATAGTCTGGTACAAAACTATGTAAACCGCACAGTAATTAAGAAAGACTCTTATAATTATATCAGTACTATTGATAGTATTATAAGCAGTACTGAATTCTTGATGAAAAATAGTAATCTCAATAGTGGTGATAAAGTTATGGTGTTTACCCCAGATGGTGATGATTATTACAGATACCAGAACTTTACTCATGAACTTATTCTCAGTACTGATAAAATCAAAGAGAATGATCGACCTATTATGTTTGAAGTTGAGCTTAATAACGGAGTTTATTCTTTGGTTGATTCAAATGGAAATAAACTTGAGTTTAATAATTTAACCACTAATAATACTGGTGAACCTTATACAAAAACAAGTATAAATGTTATTCGTATTAGAAGTTTTGCAGACCATGAGTTCAATAACAATGGTGATTTGTTGTATGAAAGTATAAGAAATTACAGAGTTGATGTTATGGACTATGATGTATTCTATGATATTTCTTTGAATAATGGTGATTACACGGATGAAATAGATCCATTAGATTTGGATGTTTGGCTAATCTCTAATGAGTTAGTTGAAACTTCTGATGGTGTGGTTGATAGTGGATATTTCATGCCAAATACCGGTGTTGGTACATTAGATGAACTGGTTCGTATTGGAACTCCAGAAAGTTTAGAGTTTACTGTATATGAATATGGCGTCGATGATATTAAACCTGTGTTCGATGGTGTAAGATGGACTTACTCATATGATTTAACAGATAAAGTGTATATCGGTGATACAACTTGTACAGTAACCAGTGTTACTAAAGTTGAGAATGAAAATACCACTTATGTGGTGGAGCCAGTTTCAGTTGGTACATATAGTGTTAAGGATAATATCATTACTGGTAGTACTAGTTATGATGATATTATCGTACTTGGATATGAAAAAGTTCATGTGCGAAATAATAACAATATCCTTCGTTCAGATATGTATAGTGCTGAACACTATTTTGCTAAAGGTGAAACATATACATTCACTGGTATCAATCTTGGTGTTGAACTTAATTTTAGTGTTTATAAAAATTATTACAAACCAATTGATGTAAGTGTGTATGCTAATTCATTGAAAATTGACGGTTTGGTACTCAATAACTTGTTAAATGTTATATAATAAAAAAAGGAGAGCTTTTATGCTCTCCTTTTGTTTTTACGCCTCTAATTCTGCTGAATCAATTTCCTTTGTGGATTTTTTAACTTTTTGTTTAATTGCAATCTTACCATCAATCACATCAAACGTTACCTTACCACCGTTCACCAGAGAGCCTAGAAGCATTTCTTTTGCCAAAGGTACACGAATGCATTGTTCAATCAAACGTTTCATTGGACGAGCACCCATGCCGTTCTGAACACCATTCTCTGCAAGATATTCTCGTGCACGTTTGGTCAGTACCACTTCAATTCCACGTTCTTTAACTTGTTCACGCAATGCCCCCATAAACTTGTCAATTACACTATCAATTGCTTCTGATGATAGTTCATTGAATTTAACAATACTATCAATGCGATTGATGAATTCTGGTGGTAAAAATGCTTTAATAGCTTTTTCTTGTGCAGAATCCACTGTACTTACACCGATACTACGTTTATTGGAATCTGCTGCTCCAAGGTTTGTAGTCATAATAACAGTAATATTATTGAAGTAAACTGTTTTTCCTTGTGAACCAGTCAAACGCCCTTCATCCAATACTTGTAGGAATGTCAGCAGTACTTTTGGATGTGCTTTTTCAATTTCATCCAGTAGAAGTACTGCATTAGGGAATTGTTCAACTTTATCAAGAAGCTGACCATTGCCTGTTTCATGTCCTACATATCCAGGAGGTGAACCAATAAGTTTAGATACAGTGTGGTCTTGCGAAAACTCTGACATATCAAAACGAATTAGCTCAGAACCCATTGCTTCAGCAAGTGCTTTTGTGATTTCAGTTTTACCAGTACCAGATGGTCCAACAAACATGAAAGCACCCTGAACACTTGATTTATCACGTAGCCCAGCACGTGCAACCATAACGTTATCGACCAATTTTTCAATTGCTTCATCTTGACCAAATACACGCGAACGTAGAACATCTGGTAGATTATTCATGCGTTCACTTTCAGTACAAGAAATAACACTAATATCAAGGTTTGTGATTCTGGACACAACTTCTTCAATATCACGTACCGTCACTTTTAGATCTGAACGTTTTTCTGAACGAATTTTAGCAGCAGCACTATCCATCAGATCAATTGCTTTATCTGGAAACTTTTTATTTTGTAAAAATTTAGAACTCAGATTAATGATTGAGTTAATTGTTTCAGTACTGAATGTTACGTTGTGATATTTTTCATAAGTACCTTTCAGACCATTAATAATTTCACGTGTTTCGTTAATACTAGGTTCAACTACATCAATTTTAGTGAAGCGGCGGGAAAATGCAGCATCTTTTTCAATGTTCTGGCGATATTCCTCATAAGTTGTTGCACCGATAACACGAATATCACCACGTGAAAGTGCAGGTTTCATGATATTGCTCATATCCATAGATCCAGTGCTGCTACCACCAGCACCCATCATAATATGTACTTCATCAATGAACAAAATTACATTTTCTCGTTTTTTAAGTTCTTTAATAATACCTTCCATACGTTCTTCGAATTCACCACGGTATTTTGTACCAGCAGTTACAGCAGAAACGTTAAGAGATAATACCTCAACACCTTTCAGATAGTCAGGTACGTCACCATCAGCAATGGCTTGTGCAAAACCATCGACGATCTGAGTTTTACCGACTCCTGCATCACCAGTAAGAATAGCATTCTTTTTGTTTTTACGTGCCATTACTTCAATTAGTGATTGAAGTTCTTTTTGGCGACCGATCATTGGGTCAAGTTTACCTTCCTGTGCAAGTTTAGTCAGGTTTACAGTAAAATCTTCTAGAGTTTTTTGTTTAATTGCATTCATTTGTCCCGCCGTCGCTTTCTTATCTGATGAATTAGGATCTTCAGCAATACTTTGTAGATTGATGGAACTATCGATTTTCGCCACATGTTTTTGTAATGCACGTGCTGCTTCAGTGCGAGACACGCCTTCTTCTTTTAACGCAGCTTCTAGTGCTGTATTAGGGAAAGACAAGCATTCAAATAGTACAAAGTATGAATCAATTGTAAAATCATCACGTTTAAGTTGTTCAATAACTGATTTTTTTGACAGTTCATTGAATACGCGATTTACCAACAAAGAACTACTGTTAGTCCCATTAGCTGACATACTAGCCGGTTGATTTGGATATTCAGTACTTTTCAGAAAATTCATCACACGACTGTGAAGTTTATTTGTATCAATATTCATGGTATTGAATAGTTCTACAATACTATCAACTTCAAGAAGTGTAGCACTAATATGGTCAATAGTAAGATATGTATGACCAAGAGAAGTTGCCAGATCATCGCTTACTTTAAATAGTTTTTGTAGATTCATTGATTTTCCTTTTGTAAAATGTCTCTTTTGTATTGAACTATGATTACATTATATCAGAAATTAAATTGCAATGTCAACTCTTTTTTTATCTTCTCTAAATACTATATAAAAAATGCATTTGGAGAATTCAAATGGCTTATAAGATGTGGAAAAAAGGCAGAACGAATGATTACTCTTTTATTGATTCTGCCATTGCCGAACAATACAACATAGGTGGCGTTGACATGTGGCTTTACGCGTACTGTGGTGAAAAACCAACGTCCAGTACTGGTGATTATACAACAACTTCCAGTTCAGAGTCAAGTTTTGATATCAACAGTGTTAGCGATTGGGTTTTTGGTGACACCTCGAATAGAAAATATAATCTAGAGGCTATCACATTTTCATGTGTCTATCAAGTGCAAGAAGCAACTCCCGACATGAAACTCCCTGGCCTGTTTTTTGATTTTAATACAATGGATATAACTGTTCATTATAACGATATGATGAAACGTTTAGGAAGAAAGATTCTTCCGGGTGATGTTATTGAACTACCAAATTTACGTGATTTCGATGTTATTGGTAAAGATAGTGGTATAAACCGTTTTTATGTAGTACAGGATGCTTTTAAAACATATGAAGGATATTCTGCTACGTGGCAAGCTCATATATGGAAAATTCGAGTCAAACCCATTACTGATTCACCTGAATACTCAGATTTACTACAAAACAATAGTTATCCAGATAACCCAGATGATCCAAATAATGGCAACGGTAATGGTAATAACAACAGTAATTATCAAAATGAAATGGATATAATGAATAAAATAATCACAATAGCTGAAAATGATGTACCTTATCTCAATTTTGATAATGAACAGTTTTATGATCCACGAATTGACTATGTAGACCTATCTAAAAGTATGTTAAATGGATATGACTTCCCAGAAGAACCAGCTAATAATATGCTATATCTTAAAAAGACTAAACCTGTACTTAAAGAGAATGTTGATGATGTGTGGAATGTTGTCAGTACTGGGTATGATATTAACTTCCCATCCAATCCAACTGATGGTGATTTCTTCTTTAAAGAAGATAGTACTAATGTGAGTGGTTTTTCATTGTACCAGTACGATAACTCAAGTAATAGTTGGTTGTTATGTGATGTTGAATATAGTAAGGAAGATAAACAACCTAAGAATAACATGGAGTTTTATGTAAAATATAGTGATTTACAAGTATATCAGTACAAAGATGATTCGTGGATTATTCCATCTAATTTCCCAGGAAAATTTAATTTCAATACTTCTAATATTAATGATATTATTGATGATCCTAATAACTACAGACCGGAAATTCCACCACAAAGGGGTTCAGTACCAGAAGGTACCGAGTTTCCATCTACACCAACTGATGGAGAATATTTTTTCAGAACTGACTATAATCCGGTCACATGTTGGAAATACAATGCCGACAGTCAATCATGGGTAGTATTCGATTATGGTAACAGAATTCCATGGTTAGGTTCAGACCCAGAACTTGTAAATTTCGTCAACAGTTCAGATAGAATGCCATTACATGATATTGCAAGTACACCAAAATATAGGAAATAATAACAATGAAACTAGATTATTATTATGATGGACAATTTCATAGAGAATTAACTCATCTTATTCGTTTATTCAGTGGTTTTACTGTACAAAATGGTGTTGATGATGAAGGCAAACCACGATACCGAGAAGTTCCGGTTCGTTATGCAGATATTTCAAAAATGGCTGCCTATATTATTAATAGTGGTAGTGAAAATATCATAAATTCAGCACCTATTATGACTATCAGTGTAGAAAGCTTAAATGTGGATAGAAAATCAACGCGTTCTAATGCAGATGATATTTCAGTATTCGCAACTAATAAAACTGATGATAATGGTAATTATATACACGAAATCGATAAAATGTACAAAGTTACACGACACAATCCAGTACCATATAAATTTGTATTCAATCTTAACATATGGACTACACAATTGCAAGCTAAAATGGAATTGTGGGAACAAATTTGTACACTCTTTGCACCAAGTGTACAAATGCAAATGTCCAATAACCCACTTGATTGGACCAGTATTGAAAATGTGGAATTGGTAGATACAACATTTAGTACAAGGGGTGTACCACAGGGTAATGATACTGATTTGGATATTGCAGTATTTAAATTCGAAACTACTATATGGTTTTCTTTACCTGCTAGGGTTGAAAAACCAAAACTAATTAACCAAATCAACACTAATATGACAACATATATTCCTGAAAAGGATATGAACTTTGATTTTGAAGATCCAATCGTTGATGTTTTTACACCAAAGAATTTGGGTATAGGTACTGAAGAACAAACTGATAATATTTTTGAAATTACTTTAATCTCTCAATCAGGAAGTCCAAAAACAGATACTGGTGGGATTTATTCATGGAAAAAATATTTCCAGTATTTAGATCCAGATTATGAAGATAAGGAAATTACCATAAGATTCCAAACTGCAATCGAAGAAACTAACCCATTAAAGGGGATAGTAACATCTATTGGTAGTGGTGATGATGCAAATAAGTTAACAGTTGAAATTGATCCTTTACAGTATAGTACGAATTTTAATATTATCAAATTAGTATCTAAAATTTCTGAACTAAATAATGCTATACCAGAACAATATTATGTTAATAATTCAAAATGTTCTATTCAATACAAAGATACATCAATCGAACCTAATATGCTATTTAAAATAACCAACACAGGTGCAGATTTGATTGATCCAGAAACTGTATCAAATTATATCTATAACAGAGATGATACTCATTATTACAAATATAATAAGCGTTTGGGTTGGTCTAGATCGGTTAAACCAAAATACACTGCTGGTTATTGGCGTATTACATTTCGTGATAAAAACTAACAAGGAGTTTCTATGAATGAAGCAGTTGGTGCTATATTCCTATCCAAGAATACAGGAAGAATGATGCTCAATTTACGTTCGGAAAGTGCTACCTATAGTAATAACTGGGGATTTGTAGGAGGAAAACTTCAAAATAATGAAACACCATTACAAGCATTGTACAGAGAAATACAAGAAGAATTAGGTAATTCTGTTCCCGATATTGAAGATATTATACCTTTTGATGTATTCAGTACTAAAAATGGTAAATTCAAATATTATTCATTTGTTATAGTAGTTGAAAATGAATTTATTCCTGTACTGAATCACGAAAGCTCTGGATATTCTTGGGTAGAAATTGGTTCGTATAAAAGTCTAAGATTACATCCTGGTGCTAAAAGCACACTACTTAATGAAAATTTAATGAAGGATTTTAAATCTCTGTATGAAAGTATAAAGAAAGGGACTGTGTTTGTCAACAGTTTAAATAGTGAACCATATTTTTAACAAAAAAAGGAGCCAATCGGCTCCTTTTTTATTTTTGTTATACACCGAGTGCCGGGATCCCAAGAATTTTAATTGAAATGTTAGGTTGAATTTTTACAGTTTGTCCAGTACTTAATCCTGATACAGTACCATCTACTCTAAAACCTAGTGTTTTGCTACTATTAAGTGAATTAATAACCCATTGTTCATATGCTGCTTTAGTAACCCCAGTAGGGTTAGGAATGGATGAATCTATATCATTAATTACCATACTAACGTCCCAGTCATTTTGTAGTGTAGCACTGGTGATTACATCTTTAATAGTTTCCAAACTTGCAATACGACGTGGATCTGGTAAATCACTGCACGGAACAGAACCCGGTGTAATGGTTCCTTTATTATCAACATAAAAGCTACCATTAATTTTCCACGTTTTGTAGTTAGAAGGGACAGATAATAATGAGCCACTATCCATCGAAACTTCCCTGAACATTATTTTCATTTCATAAAAATAGTTAGTTCCAAATTGGAACACACCATTGCCTGTTTCAAAACTAGCCCAACCATTTGAGTCAATGCTCATATCACCACCAGTATTAAAATAAGCAATAGGTTTAGTACTGTTAGTTTGTGTGAATTCAATATAATTTACTGAACTATCATAATTAATATCAAGCAGTGCTTCATATTCTTTTGCTTGTGGTTTACGAGTTAAAACTTCCCTCCATTCTTTATTTTTCATAAGAACACGAAGAGTATCACCATTATTGGTGAGGATCATTCTACCCATTACACTGTTAGTGCCATCTGGTATGGTATTAAACAATGTAATCATTGGTATAGAAGCCCATTGTCCTTCTGTTGCAGTATCTACGGGTTGTTGAGCATTATCCTGCAATGCTAAAAGAAATTCACCAGGTGTACTACCAGTGGCTTTATACCATAATTGCCCTTTAACGTTACCATAAGGTGCATTTGAACTTGTGAAGTTTTCAACTAAGTGTAGAAAGTTTTCGTTTGATGCCTGACCATATCCAACCTTATTCCTTCCTACAAAATTAAGAGGTACTGGGTTGCTACCAGGTTGATTTGGACCTAGTATAACATCGTTGGGGATGGTAGCATATGTAGTACCATCACTTCTTTTGATTACATAATTAACCGTTGCCATTATATACCTCTTATTATTGTAATTGAATGCGTACAGTGTATTTAATTTGCAAAACACGGTTGGCTGATTTTTCCACTGGGTGGAAAATAATATGAGACAGTGGTGAACCACTATCACCATCAGTATACAGACCTAATTCATCAAACACATAGGTACCATCTAAATCATTACTACTACTTGCGTTTTGATCAACTGGTTCACCTAAACCTAGAGTACAAATACATACAACATCTGAGTATGATTGTCCTGGGATATGAACAGTACTAATATAGTTGTACTGTTCATCAATTCCAGGATTAATTCTGGCATTAATATTTTTTTTATAAGTTTCTGAATATAATCCACCAAAAGATGTTACTCTTGGCTGCTTATATAAAATACGTCCAGTACCGATGATAGTACTACCACCGTTACCAAAATGCATAGAACTAATAGATCCAATAGGAACCCCAGTACTATCTTGAACATATGATAATGAATTCGCTATTGCATATGACATATTTTCACTGTGAATCGCATTACTACGATCTAAAACTGTAATAACATTATTTGGATCCGTGATATCAGTTATTAATACATGTCCTTTTACAAATAATTTTGGTTGTTCTTTGTGTAGCATTTCTTATTCCTTAAAAATTAATTAATATAGATTCTAAGTACCCTACTGCACCTTTTTGTATATCACTTGGATTTTCACTGATATAATCTCTATCAATACCAATTTTAATGTATGTAAAATTACCAGTTAATGTTTCAGCAAAAGTACCAGTTGTACCACGTTCGCGGTTTATTTCTGCGGTAATTGGGTTATAAACCGACATATCCGTAAATTCAAGATAATATTTACAACTTTCTTTAAATTTAATTGGAAACCAGTCTTGATCTGTGGGGTTGCTTGCTAGTGTAGCAAGTACATAAATTCTTCCAGTGAATTCGCGTAGTGTAAAAGAAATTGTGTGCAAACCTGTAGTACTTCCATAATATCCACCACTTGCCATTGGAGTTGATTGCTCATCCCAGTAATAATCTACATTGTTTGGATACCACACATCACTATTTGGAAAATCTTTATATTCTCCATCTCTGTCTTTTCTGTTGAATAGAAAATTTTTTGAACGTAATGCCATAATCGTTAAGCCCTTTTATTATGAACTTTAACTTATTTATTGTGCTTTATATACTAACCAAAAGAGTATAGTACTGGATAAATATTTCTAGATGATATTCATTAAAGGATATAAATATGACAATTTCATTTAATAATGGGTCCAATTGCTCATGTAATAATTCTGGTATTAAAAGTATGAAAATCAGCACAGATGGTCATTTGATTGTAACTTATGCAGATAATACCATTGAAGATTTAGGTCTGGTTGTTGGTCATGACGGTTCTGATGGAAGTAATTTTTATCCAAACGAAATTGGTTTTGAAATACCTGACAGTGATTTTAATACAGATAAAACTATTGGGTGGAGCTATCTGAGCTTAGCAAATTCCACAAGTGTTTTGTATTTTAAAACTTCAAATCCAGGTGAGTCAAGCACATGGAATTCGGTTGAATTTGGAAAAGGTGAGCAAGGTGAACAGGGTAAACCATTCCATATAGATAGTTCTGGTACGGTATTCCCTACTTCTGGTTTATTTGATGGTTATACTTTCTATAATACCAATGATGGAAAACTTTATTTTTATGATTCCAGTACTCAAACGTGGTCGAGCGGTATTAGCTTCAGGGGTGAAGTAGGTCCACGCGGTAGATTCCACATTGATAGTACCGGAAGCACTTTCCCTGATATTACTAATCTTCCAGAAGATTATTGTTTCTATAACACAAGTGATGGTAAATTATATTATGTAGATATTGTGGAAAATACAGATCCAGTACAAAAAGAATGGAGCACTGGTATTGAATTTCGTGGTAAAGAAGGCTTGCAAGGTGAGAAGGGTGATAAAGGAGATGCCGGTAAGGATATAGTTGTTATAGTGAACACTATCGATCATTCATACACTAATACAGTACTGGTTATTGGTACTTGTCCTGCTGGATATCTTGTCACTAATATCGAAGTAAATGTAACACAGGGGTATGAACCACCAGTAACTGATATGAAAATTCGTTTCAGTGGGGAAGCAAATGAGGATATTGGTGGTACTGTTATTGCTGGTTATGATTATTTTGATATATCAATGCAAAGTAGATATGTAATCAATGAAACAAATCACACTGTTTCTGATAAAGACGAAATAATTTCTTGTATTTTTAATGAATCAGTTAATTTAAGTTCATATGGTAATATGACAATTATTTGTACACTATCATGGCAAGCACCAACTCTGCCTATTAGCGACAATATCTAAGGAGATTTTATAATGGCAATTTTTTCTAACTTAGAAGGGACTATGAAGAAGGATTTTGTTCTTGGTAAAAATGGTGCAAAATTAAGTACAGATGGTACCGATGTAAAAATTTATAATTACGAAGGCACACTATTATTGCCAGTGGAAGCTGGTGAACCTACCAAAGATCAACATCTGGTTACATTAAACCATCTTAATACTAAATTAAACAGTACTATATTACGAGGAACAGATATTCCAGATTCCAGTACAGGTGAAGATGGTAATGTATATTACCAAATTGATACAACCAACATCGTTAATATTTTTATCAAAGACAGCGGTATATGGAAACCCCTTATTAGTATACCATCTGTATAATACGGTTCAAGATTTTGATATAATAATTTATTAAAAATAAAGAATATATTTTTCATGGAAAAAGTACCGTAGTTTGTGTGTAAACATATAATTCCAAGAATAACTTTTTTTATTATCGAAAAATAAATACCATATACAATATTACTTATTGAGGAAATATATAAATGAGTATATATAGAATACGTGGTGATTCTGGTGTTATTATCGATAGTACTAATGGCTTCTTGGAATTACCAAAAGCACTATTGAAAAATCCACCAAATGACATTAAACGTCCAGGAATGATTCGTTATAATAGTGAATGGGAAGCTTTTGAAGGTACATTACAATTATTAGATGATACAGTAGAATATCGACGTTTTGTTCAATTAGATGCTAATGGTAAAATTTCAATTGCAAATTTACCAGATACATTATTGAATGGTATGACATATAAAGGTACTTTTAATCCAAATACCGATGATGTAGATCCACCATCAGAAATTTCGGTTTACGATAATCTACCACCAACGGACTCAACCAATTCAGGTGATTATTACGTAACTCGTGGTATTGTTGATCTAGCTACTACTCACATGAGTACTACAAATCCTTCAACATCACCAGTTATATTCACACCAACCAACCCATCAGGTGAGGGTGACTGGTTGGAAATTAAATATTATTTTACCACAGATGGTAATGGTTCTAAATCAGTTACCTCTGCTTATGCAAGATTTAATGTAGATCAAATCCCAACTACTGGTCATGAAGGTCTTATATCATTAACATCAGACCCAGATCTAACAGAACAATTCGAGGTTGGTAATGCTAGTTATGACCCAGGCTTACGTGATAGTGACTGGATCATTAGTACTGGTACCAAATGGCAAAGTCTTCGTCAGTATGCTACCCGTATTGCAGCCACTAGTGTTACATTTGATAATAAACTAGTGAATTCATATGGACGACAATTCCCAACTTCAGTTTCCGATGTACAATCTGTACTTGATTTATATGGTTTAGATGGTTTACGTAGAACCGGAGATGCAATGTATGATGATGGTATTTCAGAAGCTGAAGGACGTTTTGCAGCAACATATGGTACCGTCGATAAACCTTCGATTACATTTAACAGCAAACCATATGATCCAACCACAAACCCCGGAATAGACCCAAGTAAATGGTCTGATAGTAGCACTGGTTTATATCACAGGGGTTCGGTAACTGGTGAATTCTCGGCCACGGCCTTATCAAAAGAAGTGCAGCGTTGGAAAAATACAGAAATTTTATTTTTCCCACAAAGTCCGACTGTGGATGGTTATAATGGGGAAACCAAATTAACTGAGATTGGGTTTAGACCACCATTTATTGATGCATCTAATAATACTTTAGGTGAAAATGGTATGTTAGCTTTTTCTCCTAGTTTTAATACATTAATTCAAAAAATTAATGGTAAATGGAAACGTATTAGTGGTTCTCAAACAATAGACATTTCTGATATATCTTCATGGGTACCTTCCAGTGATGGTATTAATTATGAATTGGTTATTACAGTAGATGAACCAAAATCAGTACAAGTACAAGAACTTATGTCATCTGGGTTTTATGAAAATGTTGCAGTAGAAAATATGTCAATTGAACTAGATAAAGTAAAACTACAAGTTCCAATGGAACCTGATATGAGATTCATTGGTCGTTGTGTTGTTGGTGTATAAAAAAAGGGAGACATTAAGTCTCCCTTTTATATTATACTGCCATTGGTGCTTTGATTACTGGATGTGGATCATATCCAACCAATTTCACAGAATCCATTGTAAATTTTGTAATATCTGTAACTGTTGAATCTATCCACAATTTTGGTAATTCTTTTGTATCTCGTGATAATTGTTCTTTTACTTGTTCGATATGATTCAAGTAAATATGACAATCTCCACCGTTCCAGATAAATTCACCAACTTCTAATCCAGTAATTTGTGCTATCATATGAGTGAGTACTGAATATGATGTGATATTCAGTGGAACTCCCAAGAATGTATCTGCTGAGCGTTGGGTAAGAATACAACTTAGTTTATTATCACTAACTACCCATTGAACAAAACTATGACATGGTTGAAGAGCCATATCATCAAGCTCACCAACATTCCATGCACTTAGAATATGTCGACGTCCATATGGATCATTTTTTAGACCATCAATAACTTTCATTAGTTGATCAGTACTGCGATGCATTACGACACCGTGCGAACCAGTATAATCTAATACTTTATAACCTTTGGATTTTAATAATTGAATTTCATTTGGATCAGAACTAAATTTATAATCTACCCAATCACGCCATTGCTTACCATATACTGGACCAAGATTTCCGTCACTATATCCAAGATCTACGCCTTGTTTAAGATAATTATCAGTCCAGATTGTTTTTTTACTCCAGTCACGAGTACCATGAAGAATTTCACACAAACGACGCTCGTCATGGGAACCTTCAATGAACCACAGTAGTTCTGATAACATCGCCTTCCACGCAAGACGTTTAGTTGTTACGGCTGGAAAGCCTTCATTTAGATCAAATCGCATTTGTTGACCTACGAGTTTAATAGTACCAACCCCAGTTCGGTCTGTACTTTGTACTCCTTCTTTCAAGATTTTGTCATATAAGTCTAATAGTTGTTTCATTTTTAATCCTTGAAAAATGTTTTAAAATGTTCTAAATGTTTTGGTTCTGCATTTCTTGATCCTATTCCAGTCCAGTTTCCATGAGGGGTAGGAACAAAAAATACTTCAGTGAATTGTTTCAGTACTGAATCGTATGAATATACGCATTTATCATAATAGTCGTACAAATATATTTCTGGGTGTTCTTCTTTATTAATCAACATTTGTACAGCCCATGATGTACCACCACTAACTGTATTAGGAGAAACTAAAGTAGAAATACAATATATACGTTCAGTATTGAATATTTGATAGCTATTGCGAGCTAATAAGTTATATACGTATGTATTTTTTTGTGGGACTTTCTTCGATAAATTTCTGGATGCTCTAACTAATTCATTATATATTTCATTGTCACCTAATATATCTGCTGGTATTCTCAGTACAGTTTCTTCTGATACATAATGTACATGTTTACTGAAAGAGAAATTGATACATTCAAAACCGTTTTCAATTGCATATAAAGTAAAAAGGCGGTCAGCACCTGCTGCTCCGCCACTATAAAATGTATTAGTCTGACACCTGATCCAAGAATCAAGTTCATTCTTCGTCATGATTATTCTCAAGCTTATTCATCAAGTCTTTTAGTTTTTCATCTTCTAAAGCGAAACTCGTTTCAAGTGCTGCAATAATAACAGCACCTGCTTTAATCAATGATGTTCTGAATTCATCAAATGATACATGTTTATCTGGTCTACTTGCTCCTTCAAACAAATAGTAAGCACATAATGCAGTCCAGTCATTTTTTGTTTTATTTGTATCACCTAAAGTATTTGGACTATGAATTTGTTTTTGCCTTTCTTCTTTTAGCATAAGAATAATTTCTTCTATACTAATCGTTGGCATTATTTTTACGCTCCAAGAATACTTTTTTCAGTTTTTCAATTGCTTTAGTTTGTGAAATATCGTTAGGAAATTCGATACTAAAGAAACCTTCACTTTCTTTAACTTCACCCTGTGGACGCATAGAAGGTTCAAGGTTATAAAGACGCTCGTAGTAATCTTTAGAAAGTTTTTCATATTTCTGAGCTTCTTTAATCAGTTCAGAAACAATAGTCATTTCCTCGATTTTGGTATCCTGCATTTCAGGATTAAAGGGGTTGTAATCTTTGATTTTTGATTCTTCGGTAAGATTAGCACTGAATCGTTCATTAAGAACATTAAGAGGAATAATGTTATTTCCGCCAGTATGCATGTCCACATCAGCAGTACGAACTTTACGTAAGTACTTACCTTCATGTAATACATTCAGCATTTTACGACCATCAAGAACACCAACTGCATTCATGATTTCATGTAATTCAGTACTATTTTGTCCTGGGCCTGAAACTAGATCACGAACGGCCCAAGTATATACTTCTGGTAGAGAATCTTGAAATACAACCAGACAATATTCTGGTTCACCCGGTAGTTCACGAAAAACAACGAACACACGTGAACCAGTATTTCGCATCACGCCTTTATGACGTACTACATTACTCATTTACGTCACCACTTTCTGTGGTTTCTGAATTTTCAGAATCCTGGTTCTGAGAGTCTTGTAATGCATTATTAGCGAATTTGATAAATTTAGATACTACTGGAGCAACAGAAACCAGTTCTTCTACGGTGAAGACATTTAGTTTAATTGCGTGTTCCATAATTTTTGCTGCATTGATTAGATCAACTAGTTCAAGTTGGACATTTTCATTTTCCATAATACACTTTCCTTGTAAATGTGATTTTCCATAATAATTATATCAGGAATATTTATTTTGTTCAAAAAAAAACAAAGACGGACATTAAAAAGTCCGTCTTTTTGTTTATTAACGTTTTTTCTCGTACTCGTAATGTACTGTTTCACCAAATGGTGCTTCTTTGTTAGGATTACTATGAATCACAAACAGAGTTTTGCAATAGTTTGGATCACCCCATGATTGCCATGGTTCACCATCGGTAAACATGATCAGTTGTTTAGGAACATAATTGTCTTGTTTCATATGTTCCCAAACTGCATCGAAATCAGTACCACCACCACCATAAATTGGATATTCAAGAATTTTTTTCTCTTCTCCAGTTTTATAGTCTTTAACCGTATAAACTTGGGTATCAAAAGTCATGATACGAATTTTGAATTGTTTAAACTGTTTGGTAATACCAAGTACTTCCCCGATGAAATCACGTAGCATATCTTCAGAAATTGAACCGGATGCATCTAGTGCAATTGCGATATCAATATCTTCATCTGGTTTCATACCCGGATAGATAGGAGAACCATAGAATGAACCCTTGGCACCAAAACCAGTACTCCACGAACGACGAGAAGGAGTCTGATAAGTAGCATCGGATTTCAGCCAGCTACGCAGAGTACGCTGTAGTTTAGAACGCCAGTCAATTTTTGGTTCTTTGAAGTTCTTAATCATACGAGCGATTTCAGCGGGTGTACCACCAGCACGAGCAGCATTCATCATTGCTTGTTTGAAATCATCCATATAACCTTTACGAGTTTCTTCATCAGAACCATTCTCACCATCTTGTGGTACGTCGTGCTGGTCAATAGTAGAACCCTTTGGACTACCATTAGCCAAATCACCCATAGTACCCCTGGATTGACCCTGGCCATCCCCTGAACCACCCTGCTGTTTTTGTTGTTGACCTTGCCCCTGCTGCTCTTCTTCTTCCAGTAGAAGATAGATTTCTTCAGCGGTCATGTTTTCAAACTTCTTATCCAGCAGACAACCATCAGGTAGTTTACCAATACCATCACGATCAATGATTTGGTTGATTGCATAGTCAGCAGCACGGTTAAAACGTCTTGGATCACGCATACCTCGACGCAGGAAATGATCATATGCACAGTGCAGAATTTCATGACAAATAACTGCAATGATGTTTTCATTCGTTAGTCCATTCGTCATTGCTTCCAGTTGCTCTTCTGTAACATCTGGTAGTTTTTCACGAATTGCTTCTTTGTACATATCTTTTTTTGCTGGATCTTGAACACCCATAACGAATTCAACGTTATAGAAAAGATGTTTACCATCAACAGCCATAGTGCGGCACCATGTATTATTGGCTACCGGACGAAGGCGGGATGCAAGAACACCGAAAAACGGATGAGTCAACATCAGTGCAGTACGAGCAATGATCATACGGTTCTGACACTCTCGTTGCAATTCTACACTCGGTTCTTCAAATTTAAAATCAGACATAATTACCCCTTTGTATATTAAAACACTTTCCTCTTGATAAAAATAAGGATACCAAATGGTATCCTTATTGTAAAGTACTATTTCAACTTTTTATTAACCAAGAGAGCGTGCTGCACGAACCAGTTGTTCATACTTCTTAACAAAGTCACGGAACGCTGGAGCATCAGCAAATTTCACAGTGACGTTTGCTTTGGTGATTGTACGAATCGCCATTACAGACAGTTCATCTTGACAGTTACTGAAGTTGTGATCCAGGAACAGGATGAAATTGTTCACCAGACGACCCCACTCTTTGTCAGATAGGCGTTTAGCCTGTTTTTCTGAGTACAGATCGATGATCTTATACACCAGGTTCAGTGAAACAAAGTAGTTCGCTGAAATATCCAGTGAAGAGTCCATTTCGGTAATCTCACCATTCAGAATAGCCATGGTATCTGGTAGTTTAGATACGTTTTCGACATATTCGATGTACTCGGTTGCAATACCATCACCAACACGACCAGCAATCAGTGCACGGAAAACTTCTTTATCAATCGCACCCTGTTTTTTCAGATCTTCGTAGCGAGCTACGGTTTCCCATGAACGTGGAGAGGTACCACCGCTATGAGACGGATCATTTGGTGACAGTGTGTTAAAGTACTTAGCACCAGTGTTATTGATAAACGCAACGGTTGCTGGGTTAACACGCTTACTAATTGCGTAATCGTCAATCCAATCCTGATGATATGGTACCATCTCAATATGGGTCATACGGTCACGCAGTGGGGTCGCCAGTGCGAATGTTACACCACCATCAGTTTCGCGGTTCCCTGCTGCAAGTACCATAGCGGTCTTCGGCAGTTTCATTTCGCCAACACAGCGGTCGAGAATTAGCTGATAAGACGCAGCCTGTACAATTGGCATAGCAGAGTTAATCTCATCAAACAGGATAACACCTTTCCAGTCTTCTGGAAGTTTCAGTACTTTTGGTGCAGCCCACACAACAGCAGTTTCTGCGATGTAGTTATTAACTTGATCCAGGTCAGATTCAGCCAGAATATTACCTTTATCATCTTTATATACTTTCTCTGGTACTGGAATACCACGGAGATCAGATGGTTCAATTTGCGACAGGCGGAAGTCGATGAAGTTTGAATCCTGGTCAATCAGTTTGGCTTCAAATGCTTCCAGTTCGCGTTGCAGTTGTGCTTTTTCGGAATCATCGGCAACTTCAACTTGTTGACGCATGAATTCGAGTTTACCAACATTATCCTTACGCAGCGGGTACTGTTCATCAGCGTACTGACGTGCGATAGCAGATTTACCGATACCAGGGGAACCCCAAATCATCAGAGAATCTTGGATTTTATCAGCAATAGCAATTGCCATTTTTGCTTTCTTTGGGGTCAGAGTTACGTTCAGGATATCGTTTTGATCAGCTTTAGACATTGTATTTTCCTTTTGGTTTAAGAAATCGTTACGTTTATATGATAGCTTTTCCGTAAGCAAAAGTAAAGGACTGAAAGTTTTTATTTTTAACTTAGCAGTCCTAACTTAGTAATTCATCCTTGGTACTTAAAAGGTACATCATTAATTATGATGACATTTCATCAACTATTCAATCATTAAATTCGTTGATGTTGTTTGTCTTTATGCTGAGCATTATATCACATTAATCAGCTTTGTCAAACATTTTTTTTAATTTTTTTTCGAAGTGTTTTTTACATGTGCATTTCAAAAAGTATTTTAAAATCATCACAGCAAAAAGTCAATTCAGTAACTACCATACCATCAGACAAATAAATGTAACATCCATCAGAGTAATAAGGACTAACACATATTCTGTCCAACGCAGTAAAGATTATAGAGCTTTTTATTTCTCGTTGCAAGGGGATTTTTGTAAATTCGTAAAGATTATTTTCTGTACAAATTTCATATCCAAACTTGCTTAATCTTAACCCAGCACCACTTCTGTAATTGTTAAATATGCTTCTTAGTAGCATTCTATCAGTGATATCAGCTTCTAACTCATGAACATCTTTAACTTTATTAAGTACATCAAGCTGATAATTTGTACTGTCGGTAACTCGTGGCATCATACATCATATCACTTAACCAGTAAAGCCTTGGCGAGAACTATATGATGGTGCACTTTTCTCTTTATAAGAACGGTGTTCTTGATTATCCACTGTTGGTTCATAACCATCGACACCAACATCTTCTGTTACTTCTTCAGTACTGGTATCATCAGTTGTATCAGATTCTTCATCTGAATCAGTAGAATCATTATATGCCAATGCTGACAGAATGTCACTAGCTTTTTGCAAATCTTTACAAACCTCATTCATATCGGCATCACCACTTTGTAGTTTATCAAGAATGTCGATAATTGAATTGGTGATATCCTTGAGATGCCCCACCACATCCTCTTTTGCTGCTGGAGCACTGTCCTGTTGCACGTCTTCACCATTTTCAATAGCATCAAGTGCTTCCATTAGTTTACGATAATCAAACATTATTTTTTACCTCCAACAAAAGCAGTGTAGCGTTTTTGTAGACTTTCAAAGATATCATCAACGGTTTCTTCGTCTTCTTGCTCTTCTTCACGAAGTGGGTTATCACCGAGAGCAGCACCATTAAATTTTGGTTTCATACGGTGACGTGAATACTGAATACCATCTGTATCTACTAATTCAGGATCTGCTTCAGTACTAAACGCTTGTTCTTGCATCACACGACTCCAGTAGAAATGACCATCTTCTTTTTGATCTACGTTGAAGTTATCACCCAGTTCTCCATTAGTCTTCCATTTTGCATCACGGATAGCATCTTGTTCAGAATCAAAAGGACCATACTCAGTAACATCACTGGTATCTTCTTCTAGACTTAGATCTGGAATAATGCGAGATTCATCGAGATCTACATCATCATCTGATTCATCTTTGTCATCATCATCATCGGAATCGACTTCAACATCTTCATCTTCAGTGACAATACCAGATAACTGAGTCATACGTTTTAACTCTTCTTCAATCATATCATCTTCGTCTTCAATTTCTTCAGATTCTACCACGTCGATATCAGTTAGTTCATCATCTTGTGCACCAAAATCAGTCATACCACCAAGTTCTTCAATTGAACTTTGTAGTGGATCAACATCAGGCTCAGAACCCACTTCCAGAGAAGAACTTACATCTGGTTTAGAATCAACATCATAACCTACTTCAACTTCAGATGGTTCAGTATTACCCATAGAATCGACTGCACCTGCAATACTACCTGGTACACCAATAGAACTAGATGTACTTGGCACTGCACCTTGTTCGGCTTGTCCAGCAAGTTCCATCATTCGAGCAAGTGTTGATAGATCTGAACTATTTAAGTTCATGATATCAATCTTAACTTGTGCTTCGTTAATTTTTTTAGACATTTCAATAAATCCTTTTAATTATTCATTATTATTATTTAATGATTTGATAAATTGTGTAACTTCTTCTCGTTTCCCACTAAGAAAAATATCAGCGGCTAACAAAGATACTTTATCAGCACGAGTTAATAGAACTTTAATTTTACGTGCATATGGAGATGCATTAATTTTATCAGCAAGTTCTTGCATTGGATTATCAGAACTTTGATTATCTGTATCACCAGTACCACCAGAAGTATCATCTGAACTATTTGTATTATCAGTGGTATTGGTGTTGTCAGTGGTATTAGTACTGGTATCATCGGATGAACCAGTTTTTTGTTCATCTTCTTCTTTCCCAGAACTTTTTTCATCTTTGTGTTTTTGAATTAAAGCTTGAGCAGTACTTTTTGGTAATAATCTACCACCAGCATCCATAAAACGATCACCACCAAGATAAGTATAAGTTTTGTTTGATTTAGAAGTAACAGTACTACCAATTTTTATGTTATCTTCATTTGAATTATGAATTTGAATCATTTTTTGTGCACTACGTTCTGCACCCTGTGCCGCTGAACTATTCAGTGCTTTTTTGGTTTCAATGTTAAACCACTGACCATCTTTTTTCTGGTAAACATTACCATTTTTTGATGTGATTCTGATACCATTTGGTACCTGGTTGGTATTTTCATCGTCTTCATTGATGATAGTGCCATTTTCAGTAATAAATCGTGATTCACCAAGAAAAACACAAGTTTTGTTATCTTTGTTATATGTATTACCAATTTTGTATTCATTAGAAGATGAATTGTATTCATTGATCTGTGCAACTGCACTCAAATACATATTACCATATTTTTGAGGATCAACAAGCATCATATTACTTTCATTAAACCACATACACTCCAGAAAAACATAACGTGCACCTGTTTTACTGGTGTAAACATACCCATTTGGCACGGTCACACCACTTTTGAATTCATTTAACATTCAATCACCTCTTATGCCAGCAGGGAAAGTAATTGACTGCGTTCTGCTGGTGTAAGTCTCTGTATTTCATTATTTAGAGAATCAGACGAACCCGGTTGTCCCTGATCTGAACCAGTAGAAGGACGTTCTTGTGTAGTAGTGTCATCCTGTTGTTTTGGTTGTTCTTGTTTTGGTTCTTCCTGTTTTTTATAATCATTCATTTCCTGACGAACTGCCTGTAATAGTGCATTACCTACATCTTTGGGAGTAAATGAACGACGATTGTTGTTACCAAGAAACTTAGTATCAAGATTATTCCCTTTAAAGAACTCTTCAACATCACTATATGGAACCGTACTTTGGGATTTACCATATTTTCTACCAATATAGCGTTTAAATTCGTTCCAGTACTTGTTAGCTTCTGCACCAACTTCTTGTGCACCTTGCTCTACCTGACCCGAGCCAAACATACCTTTGACTTTACCTTTAGCAGCATCAATAGCACCCTGTGTGCGGCTATATGGACGGTCTTCTTGAAGTTCGGTATTATGTGTAATTACTTCATCAAATAAACTCATATTATTATTCCTTATTACCAAAAGCCGCACTCATATAGTGAGTGTACTTATCTTTTTTGTGTGCTCCCCTTACTTCTTCAGATGCTTTAAGTGAATCTTTCACTGCTTGATCTGCACGTTCCTGACCAGCAATTCCAGTACTATCAACAGCCGCACCTACATCAACGCCAATTACTTCTACTGTATCAAAATCAATGTCATCTTCACCAATTGACATTTCAATTTGAGTTGGTGAATCTTTACTACGCACTCGAATTAGTGCTTCACTCATACACAGAAGATTACCAATTTCATAAGTAAGAACATTGGTTTGTACTCCACGATTACATTTAAAATCAAACATCCAGATTTCACCACAATCCATATCATAAAAATCAAGTGGTTTATCCATAAAAATAGTTTTCTTAACTGCACCAATTTCAAATGCATCATAACGATCTGTAAGTCGTTGAGTAATTTTACTCAAGTCTTCAGTACTCGGTTCAGTTGCAAATTTAATCCTGTATTCATATACAGGCTTATTATCGGTGAGAATTTTTTGTAAATTAATCATTAATAACTCCAAAATTAATATAAAGTTGTCGTTTAATTTATTTATTAGCATTAATAGAGGCAAGCATATCATTTCTTGTTTTGGAAACTACTTTTTCGCCTTCAATAACACCAGTATTGGAATTACCAGGAGTTTGATCTTTCCCTTTAGAATTAATATCGTGTTCCATTTTATCTTTTTTCAATTGTAAATCAACTAACTTAATATCTGAGTCAATTACTTTTGAATGTGCATCAATTGCCATTTTTAACATGGCATTTGCACTATTGAGCATTTCAGATGCAAAACGATCTTCTACATTGAATGCTCTATCGAAAATATCTTCAAATTTACGTTCAGCTAAATCAGCTAAACGATCCAGATGTGCTTTCCTTTTGGTAATATCAGGAATATCTTTTAATTGAACTCGCATATCTTTTAATTTAGATAGTGCAGCTTGTGCAGCTTGCAGAGTAACATCTTCTTCCACATCGTTGATTTCTTCATCATCTGAATATAATTCAGTACTTTCATTGATGTTTTCAAACATTTCATCTGGTAATGGTGGTAATCCCAGTGCCTCAACTACACTCTTTTTTGGTTTTTGTGGTTTCATTTTTTATATAAATTCCTTTCTGTTATGATTTTGAACTCAATACCATTTTTATTGCAATAATCCATTGCAAAAGACCATTTAGCCTGATTAATCAGAACTGTTAGTTTATCTTTCTTACTTTTTGCAAGTTCCATGTGACATTGTTTGTATGGTTTCACTTCAATTAATTGAGAACGAATTTTACCTTCAGCATCAACGTATTCTACATAAAAATCAGGAAAATATTGTTTAACTTTATGATCTAATGGTGATACGTATGGAATAGAAAATGGCTCAGACGCCCAATTAAGTACTGCTGGGGATAGATCTAAACTAAGCATAACATCTCTTTCCCATGAACTTCTGTATATATTAGTTGCACTTTTACATTTTCCTGGATTAACAGGTTTATATACGCCCTGTGCTTGTTTTGTATTTGTTATTTTGGCTGGATTGAATTGCATTTTTAATATACTCCAATATAAAATTATTTTTTAAAGAACATTTTGTGAATTAACTGTATTTTATTAAAAGTCACCCAATAAATTACCCAAGCCAAAACTGGTACTTGCATCTGATATAATACTACCCAAACCAATAGCATCAGCACCTTTTGAAATAGCAGAACCTATATTTCTTACTGTATCGGTCGTGATGTTCCCGCTTAAAATATCCTCAATGGAAGTAACAATATCATAACCAGCAGTCCCAGCACGAATTATTTTCCCTATTGTCGTTAATCCTTGAGTTTTATCATCAAGCTCACCAAAATATTTGAAGAACCCACTAACACCAAGACCATCTGTATTAGTGACCAATTGTGCAATTTCAACAGTAGGTACACCTATACTCAAATAACCTTGTGGGTTAAAGTTATTGCATGATTCGTACTGCATAGTTAGACTAATCAATGATGGATCCCCCGTACTCTCCATTGATTTGGTTTCCAACTGAACATCTTCAATAAAAACATTAATCATGTTATGAACCGTGTATCTTTCGTTGTCAATTTCATAGATATTAATTTGTTTGAAGAAATAATAACTATCGTAATTACCAACATTAAGTACTGAACGACCCCAATTGGAACCTAGACCATTGAAATTATTTGGATTACTCAAAACATCATTTCTGTAAGAGTTTTGTGTTTTTGCAAAAAAATCACCATAATAGAATTTTCTGTACGCATCCATTAAAAGATATGCAGCACTATCAACTGTATCGTAAAATGTCACAGTACTCGGTTTATATGTAATTTTACCAGGTGAAATTCTTTTCTTATTGTACTGATTTATTCTTTCGATTTCAAAAGAAAAACTTGGAAGTACTACATCTTTTACATAACAAGATACATTATTAACATCAAAATCATTATGTGTATCTTGTAATTGTGATTTAATAAAATCCTTTGCAAATGGTGTGAGTACAAATTCTATGATAAAACAGTTTTTGAATTTGGGTAGATTATAAAAAGTAAATCCCTGTTCCCCTGCTGTTCCGAAAACACGTTGTGCAGCGTTAAAATATTCAAATGGTGGATCTTTCACTATACTTACATTATCAAGTACAGTATCGATAACATTTGTACCCGTACTTATAAATGAATCAAAAAAATCACTCATATATTCTCCTTAAATTCCAGTACTACCGAGTACACGATCTAAAATATCAAGACCCTGATTAACACTATCTGGGAGAAGTGAACTAATTCTAACTTTATACATTTCTTCTATATCATCGAATTGTAGACAGCTATCTGGTTTAATAGTAAGTTGCATAGTAACTGGTGAACTTGACCCATAATCAAGTGAGTCATAACTTATATCAGTGATAATACACCCAGTGCATACAAAATATTCCATTACACCTGATGTGTTATAAGTAGAACCACCGATAAATTTATCAATTGCATTAACCAGTCCAGTATTATTTGTAACTGCACTAGCTACACTGGTGGCAGTATTCCTACCCAATGATTCTAGACTATCATCGTAGTTTCGCCCATTTAGCATCTGAATAATCATACCGAATTTATATCCAGCATAATCCTGTTCTGATTTAGAAGTAATTCTTCGTTGAAAATCTTTTTGTTTTTGTAATTGTCTTGATACTGCTTTAGCACTGTCATTACCAATCGAATCCCTGATTGTTAATTTAATTTCTTTCCAGTCATAACTACCGATATAGGATGTGTTAGTCGTGAACTGATATAATTTATGTGTTGAAAATGAAATACTTGGTCTGTCAACTTTGTCAACATCTAAAGCAATATGATCTCGTTCATCAATTTCTGTACCGAAATTGTATACAATAACTCTGAATTTATATTGTGCTTTAGGTTGTAGCATAGTTTTGTTTTTACCACTCGGCATAGGTACACCGTATTTGGATAGCATATCAGCCATACTTTAACCTCTGTATTATATTAGGTTTTATCTATTATTTAGCGAATATAATAAACAAAAAAAGCTCCGACGTTTTTAGCATCGGAGCTTTTGTTTACAAGGAAGTTATATGAAACATACTTTATTATTTATCAAATAAATTATGAAGTATAGAAGTTACTATCAGTTATAGATGTTTCATTAATGACTGTTTGTGCACCACTAATAGAAGAAGCACCTTCTGGAGTACCATTACCGGAAACTTCATCACCGAATGGAAGACCAGTAGGCCCAAGTTTAGCACAACCATCTGGTTGAACTGTCATGGTAATAACTTGTGGATCAGAACTGGAATAATCCCATTCACCAAAGTTGGTTTCAGTAATAAAACAACCCTGACAAACCCAAGTACTCAGAGTACCCTGAAATAAATTGGTACGTTCAGATGAGTTACTACCATCCAGTTCCTGAATCCACATTTCGAATTTAAATTGTGAATCAGAAGTGCGTGATTCCTGAGTATAATAGTTAAACTCTTTACGCATTTGGTTATAAACTGCTTTAGCACTGTCATTACCAACAGAATCACGGAATGCAACTTCAATTGTGTTCCATGAATATTTCCCTTTGTAATGTGCACTTGAGTTATAACTATGAACAGTTACATTTTCATGTGATACACTAACTGCACCTACGGTATTGGTATCAAGGGTAATCATGTTACCATCGTCATTTGCACCAAAACCAAAAAAGATAACTCTGTATCGATATTTTGGTTTAGGGCTTTTCATCATATTGCCGCCACCACTAATGGGGACGCCATACTTATCAAGCATTGTCGCCATATTATAATTTCTCCACTAAGGAATATATAATTCTCTTTATATTTATTTATTGGAGAAATAACCACAACCTGTACTAACTTATAAAATAAAAAAAGGGAACTCGAAAGTTCCCTTTTTGATATTATTGAGTATTTTCAATACGAATTGGAATATAGATGAATTCAATTGCTCGTACTGGTTGTACTGCAATATCACACCACAGTTCGTTACGGTCGATACGGGCAGAAGTGTTATTACTCTCATCACACACTACGGTAAAATCATATAGTGCATTATTTTGTACTAATTCGCTGAAGAATGCATTCATTACACCAGTGAATTCCTGACGAGTACTTGGTGTATTCAGTCGGAAGAGGAATGGTTCAGCAATTATAGCAACTTGTTTACGAATATAACACATCAGACGAGCGACATTAACACGACTTAGTGCAGAAGTACTGTCAGCACTTAGTGTTTTTTGACCCCAAATTAGAAGACCGCGAGTTGGACGCATAGCAATAGGGTTAATATTGTTTGAGTACATCACATCACGTTGTCCTTCAGAGTACTGAACGGATTGATATTCACCTTCTGAGTTAATAAAACCAACAGAACTTGCATTGGTAACAACCCCGTTTGAAGTACCCGCAGGTGGGTTCCAAACATGACTGATGCTATCACTATAAGCAATAGTACGCATTGCTATGGTACTACCAGGAACTGCAATTTCAGTACCGTCAACGTTAGTACTCAGGCACCATCCCATGTATTCAGCAGCATAGTCATAAGTGGTTGTACGACCAACATCACCATTACTAGCCGCATTATTTGCATTGCTGGCCCATGCTTGTACATCATTACCATTACCAGTTGGATCTAATCGTGCTGGAACATCAGTAATAATGAACGCAGTTTCTTTACGATCTACGTTAAGAGTCACGCATTCATCCAGTGTTTCAACATATCCAGGAACACAGATTAGGTTATAGCTAATCCATTCAGAACGAATATCTTCATTACCTACCAGTACTGCTTGAAGTGCTTGTACAACAATTTGACGTTGTGCGGCACGACCGAAAAGACCACTACCACTTAGGTTAGTACCACTAACTACGTGCCATTCACCATCTTCCATTTTCTTTACAACACCTTCAGTATTACCCATGTCGATAGCGAGCATAGAGTTTTGATATAATTCTGGTGCTGGTACAGTATCAGGGAAGTTAAAATCTTCGAAAATCATGCCGTTAAGGGTACTTTGATCCGTAGTATCAAGTTTAACCCATGAACCGTTGATGTTACGATAGAAAACATAACCATCAACGCCTTGTGAAAGTGGTAGTACCCAGAATTCACGATCAGCAGTGGGTTCATCGACTTGTACATATTGATTAGAACTGTCAACAAGTTTCCATGAATCAGTTGCATAATCAGCGGTATACATAGTAACAGTCAAGTTATCACTATTGGAAAAATCATACCAATAAGTACCATCTTTAGCAATACTGGTTGGGGTATCAGTGTTGCCTTTGAAATTATTAGGATTCAGAATAGAATAGTTTGAACTTTCAACAACTGATAGTTTAGCAAATTCAGTATTACTGAATAGTACATCACCAGTTTGAGTAGTCTTGAAACTATAGCCATTTTTGTTGCTAACAACCAGAGCACCATTTGAATCTCGGACAAAACTAAAACCTGCATTAGCCATATCTTTACTTGAAGAAATATTACTAATTATTGTTGCGGTATTAATTGTTTCACCTTGTTTAACTGCTACAAGTTTTGTAACTTTATCCAGATAAGAGAAAGTTAAATATGAAATTTGAGTAGCAGTGGTCGGAGTTAGTTCACCGACTGGAACAGCAGGACTATTTTGTGATACTGTTTTTCCACTCTGTAGATAAAAAGAAAAACTATTACTATCTAAATCAAATCGAGATGCAATATAACTTGTATTGAAAACACCACTCTTAGATTCGATTTCAGCGAAGTTGTTACCTGTATAAGTTGGTACTACAGTCCATACACCAGTAAGTGACATATAACGTTTAATTACAAAACGAGTACCAAAATAATTGGAACCATTTTGTGTATAACCATCACGGATCCACACATCACCAACAGAAATATTTGCACCAGTAGGTACTTTATTGATTAGTGAAAGAATGGTGTTTGGTTGCACCAGACCTTGTACTTCCAGTTTATACATTAAAAATTGACCATTACTTGGTTTAAAACGCAATACCAAATCGTCAATATTATATTCTGTAGTATCAACATCATCAACATCCTCAGCAGTTACCATATGTACTGTTTTTAATTCCCAGTCATGGAAACTTGATGGGTTTGCCACTTTAGCAATATAGGCTTCTACTTGAGAAGAAGTCATATCTAACCAAAGGGTACCGTTAGAAACTGGGCCAGTTGGAGCAGTTGATCTTGGTGATAGTTGTGCTAGATCGAGATCTGCACGTACAACATATGCACGGTTAGAAATTCCCATATAGGAATATACTGCATGTAAACCATATTCATTTAGTTCATCACCCTGAACTACGCTTCCGGTGCTGTCAACCTGAAAAACTGGAGTACCAAACAGATCAAGTACATTTTTCTGTGATGTTACTAGTTGTAGTGTATTAGCATTCGCTTGAGTTGTAGCGGATGCAATTGAAGTTGATCCCGGTACTAATTTATCTTGAGCAGTGGCTAAAACAAATAGGGGTACAGTTCCTGGAGTGGATGCAGTACTAATGCTTTCATCAGTAATCTGTACGTCAACTCCTGGGCTGATTAAATCTGCCATAAAAAATCCTCCAAAAATAATTTGGTTCTATTCGATTATTCTCGTATAGTATTATTTATTGGAGGATTAATGAGGGATGTTAGAAATGAGAAAATTATTTCATTAATGAAATAATTTTTAATGCTTTATCCTGAAGAGATTGAAGGGTTTCTGTATTTTTTACAACATAATCTGGTTCGTTTACACCAATCCATTTCCATTCTGATTCATGAATATCTTCCAGTTCAACTGGTAGCATATTAATAAATCCTTTATTGTATTCTGATGCCAAACCATACCAATATGGAATTGTTCTTTGTACTTCAATAACTATTCCATTATTTTTACGAATCATTTCAAGTTCATTAGGAAATCTACAATCAGTAATAATAATGTTACCTTCTATTTGGTTCATTGTTTTTTCTAAACTAAAAACCCAAATGTTATCATGGAAATGCTTACGAAGTACATTTGTACCAAAATTTTGCAGCACCCATCTCGGAGAAACATCATTTCGTCCTAATTTTTCACACCAGTAGGGATCAACCATTTCACGAATTTTTCTACTTTCTGGTGTTGTACCTTCGAGCATTTCACGATCCCATCCAAATATTGCTGATACAGTATCTTTTAGATTTTTGGCAAAAGATAATCTCGTGTATCCATTGTCAATAAATGCTTGTGCAAAAGTATCTTTCCCACTCCCTATTGTTCCATTGATTGCAACTATATTTCTTTTCACATAATTATCCTTTTAAGAAAAGAGTTATTGATATTTTTTAACGTATTTTAAATTACCACTATCGTAAATTTTTAGATATCCAATAATATCACAACAGATTGTAGTTTCAGTTAAATTACTATCATATCCCAATTTAACCAGTTTATGTTTTTGACAACGTTGTCTGGAAATTCGTTCGTTGGTTTCTTTGTTATAATAAAAATACCCAGGTTTGGTATATGACTCTTCAGTGAATCCCAGTACTGAATATAAGTTCCCATTACTCCAGTTCATATCTGCATATGACATTAGTGATTTTGGTTTATATTTCTTTTCAAAATATTTGAGTATTTTTGAAGCACCACCAATAACTGAACCATCTGAACAGTAACGAATTAATTCATATTCATATTTAATTTTATCACTTTTGTTTCTCGGTGCTCCAAATGACATTACAGCAACCAGTTCATAATCATAATACAATCCAATTTTGATTTTTGCTTCAGTGTAACCCTGAATATGAAATAAATTACAAAAATCTTTGTATGTAGTATTATCGACATTACCAACTGTGCATTTTCTTGCATAAATTTTTGGAGATTTATTTAATTTACTTTTAATGCGATTTTTAATTAATTCATTTTTGGAATCCCACTCATCTTCAAAAACATGAATTAAATTAATACCTTGTTCTTTACATTGTAGTACTTTGTTTTGGTGCATATTTTTGTCTATAATATTATTACTGTGCCAATACATACCATTAAATTCAAATGCTAAATTCAAATTAGGTATATAAATGTCAAGTTCCTTCCCATTAAGAATAGTACGATCATTGAAAATGATATCTTCATCTGGAATTAACGATACTATATAATTTCTTAACTCTAATTCTTTAATAGATACTCCATGTTTTATTTGACAATTACATTTGATATTATTTTGTTTGTGTTTAGAATAGAATAAATCATCACAATAATTACACCAAAATGGTAATAAATCCATGTTGGTTCTGAATATCAAATCATCTTCATCAAAAAGAGGAATATAATTATAATCAATATTCGTTGAAATTATATCATATCTATCCATATACAATGAATCTTGAATATAAATTTTATATTCATCGCTTTGGGAATAATATTCAACACCATATCTTTCTAGTGTAGTGTTCTTCATTTTATTCAGTACTGAAGAATCACAACTTGGTGAATTACCACCATATAATTTATTATTTGTCATACATCTTTTATTAAGAATATCAGAATTCTGCATTGGATATAATGCATTGTATTTTTTAATATTAGTATTAATTATTATTTCTTTATAATATTGTGTTGAAAAAATACAAGAAGCACCATATTTTTTCATATTAGTATCTTTGATCTTTGACCTAATGTTTTCATCCTGTAATACATAAGGAACTCCACGAATTTTCAAATTTGTTTCTTTAATCTTATTCTTTACTTCTTCACGTTGTCCTTGATATTTTACCCCATAACGTTTTATATTTGTATTTTGCTGTTTTAATAAAATATCAGTATTTTGTAAAGGATAATCAGTACCAAATTTCTTTCTGTTTGTATTTTTTATTTTGTCTTTAGTTTCCTTAGTCTTTAAATTGGTACTTGCACCAAATTTTTCAATACATGTTTTTTCTTTTTTATCTTTTATGGATTGAATCTGTGAAATATTTTCAACTCCATATTTTTCCAAATTACTTTTCTTTGTATTTTCAGTTCTTGATTTGTAACGCATTTCAGTACAAATTTTACAAGAATTTTTATCTTTTACATTAAAATCAGAACATACTTTATAAAACCCATTCTTATAATTAGAATACACTGCTGGTTTTCCACAATAAGCTTTTGGTTCTTCAGTATATGAATTCATGAATAAGTAAAATAATTTAAAAATATCTTTATCGGTTTTAGGTATTATATTATATATTGAAAGAATATCACGTATTTCAATATTCTGTTTATACAAGTAAGGCCATGAATTTATGTTCTTAGAATTTAATAATTCTTTTAATTCTTCATTTGTCATTTGTCAGTACCATAGAATAAAAGTACTAATACAGAAACCCATATTAGTACTTTTTTATTTTTTATTTTTTTAATTATCCAATAATCATACCAAGTGGTTGAGAACCATCTTCGTATTTTCTTAGTCTTTCTTTCAATTCTTGTTGCAATTGTTGACCATCAGCCAGCATTTGCTGACCATCCATTGAAAATGTACCTTGTGGGCCTGGGAGAGTAGCAAATTTGTTACGGTTCCTACCTAACATGATCATAGCTTCCGATAAAGCCCAATCACGCAACCACGGATAAGATTGTTGTTTCTGGAATAACATCGGTTCTGGTAAGTTTTGAAAAACATGGATTAATACTTCTTCATTTCCTCGAATATCACGATCAAGTACTAATTTCTTTGTTACTGGATTGAATTGAAAAATAATATCTCTTCCGAACATTCTGGCGACAAGTTCTTGATATTGGAATGAAAAATCATAAGTAGCTAAATCATAACCACCTGCATTTCGTGCAGATTGGAGGACATAACTATTGGTGAATGCTAAACTAAAAGGGTCAGTTGCTGAACCTTGTCCAGAACTTAAATATCCATTTCCGTAGCGATAAATTTTATGTACTATTTCAACTTCAGTAGGAAGTACATAAACACTCTGTGAATCGAACATTTTTAAATGTAAAAATGCTTCTTCTTTTGATGCAGAACTCCATGCTCTGTAATTACTCACTGCATTATCTATTGCAATTTCAAGTTGACCATCAGTGAGTTCTACATTTACAGCACCTGCACCAAGCATTTGTGTAATAGTATCTTTAATTTTCTCTCTGTGATCAAAATTTGGAGCATCTGAATTGCCAGCCATATAATCGTACATATAGCACCTCATTTTAATGTTATATACATTATTTAGAGGTGCTATATTATAATTGTATTAGTACTGAATACTTCCTTCAACGAGTTCATGTGTCACTCGTTCAATATCTTCAGCACTGAACGGTCCAAGTACAAGACATTTTTCACCATTACCGAAAATACTAAGAGGAATAGATTCCATATTAGCCTGGTACTCGATTTGTTCCATGTCTTCTTCTGAGTTACATACGTATACTACTTGTTCCATATTATTTTTAATCCACGAGTCCCAATGCTTTTTAAATTCTTCTGCTTCTGCTTGACCTACAAAATTAGGTGAAGCTGGGTTGTACTGGTGTAGTACAGTCATGCCAGCCATAACAAGTTCTTTTGGGTTTGGTTGATCATTTGCCATAATCAGAATAGCTTGAATAGTGTTTACTGCTTCTTTATTGGACATAACTGTACCTTTTTAGTATATTAACGTGTGATAATTTTATTGTCAGGGACGATTAGCTTAGGAGCAGAATCTTCTTCACCCTTGACTGCTTCAACATAAAGTTTAGCCAGTTGTGGTACTGGAGTACTCACACTAATGATGTTGTTTTTGTAAAACACAACTGCTTTGTGTTCAGTAATCATATCAAGATAATCCATCATCATTAGTTCACCTTTTTCATCTGTACCCAATTGTAGTGGGTCATTCACAACAATAGCCTCGGTGGTTTCTTGTTGGATGATTGCCAGTACTGGACCAACTGAATTTACATGGAATAGTTTAACATTTTTAGTCATAGTGTCAAGTCCTTTTTTTAATTTAGAATATATAAATGTTTGTGTGCATTGATGAGTGAACCATCAATGATTTCCTTGATAACGTTCCAGTTACCTCCGCCTAAATCGGCTCCAATCTTAGGGAAATGCACATGTATTATTTTATCACAATCACAAAATGCATTCAAATTTTTAAACGCTGTGTCAACTGCATCATAACTTACATATTTTTTGGAATCATATCCATAGTACTGCTGTGTAATGGCATTTGCAATAATCAACTTTTCATCAATGGCAACATATGATACAGTACCTAATACATTATCCGTACCAATCATTGATATGTGTTCTGAATACTCCGTATAAGCCACTGGAAAGCGTGTGCGGAGTTCTTTAGCAAACCCTGATCCCATCTTACCCTGTGCGTTACAGCCGTGTACAATGATGTGTAGAGCGTCTGGTGGTGTGTTTAGTGTGATGTATTTTTCAAACAGATTACCATTGTGTATCTGAATCATATATTTTCCTGAAAAGAAAAGGACTTCAAATATTTGAAGTCCTTTTTGATTTATTCTTTGAAACGTATACGTTTCACTTCTTTACGATGTTGTCGTGCTAGTGTACTTTTATAAAGTCTATTACTTCGTGTTGAATCCTTAGTAAGATACCAATCACTCTCTGGTGCTTCAAAATCACAATAACCATCTTCTGTAATTGTTCCTAAGAATTTTGATTTTTTAGGAATAAAAGTAGCAGGAGTAGAGTGTTCAAAAATACCTTTAGCTAATTTTTCACGGAAACTAAGCATAGTAATATCCTCTTATTGTACAAAGGAATCATGTTCCTTCAATATTATTTAGGATTTCTTGATATCATTAATAAAACAATTAATGACTTCTGGACTGTATTTTTCAAAAATCATTTCAATTACATTATCGTATTCTTCTTTGCGTGACAAGTATTCCATACGCATTTTAATATTACGTTCGGCTTTTTCTTTAGATGCATTATAATCTGGAATAACGAAATCAGTTCCTAATTGTTCTGCAACTTCTTTTGCACGTTTAGAGATTTCTTCAATATTCAAATGAATTTACCTTCTTTCAGACCTTCAACAAAACCAGTACAACCACCTTTCACGAATTCACCATTCACAAAAATTTGTGGAACTGAGCGTACTGGTTCACCACAGATTTCAGCAAGTTTATTGGCATCAATACCTTCACTATCGATATCAATAAATGTCATATCAAAACCATTGGTTTCACATACTGCTTTGGCGGTATCACACCACTTACAACCACTACTACGACCATAGATAGTTACTTTCATTTCGATTCCCTTTTCTTCTTATAAATCTCTGTACATTTTAAAATACTTTTAGACATTCTTTGTGTTAAATATTTTGGACAATCTTTTAGATCTACATATTTGTACGAATCTATATCTGGTCTTCTCTTACCATGTTTGTTAACATATGTAGTACTACATCGAAGCTCATCTGGATTTGGTTTAATTTTTGACGTACAAAAAAATAATACTAATCTTTTTCCTTTACGGTAGGATACTTCTCCTAATAGAATTAATTCATTTTCTTTTACAATAAATCCAGTTTCTTCTTTGCATTCTCTTATGGCTGCTTCAACAAATGATTCATTGTTTTCAGCTTTACCTTTTGGTAAATCCCAATGTTTTTGACCAGTACAATGACCCAATAATATTTGTCCATTTTGGTAAAATATAATACCACAACTATAAAGCATAAGACGTTCCTTTTTGCTTGCTGTTGTGGTATTTATTATATCGTTTTTTTTGGTCTTACGTTCAGATAAACATTTTTTTAATTTCATGATAGCGTGTATTTTGAACAAAATCACGAATGTCTTTTGGATCAAGTTCCCCAGTTTTTACCATTTCCTGAATATCAGGAATGACAGTACTATCATATCTGTCATATACTTTAATAATCAAGTCTTCTAAGTCTACATCAATTTCTTTTCGTAGAATAAAATACTCCAGTACTTTATATAAAAACTCTTCACCACCGTTATTTTTGATATTCATATCAAAGAGAATATCACACATTTCCTCTACTGATTTTTTACGAAACGTTTTAATATTTTCCTTCATACGGTCTACAAAAGAACTAAATTTAATGTATTTTTGTGGTACACGGATTTTAGATTCAATATTAGTAATTTCATCCTGTAGTAATACACTCCAAATGAAATAATCTTTCCATTGTTCAGTACAATTCATCGAAATATAATCAATCAATTCGATGTTCTTTTTAGTACATTTAAACTTAGGTAGTACTTTGGGAATATATCCAATATCATTTAATACTTTAATAAATCGACCTGGTTTTTCTTCTGAAAATGCTTTTTTAAATTCAACATAAACTCGGTCAGGTACCAAGTAATCAGTTTCACCACTTTGTACCATATCAATTACCATTTGTTCAGTATCAGAATGAATAGTAAAATCCTGAAAACGTGTAGCAAAACGAGCAAGCCTTAGAACACGGAGTGGATCTTCACTAAAAGCTGAACTTGTATGACGCAAGATTTTATTTTTAATATCATCTCTTCCTTTAAATGGGTCAATGTGGATTCCCATTAGTGGTTCATATGCAATACTATTAATTGTCAAATCTCGACGAGATAAGTCTTCTTCAAGAGTGACACCTTTTGTTTCAACGGTAAAACCACCATAACCATTCCCTGTTTTTCTTTCTACACGAGCTAATGCAAATTCATTACCTTTTGGACTAAGATACACAGGGAAATCAACACCAACTTGTTTATACCCAGCACTTTCCAGATATTTTATATCTGATTCATTAGCACCAACAATAACATAATCTTTGTCTTTTGGTTTTAACCCCATAAGACGGTCACGACAATAACCACCTACTAGATATTTTTTCATATTTTAATCCTTCATCTTTTTTCTTCTTTCAATAAATGATCTTTACATTTATTATAAATCTTGTTCAGTACTGAATACTCATCATATGATAAATTCCAATGGTCTTCAATGAACATATATTGATGGTACATATCATAAGATAAATCAGGTGTAAATCTACAATGTTGTACATGTTTAAACGTAAAAATATTAATAAACCCGTTTCTCACTTCCAATACAATTGCATCATTGTATAACTTAAATTTTAATTCATCTCTGTTTGGATAACGTACTTCAATACAAAGATACGAAGCATAATTCACACCACAACGTGCCTGACAAATACTTGTATTTTTTGTTATTTTAAACCATCCTGCACTAAATTTATTATTTTTATCTCTTTTTCTATAGTAATGAATATCTTTAATATCAAGTACAGATTGTAATTCATTTTTCAATGAAATAGATTTGATTGTTTCTTGCATACATTTTCCAAATAGAAAAAGGGACTCTTAAAGTCCCTTTATTATAACACACAATCTGTAATGTTGTCAATGCCAAAAAAATGTTTTAAAGATTGTTTACGAGCAATTCAGCACGATTTGGTACCTGACGATACCACAATGAATTGACAATAGCCTGTTTAACCTTTTTATGATTTCCAGTTTTAATACCACTCCACATTGTATGGAATTTTGACAATTTATCTGAACCTAACATAAATGTCATTTCAAATAATACCCTCTCTTGGTATGGACTCAAATTTTTAACATTCTTTTCTTGTAATAACTTGGTTAATTGTAAATCAGTAACTTTAAGATCTTCAAGTAATAAATCATGTGCTTCCTTAGTACTGATGCCATTTTTGTACTTCATTGCAACTGATTCATTACGAGAAATATAATGACCGAAGCCTATGGTGTAATTACCATAGCTATCTCTGTATGGATAGAACTTAGAGTTTTTGTAAGAATAACCATAAGTACCATTTAACAATCTACGTTTAGTAGTACTTTGATATTTTTTTGATCCCTCTTGTTCTTTTAAGTGAGAAATAAAATTTGGGTTTGTATAATCGAATTTTATAACCTCATCAGTCATAATGCTCTGCAAATCCTCTTTATTAGGTAAGAGGATAACTTGAGAAGTTCTAATAGGAGCATTCAAATTAATATTTTTTATTAATGTGATATACTCGGATAGTTTCACGTTTTTTGGCTTATATTTAACGGAAATACTTTTATATGTATCACCAGCCTGTACCGTGTATTTTTCATTCTCGCTGTTGAGTACTGTAATATTAAGTACTTGCTTTTGAATTTGCTGAATATGCGGTTCCTGTATACTTACCTTTTGCGATGATAAGTGATCGTTATTAGAAAAAGCGTTAAATTCAAATGTAGCGGCAGCAAGAACAGTTAAACCACTTAAAAGAATAAGCTTTTTGATGGTTTTTCTGTTATGTTTCGCCATGTTCTGTATTTCTCCTTTTTTGTTTAATAAAAGGCTTGATACAGAAAGTGGCTTTTCCGCATCAAGCCACTATGGACTTAACAATCTCAGTATTTTAATACTGATTTCATTTAATGTCAAATTATATTTAGTCGTAGTGAGTTCTACCAATCGTAAAATGCCACTCGGAATATTTGGAATATAATCCCAGTTCGTCTCGAATGCTCATTATTTCATCAGAATCAAATTCAATAAAGAAAAAGTTTCCTGGATTTTTATTATCTTTTTTCATTGTAATATATGGATAGTATTGGAATTGTAATTTCATACCATCATATTTTTTCCACATATCAATATTAGGAGGAACTTCACCACGAACTATACTCACATGAGCACTGTGTAGAGGATCTTTAATATCAATGAATAATTCTTTACGAACAAACCATTGGTAGTACTTAACAATTTCATCTGGTAGGTTTAGTACTAACCAATAAGGTCTATTGTTTTTGATAGTCCTTGGTGGATCGTATTGTAATGTACCTTCCAATGAAATCATATACAATTCCTCAATTGTTTACAAAAATACTGTCTTTTCCAATGCTATAATAGTTTGATAATTCAGAAATATCAATGGGGTTACTTGTACGTACCCAATGTGTATTATTAATCAAAGTATAAGAATCACCTTTACTATCATAAGATGTACTTACTGCAAAAATAAAATAGTTCGGTGCACCACTACAGTAAATATCAGCATTGATTTTCACAGACATTATTAAATAACTCCAAATATACTCAAAACAAAAAGTACCGTAACTGTTCCAAGAGCAGTAGTCAGTACTGGGTTCATTTCGTAACTTGTACGTATTGCAATGTACGTAGCATATGTAAAATTTCGCAATCCTTTCATCTATTTTCCTTTTTTAACGTCAAATGCAAAGACTTCTTCACACTTTTCACATTTCTTCAATTCTTGTATTTTATCACCAACTGCCATAAATTGCAAGTGTTGATACGAATGTGAGCAAATTCCAGGTTTTGTTTGCACTTCTATCCAATTTTTAATCTCAACATTATGTTTTGAATAATACACAGAAAATTGTGACATAAGATCTTCAAAACAAGCAGCACAAAAATCTTCAAGGAATTCTTCACAACGGTGAATTGGATATTCACTTTCTATAATAATTTCAAAAGTATTTTTATCGTGTTTTATATAATAACTAAAATCAGAAACTTTGTTTTTGAATTCATGTTCAAAAAGTACTCTATAAAATCCATTTTTGATATTACTTGTTAATACATTAAGCATATCTTGTTCAGTTTCATGTGACCAAAACTCAGATTCCGATGGATCAAATTTATATGTATAAGTTATATTAGCTTTCATTTATTTTCCATGCAAAGGATTATCACTTTCGTAATATGTAGTACTATTTTTGTTTTCAATTGTAAAACTTTTCTGACAAAGATACTTAGCCATTTCTTTGGCAAATTCAACCACTTCATCATTCTGAATGTCAAAACTCTTCACAAAACGAGGATAAGAAATAATACGAGCCACAATACCAGATTCTTGACCACCAGTATAAATGTACTTGCATGGATAAATCTGAGTACACCAACCTTTTTGAAATGCATATTCAGTACAAAAACGTTCCGCTGCTGCTAAATCCCCAGCAATATGAATATTCCAGTACATTGTGTCAACTTGTGCTTTATTTGTATACATTATATCACACCTAATAAAAAATATCCAAAAAAAATTAAATCACCACTCTGAAAAATATGAAATTAAATTCATATTTTGGAAATTCATTTCATCGTATTCAGTACCAAGAATTTCATTCAATTCAATGATGTGACACATTATATATCCATTGGATATATCTTTTATTCTACTTCTTTTGACTGGATTGTAATAAGTGATTGGTATCCATGCATATATTTTACTCATTGGAATGAATTTTTCAAAAGAATTCTTAGTTTTAAATTTTTCTTTTTTTACTTTTTTCTTGTACTTGGATTTACCAGGATTGTAGTATTTTTTATTATCATTCAATACACAGTCGGGGTATACTCTGGTATGTAGTGAACGATACATTTTACGTATAAAATCATCATCAATTAAATAATATTTTTTGATAATTTTGTTATAGTGTTTTAATTTGTGTTTACGTACTCTCATTCAAACCACCAATGGTCATCACTAATTGACACGTAACTCTTATAAGAATCAATTAGGTTATTATTTTTACAGTACTGAATAACTTCTTCAATATCTTTTTTGGTACTAATAGACAAATTATTACTTCCGTTATCACATTTTTTAATAAAAGTTTCCTGTGTTACACTGTTCATCTTCATTCTATTACCGAACGTCCATCTCAATCGGTCTGTAATATCAAGACATACTAATTCATCTTTGAATACCAGATAAGATTCATGTTTCTCTTCGATTATTTTAACATCAATTTCATGATTTAATGCTCTCGCACATAGATATGATACACGTCTTGATTCTGAATCATTTACTGCTCCTGCGATACGATAGTTCTGGATAGTTTTACCGAATAAACCAATATAAGAGCCATCCAGTACTACAATAACTAAAGTAAAGAGCATTAATACAAAATAAGCAATTAACATATTAGTACCTTAAAAATAAAACTTCCCCAAAAGGAGAAGTTTTTGTTATTAATCATCGGATTCTTTAATTGAATCGAGTTCATCTTTATATGTAAAATAAATTACCACTAACAGAATCACAATTATAACTGTAGCAATAAACCACACTGGAACAAAATGTAAAGCCAAAGAAAACCACAGTACTGCAATTAAATTACAGGCTGTACCAAACATAAAAGAAAAAGATTCAACAATACCTTCCCCAACGCGAGTGAAAATATTTTTAATGATTTTCATTGCATTAACCTCTTTTAGAAATATGATTTTTATAACACTTTCTACATAAGCTTTTGTATGCTTCAGAACCGCCGATCAGTACTTGTTCAGTACTATCGACTATACGAGCATTCATAATAGCTAAGTTTTTACATTTATGATTTTCACATAAATTTTCCAGTTCTTTAACTGAATCGGCAATTTCTATTAATCGTTTGCTACCTTCAAACAACTTACCTTCAAAGTCAGTTTTAATCCCGTAGCAATAAATGTCTATTTCGTAATTATCAACGATATCACTCAAAAAGTCAACCTGTTTTGAATTCAAAAATTGACACTCATCAACAAAAATAGCAACGTAATCGTCTTTCTTCAGTAATTCAATGATATTTTGTAGTACTGAAAGATCATCTTTGGGAATCACCTCAGCATTTGCATTAATACCAATTCTTGATGTTATTTTGCCTACACCATATCTATTATCTAATGAACTTGTATAGTACAGTACTTTTAATCCATTTTTACTATGATTATATGCATTTTGTAATAATTGTGTACTTTTCCCTGCGGCCATCACCGCGAAAGTATAAATCAAACTCATTTTGTATTTCCTTATACAGTACTAATATCTGTGCTTATTACCTTTCCTTTGTATAAAATGCTAACAGTAATATGATTTCTACGAACAATATTACCATCCATATCCTCATATGAATCATCTTCAGTACTGATCTCAATACTTAGATTATTTGCTAATAAAATTTCTAAATCATTTTCATCCATTTTTAATCCTCAAGTATGTATGTTTACTACGATCTGACCATGAACCACTTCTCACATTAAACATCTCTATTTTCTTGCACTTCAACAATCGTTTAATATCTGGATCATTTTTGGTTTGGATATCATGCATACCATTAACTTTAAATTCAACACCTTCTCTTAACATATCAAGAATAATTTTTCTTCTTTTAGCACCATATGGCATTTCAAAGATAGCATTTTTAATATATTGATATTCAGGTTTCATTACTAAATCATAACCATCTTTTTTGATTATTTTTGTGGTTGCACTATATTTCTTTATTGAACGCAATGCCATTATCGACCACCCATATCTGGATATTTTTCTAATAAAATACTAAGTTGTCTACGTTCATTTTTCTCCATTTCAATCGCCTGATACATAGTTTTCAACTTTCTGAAAGTATTAGATTCTTCAAGTTTAAAATCATGAGCAAATTTGTTAATATTACTAATGTTCTTGGAAACTTTATTATCAATTGATTTAATGTCAAAATAATCAGTACTTTCAATTGGTGATGTTAAATCACTGTAATCAATATCATTCATGTTAAATTCTTGTAGTACACAACCATCAAGTAATACGACCAGGCCGAAATCACCATAATCTAAATGATTTAATGCTGTGTTTTTATTATCTTTATGATAATAATCATTAATCAATTCATGGATAATCTTATTTGTTTCCAATTTAGAATTTGAATTCTTGATTGTCATAGAACCATCTGTACTTTTTGAATAATCATCTTCATTATTATACGGCTGTGATACAAAAATGACAGTATACATTTTATTCCTCGTATTTCTTAATTTCAAAGTTTTTGTGTGCATAATCAAAAACTTCTTGGTAGGTCATTTCAGTATAAAAAGGTTCCCAAGTGTTTGGATCATAACTTGTTAGTACTTCATAAGTACAATCATCTGGACCTATAAAATAACCATCTTCAGTACTGTAATCAACGTCAGTTTGTTGTAACACAAAACGAATGTGTGCATCCATAAATGAAACATAATCACTAATTGAACCATAATTCAATAATTCTTCAACAAATGATTGAACGTGATTGGATGTATCATTACTGAAATATCGTAGATCACCAATTGGGCAATTTAACAACACGTTAAGTGAACCAACAACTGGTTCAGTACTTGGCATCTTTAATGAAGTTGTATCCTGACTATGCATAGGATTGTGTTTAATAAAAACTCCACTTGGAGTAATTTGAACATCTACAACTTCAGATGGTGTATAAAATACAGAACAGTCCCAATCATCAAAATGTGTTTCTTCCAGATATACTTCTTGTTCTGGATTTTTCATTAGTAATTCTGCAAGTTCTTTAGCTTTCATAATCATCCTCAATATCAATATAATCACCGCCATCCATATCTGGATAGTCTTCAGTACTATATGTTAGTTTTACATTTACACCCAAAGTGTTCAAGTAATGAACATATCCCGAGTGGATAAAAGATTCATAATTCAGTACTGAATCAATGTCATTATCTATCATCACCGGCAGTCTAGCATCAATTCCCTTGGATTGCAAGCGTAAAAATAGCTCTTTTAGAACATTTTCTATATCACCAGATTCAGTTCCATAACAATATGCATGGTCTCCCTGTTTAAATGAGATTCCATCACCAGATACAGAATATATCAATGAAGATTCTAGACCACAATCTTCACAATAATTATAAGTTGTGTGTTCATGAATTCGTATTTTCATATTATTTTATCCAAAAAGAAAGGAGAGTCTTTTGACTCTCCATTTATTATTGTAAATGTTTTAATTTATAAAGAACACCATCAATAAAACTCATTATGTCTTCAAGTGTGTTAGTACTTCCATAGTCCTCATTAGATTCAAGCATCTGGTGAATTGCTTCGCATTGATTTAGATACTCTTCTAAAGTAGGAATACAAGTACTTATTTCAGTGAATTGGTAGCTATTTCCAGTACCAATTATTAATGGCCCTCTTGATTCCATAATTCCTTCAATAAATGCATCAATGAACTCCGGTAGTTCTTTGTATAACTCATCTAATTGCAAGTGCTTTGTGTAGTGTTTGCTTTGTAAATGCCAGTTGTGTGCTGCTGATTCAAGGAATAAACTATTTTCAATAAATGTAAGCAGTAATTGATCATAGGACTCGTCTTCTTCTGATTGTACTATGAAATCCATTAAATTGCGTAACTGATTTATGTCTTGTGGTTCTTGCATTAATTTCTCCTATAAGCCCTTTGGTTGGGATTTATAGAAATATTTATTTCTTTTTATTAAATGAATTTATTTGATTTGACTAATTTATAGTCGGTTATTTAAAAAGAGAACCAATCGGTACTTAATTATATCTGGTTCTTTTTTTAAGTATTCATTGGATATAATTCCTTTGTAATTTATTTCAGTACTTGATTTATTTGTTTTTATTAATTAAGTACTTATTGTTTATCCATGTCAAGATGTATTTCACTTCGTTCAACACATCTCTCATAAAATCAAACAACTCATTCACTTCACTTCGTTTCGTTCTGTGTTGTTTGATTTTAATCGGTAATTGTTGTTTTTCTTTTTTTATTTCTTGAAGAGGTTTGGAAGAGAAACTTTATATCCCCCCCACAGGGAGGGAAGAAAAAAATAACGCAACGGAACGCGTTCTTAAAAACGTTTTTTTTTATTTCTTGAAGATGGTAGTCTTCGAAACTGTCAAATTGAGAATTTCTTTTTTTATAAAGAACGGAAGCGGTCTGCCCGGTTTCTCCCTATCTCAGTCTTATGCAGAGGTCATGTGGTTTAGTAGGTATCATACCACACACTTAATACTGAGACTATTTGACCAATCTCAGTACTTGAATACAACAAAATTTAGACGCAACTCTCCTGTAAAAATTTTGGTGTATTCTCCCTTAACAATTATGGAAAATACTTTCCGTAGGTTCAATCTATCATCACCAGAGGATTATAGTGATGGAAAGCATATGTCTATAGCTCTCTTTTACTTGCCGTGTTGCGATGACTCCTGTGCACTCTTTGGAATTATGGCTGTGCTTTGTAAGCTCACACTTAGGATTTTATCACCGGTACTACCTGCAAGGCGTGCTGCTGAACCACTCAAATGCCTCTCTACGTTTTCGATAGGTTCAAGTTTATTTGTATATCCATATACATATAGATATTCAGCAGAATTCAGTCCTCGAATTGATATTATTTACATTATATTACATAGTACTAAAATTGTTCAAAAATATTTTTACACGTATACCTTTTTTAATTCATTATCACATGAATCGAAGAAATCATTGATAAATTCAATATCCATTAGTAATTCATTACTAACCTGATCTTCGTTGAACGATTTAGCACGGTATTTTTGTTTAGGATCATTGAAACTAATCTTAATTGTTTTATTTATAATTAAAAAATTGTTCAAATTTTGGGTATAACTACATTGTAGTTTAATATATTTCCGATTTTCTTCTAAATGATGTTTATGCAACATTTCTTCTATGCCAGATAAATGTTTATATGAATCTTCTTTGTTTACAAATGTGATCGTGATCAGTACTGTTTTTTCATCATCTAAATTGTTGATATTTTTAACTGCTGAAATAACTTCTAAAGTACTGTAATCAAACTCTTTGAGCATTACTCTTTTCTCATTTTTATTAAATTCTGATTTTTATATTATAACAAAATTTTGATAAAAGTAAAGGGGCAACTTATGCCCCTTTCTTTTTAGCTTTATTTTTGGCCTTCAGATAACGAAGATATTCTCTGTAATGCCAGTTATGTCCTAATTCCCAAAATTCATCGTGTAAACGCTGCTCAGCCGCGTTCTGACTGGTTTTTGTCTTTTTAGGTACAGACATGTATTCCGTTAAGAGATCTCGCCCCTCAATTGATTTGAGGAATGATTTGAGTGTCTTATACTTTGATCCTCTTTTGTTATTACATTTGGAACACATGGTACTAAAATTATTGTCTAAATCATTTCCGCCTTCGGATGCAAGTATATCGTGATCAACTGTCATTAGTACTGAATAATTACCAAGCACCGCATATACATTGATGTGTGGTTTGCCATAGATTACATGAGAACATCCGTGCATATATTCAATACGTACTTCAGTGGCTTCAATTCCACATGCTACACATTTGTGATTCTTTGAAAATGTTTTAACTTTTTGTGGATAGTATGAAAATTTTGAACCACCAAAATGTCCTATTTTTAGTTTGATATCAGTATGATCTAAAGAATTTAAAAATGATAAAGGTAATACTTTTAGTACTTTGTACTTATTCATTACTTATCCTTTATAGTTACCTTAAAATTAGGATCTTGGGTTTTTTGTAGATACGTAATGAGTGCATCTAAACGGCTTGCACAATCAAAATAAATTGCATCCCATTCACGTAATACTCTAAAGACTTCTTTACCATCATATCCAACATTTCCGTCTTTGTCAACAGTTTTTTGTGTTGGTAATGGAGTGTCTTCTGAACAGCGTTCCAATAGTACTTCCTGTTGTACTTGTTGTTTCATCTCAACTGGAGCGGTACTATTACATCCAATTAAAGATAATACCAACAGTAGTACAACATATTTTAATTTAAATTTCATTGTAGTTTTCTCCTTCCTTCAGTTGAATTAAGTTTTAATTCTTTTAGTACCTGAAGACCATCTTCATCTAAACAGACATTTTGGTATACTTTTTTCTCTATAATAACTGGTACTTTGGTTTCCACAATTTTAGTTGCATTCTCTTTAATTGTCTTCTGTGTTTCAACTAAATTTTTTGCACTTTCTTGTTGTAGCTTATCAATAGCATCATCTACTTTTTTCTCAATTTTTTGGGAAATACTTAATTGATAACCGGTGTAATAAGTATTTGCTTTCCATCCTCCGAAAACACAAAAACCCATCGCCAATACAATCAGGATGGGTTTATAATTGTCGGATACAACCTTGATTATAAACTCTAACATATTCACATCTCCTTCAAAGATATATGAATATTTAGGGTCTATTTTTAAATATCTTTCAAAATTTCTTCAATAATATCTTTCAGTACTACATCATCCAGATACAATTCATCATCTAAGTGTACATCGAAAAGTTCTGATACTTCAACCATGATATCAAACCAGTCCCATGTATCCAGATTGAATTTTTCTTTAATATTCAGTACAGTCATGTTTTCTGTGATTTCATAATCTGTGTCTGAATATCCAGTATCCTCTATAATTTTGACAAAAGCATTCAATACTGTTTCTTTTGTTGTATTATTTTGGATATTTTGTTTTTCAATGGAACGGTTTTTCATTTCCTCTACTCTATTGAGAATTTCTTCTCGAACTTTGTATTGGTTGATTGAACCTTTGATTTTATAATACTCTCGTTCCAGAATATTAAGAGCATCTTTAATTGATTTATTCATTTTCTGTTTCTCTTTAATCTATCTTTAAATCCAGATGTTACACGAATTAAAATTCGTTGACAATCATGTTCAATAATTGGGCATCGGTGTAATACCTTAGATGTAAATCTATGAACTGATTCAGTACTACCAATGACTTCGGTTATAGATTCATTTTTAAGTACTTCATGAACTGAATTATAACGAGATACATCGATTGGATTAACAGCAAATGATGTACCTTGTACTGTACTATAAATCAAATGAGTCTCTGGTTCAAAATCATCATGAATATCATTACAACAATCAATGTGAAATCCTGGAATAGTACTACCAGGATCACCAGATTTCAATGAACGTACTTTATAATCAATAACACAATCTCTCGAATCAAATTTCTTAATTTCTTTGAGCATACGTTCAATCAAAGGTACTAAATCTGGATGAGCTAAATCAAGAACCTTATTTGGATTTTCATATTTAAGTACTAAATCAGGTAATACTCCAGTAGGAGCATTAAACTGAAATAGATCAGTACTAATGCTACCTACAGGATTAAGGATATTAATATCCACACTCATAATCTTCTTTAACCATAATGGGTCGTTCTTGTGTAAAGTCAATTGTCATTTTCCAGTTCGTGCCTAGAATACTTTCAAATGAATCCTGATAAGCTTCGAATAAACCAACAATCTCTTTCGACATTTTAGTACTTATGCCTTTGTTGACATTCTTAATACAATCAGGTGCTTCATCCCAATCAAAATTACGTTCAGTACATTCAAAAAACTCTTCGATATCAGTATACTTACCATTGTTATCTACGTGTACAGACATGTTGTGTTTACATTCTTCGCCGTCATTCCAATGAGGTGTCCATGCACGAATGTAAACAACTTCGAGTGCAGGATATTTGTCTTTAATAGCTTGTAATACGATATTGAAATCATCATTAAATATAGTTACATATTTTTGACGTACTTCTTCAATTTCTGCATTCATGTTTTCAACGATAGCATTAATATCCACAATCATAATCCTCTTGAACAATTGAAACTGTTCCATCAATACCTTTATAAGCAACAACAATCCAATCATAACCATATACTTTTTCCAGCAGGTCGACGTCCACATCTTTCCCGGCGGCGTTGTATTGTTGATAATTCCAGTTTGGATTTTCCGCAGTATCAAGATCAAACAAATCATCTTCACCTGGTTCACCACCAAATGCAATTACCATATCTTCTAAACTTTCTTCGCTAAGATTTTCAACATAATCTCCACTAAATTCAGTATCAGATGTGAATTCACAAGCATCACCATCGTTAAACCCTGGGATATAACCAACTGTACTAACAAATTTAACTTCTGGATACTTTTCAAAGAACTGTTCGTACATTTCTTGAATGAGTTCTTTGCCAACGGTTTTCACCATTTCTTTCAATTCAATTTCTTTTTGTTTATACTCTGAATAGTTGCTCATATAATTACCTCTTTGTATTATGATTTTTTGCCATAAAATTGCATTTCACGAATATCAAGTAAAATCTTGGTAGCTAATTTGATATTCGGTTTCTTTGGTAGTACTGATTTTTTGTACAGAACTTCTCGGATATTGTGTTGTTTGGTATTATACATTTCCATGATCTCTTCATATGTGTACTTACCATTTCTGATATCCAATAAAAATTGTGCATCTGGGCGTTTAACATGAATAATACCACTTTCCAATGCTTCTTCAGCAGTGTTCAATAACCTGATAGTATGCATTGCAAATTTTCGATCATAACCTGATTGCATTTCCATAATAGAACGCTTAGTGTTACGATTTTTCTTCCATTTGTGATAGTTCTTTCTGTTATCAGAATTTTCAGTCCATTCTTTATTATTGAATTTGATGATAAGTTCAGGATAAGTTTTCAATTCTTCAGTACTACGTTCTTTGTTGAAATAACGTAATGTACCATCAGAATTAATTGTACTCTCATTTTTATTTTTTACAAGAGCAAAAATATTTTCACCGTAGTGAATTAATTCATAACCATTATTGTAATTCAGTAAATTGAAATCACGATCAAGAACTTTTTCAGTACTGTAATTGTGCACCAATTTAACAAAATGGTATTGCTTCAGTGGAACAATAGAAACCAGTTGTAATGAAGTATCACGCATTAATTTTTCAAAATCAATTGAAATGTTCATGTTTGATAAGATTACATCTTTTAATACGCGTTCAACCAGATAATCTGGAAACGTATCATACATCCATTCTTTTGTGATAACATATGGATATAAAGAAATAATTTCATTTAATCTATTTTCTGCTGTACGTTCTTTATCCATCCAACCGTGATGATTTTTCATACGAGTTACCTGATTATAAGCATAACCAGTATAAGTAAATGCAATTCGTGAACTTAGTAAATCAGCATTGTGTTTGCGTAGATAATCATAAAATTCAGTACTATCAACGATATCTGATGGATCTACCCATAAACTTTCGAGAATGTTTGGATTAGCGTCCAGATACAATTTCATGTACTGATTCAATTCATAAAATTTTGTATCTTCTTCTGAAGAATCAGTGACTTCTTTTACATTATAAAAGGGAGTCATGATATATTCTTTTGATGCTAAAAAAATACCCCTGTAATCAACATCACTTTCAGGGGTATTAGTACCATATGCATTTGAACCTGCAAGATGTTTAACTATATTTTGTTCTAAAAAATTATTATTGCCCATATTCTTTTTCAATACCTTCTAGTAATTCTAACCATACTTTTTCTAAAATACAAATTTTATTATAATCCCCAAATACTCTACATGCAATTTCTACGTGTGGTTCAAAGGGTGTGTGATTGTTATCAATTGTGTTCATTAACTGGATTACCTTGTATTCCCAACAATTATCCATCACACCGTACTTTGCACTGAGTTCGATTAGCTTTTTCAATACTTTATTGTACAGAAATTCCGCACCATCGTTTTGGGTACAGAATATAATGTAATAATAAGTATTAAAATCATCATAATCATGACTTTGACATGACCATCGAGGGCATATATTATTCAGTACTGGACTATTTTTCCAACGCAATACCACCTCTTTGATTTTTTCATCAAAACCACTACCATCATTTTTTAGAAATTTTGATTTTACATCGTTAAAGAACATTTCACTTGTATTGAGATTCATAAATGTACCGTTAATTCTTTGAGGAAACCATTGTAATAACGCATAAAATCTTTATGCATTTCTCTGTACTCTTGTAATGAAAAACCAAGATTTATAACAGTATCTTGTTGAAAGAAACTATCTTCTTCATTCAAATCCAGTTCTTCGTAATCAATTCCACCTTTGAAGATTTTTGTAAATTTGATACCATCTTCGTTCACTTCAACATACATGAAATTGTTTTCGCTGTCACGTGGACACACGAAATTTATACCACTTTTCCCTTCCTGATCGTATTCCAGTTGTATAATATCATACGTACCAATACCGTAAAAAATATTACGGTTGATTGAATCAAAAACTTTTTTGTACTTATCCAAATTCCTTATTGTACTGTAAATATCATCAATTGTCATTTTGTCTCCTTATACATAGCAAGATAACGCAATTTACTATCTATTGTATTTTGTATATTGGAAAGAATTTTTTCATTTCTTTCTCTTTCTGATAAACAAAAAAATACTGAACTCAATAACATTTTGTCATATTTGTTAGTACTGAATTCCATCCAATTATTTTGAACTTTAAAGTATACAACATCAGATTGTGATGAATATTTGAATCCCATATCATAATGTTCGATATAAAATTCAAAAACAGGATTTTGATATCTTAAATTACCACTTTCATTAAAATAACTTATATCTGATGGGTTGTTCACGCAGTACTTACAGAAATGATATACCTCTTGTGAGACTTTTGAATTGTAGTACTTTGCATTTAAAATATCTCTTTTGTTATTATACTCCATTAGTATTAAACTTTTGGATAATAACAATGCACCTAACATGCATTTTACTGAGTTATCGTTTGGTTTTGGTTTCTTGGGTGCAATAGCCATTAATATAACCTTTTTAGTTTATCTTTGACTTCGTTGATTTCCTGATATTTTTCCAATTCATCAAAGTTTTTGATCATTACACGCACATCTTCATGTAAACGTAAAAAGTACAATTTTTCATTTTCAGTTAAAACATCACTTATGTACTTTCCATTAATATGTGCATTACATTTGATATACTTTGGATTGTATTTTTCGGTACTACCATTATAGTTGCTAATACATAAAAGAATATTGTTAGTTTTGTCTCTTAGTTCAAACTTATCAATGGATGCTAATGATGTATAATTCGGTGAAGAATTTAGTTCAAAACGTGAATTAAACGGATCAGTACTATAATCCTTTAATAATTTATATAATGTATGTCTGGACATATCATACATGCATTCAATAAGTTCTTTTCTTGATTTATCATCAGGTACTAACGATTTTAGTACTGAACTTCTTCTTAGTAAATGCAATACAAAAGTATACTTTTTTGGTAGTCGATCAAATTTCGCCATTTTTCAGTCTCTT